CTTGTACCACCAGACGTGGAACATGTTGCTCCACCAGGCGACGCTTGCGACGTTCTCCGGCAAGCTGCACGCCTTGCGGACAGCCTTCAGAGAGATGGGGGGCTTTTTCTCTTTCATTTCGCGAACTTCCTCTGGATCAGATCCCGGAAGCCGCGGAGATGTTCCATCTCCGCTGTTTCGTCGGGGGCTCCGAAGGTCCCGATGTACTTGTGGTGAGCGTGGGTCCCCACGCTTTTTGTGACGTACACCACCATCCCCCCGGACCGCAAGGGTGACGATGTAGGGGTTGATGGCCCACGAAATGGCCATGCAAGCGGGTTCTTTTTCGGCTTTCGTTTCGGGTTCGCTCATTGCTCGTGTCCTACACGACGGCGTTTGAACCGATCAACCTTCTTCTTGGTCGACTTGCCGACCGGCGGCCTCAGCATCCGGCGAGCCTTGTGGTAGGCCTCCTGGATCGTCCGGCCGTAGAAGCTGTGGATGTTCATCCCGGCGAGGAGATATACCTTCCAGACGAAGCAGACACCCCGCTGCGTCTCGGGCGGGGTCGGATGCACCCCAACCTCTGTCGCCCTCGAAGCGTCCACGTAGACCTGCGAGATGCCCGCCAAGGTGTCCCGATCGCTTGCCCACTTCGCCAATTCCGTCAGGGCTTTGTCGACGTTCCACTTCATGGTGTAATCTCTTGGGGATGGCCTACGAAATTGGGGATTGGCTGGAGCTTGAAGGACCCGCCTACTGGGCTGAAGTGGTCGCTCTTTCTGCGGATGGTATCTGGCTTCTGGCGGTGGGCGAATCCGTAGACACCTCATTCGAGAAGATCGAGCTTGGCTGGGCCCCGTTCAAACCGAGAGAAGGGGGCACGCTGGTCCCTCATTGGGTACACCATGACGCGGTGTTCGTGGACAAGGATCCCACACACTTCCGAAATATGGTCTCCGTCGTGACCATCAAAAAGGGCTGGCTGTCTTACCGCCGGGACGACTCGAAACAATTCAGGATTTCGTCTTGGGATGACTTCTGTTTGGAATGGTCGCCTTTGAAGCATCCCACGGCCTGGGATGCCATCCTGGAGGATTGATATGCCTGACCTGGTTATTTGGGATCTGAGATTCCCCACCTCGAACTCCGAGGAGTTCACTCGTTTCCGTCACTTTCAATCAGTCTTGAGAAGCGACGAGCATGTTCAAGAGGTGCATGTCTATTCACCCCCAAACAGTGCTCAGTCTGAAATGACTGTCTGCTTCCGAGACGGGTATAGCCGGCCTCACACCCATGAAGTCCAAGGGCTCAATGTTCTGTATCCCGCTCGATGGGCGATGGGGCAACCCCAGCTCATTCGCAAATTCGTGAGCCACATCGACTATAAGCACTATGGGCCGTCTTCGGTGCCGAGTGTTCGGACGTGGCATGAGCGTCTGATGAAAGAAGACGAAGACTTCTGATTTCTGTCCGAGACACGATATCTCTGGTGTAGAGTGGGTATACGACCGGGGCTCAGAGGAGTCTCTGTCTCCCTCGGAGTCCTCAGTGGAGGACCGAGGGTCGAAACACTCACACAGAGGTGTGTCATGGCGAAGATCAAGGAAGGCTCGAACTCGTTTCTACTCCAGACCCTCACGGCGGTTCTCGCTTCGGAGGGCGCTCTCCGGCCCGACAAGGTGGACGCGGTGCGGACCAAGTTCCTGGAGCGGCTGATGTCGGAGCCGATGGGCAAGCAGTACCCGGCGGAGACGAACCGCCACGCCTGGACGATACTATCCAGGCTCTTCCCCGTCACGGAACAGGCGCCGGTTCTGGATCTTCACAAGGAGGTTCCGATCGAGGCGCTCAAGCTTCCGGAGGCTGTCCGTTCCAAGACGGAAGAGGCTCTTCGGAACTTCCTTCAGGGGAAGGAGGAGAAGACTCCGCCCTCGAACCCGGGCGTGAATCTCGCGCTCGATCCGGCGGACATGGACCTCCTTTTGGAGGACGTGAACGATGCCGCTCCGGCTGCCCTGAAGGATGGCCTTCAGGTGGCTCTGGAGGAAACGGCAGACCGTTTCGCGAAGGGGTTGAAGCACCCCTTCATCGATACTCTCCGTCACGACGGGAAGTACTACACGGTCGTCGGTACGGCGGTCATTCACTCGGCGAAGCGGGCGGGTTGCACGAGGAACTCGAACTGCACGGTCAACAACCTCCGTCGCATCAAGGACGCGGATGAGCGCATCCTGGTCCACCGCGACGGTCGTCCGATGGTCGTCTCTCGCGAGCTGGAGAATGGTGGCGGGGTCTGCTTCGTCTGGCTTCTTCACCAGAAGCCGGGGCTGGGCATCCGGTTCTGGCTGAACGAGAGGGACAACGGGACCTCGAAGGACAACCCGCGGGGGACCTTCCGGGTCACGCTGACTGAGGATGGCTGGAAGAAGGCCGGCTGAAACGAAAAAAGCCCCCGGAGCGAGATGCTCCGGGGGCTTTTTTGCGTTCACTTCCCGTAGGGGAGCGAAGCGAGGCGGTCCTTGACGGCCTTCAGCACGCTGGGGCTGAGGTTCGCGAGGAGCGCAGCCTGAGCGCTGGCGAGCTGGTTGAGTAAGCCGGCGGCGGCTTCGAACATGGCGCGGTCACCCTTCTTGGCCTTGGCCTTGGTGGTCGCCCACGCAGCCACGGCGTTGATGGTGGTGTCCACGGTCTTCTTGGCCACGGTCTTCTTGGCCGAGCGCTTGGTGCGCTTCGGGGTTGCAGTTGCGGTCGCGGTCGGAATCGAAGTGAGGTCGGTCATACTTCCGTAGTACACCAGAAATTATCCCGGACATTCAGAGATTTCACAGAGGATGCGAAATCTCTGTTGCCAACCGCTGTCCGAGGTCATAGGCAGTCCGGGTTCCCTCGGAAGGGAATCTAGCTGCATCGCACCCCGCGAAGAATGAGATAGTCCCGGCGACCCCGACGCCGAGGAGCCTGCTTACCGTGGCGGTGGGAGCATACCTAACCCGCATTTCGTAGATGTAGGTCTCGGCGCCTTGATTCTCGTTGAGAATCAAGGCGCCGAGGAGATTCACAGGAAGTCCTGGGTTCGATCTCCATGGTGTGCCTTGTACCCACACGTGGGAGTCTTCGTCATAGGTGACGCCCCAGTCGCCGGACTGGACGATGATGCCGCGGGCTTTGCAGGCGAGGCAGGCCGCCGTGATCCGTTCTTCGATCTCATCGAAGTCGTTGAGGATCAGGTCCCAAGCCGTCGTGCTCATGGCCCGGCATACACCAGAAGCTTCTTGGCCATCAACGACATGAGGATCGCGTCGTTGAGGATGGGGCTCTTTTTTTGAAGGTCAGGGATCGGATCCGGGGCGTAGTACTCCGTGAGGAGGTCGCGCACGGCTGTCTCCGGCATCGGTGGCAACTTGAAGTCGTTGCAGCCGTGATTGCCGAACTCGTCGGCCGCCATCTCCAGGAGGATGCCCGCCAGCCGCATCTCGCTTGGGGTCACAGGTCATCCTCCAGGATCTTGGCCCAAGCATTCAACGGGCCCGCGACAACAGCCGGCGTGTCCTCCCAGAGGAGCTGCCCCTTCAGGTGAACCGGCCGCCAGAGGTGAGCCCGCCGCTCCCTCTTCCATGTGTTGTAGGGCACCTTCTGGTAGTCCCCGCCCTCGGTCGGCCAGTAAACGAAGGTCGGATTCCCGATTTCTTCGTCGGCGGTCATGTCCTGGTTCGGGTGGAAGAAGGCGTGGCCGGGGCCCTTCGCGAGCTGGACATAGCTCGGATTTGCGCCTTCCGGCTTCATGAGCTTGCGGGCGGTGAGTTCCGCGCAGCCCTTCACCTCCATGGCGTTCTCCACGAACGCCTTCCTGAAGAGGTCTGCAACCCGGTCAGTCATTTCTGAGTTCGGAGTGAGAAAGAGGACGGATCCTCCATCGAGCACAGTCTGTGCGACTTCCAGGCGGAGTTTCTTGTCGAGCTTGGGCATGGCTTTTTTTACTTACACCAGTTGATCCGAATCCAGGTCGGACTGTAGAGGCTACATGAAGCACACCGTTCTGGTCATACTCTCTGGTTTTGTCCTCGGTTGCGGCACGGACTACACGGTCCCGTGGCCCGACACCACCTCCAGCTCGTCTTCGACGGCCTCCAGCTCGTCTTCGACGACTTCATCCAGCTCCTCGGCTTCCTCCAGCTCCGGCACGGGCGGCGAAGGTGGAACCACGGTCTCCGTGTCGTCCAGCTCCAGCTCCTCGGGTACGGGCGGCTCCAGCGAGACCTCGTCCGGTACGGGCGGCACGGGAGGGACGTCTGGACTCGGCGGAGCTGGGGGTGAGATGGGGACGACGGGTGGGATGGACGGAGGGACGAGCGATACCAGCTCGTCGACCTCCGTTTCGGCGTCTTCGTCTTCGGGTGGCGGATTCTGCGCGACGGATGGGGATCTCTGTCCCGACGGAGTCTGCCTCGACGAAGTCTGCCTGCCCCATGTGCCCGTCGTCTGTGCTGTTCCGCAGCCTGGCGGCGGGTACTACACGGTGCTCGGGTGCTACGGGTCGGGGGATACTTCCCCAAACGGGTACAAGCTCTACCAGGGGAAGTGGAACGACCCGATGAGGAAGCTCCTCTGCTCGGGTGACCCGGCCGACCTCGGCTTCTGCAAGCACGGAAGCATCTGCACGGCAGAGAGCAAGGTCGGCGGATGGTTCATCGAGGGGACCTGCTTCTAGGCCCGCTTCCCGCCGTGAAGATGCGCGCGCCCTGCGTTCATCAGCATCTTCACGGCGACAGCCTTCGCCACATCGACGTTGAAGGCTTCGGCCCGATCGAGAGTCCGAATGAAGGAGTCCGCGACTTCTTCTTCGGCGCTCGTGAGAACGGGTAGCCCCATCGAGCGCATCTTCTCGGCCTTATCGCACTCCGAGAAGAGAGTCCCATCCCGAAACGATTCCCAAAACTCGGCCAGCTCGCCGACCTCGTTCATCGTCATCACGGCAGCTCGGATGAGGATGCCGATCGGGCCCGCGATCTGAGTTGCCGTCAAGCCCTCCATGAGCTTCTCACGGAAGCCCTTCTTCGTCGAGTTCTCGACGACAAGGTCCTTGAGGTTGTTGAGGATGCTGAGGCCCTTGATGAAGGACTCGGGAGAGGACATGTCTAGCATGGGGCGGGACTACACCGCCCCATGCTGTCCAGCTCAGTGCATGGTGGGGGTGTCGGTCGAGGGGCTTGAGCCCTGAAGAGCCGGTAGCGATGAAACCGGACCAGCTCGACCGGAAGGATCTGCACAAGGGCCGTCGACTTTGCGCAGTCGAGGATGCATTGAGCAATCACACCATCGATTTGCGTCAGGCTCAGACCAACCAACTCGTTGGCGATGCCAGGAGCGTTGTACTTCATGCCCTGAACTTGCGCGGTGCTGCTATTCGACTGGGGCGCCATCTCTTGAAACATCTTGTCCAAGGTGTCCAGGTGCGTCTGAATGCTCTCCAGGTCCTCGACGAACCGCTCCGGAACGACATGCACGATGTCCGCGAGGTCCTCGGGGATTCCCTTGGAGCTGCCCACGAAGACCAAAGTGTGCGTGTCGCACGGATCCAAGGTGCGCCGGCTCGCCTTGTCCCGAATGTGGCGATGAGCTTCCGGGTCCTGAAGCCAGCGATCTCCGTCGAGGATGATGTAGATCCGACGGAAGTCGTCGGACTGGGGGAGCGAAAGAAAGAACTTTCGAAAGCGGACCGGCACCAAGCGGACCGGGGGTCGCACCCCTTGCGCAAGATACTCGCGCAGAGGAACAAGACCGCGTTCGGAGTTGAACACCTCGATCCTCGTGTGGTTCTCGGGGTCTGTCGTATCCGCCGCCTTCATCCCATTCAAGATGCGGAGCAAAGCCCCTTCCTCCGCATTGACGTAGATGTGCGGGAGCATGCCGCGAAGCAGTCGAACGAATGCGTCCTTGTCCATGGCTCTAGGTTACACCACGGACCCCCAAGACGACCCCAAATCAGTCGTCGTCTTCGAGGAAGGGCCTCTGTAGAACCTCGAACGCCGTCGGGAGCTTCGCATGCTCCGCAGCTCGAATCGCCGCAGTACGGGCGTTTGCTTGAGGGGCAGGCACAGCCCTGGAGGTGTGCTCGATGAAGCTCGGACGGGGCGCGGGTTCGTCAACCGAGCGGGTGCTCCGATCCGAGAAGATGACCTGCCCGTTTCGGGTTCGTCCGATCTCTCGCATGTTGGCCCCAACCAGCTCTCGACGGAACGCGGTCTGATCCGTCGGGGGGCGCGTGACATTGAAGCGCGGCTGGCTGGCTGCCCCCATTCCCGAAGGCCTCGCTTGCTGCACAGGGGGATCGTAATCCAGCTCCCCGGTCGAGAAATCGATGTCGAGGCTTCCTCGCCGCCCGGTATCCCTCGCCACAGCCCCACCCCAGATGTCCTCCAGGCTCCCCAGGGACGCCGCCGGGTCCTCAGCGGGCTCATCTTCGGAGTCGAAGGAGGCTGCATACTCACGCCGAAAGACGTTCCTGTCCTCTCGGGGAGCCCGAGGAACGGGCATGCGCTGCGTGTAGCCTTCGGCGGCCCTCATCTCTCGGAGGGCGCTGCTCGATAGGAGCATCTCGGGGGTGAGGTCGGGGAGCTGTTGACGGATCGCAGCTTGACTCGCGGTTCGGGCCATTGTTGCTGGTCGTTGTAGCTTGACTCGCGGTTCGTGTTGCTTCTGAGCGAGAAGCTGACGCAAGGAGCCTTCAAGACAGGAGCAAGCTCCCGCGATGTGGTCCTCCCAATAGATCATCTGATGACAGCTCTTGCATTGAGCAATGACGGTGGCCATACCTATTTCCTACGATTCTTTGGGGAGTCCTGCAACGATAAAAGTGTCGGTGTAGGGACGGGGGATGTGGCAAGAGACGGAAGACGACTTGGGGTTCCCTGTTTCCTACGTGGCCCCCGCAGCAAAAGTCCCGTCTGTGAAGAGACCTTCCCGCACCAAAAAACCCGTCCCTGTTCCTGGAAACCCCAAGAACAAGTTCGATCACCGGCTCTCGGATGTGCGGGCTCCCGCTCTCACGGACCCTTGTTGGGTGGGGTGGACCGCCCCCATCTCCAAGTACTTGTCGGAACCTCGGACGTGGCCCCAGCTCGAAGCGTGGCGGAAGACGTCGGGGGTCTCCTCTGCCCTTCTACGGCATGGTCTCGCATGGCTCGAAGAGATGGGGCACGCGAGGTCGTACTCTCAGAAGGACGTCATCTACTGGGCTTCAAACATCACAGATTGTAGCGTTTGAGGCTCTTCTCCAGCATCTCGCTCTGACGTGAAGAGAGGGGCTTCTTGTCCCTCATCAGGGTGTTGACGTTCTTCGCGAAGTTCGCGACCCACATGTCATCCTGCTCCGTTGCTGTGTCGATGAGCTTGATGCAGCGAATCCGCAATTTGGTGATGCGCTCTTCCTCCTCGAACTTGGATCGGGCCCCCTGTTGCTTCTCGGCCAACAGCCTGGAGATCTCCGCCGGCTGCGACATCAAGAGACGGTAGCGAGCGAACCCCTTTTCGAGGGTGGCACTTTGAGCCGGGGATAGGTTCCAGGTGGTGCCCGCTCGTTCGAGCCTTGTTGCGATATCCCGAGCGAAGTTGTGCATCCATGCGTCGTCGGAGACTTCCGCAGCACGGGCAAGAAGCCTTGCTCGGTCGATGAAGACTCGCTTCTCGGTGCGAGCTTCTTGGTCGTGCTCGTAGGGCCGGTTTGCAGCTCGTGACATGGCCTGTCGAACGGCCTGTCGAAATGGGCTCAGAGAGAAGGGGGTTGTCACCATGATGGTCTGCTTTCCTTTATCACCCCCAAAAAGCACAGCTTCATGGGCGCCCCACTCGACCGTAGGGAAAGTTTCGTCGAATACGTGATCTGCGTCGACCAACGGGTCTTCAGAATACCCCAAAGTCACATGAGGCTTGAACTCGGGCCATTTCTTCGAGAAATCGACCCCGGCTGAGTCGAAGGCGTCCTGGAGAACTCGGTGGAAGTCGTGAAGGGCGTTGGAGTCCACCAGAGCGATCATGGGGGTCTTCTTCCCCTCCTGAGAAGGGAAAGTTGCCGCTCGACTCGTCTGCACTGAGAATGGCCTGGTCTTCGAGGCTACATCGTACAGCACACGAATGGCCTCGGTCAGAGTCTCAATGGGCACATCGTCCCCCAGATGGAGCAGCGTGATGTGCGCCTGATCCATGGGTTCCGGATTCCCAAATCCCTTGAGGTCGATCTGCTTCAAGAGTTGAGCAGTCTCGGGCGGTACACGAAGTCTGATCATGGCCATCGTGTATAGGGTTTTTTTAGGAAGATCCTCAGTGTGATCCTGAACCTTCCTCCGTCCGCTGGGCTTGCTCGTGAGCAGGCGATCCGAGCACTCGTCGCAGACGGGACCTTCGACCCTATTCTGTGGTCCACGGTCACCTCCGACCATGGCGAGCACCACGCCGAGTTCCAGGTCTTCTCGGATGCCCTCAAAATCGAGGGCATCCGGATCAACGCTTCCGCCGAGACAGAGCAACACCTCGCGGATCTTCTCGGCTGCTCTCTGCTCACCCCGAAGCTGGCGGATCTCATCTGGGCGCAGAAGTCCGTCTCTTTGGAGCCGTCGATTCAGCCGTTCGATTCTTCCACGGCGGCGATGCTCGCACACAGCTCACGGATCGATGCAGCTCTTGCCGCTCAAGGCAACCCCCAGGGCATCGTGTGCAACGTCGGCAAGCACTGGGTCATCGACAACGCGATTCTCTCCCACCCGGGCTTCGTCGAGAACTACGGCTGGCACTTCGAGGGCGTGGGGTTCAAGGGCATCCGAGGGGAAGCCAATGTCTCTCTCACGAAGGACTCCAAGGGGCGCTTCGTCCGCGTCATTCAGGGTTGTGGGTGGCAACACAACATGGCGCACACGGACTACAGCCAGACGGTCACCCTCGTCTCGTTGGGCTGCACGGTCGACGGTCAGGACATGCACCTGTTCGACGTGTTCCGGAGCCCGGAGCTGGCGCCCCTCGTGAGCCACAACGGAGCGCTGAAGCTCGTGCGTCTTCCTGGCGTGGGCCAATGAAAAAAGCCCGGGAAGCCAAGACTTCCCGGGCTCCCATGCCCACTCACCACGACCGACCCAGAGAAACCAGCCTACTTCGCCGTCGTCGCTTTTGCAAGCGGCTTCTTCAGTGCGTCCAATACAGTTTGGATCCGCTTGAACCGAGCGTGAGAGACCGCGTCCAGATCGCCGATGGCCCTGGGGATCGAGGGCGCGTCGAGCCAGGCCTGAAGCGTGTCCGGGTGCTCGGTGGACCCGAGGTGGACATAGTGCGGACGAAGGGGGAGCAGCTCCTTGACCAGGTCCTTGCTGTGAGAAACCACGAAGGCGGCCTTGGTGTGTTTCGGGATCTCTGTGACGAAATCTCGAATCGCAATCCCGACGCCCGCCGACCATCCGCCGGAGAGCCCGAAGTCCGGCTCATCCCAGAAGATGACGTGGTCTTTGTCACGGCTCTTACATGTGTTGATCCCGGCGGTCACGGTGTTGCCTGAAAGTTGCCCCGTCGAGTTGTACATCTCGTCGCCGTAAATCAATGCGGTCACAATCGGGGGCGCGAAGCCTCCTCGACGGCCCTCCATCGAGATGGTCATGCACTCCATCTCCGACCGCTGGCACATGCCCTGGACGATCCGACGCATGAAGCTCTTCCCGCTGGCGTTCTCGCCCACGATGACCACGAGCGGGCAGTTGCCCGGAACCCAGAGGTGCGGGATGGCTGGCTCGGTGAACCCGTCTTCCTCGAAGGTGTGGAAGTAGTCGAGATCGAACGCCTTTTCGAGGAGCTGATCAACCGTCTCGAAGGAGAAGTCTTTCATTACTGTTCTACGAATTGAAGGATGCGAGGGTCAACCAGAATTCCTGGTAGAGCATCGACGCTGCCTGAAATCCCAAGCAGCTCCGCACACGCAAGGCCCAACGCCATTGCCGAACCCAGGCGCGAGCCTGTGCTCCGTGGAGCGACGAATAGCAGCCTCTTCGAGTCTGTTCGTCATAATGTCCCACGCATCTTGTCGAATGGAGGGTCGCGGGGTCGGAGGGGGATCCACGATGGGAGACGAGTTGTAGTCGACAGGGGGCCCGTCTATGATGGGGTCAGGGTCGGGCACGATGGGAGCCGGAGGATCCGGGCGAGCAACCAAGCCCCGTCCAAATTCGATCGTCTGGTGGACGATCGCTTCGAGGTTGCGAAGGGCCATCTCTGCTTGGAAGCGATCGTGGTCCGTGGCGCCCTCAGCTTGCGCTTGCCTCCGTCGGTTCTCATAGTTGAGGTCGGCGTTCCCCATGCGAATGAGCATCGACTCGACGACTCCGAGGTGCATCACCCGCTCTTCGGACTCCAAACGACGGACGCACATCTGCGTCCAGAACTCGACCGCAGCTTCATCCGGCGTGTAGTCCGGGCCGTAGGTCAGAGTGCCGTCAGGGTGAATCCGAACGAGGACCCGATCTTTGTATGTCCCGATGACGAGGTCTCCAGGATGCTTCCCGTAGAAGTTCGGGAGCGCGGGTTCAGGGACCGGCCCAACCTGTAGGTCTTCCCAGTATTCTTTGAGGTTGTCGTCGTCAGGGGTAGGCATCGTCTACTTCTTCTCGGTGTTCTCGACCGTCCCGATCTCATCGCCCTCTTCGAGGAGCTTTGAGTGCCAAGTGGTCGGCTCCGGCGGGATCTTCTTTGCCCGAGACTTTCGCGGGGCCTTCTTGGGAGGCGAAGGGATCTCGGGGAAGAGTTCAGGTGAGGTGTCGCCCGCGGGGCGAAGGGCCGCGATCTGTTCTCGAAGATCCGCAATCGCTTGTTGGGCTCGACCTTGGAGGTGGGTGCGCCTCTGCACCTCCTCTTCCAGTCCTTGGATCTTCGCTCTGTCCAGGCGTTGCAAGGCGTCTGCAATGCGACGGTGCTTGCGAGCCCCTCTCAGGTAGGAGTCGAAACACCCGAGGAAGAAGAACGCGTTGAGCGCAAGAACCCCCCAGGGATGCACCTTGCACCACTCGAAGATAGGGAGCGCCCACGTCTTCAAGTCTTGCCACACTGCAACGGCGTCGGGGTTCATCGCCATAGATTACACCTTCGAACTGGGCGCGGGCTCTTTTATCAGCCACGGTCCGCCTCGACACCACGAGCAGCAACACGAGGAGCCCGGCATAGGTCCCAGCGGACGGTTGTGCTCGCAGTGAACCACCGGGCATCGTTGCGTAGCATCCCCATGGGAGTGCAACGATGCCCAAGAGAGACGACGGCGCTCTTCCAGGGAGAGGTTCTGAGGGGTCGACATGGTCAGAAGATGGGGGTGGACTTGGGGCGCTTGGGGGTGCCCACCTGACGGAAGCCCCCACCTTCTGCCATCACGGTGATGTTGCCGTCGCCGACGAGGGCGAGGAACTTCTTCCCGGAGACATTCAGGGTCCAGATGTCGCCCTGCGTCACCCCTTTCTTCACGACCTCCACATATTTGGGGTACATGACGCGGGTCAGACGACGGATGGTGCGATCTTCGTAGTTGGTTCGACGGTCCATGTTTCACCTACAGCAAGAGGGTGGCCGGGATCAACCGCAGTCGTAGATGGCCCCGGTTTCCCGCGTGTGTATCCTCCCGTTTTTCGGCGAGAGGGTCAACCTCGCCCCCTTGGGGTAGCGAGTCAGAGCGTCGGGGACAAGCAGGATCGGGACGCAGTGCTCCATCGCCACCAGAGCCAGGTGCGCGAGCCTTCCTCCCGCTTGCGTGATGACGGCCTTCGACTTCATCACGGCTTCGAGGTTCTTGGGGTCGAGGTCGGACAGAACGAGGATGTCCTTGCCGACCTCCCCCGTCACATCCTCCCCCGAGACGACGACACCACACTCCCAGTTGCCGAGCTTCCGTTGAAGGTCGAAGCGTGCAGTCCAGGAGGCATCCTTGACCAGGCCCTCGTAAGCCGACTTGAGGGTCTGCCAGGCTCCGAGAACCCAGTCCGTGTGGTTGACATCGTCCCCCGGCATCTTCATACCCGGACTGGAGATACACTTCCACGGCGGGGCAAGGTGGCTCAGCGACGTGTTCCGGAGGGCCCAGTTCTCGAAGGGTGCCCGCGGGACCTTGATCGTCGACCCGTCCTCCAAGGGCAGCTCGAACGTATCGTCGCCAGCTTGAAGCACCACCTGAGCCCCGATGGTGATGCACTTCATCGAGAAGGCAGCGATCTCCTTCCGATCCTCTTCGTCCTCCTTGGCCCGCTTGGCAGCAATGGCCTGCTTATCGTCGTCCGTGAGGGGCGGCGGGGTGATCTTCTTGGTGTGGGCCTGGTAGCGACGCGACCAGCCATACAGCTCCAGCTTGCGCCCGGCGGCCAGGAAGTCCTTGAGAGCGGCATCCGTCGTCCGGTTGACTGGCCACCAATGCGGCGGCTCTCCGGTCGGTTCGAAGATGAGGGAGTCCCCCTCGACATCGAAGACGCGCTCATCCTTGAGCCCGTAGTGAGCGACGCGCTGACGTCCGATCTCGTGGAGCTGTGCCTTGCCTGCCGTGGTAGCCCGGTCGCCTGCCACGGCACCCTTCGGCCAATCCTCGGGGCCGAAGTTCGTGACCTTGGCTCTCGGCCGCCACCATCGTCCCTCTTTACGGATGCGGCCGGCGTAGATGTACCGGGCCTGCTTTTGGAAGTCCGCCGCGTCATCGTCGACCGGCTCCAGGCCCACCGTCTCGTTGCCGACGAGCTTGGTCTTCCCGTTGAGGATGAGCTTGGCGTAGTACTCGGCTTGTCCCGGCTCCCCGCCCATCAGGCCTTCCGTGATGAAGCGCCACGCAGCATCAGGGCGCTCCTCCAGAAAGAAGTCCCTGGCGATGCGGGTGAAGTCGTCTCCGTCGATCCGAAAGTGCATTTGGCCGGTCGTCATACTTCCCAGTCTTCGTCGTTCAGTTGGAGGTACTCAGCGGCGAGAAGAAGGGCAGCTTCCTCATCCCCGTCTGTATTCGGTCGCCAGGCCAGATCCCGAAAGTTGAAGCTCGCAGCCCCAACCAGACGCGGGTTCTTGAAGTCCTCCAGGTCCTCAGCCAGGTCCTCAGCCAGGTGCATGATCGCCCAGTACGCGCGGGTACTCTGCGAAACCAGGGCTGCGATCTCTCGAAGTTGTTTCGAGATTTCAGGGAGGGTGGCGAGGGCCATGACCTTCCTACAAAAACACCAGGCAGAGGATCAACCAGGGAAAATCTGGTTGATCCTCCTCGGGCTTCCTGTGTAGAGGTACACATGCCGAAGGTTATCGTTCTGCAAGGTCCGTCTGGGGTGGGGAAGTCCACGATCGCCAAGAAGTTGATCGATGGCGTCCCCCAGTCCGTCATCGTCTCCACGGACGATTCGTTCATCAACGAGGCAGGCGTGTACGAACACGATCTGTCCAAGCTCGGAGAGGCTCACGGGGCGTGCTTCCGCTCGTTCCTCCGCGCTCTGGAAGCGGACAAGGCGCTCATCATCGTGGACAACACGAATACGTGCGCCTCCGAGATTTCGCCCTACATGCTCGCGGCTTCGGCCTTCGGGTACGAAGCGGCCATCCTGCGCATCGAGTGCTCCGTCGAGAAGGCGGCAGCTCGGAACCTGCACGGGACTCCCCTGGACGTCGTCCAGGCCATGGCCGCTCGGGTCGCCGAGCCCCTCCCGCTCGGGTCGCCGAGCCCCTCCCGCCCTACTGGACGGTCGAGACGATCACCAACGACTAGTCAAAGTCGTCCGTGAGAAGCTGTTCCTCAAAGGACTTCGGGGGCAGCTTCTTTTTCTGGTACTTCGGCGTTCCGTCATACTCGGCCGCAATCCGAGACACGCAGTCCGGCCAGTGCTTGCAGCCGTAGAAGCGGCCGTAGGGACCGTCGATAAGCCTCATGGGCCCACGCTCGCAGACAGGGCAAGACAGCTTCATCCTGTGGGTGATAGCTATCTGGTTCATCCTCAACTGAACCCCCGGCAAACGCTGTTTGGGGACCCATCCTTCAGGGTAGCGTTTCATCGCGTCACTCCCCAATGGAGTCGTCGAGGATTGCTTCCCACGCGTTCGTGACCCCGAAGTGTTCTCGCACCAAGATGGCAAGCTTTCCGCACATCTCGATGGAGAATCGGGCGATGTGGGCCTCTGTGGGGAGGATGCCCATGGTCTCAGCCATCCAGGTGTAGGCCTGGATTCGGCTCAGATTGGAGCCGGGCTGGTTCCAGATACGGTCGAAGACCAGGTGGACCGCAGTGCGGGCTTGACGGGTCGCGAGATCCCCAGGGATACCTTTCGGAGCGCCGTCTGCATTGGCCCCGTGAGTGCCCTTGCACGCGGGGTAGGAAGGGCACCCGTAGAAGAGCCCGTGCATGGACTTTCGGAGCTGCATGAATGTCTTCGCGCAGTCGGGGCACTTCAAGTCGAAGCGCTCACCCGAGAGACCCATGCCCACGGGTTTCTCGTCCATGTCGATGTCGTAGATGGTCTGAACCTTGGGGTTCTTGAACAGGTCCTCAACCGAGATGTGGTCACACGAGGTGTACGGCTCGTTGGGGTTGAAGATGGCCCGGCAGATGAGGCAGCGCGGAGGGCTCATCCCCATGCCGCTTTGGGGGTCTAGCTGATGGGGCATCCCTTATATGGACACCAAGAGCTAGATGTCGTCGTCGTCCATCTTCTCCCAGGCCGTCGGACGACGCTGATCGTTCGGCTTCCCCGTGTCGATCGACGTGACTTGGCCGTTTTCGATGTGGATGGTCGTACGATCTGCGCCGGTCTTGACAGGATCGAAGTTGCCCATGATCCAGAACGCAGGGGTGCTCCCAGGCTCGATCGTGAGCTTGAGATTTCGGCCCCCCGTGTGTTCGATGGATAGGTCGAAATTCCGATGCGATTCTTTCCCATTGCGGACCGCCGAGCGGATTTGATACTTCCCCGGCTGAGTGGCTTGTCTCTCTCGATAGACCAGTCCCCCCGTCGAGCGGGCTCCCGCTGCAATCGGAATGTCGTCCCATTCCCCCGTTGCTGCGAACTGATGCTGCACATGGTCATTCCCCCCGATGGGGGTTGTGGCCGTGGCGACGAGCATGAGGAGGTCTTCGTCCCCTTCATCAACGTCGAGAGGTTCGAGTTCGACGACATCACATGTGAAGTTGATCCGGATCATGACTTGGACCAGGCGAGCCCGGCCTCCAATTCGGCGGTGAGGTTTTGATTGAGCTTGCGGAGTTTTGCGGTATCGCTTCGAGTCGTCGAGAATCCAAGGAGTATGCCGATCGGGCAATGGGTGATCAGCGCCCATCGTCGGACTTCAGAGGCGAGAGACACGAGCTGGCGAAGAGCATCCTTGTTCTCCGCTTGAATGGCCTGGTCCAACCCATTGAAGGCCAGAACCAAGCTGCTCTGGATCTCATTCTGAGAGGCGAGGGTGCGGAGGAAGCACAGCACTTCCACTTTCTCTCGGAAGGATGTGCGAAACTTCGAGACTCCGAGGGCCCGGAGCCTCTGTACCTCATGCTCTCGGAGGTGTGCATCACGGATCCACCGTCGAAAGATATCGAACAGCTCCTCAGCTTGAACCGAGTTCTCTCGACGCAAGAACCTGATTTCCCAGAGGAGCCGGAACACATCGTGCTCCAGGTAGTGGGTCGTGTCGGCCATCGTTCGGATGGTGCCCTCCAGATCGAGGTCCTGACAGGAGACGAGCGCTGCTATGGTCGTGTCGAGGCCCACCTCCAACCAGGCGTCGTTTTCCGGGTCGCACTCAAAATGGGTGATCCCCCCGATTCGGGCCACTGCTCGAAAAGTCAGGCATCGCTCCATCGGTGTGCCCGGGACAACCATGAGAGGGGTGTGACCCGGCGAGCCGAGGGTCTTGGCCCATTCGGTCGCGGTCTCAAGGGAGATCACAGGGGACGGCATGGGCTCAGGGGTTCGCCTCTGCGGCTCGGGCCGCAGCACGGCCCAGTAATCGTCCAGCGAGGCATCGTCGTACATGGGGAGAGGTTACACCGACTTCGACAGGTAGCTTCTAGTATGTTAGATCACGTACTAGACGGAAACTTGAAAGTCTCCTCTCCAGATAGACTCACTGTTCCTCGACTCCGGCGAACATGTCCACTGCAACAGGCACGGAGATAAGCTTGTCACGCATCCAGGTCGGGACAGGATCGGATGCGAGGTAGCTGTAGGACACCCAGTGGGCCGGGGGCTCGTCAAACTGCGTGGAGATCCCGATACGAAGGTTGTTGAAGAAAGAGGCGATGAGCTTTGCAGCTTTCACCTTGGCCTCCTTCTGACTGGGCATCTTCTTGAGGCGCTCGAAGAAGCCTTTGGCAATCTCCTTGAGCCTTTTCAGACACCAGACCAGCTCGTCTGCGGACCGAACCAAGAAGAACACCTGGTTCGGTTCCTCTTCGTTTTCGGGCCACGTTTGGGCTAGCCCCAAAATGATGGTGGCGTCCAGAATCGACAGATCACGTTCGTTGTGGGAGAACCCTCGTGCTTTGGGGTATGCTGCATAGAGATGTTCTTGAGTCGAGTCCGGAGACTTGCTCAGGAACATCTCGTGAATCGCCTTGAGCTTCTTTGAGTCGATGGGCACGAAGGCGTCTACACCAGAAGTGAAGGCGTTCTAGAAATTATGAGCCTTTTGGGGATCAACACCCCCAAAAGGCTCATAATTTGGTCGATTTCTCTTGATTTCGACTTTATCTGGTGTAGAAAGGCCAGCCCTGCTCTTTTTGGGGCAGGCTTTCAGGAGGTTGATTGTGAAGTTTCTTGTTTCTTGGATCCTGGCGTTCTTGGTGGCCAAGGCTCCGCCGGGTCACACCCAATATGGGGGAGGTCTCGAAACTCCCGAGCAAACCCAGGCACGGTATGAGCAGACCGCCCAAGACCTTGCTGAAGTGGTCATGAGCGAGCCCTCGTTCTACAGCGCATCGACGAAGGGCTCTGATCACGGCTTGGTCCGCACGGCGGCGGCAATGCTCGGAGGGGCCTACTTCGAGTCGGGTCGTTTCGCTGTGAAGGTGGACAATGGCATCCTTCGAGGCGATGGTGGGAAGAGCGTCTGCTTGATGCAGATCAACGTGGGCAAGGGGCGAACGAGGGACTGGAACAAGACCCTGAGTCGATGGGCTTCTCCCTACGATGATGCCGCTGATGTCCAGGTTGGCTGGACGGCTGACGAGCTGCTTGCGGATCGGAAGAAGTGCTTCCGAGCTGCGCACCACTTGATGAAGTCGTCCGTGGCTTCGTGCTCGCGTCTCGGCACACTGGAGGGTCTCCGGGCCTATGCGAGCGGCTCGTGCGATGGAGGCTCCAAGGAGAGCCAGCTCCGCATGGGGGTTGCTGTCCGCTGGTTCGGGACGCACATCCCGAGCTTCACGACCGCGGACATCCTGAAGCCGGAGGCTCCCGCAGAGCCGGTCGAGTCGATGACCATCCCGACGATCTCGATGCTCTGATGTCGGTGTAGATGTGGGAGATGCACCCCATCTCCCACATCTACAGACTTGGGGCTACAGGTTCCGCTGGGGCAGCAACGTGTATGCGAAGCTGCCAGGTCGAGCGCAAACTTGACCCTGCTTCTGGGGGTTTCCTCTACAGGATCAATCGCGGGCCCTGGCAGAAACAAGCCCCTTCCTGCATCCCTCGACGCAGGTTTTGGCGGCCCGTCTAGTTCCTCATCTGCCACTCGGCCAGAAGCGCCTTCCGGGTCATGGGTCCGATGATCCCGTCGACCTTGAGCCCGTGGACCCCCTGGAAAGCGAACAGGGCATCCGTGGTCTTGATCCCGATCCGCCCATCAGCTCCCGCCGGTCCGAGGTCATAGCCCTCTGCGATCAGCTCCGTCTGAACCTCTTTCGGGGTCAGGAAAGGAGGCATCGAGTCTGTAGGGTCGATCCCCAGCTTCGCGCTCCAAGCCCGGAGATCCGCTGCGAAGTCGGGCAGGTCCACACCGTAGATCCGCTCGATGAGCGGCCGGATCCCGTTGTAGCGAACCGGGTAGATTGTGATCTGCGGCCCAAACGTGAGCTGCTTCAAGATGTCGATGCACCAGTCCGAGGACCACTTCGGAGCCTTCGACTTCGCGACGGCGATCTTGAGCTGGTTGCTTGCGACGGTGGGGAGATTGGCGGCAAAGGAAAGGTAGGCCGAACGGAGAGCCCCGATCCAGCCTGAAGACATGGAAGAAGCCTCCGTCGAGAGAGAACCCCCCCATAGAATGGCGTGGGCTTCCGGCGTGACGAAGCCCATGAGCTTCGGGACCGTGAAGGCTACTTGGACCTTCTGCGCCTCGGGGAGTGCCAGGGTGTTTGCAATGGCTGCCGCCCAGCTCTTGGCATACTCCTTTGAGCCCTCGTCCCAAGTTCCCTTCAAGCCGTTCGAGCGGAGCAAGAAGAGCTGCTTCTGCTCATCGAGCCGGTCGACCTCACCTCGGAAGTCACGGAAGAAGAACCTCCAGCGGCCCTTGGCATTCTTCTCGAAGTTGATGCCGGCGTTGGAGAGCTGAGTCTGGAAAGGCTTCGGGAAGCCCCCTGCCTGGTCAACGATGGCCCCGAGCATATCGGAGACGCTGTACTGGCCCGCCTCGCCCCACTGAATGATCCCTGCTGTGCAGATCATCCGGTCGTAGAGGTTCATGGCATCGTAGCGTCCGCCTTCGGTCGCTGTGATCACCGCCATGACCTTGTCCATGCTCGACGGGTCGGCCGGAAGGGTATAGGGAACGGACCCTCGAAAGAAGGGTCCCTCGTAGCCCTTGTAGGATCCCCACCCGATGTCTTCGATCTTCGCCATGTTGAGCCTCCACATCGAGAGGCTCAACAAGAAGAATCAAGGAGATTCGGGCTTCGGTCCCTGAGCGGCGATCAGGAGTTGCAGGTTCTCAGCTCCGAAATCGCGGTCATCTCCCCAACCCTCTGCGGTCTGCTTTTCCACGACGGCGATCTTCTTGGACAAGCACTGTGCGTCACACAGGTGGATCAGAGCAAGATGCTCCTCGGACCCCTCCGCCATTTTGACCGTGAGGAAGGGTCGGATCTGTCGAGTCCCGCTGGTCAACATGGTCCGGCAAAAGTCACAGATCGTTGCGCCCCTGCCTCCGTTGAACTTGAACATGGGACTCCCTACTTCCCTTCCACAGCCTTCCCCCGCACCCAGGTGAAGAGGTGGTCGAGGGTCGAGAAGGTGGCCGCCCCGAAGAGGAAGCAGGCGATGAGGTGATGATCCACTCCGCTTCCCCACAGGAGAAGGGCCACGAGGGTCATCACGAACAGGACGGGAGTGTTTCTTTGCAGATTCATGGTCACACCTTGGGGGGCATCTCGAACTTGAAGTACTTCGGCGGGCCGATCACTCGTCGAAGTACCTCGTTGAATTTCTCGACGAGGTCCCATGCGTTGTTCGGCCGGAGGTGTTGCATGGGAGACAGGCACTCCCTCAAGAACCTCTGAATGGGCTCCGGTGTGGTATCCGGCATCGCGTTCGTGGTGACGTCCCCGCCTTGCAGGGCGACCATGCACTTGGCCAGCATGTAGATGTCCGTCGCCGCCGTCGGGATCTCCTTGGCGAGAATCTCGGGAGCGTAGAAGCTACGCCAAGGGGCGGACATGGCCCGAACCTTGTTCCGCCGTGTGTTCGCGTTGGTGACGGCGTAAGACCAGTCGATCAGCTTGGCCCCGTGGTCGGCCGGATGGATCAGCAAGTGCGGAGGGAGGACCGCTCCGTGAAGGACGTTCTTCTCATGGACGTACCCGAGGCCTTCCAGCCCGCGCTTGAACATCCAGACCATGTTCTGGTACTCGATGCCCGCGGGGTAGGCCTTCAGGATGTCCGCGACGGAGACGTGCTCCCCAAGCCAGGGAAAGACGTTGATCCGTTTCCCCTCCCGTTCGTTGTGGAAGGAGTAGCTGAGCTTGGAAAGGTAGCGGAGGAACCCAGCGTTCGCCTCTTCTGCGGGGAAGAGGTGCCGGATGACGTCCGCCTCGTGCTCGACGAGGTCGTTGACGTCGACCCCATGAGAGACCTTCAGGGCCGCAGGGCGGCCGTTGTAGGTGCCTCGGTAGATGTCGCAGAGGTCCCCTTCCGCAACCTTCATGTCGAAGGTGAAGATTGCGGTGTCCCCCTCGAGGTTACCATCGTCATCCGCCATGAGCGCTTCCCACGCATTGGTGGCGTGACGTGGTCGCGTGGGGGGCAGAATAATCGTGATGAGGTCCATTATCGCTTGTCCTTGGCCGTGGGGCCGAACGACTTGATGGTGATCGGCGTCTTCAGGAGGTCTTCGATCGTGGGGATGAACATTCCCCAGTTGACCTTCTCTTCCAAGTACACCGGACACGCCTGAGAGAGATTCAAAGAGATTTTCTCTCGGTCGTCAAAACGCCCCCGGATATCGGACACCCAAGACACATCCCTCAACTCCGATGCAACACCCAGGCCCCCCAGGTAGTCCACACATATCCTGTGCGGTTCATTCGTCCGCAGACACGCCACATCGCAGTGCGTCATGGCGATCTCGTCGACACCCCCAATAACCCTCAGAGCGTATTGGGTGGCAAACGCGTCGAAGGCCCCCAACCTGAAATCCTGTTGCCAGGAGTTGAGCGCGTTGTGCTCGACCTTCGGGGTCGGGAGAAAGACGCCCTTGCCTTCCGTGACGAACGGACCCGCCCCGTGCCGGGTCATGTAGGACCGGAGGATACCGATCTTCCTGATGTCCCCCGAGAAGCCTTCGATCAGGTTGAGGGCGTTGCCGAATGTCGTGTCGGACCAGGTCGTGTAGGGGTGGAACCCGTAGTCTTGGTCGAGCAGGACACCCTGAGCGCCCTCGAAGATCGTGGTCCCTTCTTTCATGATGCGCTGGAGATAGGCTGAACCGACAACCTGGAGCGGGAGCTGGCGGAAACCATTCAGCAAATCCCTGATCACAGGGTGAAGGCTGTTGCTCAACAGCATGTTCCACTCTGCCTTGAAAGAGCAGATGCAGTCGAGGTCCCTGGACTTGCACTCGGGGCTGTGGAGATGAGACAGCTCTGTGAGGTAGCGATCCCGGACCTTCGTCAACTGGATCCCAACCTTAGCCCGGTCTTCCAGGTCTCCGACTTGAAGGTCGTGATCCGGGAAGCTCAAGTGACTGCTCACCGTCTCGCCGATCCCCATTCCACAGGAGCCGTGGCGGTTCGAGCGGGCCATCTCCCGGATGCGGTTCGCCGTCACATGGTAGGGCGTTGTGACCAGAGCTTCTCTCTCGATGGTCAGCCGCTCGAAGGCGTCGAGGACACCCACAGAACGGAGGTGCTTCTCCTCGGAGAGCATGAAGATCGGGTTCACGAGCATGTGCCGGCTGAGGTGCGTCTTCACTCCGGGCACGAAGGTGGCGCTCCCGAACTGAGCGAAGGTGTGATGCCGACCATCCTCCAGGACCACGTTGTGACCAGCCTGTGCTCCTCCGTTAAATCGGCACACTACCTTTGCGTTGTGTTTTCGGGCCAAATAATCAACGATGGTTCCTTTACCTTCGTCACCATAATTCAACCCAAGAACAATCAACGCTTCAGACATGACTAACCTCGAAATGCTTGAGATATATACTCTTCACGTGCTCTAGGAACGCTTCGAGTGAAAGAGACCTCTTGGCGTAGTTGCAAATTGCGCAACATGTGACGACGTTATCAGTCGTGTACCCAAGGGAGTTGTTCTTCCGATCGATACCGTTGTATGTGATGGAACTACCAGTCTTTCGGACCCCTTTGGGGATGCGCCGGCAAACACTTTTGGGGGGAGCGCCGCAGTAGTAGCACGCACACTTGATGAGCGTCTGGAAGGCGGCAGCCGACAAGTCCCAGGAATGGCCCCTTCGAGTGGCGTGTCTCTGGTAATTCTTCGACAGAGCTGCAAGTGCTGAAGCTTCTCTATCCTGACGAGGCTTGGACCCATGAGGCAAACACCCACAACTTTTGGTGTTCCCTTTCTTCAAGGATTCTGCAAACCCCGTCCAATCGTTCCCGCACGCGCACTTCCCTCGGACGATTTGGCCCCTGTGCTTGTACCCGAGCTTGTGTGCCCCTCCCAGCGATTCGCACACAGTAATCAGTCCGAATGTTTGTCCGAGCAAGTCTTCCATGAGGGTGCGGTGTAAGAGAGGATCGATAACCCTTTCGTACTACCGCACCCGACGGTCAGTCCGCCTGGTAGTACATGCTGATGTTGTCCCAGCCCGCGTTGACGAGGTGGTCACAGAGAGCTTCCGCGGCCTTCGTTCGCGAGTAGGCCTGCCCGCCACAGCCGGGACCGAAGACGAAGCGACGGTTCTTGTGATTACCGAACGAGTCTCCCGTCCAGTAGCCGGGAACCCCTGCTTCCGTGGCGGCCTTCTCGAACTCCGCCCGCACCTTGGGGGACGGAGAACGGCTGAAGTGGAACTTGGGGGCGTCGAAGTTACAGGTGCCGCCATCGTGGGTGGCCGCCGCAACCTGCTTGGCCACGATGAGGCCATCCTTGAGGTCCGCAGTGAGCTTGGTGAAGTCGTACGTGGTCTTGGTGGGCATGGTAGTCCTACAGCCGGGGCGGGTTTCGGATCAACCTCGGCGGGGGTAAAACTTCTCTTCGGCGGTACGAACGCAATCCCAGGCGAGATCCCATTCCGCTTTGGCGTCCACCGCGGGCTGGCCCGTCTTCGTGGGCTTCAGGGCTCGTTCGAAGAGCACTCGGGCCATCGCCGCGATGTCTTCGGTCGTGGCCACACCCTCGCCACGGTGCGTCGAGCTGGCCGGGAGGTGGTGATCCGAACGTGAGTAGTCGTCGCAGCGTTCGGGATGCGGTACCCCATCAGCATCTCGGGGGCAGTACACGCAAGTACCCCAGTGCCCGTTGCGAGCGACCAGGATTTCACGGTAGGAGGTTCTGAGAGCAAGAGCACGATCGATGGTATTCAGCATTTCAGTTCTCCACGGAATCAAGGCCGTTTACCCAGGACCACAGCTCATTCCGCCCCATGAGCATGTATCCGTGAGTCTTCAGGGCGCGCTTCTTTCCTTCGGGGATGATCCCGAAGAACATGATTCCTGCGAAACCCTTCTTCGGGTCGATCGTGAAGCCTTTGCCCGTTTCGGGCACTCGGACTTTCACCGGCTTGTTGGCGAATAGGGCGTCAACCATTTCTTCAGGAGTCATGATCAGCCTACAGTCCGAGGGAGCCGCCGATCAACCTCTACATGCTCGGTCCGTTGCCTCGCGGGGCGAACGTCCGAGCATCAGCAACCGTCCCCGGGGTGATGGGTGCATCACTCGGTTCTCCGTTGACCATTCGCCATTCGCGAATCGGCGTCGTGGGGTCAGAGAACAGGACGAAGCGAGCCACCCGCCTCTCCTCCTTGGAGTCATGTACCCACTGCTCCGCCTGTTACATGTATTCCAGGTTGCGAGCGACCCCAATCAGGGTGCCGCCTTCGTCTGTCGTGTCGTCGTGGATTTCGAGGTTCACAGGTGCCTCACGAGCTGGTTGCGGAAGTTGTTGGTGTTGTCCGCCAAGGTGTTCACCATCACCTTGCAAAGGATGCCCGGAAACTCGTGCTCCGGGATGTGCCCTTCGTCCCGCAGACGGGCGAACAGGTCGTCAATGGAAGCACCCCCGCCGATCAAGCCGGCGAGGGTGTTCATGAGCTGGGGGAGAGTTCGATGGGCATGGGGATCTATACAAGGCGGGGAGCCTTTGGATCAACCCATGCCCTGGGGGTTCACCGCGGGTCGTGAGCGTACCGGCGGAGCGCATCCGTGTGGAGCGGGAAGCCCAGCTCCGCATCCCAGAGGGCGATGGCCACCTCGGATACCTCGCGGTTCGGCTTGAACGCCTTCTGGACGTCTTCCCAGAGAACGATAGGTCCTCCGCAGAAGATGATCAGGCTCGACCCCGAGGGAGTCGTCTTGACTTCGAGGAGACGGTACTCCGAGGCGGGGGTCACGATCCCCACTTCTTCCTCGATCTCCCGAGCTGCCGCTTGCTCGAAGGATTCTCCGAAGTCGACGTAGCCGCCGGGGAGAGCGAGGGTCCCCTTGGCCGGTTCGATGTTGCGCCGGATGACGAGGGCTCCCATCAGGGTTTTGTGCTTACTGACGGGGACGATGGCCACCACGACCGGGGCTGGATTGCGGTAGGTGCTGCATTCGCAGGTTGCACACTTCCAGGGCCACAACTTCAGTGCCTCGGAGGAGTAGTGCTGCCCGCAGAAGTGACAGAAAAGATGGGGGTAGGCATGGCGGAAGTACAAGAGACGCCCCCGAGGATCAACCCCAGGGGCGTCTCTTGTTGCTAGAGCCGGATGGTCGAGCTGGTGCTGGCCTTGCCGAGGCTTTCGGCGAGGGGCGTCAGGCTGGCGACGGTGTCGTTGATCAGCTTGCCCGAGACACCCGCCGTCGCGAGGCCCTGGCGAGCCCGGTCGAGATCGGTCGTCCCTTCGCAGAGCCCCACGGTGAGGGCGATCGTCTCGGCCACGCCCTCGGCGGAGGCCAGAGCGAGGACGTGGGTCTCGTCGAAGAGCTTGACCCAGTAGTTGCGGATCCTGGAGTCACGCCCGCCGGACGTCTCGGCCGGGATGATGAAGAAGACGTTGTACTTCTCCTGGGCTTCCGCGATGATCTGCTCCAGGGGGATGTCCTCCTGGAGCGTCTCGCCGAAGAGCGCCTCGACTTCACGCTTGCTCACCCTCAGGTAGGCCTCCTCATCGCCGAGGAGGAAGAGGTAGCCCTTCTTGTTGCGCTTCTCGACGCAGTCGATCTGCGTGTGCCGGGCGAAGAAGTAGAGCGCGTTCTGGTAGCTCTCCTGCTTCGTGCCCCCGCCGCCCGCTTCGAGCCAGACGTTGCTGAAGGTCTCGTCCATCTCGTTGCCCGACTCGAACTCGCCGATCTGGATCGAGCCCTTGTCGCTGCGGGCATCACCGACGCATCCGAAGAGGAGCTGAGGATGCTGGACGCCGTTCTCCGTGAGGAGGTTCATCAGCCGCGGGAGCTTCTCCTGAAAGCTCTTCGGGGTCGTCGACATCGAGCCCGTCACGTCGAACATCACGGCCACGGCGAGCGACTCGGGATGAGCCGCCGAGTCGCGGGACTCGCGGATGAGCTTGTTCTTGGGGTCGAGCAGAGCGTGCGTCCGCTGCTCGGAACGCGGCTTTGACACGACGGCCGCCGAATAGGCGAACGTCGTGGTTGCCGTGCGGACACGATCCGCCTTGCGCGCATTGTAGAAGTCTTCGCTGTAGCTGGAACCGCCCATGGGGGACTCTCTTTCTTCGTCTCAGGTGAGAAGGTGTTGGGGTCACTCGCACTATGCGGCAACCCCAACATCGCTTCAGGGGGTCGCCGGGGTCTCGCCGGTCGGGGTCGTGGTGGGAGCCGGGGTCGTGACCGGGGGCTCTTCCTTGGTTTCCGGGACCGTCGGAGCGACCACCGCCGGGGTCGCCGGGACGGTCTCGCTCACAGCCTTCTTGGCACTGTCGCTGAACTCTTCGCTGTAGACGCTGCTGCCCATGGGGGGCCTCTTTTCTTCTTGGGGGTCGACTTCGGTAGATGAGAGATACACCAGATACCCTTCATCTACCGAAGTTTTCTTCTTGGGGTCAGAAGATGTGACGTTCCGAGATTTTCCGGATCTCGGCGAGGGTCGGCTGAACCAGGATCTTCCCGTTCTCGAAGACCGGGATGAGGGCGCTGTTCCGGCGCAAGCCCTGGACGGTCTTGTACTCGCCGTTCTCGTGTATGAGGTCGAGGAGCCCTGCCTTCGAGCGCTTGCCCTTGTCGGTGACGGGGTCCTTGAAGACATCCCGGGGCTCGCCGTCGACCACGATGTTCGAGCACTTGTAGGCGAAGCGCTGGGTGTCGCGATTGACACCCTGAAGCAGAGCGCCACCCATGCCGAATCCGATGTTCGAGGCGCTGTAGCCGTTGGCCATCATCACGTTGAGGATCTCGCGAATCGACTCCTCGTTCACGCCGTCGCCCTGGATCAGGCGGATGTACTTCGGAAGGACCTTGAAGCCCTTGGTGTTGGTCGTCATCCCGACCTTGCGCTCCAAGATATGGAGACACTTGAGGATGACCTCCGAAGGATTGCCCGAGTCCGGCCGGATCACGAGGGTCGCGCCCGACTCCTTGATCTCCTCGCGGAGGGTGTCACCCCAGATGTTCTCGACCGTGTTGTAGAGGTCGTAGGAGTCGCTGACGCAGGCGAACATCTTGCCCGGCTTCGCGAACTGGTGAACCATGTTGCGGTAGGCGTCGATCTCGTTCGACTTGCCCCAGCTCGTGATCGTCGAGTGCTCCGACGCGGGGATCGAGAAGCCCGCCATCTTGTCCTTGTAGTAGAAGTTGGCGAAGCGGATGCCCTCGATGGTGTCCGAGCCGAGGAAGTTGACCAGGTGGCTCATGCCGCCGATGCCGGCCGATTCCCGCGAGCTGACGCCCCGGCTGCCGAAGTCGTGGAGCTTGAATCCGATCTCGCCGACCGGGTCATCCGAGGACTTCACGAGGGCCTCGAAGATGATCTTCTTGATGAAGAACGACTGGGTGGCGACGGTGATCGGATACCAGAGGCGCACGAGCTGGTTCTCGATCCACGAGCCGACCCACGGAGCCTCGGAATCCGTCGACTCGACGGTCATGAGCACGTTGTGCGTCGGGACGAGCGTGCCTTCCGGAACCGCGTTGATCTTCACCGGGTAGAAGCCGCCCTTGGCCACCAGACGGTCCCAGGCGGCCTTGGGGAAGGGCTCACCATGGAGAGCGGCGAAGTCGGCCGCTTCGTTGACGTGGGCCTGCGTGAAGCCCTTGCTGAGGTACTCCTGGCACAGGTAGCTGAGGCCGAAGAACAGGGTCGAGCCGTAGCGGCCACCGCGCGACTCGAAGTAGTTGAACATGCGCGTCATGCCCGGCGGATATTGCAGCTCGGGGTGCGAGAGCTTGTAGCTGTCGGTGTCGAGGATCGGGTTCGTTTCGTACGTGGTCATGGGGGTCTCCATCAAATCTCGAAGTTGAAACCTTCACGAACAGCTCGCTCGTAAGCAACGCTGTCGAATCTGTAGAGGGTTGCTCGTCGGTGCGGAACACCAACCTGGACACCCGCCTCTTTGAGGATGCCCATTGCCAGGATGCGCTTGCGGAAGTTCCGCTTGTCGAGCGTCCGATTGAGGATCAGCTCGTAGAGCGATTGCAGCTCCGTCAGAGAGAACTTCGGCGGAAGAAGGTTGAACCCGATGGGGGCATATCGAACCTTCGCCTGGAGCCTTGCCCAAGCATCCTTGAGAATCTTGTCGTGATCGAAAGCCTTGTACATCTGGAGGGCTTTCTCGATCGGCCACCACTTGGCCTCTGCCGCATCATCACCACCCTTGACCGGATGGTCTTCCAGGCGGACCAGAGCGTAGTAGGCGACCGAGATCACCCGGCCTCGCGGGTCTCTCCCGGGGGTTCCGTAGGTGCCGAGCTGCTCCAGAAAGCCCACTTGAGCCCCCGTCTCCTCGCTCAGCTCACGTTGCGCCGCTTCGTCCAGGGACTCGCCCTGATTCCCGGTATCCGAGGTCTCGACGAACCCGCCCGGAAGAGCCCACAACCCCTGAAAGGGATCGGAGCCACGGCGGATCAGGAGAACGTGCATCTCCTTGAGATGGTCTGCGACGCCGAAGACAACGCAGTCGACCGTGACGGACGGTCGGGGATATTCGTACGTGTGACTCATGGTGTTTCTTCTACACCAACCATGGTGTGCTTTTCACACAAATCAACAGGCTGGCGGACGATTGTTGCTAACCCCTCGGAATCCCTAGCGGTTTTTCAGCTTCGGGGTGGGGTTCTTGCGGATCCACTGCGCGACGGCCTTGCACAGGCCGTCGTGAGACTTCGTCCCGAGCGGAATCTTGAGGGCTCGGGCAAGCCTGACGACGTTCGCGGGGTCCGCGTTGAAGAGGTCGTTGTAGTCGATCGTCATGGCGGGGAGCAATACAGCTCGACCCTTCCGCGGATCAACTACCAGAGACCTTTCGAGCGGAGAATTTCGGAGGTGTGTTCGATGCCCACATCGTAGGCACGGTAGAACGCATCAGCGTCCTCTTCAGACATCCTGGAGAGGGTCCCAGAGGGGTCGCAGAACAGGACCCGGCTTTGGACGTCTTCCCCCGAGACAAACCAGAAGCAGTCAATGACGAAGCAATCCATCGTCCCGATGAAGGATTGCGTACCCAGCTCTTGGAGCCTGGCAAGGTCGTGTCGTATCTCTTGTCAGTGCTTCGGAGGATAGATCAGACAGGGAAGGAGGCCTGAAATCTCTTTCTCATGAGAAAAAGCAGAAATCTCCCACCAGAGCTGTTCGATGGCAAACCGGAGACCCTCTATCGTTGTGCCGAGCACGAGATGGGGTTTAGGCTCCAAACGAAGCCCTCGAAAGCACGAGATGGGTTCGATCTTGCCCGAGGTCCGAGGAGGAGTTGGGGACGGTGGGTGCAAGAGGTCCCACATTTCGTCGATCTCGGCCATGACTTCTCAGTCGTCTTCCATGAGGTGATCGTGCCAGGTTGCTTGCTTCGATGCCTCCTCCGGCACCTCGACAATCGTCCCCGAGAAGATAGAGCGCTGCAACCAGGGCTGCCGCACCAAGTCCTCTTCGGTGATGGTCGCCCCCTTGGCGAAGAGGATGGAGTTGCCTACCCCAAAGAAGTCCTTCATTGCACGGTATTTCATAGGTCGTCCGCGAGCAAGCGCTCTTGCCAAGTAGGGGGCTCGGATGAGACAAGCCAACCCTGCTTGATAGCGTCCTCCAGATTGTACTCTTTCACTTCCCAGTCCGACACGATGTCGTCCTTGTAGACCGTGATGTCGCCGAGCATCAGCGAGTAGTAGAATTCTTGGGTCGCCCTATACGGCATGCTCAGATGATCTCGTCCGCGAGCAAATGGGCTTGCCAGGTAGGATATACTCCACGAGGGACTTCAGGGATTCCCACCAACCATCCCTGGTGAACAGCTCCTTGAAGTGCAGGATGTTCTCTGAACAGGTCATCAGAAATGATATCCCCTGCTCTGAATACTTGGTCTCTTCCAGGACCATGCTTTACCGTGAAGTTTCGGGTCGCGCGGTAGCTCACGGAGCGACTCGGACGCACTTCCCGAAGATGGCTCCTCGGGTCACCCAGCCGTTGACGTGCCCTTTGTTGTTGGATATCTGGTACTGGCGGTCGCGCACCGCGGAGATGAGGTGGACGTACTCGTTGCCCTTCACCTTGCAAAGGACGATGTCCCCCATCTCCAGGGGGGTCGCCATCAGCAGGGGCTCGATCGTCACGAGCTGGCCGCTCTCGATCTTCCCTGTCATCGAGTGGCCGTGAGGTCGAAATTGAACGACCTCACCCTTTTGAAGCTTCGCGATGTGGTGTGCTGCCCAGCCCATGATCTAGCTCTCCAGAAGTTCTTGAAGCTTCTTCTTGGCAGCTTCCTGCCCCACCCCATAGTGCTTTTTGACGCAGGCCATACAGCACTGTGTCTTCACCATCCCAGGGAGTATTTTGTGGAGGGTGTCGGGCCAGACGAAGGCGGGCCCCTGTTCTCAAGCTTTTGGAAGGCCGTGAACAGCTCGACGGCCACGGCTTCACCAATTCGGATGGCTAGCGCGGCGCCTCGGAGGCGTTTTTGATCTTCTGTGAGCTTCTTTGTCACGGTGGATCATACACCGAAATGACCTCAGCCAAAGGCCAGAGATTCGGCTGCCTCCCTGGCGCATCTCGCCAGGTCATCGAGCGTCCCATCGTTGACGATGACGACGTCAAAGTTTTCGTTGGGGATCGACATCTGCTCGACCTCGCTCGCGTGAAGCCCCGTCGCCCCCTTCAGCCCAGCCCCGGGCCGCACGACCCGAATGAGCTTCCCGCCGGCTTCCTTGATGGCGGTCATCTCGTTCTTGAATCGAACGTCGGAAATGGCCACCCCTTGGCCAAAGGTCGGGATCTCCAGAGCCGTCACGAGGCTGTAGAAGCCTGTCATCTGGTTGTACCCCACCAGATTCGGCCCGAGTAGCTTCCTGGCGTTCTGGATCGCGAGGTTCACCCAGGTGTTGTCGAAACATGCTCGACCCCATTCGGTGCCGAGCATCTGGAGAGCGAATCGAGGCGTGAGGTGGCAAGGACCGCCTTCCTCGAATCCGTCGAGTTTCCCAGGCATGCCGCAGCAAGCGCACTTGCTGTCCGTCGTCCAGGGGCCGTGCTTGCGGAGGTATCGCGTGTCCGGCTTGTTGCGGCTTGCCGAGGGACCCCAGAGCTGGTCCTCCGTGAAGTCGAAGACCTCTCGGCAGATCCTCTTGAGAGGATCCGCTAGGGCGATGGGAACGAAGTTGAGGTTGCGGAGGAAATTGGCAACGGTGTCTTTGCCAGAGCCCGCAAGACCAGAGATTCCGAGTAGCTTCATGCCCCCCGGCTACACCGAGACTTCAGCCGATATCGTCGTCGAGAAGAGCCTTGCTGAAAGGCGTCGACTCGGATTTGAGAGAAGCGCGCAGCTTGGTGGTGGCATTCTTGGCCGCCCCCGGGCCCGCATCACGATCGAAGAGCCTCTCGTCGAACTCGTCGCCGCTGAGATCGGCCTTGATGGGCCGCCCCAGGAAGTAATCGATGTTGGACGACTGGGCGAGCTTCTCGGAGGCATTGGCCTCACTCGGAGAGATCCCAGCTTGAAGCCGCCCCAAACCGAGGGGTTGGGTGGCGTTGCACAGCGCCACCAAAACAGAAGCCTTGTTCAAACCTTTGATACTGATCATGGTGTGTCTTCCTGCCGTGTGGTCGGCGTCAGGCACCTCTTTGAAGGAGGTGCTTTGCATGTCCGGGTGGAACCTGCACTTCGGGCACATTCCGGTCTGATCCAGGAATTCCCCGCAGTCGTCATCATGAAAGAGCTTCTTGGCCATACCAACAGGTACACCAAAAAGCTCAGCCGACGTAGATTTCGCTGGAGGGGGAGTCGTGGGACTCGGCGGGGGTGAAGTCGACTGAGTCCGCGGGGACTGCGTTCTTCGCCGCCACGACGAGTAGGATACGGACGACCCACTTGATAATGGGGGTCATCACGACGCGGGAGGAAATGGGGTCAGACATGGTCCCCCTTCTACAGAGGGACCATGTCTCGGATCAACCCCTAGACGAGGACCTTTTCCTCTTCCTGCCCGACGATGAAGTCGACCTTGGAGCCGTCGACCGTCGTCATCGTCGCCAGGGTGCCGAGGAGGTTCCGGGGGTCCTTCTTCGTCGGGATCGTGAAGGCGACCGGGGTCGCGTACTCCGGCTCGGAGAACCAGACCTGCCCGACGATGATCGAGAAGACCATCTGAGCCTTCTCACGGAGCGCTGCCCGCGTCTCCTTGACCGTCTGGTCGGCCTGCCCCTCGATCCAGGCCGCGAAGAGCGTCTCCGGGTCCTTCGCCTTCGTGTAGACGTCGGACTTCTTGAAGGCTTCCACCTCCTTGACGACCTCCGCCATGAGAGCCGCCCCGCCGGCCATCTTGCCGTTCGCGGCGATCTTCTTGTTCAGCTCCGCCATGCTCGGGAGCGTGTCGAGCTTGCCCGTGGCTGCCTTGCCGGCCGCGATCTTGTCCTTGGCGCCCTCCTCGTAGAGCATGACCGTGAGGATCCGGCTCATGTAGAAGTCGATCGGGTCGGCCGTCGTCACCTTCGGAGCGAAGCCGCCGGACTCCGTGAGTCCCAGCTCCTTGAGGAACTTCTCCGCGTGCTCGCCGTAGATGGCCACGAAGCCTTCCGACTTCTTCGCTCCCACCGTCTCGGTCTTGAAGGCCTTGTAGACCTTCTGCGCCGCCCGGAGCTTGGTGAGGCGGTACTCCAGCTCGAAGAGCTTGAGCGCCGAAGTCTCCTTCACCATCTGGCGGTTCATCGTCGGCATCCCCTTCAGGATGATCGTGACGTCGACATCACCCGCCGTCGGGAAGCTCGTGGGCGGGTCCTTGAGCATGGCCATCGTGAAGCCCGCCGCGACCAGCTCGTCCAGGGTGGCCTTCGTCAGACGAACCGGAAGCTCGTCGGCGTTGCACCAGCCGTCCTTGATGGGGGCGTAGTTGCGGTAGCGGAAGGTGTCCATCACCTCGGGGATCTTGGCGATCTGGAGGAGCTTGTCCGCGTTCTCGCTGTCGTTTGCGGGGGTCGCCTTGCTGTCCGCGACGAGGCGAGCCATCTCCGCCTGGATCCGGTCCTTGAGAGCCACCTTGCCCTGACGCGTCGTCAGCACGGAGACGTTGGGGGTCTCCTCGTTGAAGACGAGGCTCGTCATCGGGATCCCTTCCGGGACCGGGGTCGCCTCGAACTTGAGGGCCGGAGACTTCGAGTCCAGGATGGCCTGGATCTTCGCCTCGACGACGGCGATCTTCTCCTTGATCTGCTCGATGACCATCGAGGAGCGCTTGCCCTTCATGTCCGCACGGAGCACGTCGATCTCGGCGTTGTACTCCCCGACCTTCGCGGCCTCATCCACCGTGAGGTTCTCGGCGGAAGCGATCTTCGCGCGGCCGATCTTCGCGTAGCTCTTCTCGAACTCCTCGATCCGGAGCTTGTTTCCCGGGTTCTTGGTGAGGATCTCCAGGAGGCGGAAGACCGTGAAGGCGTCGTCCGCGGGGACGGCGTCGGGGTTGTAGCCCTTCTCGAACCGCCCGCGACCGAAGGCCGCCTCGCGAGCGAGCTTCTCGAAGTCGGAGTACTTCTCCTTGCCGAAGCAGGTCGAGAAGGCCTCGATGAGCTTGACGTCGCCGAGGGCCTTGAGGAGCGGGATCACGACCTCGCCCTTGAGGCGCACCGCGAAGAGGCTCAAGGCCGCGTAGGCGTTGTCGAGCCCCGTGTAGTCGCCCTTGACCTTGTCGTTGTTGTCCTTGGCGAGCTGCGTGAGCGAGAGGTGACGGGTTGCATCGCCCACCGCCGTGGCCGAGATGTACGAGATCGCCGTCACATCCTCGGGGACCGAGACGAAGCCGTTGGCGACCGAGAACGTGAGCAGGTCGTTGCCCTGGAAGCCGTACACGAGGCCCGCGACGGGCTCTCCGTCGAGCTTGACGTCGACACGCTTGCCGCCCGTGAGCTTGCGACCCATGGTGGCCTCGAACTCCGGCTCGTAGGCTGCGAAGTTGGCCGCGAAGAGACGACGACCGTTGCCCACGGTGGCCATGTCGGTGAGGAGCGCGCGGTTGGCGTATCGACCGAACTCGACGACCGTGACGCTGTCCATCTTGGCGGACGCGAGCTTCATGGCATCGATGACCTGAGCCCGGCTGCCCTGGTTCTCGTCACCGTCGCTGAGGAACCAGAACGAGTTGGCTCCCGGGTGCTTCGCCCCGACCCGATCACGCATGGCCGCGATCTCCTTCAGGGGGTCGATGAAACCCGTGTAGTTCGTGGCCCGGACCAGGCGATCGATGAGCGGGTAGACGGACTTGAAATCCGCCATCTTGACGCCCTCGCAGACCTTGTGGACCTCGCCACGGCTGGAGAAGACGACCATCGAGAGGGTGTCGTTGGGACCCATGATCGACGGGAGCTTCATCTTGACCTGGTTTCGCAGGTCGTCGATGGTCCCGTACATGCTGCCAGACCCGTCGATGCAGACGTAGTTGTTGACCGGCACGGGGGCCGCAACAGCCGGCGTGGCCGTGCTGACGGCGGCGAGAACGAGGAAGAGACTGGTGGTGATTCGGAAAGATCGTGAGGGCATTTTCGTTGGTTTTCCTTCGGGGGTTACTACACCGAAACGGGCTGAAAAATAGCCCGTAGTTGATCGAGAACGGCCGAAACTTTGCGGGTCGTGGGGTAGAGGATGAAGTTCTCCCCCACCTTCTGAGACACCGTCATTTGCGTCCCCGTTCAAGGGACGCAAATGACGGTGTCGGTCAGGACGACCTCGCCGTCCAGCTCTTCGATGCCCTCGCTATGCGAGAGAACCGGGAGGGAGTTCTTCTTGAAGGACCGTGCAAGCTTGGCTGCTTTCATGGCCACCATACAGAGGTAGGAGCATAGGGATCAACCGGGGACCGAGATTTTGGGGGTCCTGACGTAGCCCCGGATGTTGACCCCATCTCGCCGCATTCGAGCCGCGTTGATGCCGATCATGTGCATCGCGATGGGGAAGATGACCGCGCAGGGGCAGCCAGGATGATGCACGAAATGCGAAGGATCGTAGATCCTGCAAATCGGGCAGATGTGGGCGTAGTCGGCCTTGGAGGCGACACGGGATTTGGAGGAGGATTTGCGGGCCATGCTTCTGCTACAAGCTGGAGGCCCTTCGGATCAACTGATCCCCTCATCTTGAGGGAGAACCAGATCCCACCAGGGCATGGTGGACAGAGGCGAGTCGAGCGCTGTGATTCGGGGCTCGTAGGTCTTGAGGATCTTCTCGATCCCTTCGCGCCAGCACGAATCGTGGTCGGCGACCTTCTCCCAGGGCTTCGTGGTCTTGACGTAGCCCTTCCCCTCTTTGGGAACCATCTCGCCCGTCTGATCCTCGGGGTCCGATTCCTCCATGTCGTCGAGCGAGATGACGTTGGATTGCTCCCGGCAGTAGACCTGGACGTAGTTCGACGCGCCGTAGATCAGGACGTCGAGGTAGCGGTAGCCCTCTTCCACCTCGTGATTGGTCTGAAGGCGGAACGTGAACTTGAAGGCCTGCGGCACGGGCTTCTTGCTCTGCCACTTGCCGCAGACAGCCTCGAACGTCGTACAGATCATCGACTTGAGAATGCTTCGCATGATGAGGCTCATACAGGCTGAAGCCCGTGGGGATCAACCTTTGGGGATGGGGGACAGCCGCGAGACGGTCGCGACGCCCCACTTGCTACGGGCCCACACCGCCTCGAAGACGAAGTACATGCACAGCCCAGTTCCCTGGCAAGCCAGGATTACGTGCCAGGGGATGGCGCTGAAGGCCACCTTGAAGAGGGACGTGAGGATCGTGGTCGAGACGAGAGCGTAGGTTGCCGTCTTTGCGCAGACGCGGCGGAAGAATACGTGATCGGGGTCTCCAGCTCCGTTGTCTCCGATCCCGAAATTCGAGTCGTGCCAGATCCTCTCGTGAATGAACCCGAAGGCGGCCATCAGCCCGACGAACACCATCAGGATCTTCGGGGAGTACCCGAGGCTCAAGAGAATCGCCACGTACCAGCCTGTACCCGCGACCCCCACAACCGCGACCTTCCCGGCGCTCCGCCAGTTGGAAGACTGCGCCCCGCGATCCGGCTCCCACGGTTCACGCCCCTGGACTCGGTCGTACATCCGGAAGGCCCAGAAAGCGGCGGGGTAGACCAGCGGCTCGAAGTGCATGACGAGGAAGAACGGGATGAGCGCGGGCATCCCACATTTCCAGGAGATGAAGGGGAACAGTACGTCCTCGATCAGCTCCCAGATGACCGCAAAGACGAAGAAGCGGCGGCCGTGCTTCTTCCCGATCTGGAGCAGCGTCTTCCACGTCTCGAAGACGTTGATCTTCTCCCAGGCTTCTCCGACGAGCCAGCGCAAAGCGCGAACGATGGTCTTCATGGGGCAATCTACAGGAAGTCACTGCGTCGGATCAACCTCAAGGGGAGGGATCCCAGCCCGCGGCGTCGAGCGGGCCGTCATCGATCCCCATGTCGGGGATCCGGCCTTCCTTGGTGAACCGGGCCATCAGCTTCTTCACGCGGGCCAACGTCGCAGCATCCGGAGGGTTGGCGGTCCGAGGCCGGGGGAGGATCGACACGAGGTAGAAGGCCTCTTCGGGGGCCAATCCCATGGCTGAGGTCTTGAAGTACTTCCTGGACGCCGGGCCGATCCCGTAGAGCCCCTTGCCGAACTCGACCACGTTCACGTAGAGCGCGAGGATCTCTTCCTTCGAGAGGCAGCTCTCCAGCCCCATCGTCAAGAAGGCCTCCTGAACCTTGCGGCCAATGGTCTTCTCTTGGGTGAGCCAGAGGTTCTTCGCGAGCTGCATCGTGAGGGTCGATCCCCCGCGCACGAACTTGTTCGCCTTGAGGTTCATCTGGAAAGATTTCTCGATGGCCATCCCGCTGAGGCCCCGATGCTGGAAGAAGCCCGGGTCTTCCATGGTGGTCAAAGCCGTGATCACATCGGGGCTCACTTGAGCCAGAGGCGTCCAGTCCTTTCCTCCAGGTCCGATCGCTCGCATCCCCGGCGTCCCGTCCGCCTCCAAGATGTCGTAGGCGAAGGTCTTCTTGAGGTTCTTGAACAGCGGGACGTCACATGTCGCCTTGCATGTGTAGAGAAAGAAGGCATGCGGAGGGTCCTTCGAGACATCGAAGGACATGTTTCCCGTCATGTCCAGTTGCTTGACGTACTCGTTCTTGAGCTGGTCCGGCATCTCTTCGAGCCATTCCGAACAGGTGCCCTTGCCCGTCAGCGTCTTCTTCCTGAAGTTGCCCGTGATCACAGGGGTGAAGCCCGAGTCGTGCCAGACCGTGAATTCCCCGCTCTCGAACGTGTAGGCATCCACCGGGATCCGCATCTGATGCACAGTCAGAGGCTTGCTGAAGAGCTTCGGGTGCTCGATGGTGGCTGAACCCAGGAGGAGGGCCACCCGGTGGATCTTGTCTTCGCCTATGTACTCTTCGAGCCGGACCGCTGAAGCGCTCGCGTTCAGCTCGGCTACTTCAGCGTGTTCGATCGACGCCCGCCATTCCTTTTCGGGGTTGCGGGAGACCTCGATAGCCGTGGCGGTCAACGTTCCGAGCTGGTCGGGGCCGTCTTCCGGGATGACCATCGACGCTGAATCGATGTGGGCGAAGTCCAGGTGGTTCTTGTTGAACTTGACCCCGTTGAGATAGGCATTCCGGCCATACCTATGAGCCCCGACATTGTCGATGGTCACCATGGGGCCGTGCAGGGAGAGACCTCCGAAAGCAAAGACACCTTCGGGAGATATCACCGTACCTTCGAGGTCAGTGATGGTGATGTCTTTGCTCGGGCCCTCCCCAGTCGAGGAGGGTCGCTTCTCGGGGTACACGCGAACGATTCCGCCCTGTATTGTGATGGCATCCTTCCAGGTGATCATGACCGTATCGAGCTTCCCGCATACCCACCCGCGGTCGAACGTGACTGTGTGGAGGACCGTCTTCCCCCATTGGGGTTCGATGAAGTCCACCTTCACATCCGGGTAGCGCTCTGCGAGCTTCTCGCTTACCCGCCAGCGAACGAACGCCGGGGCGTAGTAGTAGAGGGTCAGAGCGATCAGGACGAGAAGGCCGAGGGCAATACGTCGTTTCATGCCCTCGGTTAGTACACCAAGTCAGCCCGCGCTCAACGTGAGGTACAGCTCGATGGGGCGATCTTCGGGGATCCTGATCTTGGTGGCAATGCTTCGAATGAGCATCGCCATTTCCGTCGTTCCCAGGAGTGACCTCGAAATGGCATCTTGGGTAGATCCCCCACGATGACTCCCCGTTGTCAGGAGTTCAATACCGAGCACCGGGGTGATTTCCTTGTCGCTCATGCTGCTGGGAAAGGGTTGGCCGTCGTAGATTCCGACGTTCTTTTCCCAGTCCCCGATGCTGAAGAGGTCTTCAGGAGGAATCCTCAGCGTCTCTGCATACGCGCGGAGTGCGGCCGTGGGCCGGCGGATGTACTTTTCCTTGAACGGGGTGCCGTCTTGGGGGCAGAACTCGAAGGAGTTCTCCCTGACGTGCCCCTTTTTACAGAGCACGGAAGGTTCGGGGTCTCTCGGGAATAGCTCCTCGCGAGAAACGGCCACACCCAAGATCAGATTTGCTGAATAGTCAACGCCCATGGGGGCGGACTACACCGACTGAGGCAGCTTCACTTGGCGGGAAGCTCGGTGTCCGGCTTGCACTTCTCCTGGCAGGCGTACAGCGCATCGCTGTCACCCTTGTGTGCATCTTCACACTTCGCCACGCAAGCAGCCTGCTCGTCAGTACACCCGATGAACAGGCAACCCGCGACGAGGATGGACGCAAAGAACGTTTTCATACTATCTTCTCCGATATATTGCCGACATTGACGACAAGTGAGTCCTGCCGTACTACGCGGACATACTACACCGGATAGCCGAGAGCCTTACGAAAAGCGTTCCAGGCAGCCCAAGCATCCTCTTCTTTGGCCCCGGGACCAATGACCTCGAAGTCGACTCCCACCTGGTTATTGGTGTAGAGACGCCAATAACCAGGTGTATTCTCCCAGATCCAGAGCCGGCATTCCGGCCCCTTGACGAAGGTGGTGGTCTGTCTTCCGAGCTTCAGCTTGAAGAGGTCGAGAAGAGACACCCCAGGGCCCTTCTGCGTGTCGAGCCAGGCCCGGAGTTCCATCTCTTCATTGATGTACCGATCCCGATCAACATGCACGATGTTGATCATGGGGTTGGACCAGGCGCGTTTTTTGGGCATGTTCACACCGGACATCCGACGGCTTTGCGATAAGCCGTCCAGGCAGCGAGAGCATCTTGCTCGGAAGGGGTTCGGTGGTCCTTGGCACAGATGACCTCGACTCCGATCCCTTTCGTGTTGGAGACGTAGACTCGCCAGCGTTCTTCCAGGTTCTCCCACACCCAGTAACGCTTGAAGCCTTGAAAGGTGTAGGCCTGTTTCCCGAGCAGCTCTTTATGACGGGCAACGAGGTCCCCATGCCCGATGTACTCACACAGAGCCATGTACTCGGAAACCCAGTTGGGGTAGTTCCAAGCACTGTTGCTCAGAGGCGTGTATTCAGGGCGCCCTTGAGGCATGATCAGCCGATTCCGTCGTCGAGGAGAGCCTTGCCGAAAGGCGTCGACTCGGGCTTCGGGGGAGGCAGGGGCTTCTGGGGCTTCGGCTTCCCCACGACGTAGAGGGTCGTCTTCGCCACATGGAAGCCGGCATCACGGGCTTCTCTCTCGCGGTTGATGTCGTCCACCGTATCGGGCCCCTCGACGAGGAAAGCCACGACCTCATCGCGAACTTCCTCGGGGATCTGTGCGATGACCTCCGCGACGCTGGGCTTGAAGAAGCCGGCGTAGGAGAAGCTGTGCAGGGTGCGAAGGGTCAGACCATGAGGTTTGACGATCGCTTCCTCGGTAGTCAGCGTCGTCCACGAGAACGATGTGTTGCGGTGATCGCTCTTGCTGTCGTAGTAGTAGAGCTTGCCGTCTCTCTTGCCGACGGGACGGATCGTCTTCGCGCGTTTTGCCAGCTCAGGATTCGAGATGGCAGGGATGCTCAGGGTGGGCATGGGATCACCGGGTGAAGAGGGTGAGAAGTCCAACGATACCCAGGCCGAAGAGCCCCGCCAGGGCCATCAACGCCAGGAAGAGGCGGAAGAGCTGCCGGTTCTCGTTGTCCTGGATCTTCCGGGCGATCTCGACGTTCGCCCGGCGAAACTCATCGTCATTCTTCCGAAGCTCGTGATAGTTCATACGTTCCCTACTTGCAGCCGCAGTGACCGTGGAAGTGGTCGAACTCGTCTGTGCAGCTTGGTTGAGGCCGATCGGCCGCTTCTCGGAGGCGGCGGGCGAATTCCCGGGCCTCTTTGGGCATCGTGAGCACGTCCACGATTGAGCCGTCCGACAGGGTGAGGTTGAACCCCCCTGTCGGAGTCTGAGAAGCGGATACGATCTTGCTAATGGTGTTCGTCAGGATGCCACTGCGGCATCCCAGTCCGGGATCTCGTACAGAAGCCGGGTGCCCGCGATCAACTTCCGGTTGACCGACGTGCTCTGAATGAAGACGGCGTACTCTTCGAGGTGCGCCGTCCGAAGACGGATGTCTTCATCATGCAGCGGGAGCGAGAGCAGCTCCCGAGCCTTCTTGGCTTCCCGACTCACTTGGCAATCCCCGCCGAGAAGATTTTGACGACACCGTGGTCCACGACCACGACGGCGAGCCCCTTGTGCGCTCGAAGGATCTCGCCCTCTTCCTTGTCGAGGATGTCGATGACATCCTGAATCCCCTCCCGACCGGCGAGCCCGCGAGCGAAGGGGACCTCACCCCCGTCACGCATCGCCTGCCAGTCGCAACCTGGCATCAGCACGTCCGCGAGAGGGCCCCGTGGACATCGTCCACGTTGATGACCGTGATGACGACCTCCGACGGGAGCTTGCCGAGGTCTCGGACTCGGTTGACGAAGTGCTCGACGCGTTCGGCATGGAGCGCGAGGGTGTTCGCGCAGTTGTGTTTTCCGACGGCTTGGATCATTCCGTTTGCGACGTCGGAATCGTGAGGGGACAGAACGGCGAGGACTTCGGAAGGGTACTGGGGCATGGGGAACCTACATCTGGCGGGGCCGTGGGATCAACCGGGAGAGACTTCGCTGAGGACCTGCCAGCCGAAGGACCTCCAGCGGTCCTCGGTCGCCGGCTTCCCGCTGGGACTGAACCGGCGGAGAGTCACCGTCCGTACTTCTTCGGACGTCCTCAGCTTGTAGGAGTCCTCCTCCGTCTTCGGTCCGCACATGTCGTACCGGAGCATATCCCAGGGGAACTCACCCGACCCGCGGACTTCGAGGATCGTGACGAAGAGCTTCTCTGCTTTCTTGGGCATGACCCCTCTTACACCGTTTTGGGGGTAGAACAGGGCCAATTTTACGGTTGATCCGTCCGACCCCCAACTTGTAGGACCCCCATGACGCCCAAGACTTTCATGACGTGGCTCAAGACCTTCCTCAGCGAGAAGGAAATCTCCCTCGACGAGCCCCTCGAAGTGGAAGGGCCCAGCGGGACCAACTACATGACGATCGGGATCCTCCTGGACGTCATGAAGACGGCGCCCTTGAAGGAGCTGGTGGGGATCAAGACGATGCTCGTCCAGATCGACTTCGTGAACGCCCCTGTCCGCCCCTACCTGAAGCACCTCGCGACGGCCATCGCGAAGTGATCAGTCGATGTTGAGAACCCAGACCCCGGTGGGGTTGTTCTCGTAGGACTTGCAACGCCGAACCTCGTACGTGCCAGCCGGCATCGCCTTGATGTTCTCGTGCTCGGGGTGCTTCACCATGAAGATGCCCTCGCAGATGAGGTGCCCCAGCCGGTTCTTGATCTTCGTGGTGTTTGGAGCCAGGAGCACGGGCTTGTCCTGCTTGGGGACGAAGCAGTGAGACTCGAACTCCTTCACCGGCTTCACCGCGTCGGTGATCTCGATCTTCTGGTCCGTCTTGATGAAGATGAGGTCGCCCTGCTGTGCGAAGATTTCCTCCGCCCGGATGTTGCCCGCCATGTAGCGGTATCCCTCCTCGATGAGCTTGGATGCCGGCGTCTCACGGCCGTCCTTCGAGCGGCACGGGTGGACCCGGTGGAAGTGGACGTGCGTCTTCGAGATGGTCTTGCGCCGTTCGAAGATGATCAGGAAGGCGGGGTAGCCCGTGTTCCTCGCGGTCCCCGTCAGCGTGAAGTACATCATCCCGTAGTCGTCGCGCCCGTTGAGCTTCTTCTCCAGCTCACGGACGATCGGGGTGCTCGACTGACGGTCGATGTCCATCGTCTCGAAGACCTGGTAGTCGAGCGAGTAGCAGTAGGTCGTCTGAATGCCCGAGATCGCCATGGCGACGTAGGGAACCACGACGGTCCGCTTGGCGTTGTTGACGTCGGGAGTCATCGCGGAACGACGCTTGGTGGTCCCCGCTTCTGACGCCTCTTCGTCCTTCATCTCCAGCTCGTACTCCGACTTCACGAACTTGGGCATCATCTTCCAGCCCGCGCCCGGCTCCGTGTTCCGATCGAGGTAGTTGGGCAGCCGGAACAGGAAGGCGAGGTAGGGCGTGATGTCCTTCTCGTACTTGCTCCGCCGGCTCGCATCGTGGGCGATCTCGGAGAGGATCGGCCTCCAGCCCGGCTGAACGAGAGCCATCTCCCAGAGATCGAACTCCGTGTTCACGAGGGCCAGAGCGTCTCCGTGCTTGTGGAAGAGGCTGAGCGGGATCTCCTGAGCCTCGATGGCCGCAAGGAGGGTCGGGTGGCCTTCGGGGGACACGCCCAAGCCGATGGCCTGGTTCCGTGCGCCCTTGCGCATGTTCCACTCCTTCTTCGAGCGCTGCTCCTCGTTCTTCTCGGAAGCACCCGGGAGCGAGAGGCAGATTTCCCGCCGCCCCATCGGCTGCTCGTACGAGTAGGAGTTGGCACCACCCCGACGACTCCGCCAGCTCTTGGTGATGGTCACCTTCCCCGGGGCCGCTGCCATGGCCGTACGAAGGCCCGCGACGACAGCATCGTAATCCGTCCCATGCTTCGTCAGGAAGGCCGCCAGCAACGTGTTGTTGCTGGTCCCGCCAGAGGTCTTGCTCTCGTGGAGCCAGTCGTAGAAGCGAGCGAGAAGCGGCTCCTCGACACGCAGCCGAGCGAGGACTTCCTTGACAGCCTTCCGACCCTCGATGCCCTTGACCTTCGCGACGTCTTCCCCGTTCTTCGCGTTGTCGTCGAGGAATCGAGTCCAGAGCGCATCAGCACCCTCTGCGATCTTGTATCCACGGAGAAGCTCGGTCATCTTCGACCACTGCTGATCGCGACCCTCACCATAGCGATTGGTGTCGAGCGCCAGCGACTCGGTCCACGTCAACGGCAGCCCGAAGAAGTTCAGGGAAGCCTTGAAGTCCAAAGACCCCTGGTTCAGCGTGAGGGTGCCGCCCAAGGGACGGTGGATCTTGAGGTTGACCTCCTGTGAGACCGACCCCGCCGTGACCTTCATCTTGCAGAAGTTCCACGGGGCGCCAGGCACATGGCGCTTCAGATCGTAGTCGTAGCGATCGTTGTAGGTGTCCAGTCGCGAGACGGTCCTTGACGACCAACGACTGAAGTAAGGGGCATTCTGGTTTTCGTACTGCTTGGTGACCTGGACTTGCCGATGCTCCGGGACTCCGATGACCTGCATCTCGACGAACGGCTCGACCTCTTCAACCCCCCCGACGATCTGGTAGGTGCTGATGTCGGTATAGTGATGGTCCCCGACGAACACGTAGTCCCCCCACGCGTAGACGTTCAAGGAGAGAGCGCTTGTTGTGGTCTCCTCTTGCTCGATCCAGTACGCCATGAGTTCATCCCCCTCTTCCGGCGGGGCGACCCCGTTCGTGATCGGAATCGCGACATTGCATTTCAGGACCTTGATTCCGGCCGGAGGAAGCGGGAGGCCATGCTTCTGGAGGATCCGATGCGGGTCCTGGTTGATTTCGTCTTGCAGAGAGAAGATTTTGAAGTCGCCCATGGGCAGATCCCTACACCGACAGCGGCCCGAATCGCCAGGATTTCCAGGGCCGTGTGACGTTTTTGGGGTCCGACCCCAAAAACGGTGTACTAGGGAGACATGGGCCTGAACCTCAATCTCGTTTCCATGCTGGGCATGCCGACAAAAGCGGTCTGCCCGCACTGCGAACAGATCAACGAGCTGTACTTCGATGGCTTCGATGTCGAAGGAGTGAAGACTCCAAAGGGCGGAGTCTTCACTCTCGGCAAAGAGTGCCACACCTGTGAGAAGAACTTCACAGTCGTCTGCAAGTTCGAACCCCCCACCATCTTCATCAAGAAGGCCTGAAATGCTTCCTCGCCGGGTTATCGTAGATCACGCGCTCGACGTCATGGAGTGCCTCATGCTCCGCCGGCTCGGAGCGGACGAAGCGAATGCTGTGGAGCAGATCGCCGTTCTGGGGTTGCAGCTCCGGGAGCCCATTCAGAAGCTCGACGATGCTCGTGCGGAGCTGAACAAGCTCTCGGCGCAGTTCCCCAAGGCCACTCCCGAAGGGAAGGAGGATCTGAAGAAGGCGGCGAACAAGGTCAAGACCATGATCTCGTACTGGGAATCCACGGCTCGTCGGCTCCAGGACGCGATGAAGGAGCACGAGGGTAGGATCCCCAACATCCCCTCGCCCGACTGTCCGCTTCCTTCGCACCTGACCCCTGACCAGGTCGAGTGGAAGCGGATCCTGCTCCGCCGGGTTCACCGTCTCATCGCAGAGGAGAATGGGGGATGATTACCTACCCCGGATTCAGCCGCGTTGAATCCGAGAAGCAGCTCTTCATCTGTGAGAACTGCCAGCATGCTTGGTGGTACGAAACAGGGACGGCTCCTTCCTGTTGCAACGAGCCCAGCCGAGCGGCAACGCCGGAAGAGACTGCTTTGGCCCTGGAGTGCCTCGCGGAATCAGATGTTCTTCGGCTCCCACCAGAGAACAAACCTCTTCGTCGTGCTTGGTTGGCACGTTGGCGAGGGCATTGCGAAGTCTGCGGGGAACCGTGGAAAAACCACAAATGCCTGAATGGGGTGCGCGTCGGGGAGCCTCGATGAAACGAGTTGATCGTCCCACCCGTTCCCCTGTAGGTCCACCATGACGACCCAACTGGAGGCTGCCCGTCAGGCAGCCCGTGACGAAGTTCTGATTACCCGCGTCCCGAGAGATGGAGGGTACAACGTGCTCCTCGGCCTGGGGAAGCCGTACGAGTTGTACGTCTGTGTCAACGTCAACCTGGACACGGCCCAGCATCGGGCCCGGATGCTCGCTCACGCGCTCATCTGCACGGCCGACCCCCACTGCCTGATGACCGAGGTCAACGCGCTCATCGACGGTATCAAGGTGGTCGGAGGATCAAGTATCCCGGCTACAAGGCGAGCAACCCCCGCCACGCTCGCATCGTCATCTGCGACAACTGCAAGGAAGCTTGCTGGTACAGCAGCTTCCCCAACCCCCGCTGTGGAAGCTGCCCGTACATCATGCGGGACGGAACCCAGGAAGAGGAAAAGCTCGCCGAGCAGTGCGCGTCGGAGTGTGAGGTGGCCTACCCCAAAGCCGGAGGCGGCTACCAGCTCTACGACGTCTGGCTGAAGAAGTGGCGCCCTGGTGTGCTCGGACCCTAGAGTACCCCATGCCTAAGATGGACCGGCAGCTTGCCACCAACAAGTTCTTGGACGAAAATCACCCCGGATTGCCCGATTGGGTCCGGGATACGATTGCGTTCAGGGTGGAATACGCCTGGTTGGCGGTTTTGAGGTTCGCCGGGTTCGCCTCCCAAGGGGACGGATTCCGCAACCTCGTTCGCCGCATGACCCTTCGGGCTCTCCAGGATTTGGAAGCTGGGGTTCTCGAACGAATCGTGTGACCTGGTTGATCGAGACGGCCCCCAACCTGTAGAGGAAGCATGAAACGTGAAGCCCCTACCTCCGCCGCTGTGAACGACACTGTTGCCAGGTGGTCGGCGAAGCACCCCGACCTCGGTCCCCGTATGGAGCGAGCCAAGGCGCTCGTCGCCAACGTCAAGCCGGGTCGCTGCGACCACGTCTACTTCGTCGAGTCCGCGCCCACCCAGGACTACATCGTCCGGGTGAACCGCCGTGCCCGGACGTCAACCTGCAACTGTCCGGACTCGACCCTTCGGGGCGCCCACTGCAAGCACCGTCTTGCTGCGGCCCTCTTCGAGTCTGCCCACGTCTCCTGAACCCCGGAAAGAACCCTCCCATGCTTCGAGAAGTATTCAACATCTCCCGTCAGGACAACACGATTCCGGAGACCCTCGCATTCAGCGCGAGGGTCCTCCACGAAGTGGCTCTCCCGATCGATCTCGCAACCGTGCTCCGAAAGTCCTGTAACAACTACACCAAGATCCGGTTCACCTCCCTGGAGTCGACCCCTCTCGCTCTGGGGCTCAAGGTCTACTGGATCGCTGAGCTGGGGGCTATCGTCATCACGGGCCGGATCGCCAGTGCTGGAAACGAGTACAAATCTCCGCCGCGAGGTAACCGCGTCTACGGCGAGGGCAAGAAGTGCCTCAACACGACTTCCGCCACCCCGGATGTGGTGGACGAGATCCCGGGCGGCCGGTCGTACATGCGAATCATCCCCGAGGACAACTTCTACGCGGCAACGGCCCGCGTCGTGGCCCTGGTCGAAGAGGAAGGACAGCGCATCCGGAACCTCCTCGCCGGTAAGCTCAACCCGACCTCGAACGAGAAGGGTTTTCAGGAAGCCCTGACCGAGGAAGCTCTCGGTCTTCTGGTGAAGGACCGCCCGATCCTGGAGAAAGAGGAGCCCATGCCGGCTCCGGAACCCGCTCCGGAGGATCTCGCGACCCTTCCGGAACCGGCGAAGCCCGCGGAGCCCTTCTTCTACCCGCCCAAGGCCGAAGACCCCTTCGCCAAGTCGTAGACGCAAAGTTGGCCTGGGGGGGCCAACCTTCTACCCTACCTACATGGTCAAGCTCACCGCCACGATTCAGATCGACGCCCCGCCGGATGCTCCCGCCGCCGAGTTAGGCGACGTCCTCAAGCAGATCCGGAACATCGTCCTCCCCGAAGGATGGACCATCAAAATCGGACCCGTCGAGATCAATGCCCCGGTCCGCGTCATCCGCAAGAAAACCAGGTAGAAGCCCATCGTGGACTTCCCGGTGACAGCGGCAGCAAAGAAGCACGCACCTGTCTAGCTCGGGTCGGATCACCTTCCAAGAGGTCATCCGACCCGAGATGGTGAAGTCCTTCTCTCGGGGGTCCACATGGTGGAAGTCGAAAGCTGTGACGCAGCGATCGTACCCACACTTGGGGTTCATGCAGCGACCCCCAAGATACGAGACAGCCTTTTCGCGTAGCGCTCGACGGCGTAGCGATGTTTTCAACCGACGATCGGTGTAAGGATCAGCCATGAATTTCGAGGATTTCGAGGATGAGGTGCCGCCGACCTGCGAGTCTCGCTATCACGATAGGGTCGAGAAGTTCGTTCAAGACGGTACACCGAACCCGCGACTTCGCCACCACCTCTTGTGGCTGGCGCACAACTGCGTCGCTCACCCTCTCCTGGGGGTCCTCCCGAACATGAGGACGGTCGAGCTGCATACGGTCACCTCGAACTGGCTCAACAAGAACCGCGCGATGCGTGACCTGGTTCCGATGTTCACCGAGATGCGCCTCAAGGAGATCCCCACGAAGCCCGATAAGTGGTGGGTGCTCCACAACGTGGCCGCGCACATTGCCATCGGCCTCGCTCCCATCAAGCCCTGCTTCGACTTCCACGACTGTAGCGCGAAGAAGATGAACGTGCCGGGGTGGGTCTGATGAGCACCCGAGGTTGCGTGGCAGTGGGCAATTACTCCCAGTGGCAAGGCGTCTACAACCACTGCGATTCGTACCCCACAGGTCTTGGGAAAGAGTTGTGGGATTGGGTGCAACAGGCCGGCAAAACGGGTCTGGGTTTTGACTCCCATCTCAAACTCTTGCTCAAATCGAAGAGGTGGGAAGCCTTCGTTGGCAAGAGGGAGGTAGACGAATCTGAACCCTTGATGACCAGTGAGAGATACAACTTCGATATCAGGTGGATCTATATCATCGACCCCCAAGCAGACACCCTGATCGTCTCTTACCGCAATGGGGAGGGTGGGCGGGACTCCTACGCTTTCCCGCTGGCTGGGCCCGAACCCGACTGGGCCGAACTCGAACAATGGGTGGGGAAGAACACGACGCCGTCCACCCCGGAGCCCCCCAAGACCTTCTGGGACCAGCTCAACACGGACGAGCTGTGAGACTCCGTTTCAAATTCAAGGCGGCGGAGCAGGCGCAGACTCTCTTCACGTCGTCAAAGACGACCCCCGTTGTGGGTGACGTGATCAAGGTGTACGACAAGGCGACGTGGTCGGGGAACAAGCCCACCTTGGTGCGGGTCGTCGAGATCGTCACGCACATCAAAGGCGGGGACATCTTCATCATTGAATATCTGGTGTAGGCTCGGGTATGCCCGAGCTTCCCTACGATCCTTCGAGCGACTTCCACATCATCGGCTGTGATGAGGCTGGCTACGGAAGCTGGGCTGGGCCTCTTGTCGCTGCGGTCGTGATCGCCCCAGCGGGTTGGTGTGGCTCGCCTCGGATTCGGGACTCGAAAGACCTCACGGAGAAGAGGCGCAAGCTCGCTTTTGACGAGCTGATGGCCGACCCCTCCATCAACTGGCTCTGGCGCTTCTCGGACTCGGTCGAGATCGACGCGAAAGGGGTCTACGTGTGTCTTTGCCAGATGCACACGGCCAACGTCGCATGGGCACAGGCTCTCATGAAGGAGAGCCACCCGGGCTCGACCATGGCCATCGTGGATGGGAACCTCAAGATTGAAGGGGCTCGGAGCATACACAAAGCGGACAGCTTCATCCCGGCGGTCTCCGCTGCCAGCATCATCGCCAAGACCATTCAGAGCGAGATGATGATCGAGATGGGCAAGCTCTACCCCGAGTATGGCTTCGAGCAGCACAAGGGCTACGGCGGAGACGACGCCCACCAACACACGCGGGCTCTTCAGGCGCACGGACCTTGCTCGATCCACAGGCGAAGCTACGAACCCGTGGCCCGAGTCCTCCGGGAGCGGTCCGTGGATGAGCCGCTCCTTTCTTGGGAGGTCGACCTGTAATTCCAGGTTGATCCCCAAGCTGGTCGTCCTGTAGGAGATCCATGCGTAACACCGGCAAGCTCATCGCCTTCCCCGAGTTCGGCTGCTTCATGATGGTGAAGGAGGGACCCCTCCCCGCTGAAGTGCCCATCGAGTTCGAGGACATCTGGCTGGACGGCACCCTTCTGACGTGCGCGATGTTCAACGACAACACCCCCGACATCGAGAACATCGGGGAGTTCGAGATCATCTGCGGGCACGTCGTGAACGCGGCCAACAAGACGTTCGGCACCACCTTCGTCTGCGAGGACTTCAACCAAATGGGGGTCGAGAGTCACGCCAGCGACCCCTGTGAGTGCCGCGAGGAAGCTCGGGCTCTGCACTCGGACGGCGTGGGGAACTGACCATGATCAAAGCAAGCGAAATCGAAGAGCGCGTCCGCGTCGTGGACGCGCAAATCATCAAGCAGGGGAGGAACACATCGATCGGGTGATCGAAACGGATTGGCAGCCGGGGTCAACGATCCTCGTCAGCTTCGATCAGCAGTTCACGTCTCGTATCCTCGACGAGCTGAAGTCGAGGATACGAGACCGAAGGCGGGTGGCACGTCGAGAAGGGCGGGGGCGACCAGAGGGATGAGGGATGGTGGCTACTGGCTCAAGCTCACGAAGCGTGTGGCCTCCGCCAGCAGCTTCTACGAACGATAGGCGGTGTAGCCGGGGGAGGGCATGTCCTCCCCCGCGCGCCCCTTTCTCAAATGGGTTGGTGGCAAGACCACCCTTCTATCCTTCCTCCTCAAGACCTACCCCAAGAAGATCGGGACCTACTACGAACCCTTCCTTGGGGGTGGCGCTAGTTTCTGGGCGCTCGCTCAAGAGAAGAGGTTCGAGAAGGCCGTCCTGACCGACTTGAATGCCGAGCTGGTCAACGCATACCTGATGGTCGGCGGCTTCGGTGAAGAGGTGATTCGAGACCTTCTTGCGGTACAAACCGCGTATCGCATCGCCCCCAAGGAAACGTTCACGACCTGGCGGCAGATGGACCCGGCGCTTCTGGAGCCGGTCACCCGAGCTGTCAGGATGATCTTCCTGAATAAGACCTGCTTCAACGGCTTGTACCGGACCAACAAGAAGGGGCAGTTCAACTCTCCCTGGGGGAAAGAAGAGAACGCCTCGATTTGCGATGGGGCCAATATCTCGGCTTGTGCGGAGGTCCTCCGGAGGGTCGATTCGACACTGGACGGACTCACCATTCAGCACAAGCCGTGGTGGCAAGAGGTCTCTCAGGCTCAGCCGGGGGACCTCGTCTACTTCGATCCCCCCTACGTGCCGGTCTCTGACACCGCGAGCTTCACGGGATACACTTCAGAGGGCTTCCCTGAAGCGGAACAGAGAGCCCTCGCCAAGAGCTTCTCTGAGCTGGCAGAACGTGGGGTGGCCGTCGTCCTCTCGAACTCGGATACGCCCCTTGTGAGAGAGCTGTACGAGGGGTGGGAAATTCACGAGGTGAAGATGGGGCGCTCTATCAACTCGGACGGAGCGAAGCGCGAAGCTGTGGGCGAAGTGGTCGTGGTGGGTCGCCGGGACGGACTCACCCCTTTCATCTCGGAGCACCAAGAAGACCCCTTCGCCTACATGAACGCCCTCATGGAAGAGTTCTAGCGAACTTGACCTTCCCAGGGATGGCGATGTGGAGCCAGTGTCGGACTTGCTCCGGCACTCGGCCGGGACCGTAGGCGACCATGAGCCCAATGGCCTCGCAGAAGGCCTCCTCGGGGTTCTTGTTGGCGTAGGCTGTGATGGGTGTCGAGGGGACTCGAACGGTCTTGGTGCCCTCTGAGAGGAGCTTCTCGAAGTCGTCTCGGTTGAAGCGGTCGTGCAGGTAGGCACGGTCGTGAGACAGCGCATCGAGCTGGAGCGCAAGAACGGGGTCCGATGTCTCCAGGTGCTTCATCAGCGAATGCGTGAAATGTCCGACGTTGGGGGGCCACTTGCTCAACAGCTCGGCGATGTCGAGTTCCTTCAGGTCCCCGCTGATCACGGCGTACCAGAAGTCGCTCCCATCCTTGCCGAGGTGCTTGAACAGGTGGTGGCCCATCTCGTGAGCCATCACATGGGTTGCCCACTCGGGCCGTTCTGAGATCAAGGAGGCCGTCGAGAGAGTGATGGTGCCGTCTCCGTTGTAGCGGCCCCCCTCATCGAGGGTCATCCCGAAGTCCAGGATGACCGGGAGCTGGTTCTGGATCAACCAGGGGAGAATCTTGGCGGCTTTGGTCTTGTAGTCCTGGAGCCCCTGCTTCAGCTTCGAGAGAACCTTCTCATTCCAATGCGTATCGGACAAGTCGGTTCGATCGGACTTGAACCCGTGCATGATCACCTGGAATCCTTCCAAGGTGATCGTCTCATCCTTCGGGACATCAACAGGGATTTCGGGCGCCATCCCATTTGTCTTGAGCATCTCGAAGACTTCACGCATCGCTGTCCAGAAGACTCGGGCTTTGGCTTGAACGCGAGCCTTCCACTTGGGGGCATTGCGCTCGAACTCCAAGAACCGGCTCTCCTCGGAGTAATACTCGTTGGCAAACCCGATGGGCATGCTCTTCAGCTCCGACATCCATGTCCAAGCGACCGCACGAGTCTTGTGGTCGATCCAAGAGACATCGTGTCCTGTTGCCTTGGAAATGTCGTACTTGACGGCGTCCCCAAGGAAGTGCTTGAAGAACATGTCATCGAACCGATTGGAGTAGATCCGAATCGCTACCCGCAGCTCATGCGCTGTCTTGTAGTCTTTGACCAGGGGTATGTTCTTGACCAGCGTCAAGAAGTCCTTCCGGAGCTTCTCGATGAGAGCAAGGTCGACCATGACCTTGTCGGCGATCAGGAACCTGGCGAGAACTCGGTGAGCGATCATCGGAAGGACACCGGGCGCAGGAAGTAGTAGGCAAACCACTTCTCGCTCTCATACCCCTTCATCGCGTCCAAGAGGTCGTACATCTTGTCGCTCGGGGCCTCTCGTCGGATTTCTGCGTCCGCTGCCTTGATGCGGCGTTCGAGATTGTCGAGCCAGTGATCGAGGGCTTGGGCCATCTTGGGATCGCTCATGTCCTGGGGGACCATCTCCGCCGTGACCTCCCGGGCGTACCGCGTCCCCTTGAAGAAGAACTGGAACCACTTGGTGTGTTGGCGCTCGCCGATGGCATCCGTGAGCTGCACGAAGGCCTTCCCGGGTGTGCCCTGCCCCCGAAGCTCCTGGTTGGCCCGCTGAGTCAACTGGAGCAGGTTGTCGAGCCACTTGTCGAGGTCCTTCGACATCGTTCCGGGGTCAACCCAGGAATCGGAGTTGTCGTCGTAGTAGCTCGCTTCCTTGTACTTCGACATGAAGCGGGCGAGGATCCGTTCCGACTGGTCATGCTCTTCGGGTTTCCCGTGGCAGCTACAGCTCTCGCACCCCTGCTTGAGGGACGCCGCCTTCTCGTGGAGCTTGTCCATGACCGTCCCATCCTTCAGATATGTGTCCTCCAGTCCGGGGACGAGATACTGGCTCTTCAGCGTGGCAGGCTCGTGGCCCACGGCTTCCGCTGTGACTTCGAGGGCTTCCTTGAACTCTTCCTTGAGCTGCTTCTCCCGCTTCTTGGGGTCTTCGGGGAGCTTGCCGCCCTTCTTCCTGGAGGCCTTGAGCTGGTCCTGCATCTCGACGTTCGCGTGCAACCCACGGATGTCCTTTGCCGAGATGTCAAATTCCTTCAGGTAGGCGTTCACCTTCTCGGCTGAGACCTTGCCCCCGTCCCACTCGAAGATACAGGACGTCTCGTTCTCGGCCGCCTCACAGGCATCCTTGAGCGCCTTGGTGATGGTCGAGTCGGTCACCTTCTTGACGTGCTTGACGCCGGACTTGCCGACGTACTTGATGGTCGCCCCGCCCTTGCTGAAGGTGATGTGGTCCTTCTGCCAGCCCGTGACCCCGAAGTGCCCGTCGTCCGCGCTCTCGTCGTTCCCGACCCGCTCGAACGTGTGATCCATCAGCATCACGGCGAGGGCCGTGAGCATCTTCTCGGGATCGCTCGACTTCAGGTCCTTCTTGGCCTTCGAGCGGACGTCGTCGATCTTGCCCCGGAGCTTCTCGATTCGCTTCGCCTTCTCCCGGTTCCGGTTGGCGATCTGCTTGTCGGAGTACTCGTAGACGGTCATATCCTCGCCGTCTTGAGTCTTGACCTTCTTTTTCTTCTTGTAGCGGGCCGCGACTTTTTCGGTGATACCCATCATCTTGAGTTCGATCGGGGAGTAGAACTGGAACACAGGGTTGGGAATGGTCACGGTCGACGCCGAAGAGATGTCGTCCCGCTGGAACACGTAGGGATTCCCGATGGTGCCTCCCTTGGGGTCGCGGGATGTCCACAGCTCGGACTTCCCATACACTCCCACGAAGACGATCCAAGAGCCTCCGTCGATGACCCCGAGGTAGCCTCCAACCTCTTTGGGGTTGGAGTAAATCTCCGTCAGGCCCGCGGTCAGAGCAGGGTGGTCCGCCATCTCCGGCGGTAGAGGCATCCCCCCGGAGCTTCCCCTTGCCACGACGGATCGTAGAGCGGCCTCCCGGCGGGAGACGACATGTTGAGCAGCTACTCGGAGGGACCGGCTGTGCATGGGTTCTACATCAGGGGCGACGTACAAGAGAAATCTCCCCCAAGAAGCTGGAACCGAGCGAGGACTTGCTCAGCGGTCACGAGGGAGGATCGCTTCAGGATGAGCTTGAAGGTTTCGAGCTGGTCACGAGACATGTCCCAGTTCATGACGTAGGACCGAAACACCTCGGCCCATGCTTCGCCAATGTTGCTCCGGCCATAATCAGAGACAGGGAGGACCTCACGAGGATCAGCATCCCACTCGTCTTCCCAGGCCTTGGTGCGAAGCTCGATGTTGGTTTCTTGAAGCTCCTTCGCGTTCGAGTCCTTGATCGATTCGTCGATGAATGCGAAGGAGGTCTTCATCGATTCGTCGATGAGAGCAATGCCCTTTTTGGCCCAAGCCGCCAAGATAGCCTTGAACGCAGTGTTCTTTGCCTCCTCGTCAGGGTACTTGGTGAGCTTCAGGGCCAGCTTGGGTGCCGCTTTGAAGTACACGTAAAGAGCCTTGCTCTTGGCGAAGGCATCCCAGTACAGCTTCTCGATCTCGGGGGTCCCTCGCTTCCAGGTGGTGTTCGTGAACACACTGGAAAGTTCATCCCGATGCTTCTTCGCAGCCTCTTCCAGAGGGGGCCCGAACTTGGCGAGAGTCTCCTGATACCCCAATTTGGAGTCCGTCATGTTCCCCAAGGGCTCTGCAATCGCCCCGAGGAGATCGAGAATCTGGTTTTTGCCCTTCTTGATCTTCTCGGGAGGGATGATGTAGGGGTCCCTCGTCTTCTCGGGCTTCTTGTTCTTATGCACCCGGACGAGGCTCTCAAAGAACTCTCGCTGTCTTGAGGAGAGCTGATGGAACCAGTACCTATGGCCCAGCTCGTGGGCCATATAGCCCACGATGTGTTCGCTAGGGCGGGCGTAAATCATGACGACGTCTTTGCCGATATTGTATCTACCGGCTACTCCCAGGTCCGCCCCATTTTGATTGACCCCACCGCACGACTCACATTGAATGAAGACGACACCATACCACGCAGACTCAAGCTTCTTGGCTCGAAGGCGGTTGTAGGTCTCGTCGAGGTATCTGATGTAGAGACGGGTGTCGTCAGGGGTGACCTTCGAGTCCTCGATGATGACCCGCATCCCGTACATGTCAAAGTCGGTGACTGTCGGAGTAGGGTTCGCTTCTTGGGCTTGTGCTGAGAACTTCTCGATGAGGTCCTTTTGAACGACGTCCACCCAATCCATGATCCATCCCCCGAACCCAGAGGGAGACTTGAGCAGAAGCTTCTTGCTGGCAGCGGTGAACCCCGACTGAGTCAGGTACTCCCAACGCCGCTTGCTGTCCGCGTCGTCTCCAAAAGACTCGGCCATGCCGTTCTTGAAGGCGGCGATCAGCTCGGGGGTTGTGATGCCCTTGAGGGCTTTCTGGACAAGGCTGTCCCGCTTCGGTAGGTCCACCCTCCAGTAGTACTTGATGTAGTCGAGCAGCGTGGAGACCTGGTCTTTGAAGGCGTACTCGATGTCAATACGTATCGTCCACTTGAGATACCCCTCGATATCCCCCGGAGCCGGAGTAGGGACAGATGTCAACATCTCCGCTGACTTCTGAGCCACCATGAGGTTCTCGGCCATGATCTTGTACCGAGTGTTGATGTACTCCCGGGCCGGGGCGAACGTGATGATGCTGTTGAAGTCTTCCTGGAATTCCAGGAAGAAGGTCTTCAAGTCCGTCATGACCTTGTACGCCACGTCCTCGGGGCTATTCGAGTTCCCCAGGGGAGTCTTGAGGCGCTTCCGCAATTCGGCCTTCTTCTCTTTGAAGAACTTGCTCGAAAGGAAGAACTCCGGGTCAGGAGCCTTCTTCGCCCCAAGGAATCGGGAAACTACACGAGAGGATAGAGACATGGTTCAGTCTTCCCCGTCGTCGAGCATGGCGGCCTGGGTGTAACGAGCGAGCACCTTCTGAGCAAGAGCCGGCGGAGGGTCGTGCCAGATCTTGTAGAGGCCGATGATTTGGTTCTTCTTCCGGCCCTTGGGGACGGGCTCAATCTCGATGATGGGGTTCCCCTTGACGTCGAGCCCCACGGAGACGATCCTGCCCTTCTTGTTCTTGTACTTGCCGTACAGAATCCGGTCCCCCACATCGAAGAATCCCCGAGCGGACACGCTTTTCGAGGCGGTCATGTGGTGCGAGTAGACTTCGAGAAACTGCGCCTCGAACTCCCCAATCCGAGTTGAATCGTTCTCGTCGATCTTCACGTTCGCTGGGACCAAGACGTAAGCAGTTGCCATCTCGTATTCTTCGCTGATGTTCGTCTGAAGGATGGACCCACCCATTGCCGCCAGCTCGTGTTCGAGCCTCTTGACCATGGTCTGTGCGAGTTCCACAGACCATCCGCCAAAAGGGATGTCGAACTCGACGTAGCCCTTGAGAGGGAGTTGCTGTCCCTTCTCGTGGTGGCTCTTTCGAAAGCGAACCAGGTACTCGATGTACTTCGCGTCGTGGGGGGAAACGAAGACAGCGACCACGTCAGCTACCCGGACGCTGGCCGTCACGACCTCATACCCTCGCATCTGGGCGAAGTGTGTTGCCATCTTGAAGGACGGCGTCCAGGAGAGGAACTTCCGGACGATCGCCGGCTTGTCCACGGGCTCCCCTCGGTAGAGCGTGACCTCTGCCCCATGCTTGCTGTGGACCAGGTTGCGGACTGGCGTGTAGAGGTCGTACAGCTCGTCAGCATGGGCTTCCAGGGCCGGCGCAGAGCCTCCGAACACCCCGTGAAGGAAAGTCTCCACGCCGTGCTTCAAGTCGCTCGGAAGAGCCTCGAACACCGCAAGAGCGGCCTCTCGAACAGCCCCGTCCGTAGCGAGAGTCCCCGCGTATCTTTGCGCCACTTTTGAGGAAGCCGGAGCCATGTATCTACGGAGAGGGCCCTATCAATACTTTCCGGTTGATCCCCAAGGTTCTCGGTGTGTAGTAGGGACATGATTATCGACGCGTATGCCGAATGGGACGACCCCCACGCTTTCCGTGTCTACCTCGTTGAGGAATACGACGAGTTCGAGAACAAGCCCCTGAAGGCGTCCTACACGGAGAACGACACTCACGGTCGGCTTTTCCGGGCCTGTTTTCTGGCCAACCCGAAGGACTTCGCGGGTCAGACCGTGGGGATCCTCTGGTCGGCTGGGCGAAGGTGGCCCCCGCCAAGCGAGCGGCCACGGCTGTCAAGAAGGAGCTGAAGAAGATCGCGAAAGGTCTTCCCGGCCCGACCATGGCCGATGTCGCGTTCGCGGCTCAGCTCGCCATGATCATGACGAAGAAGCCGAAGGGTTGATCCCGGATCCCTTCCTCCTGTAGGACTCCCATGAGCACCCAACAAAACGCATTCGACGCGGGCATCATCGAGATCGTTCTACGTCTCGGAGGCTGGCAAGGTGTCCGCGAGGCCCTCTACATCAAAACCCTGGCGGGCCCTCTTCGCGTTCTTCCGCAGTGGGACTATGTCGACTGTCGGTTCGACGACCCCAAAGCGGCCAGCCAGCTCACGGGCGACCCCATCGACCCTCAGACGGGCAAGTGGAACCACGAATACCTCGGAAAGTCCATCCGCACAGCGCTGAAGGAATTCGAGGAGACTCTCCGAAAGGTGCTGCCGTGATCAAGAAGTTGACCAAGAAGCAAAAGGCGGCTCAAGAGGTCGCCTTCAATGCCGGGGTGGTCGAGATCGGTACCCGTCTGGGTGGGGTCTCTCAGGGCAAGGAATGGCTCCCCAACTACTACGAGATCACGACCCGAGCAGGGTATCTCAGCATTGCCACCTACGGTAACTGGGTCGCCTGCAAGTTCAACGACCCTGACGCGGCGAAGGCTGTCGTGGGGACATCTGGGCTCAACCCATTCTCCGGGAAGTGGAACCAGAACTACTTCGACGTGCCCGTCAAAGACGCCTTGGAAGACTTCGAACGAGTTCTCCGGAGGATTTTGCCTCCCGAGGTTGATCGTCTCGCCCCCGTTCGTGTACTGGCTTCGTAAACGGGCTTTGCCCCATCTCACAGAGGAGTTTCGAATGTTCATCCCCGATGCAACCCACACCGCGCTGTTCCAGGCCATGAGCGACCTCGACAAGAGCCGCACAGCACTCAAGTCGGGCCAGTGGGCCGCGAAAGTGCTCACCATGCTCCTGACCTCCGCTGATGTCGGTGCCCTCGATTCGAGCATCGCGTTCCTGAAGGCGAACGCGGACAAGATCAACAAGATCCCCGGCGTTTGCGCCGAAGGTTCCGAGGCGATCGAGAAGGCGAACTCCGCCCTGGAGAGGGCCCGCTCCAAGATCCCCAACACCACGCCCCCGGATCCCCGCGGCTTCGAGTCCTGTGCGGCTCCGAGCGAGCCGGTGGACGAGTGGGCATTCATCCCCCCGACCTGACCTTCGGTTGATCGCGTCGAGCTTGGCCTTGTAGGACCCCCATGAAGGCCAAGCTCGACAAGAAGACGAACAAGTACGAGTTCGAGTTCGAGTTCAACGGGCGGGAGTACACGGTTGACGGCGACCGCTTGTTCGATGCCCTCGCCGTCAGTATCGGTGGCACTTGCTACCATGTGGGCTGGTTGGCTGAGGTTCTGGGCCGTAACTCCCTGACTCTCAGCCCCCTCAGCATGGGAGATGTCATCCCCGGCTGGCAGATCGCCCCCGCCAAACTCCTCCCCCAGTTCTGAGCTACCCGTCGATGAGATTCCTGTAGGGCTCGTCGTTGACCTCCGAGTAGAAGGTCTCCTTGGGGCCTTCGAACAGCGCGAGAGTCCGACGGATCATCTCGTAAGGCTGCGGATCAGTCGGGACCATCGTCCGATTGAACCCCGCGGCTTTCGTGTGTCCGCCACCCCCGAAGACCTTCGCGAACTTCGCACAGTCGAACGTCGTGTGGCTCCGCGTCGAGAACGCGAGCTTGTGGTTCTCCCCGTCGAACTGGCATGAGAACCCGATGACGAGGTCTGCATCCTCGCCAAGCAGCTCCGCTGCATCGCTCGTCGTCGTGAGCCCCTGGAAGACCACCACCCGCGTCCCGACCGGCGTCGTGTAGCGGTAGGCCCTCGCCACAATGCTCTCGACCTTGGCTTGCTGCTTCTGGACAAGGACGGGCCCGATCTCCGCAAGGTCGGACCAATCGATCGCATCACACTTGAGCCACTTCTCTCGCGGCCAGAACAGAAGCGCTTCAGCCTGAGCACAGGCTTCGAGCCAGCGAGGGCTTCTCCTCTGCCAGGTGTCCCGGATGCCAGCGAGGGTTGCGAAGTCTTCGATCAGCTTCTCATAGGCCGTGGGCCTCGTTCGGCCTGCGAGCCGGCACATCGGACGCCACACCTCACGGAAAGCGAGGACCGCTCCGGAGACACCCGGTTCCAGAGCTTCGTCTGCGTAGACGCTGTTCTCCCCGAAGGACTTGATGGTCGCCTCCGAGGACTTGTGGTGGTCGAGCACGATGGCGCCCGCGTCCACGAACTTCTGGGCCTGGTCGGCGTGAGGGGTGAAGTCGCAGAAGAGCATCCCCGGCTTGGGCTCCAGGGCGGCCAGCTCGGGGGACATGTGCCGCATGAAGACGATCTCGGCCTTGGGCAGAGCGTCATGCAGGATCATCGCTGAGGCGAGACCATCCGGGCAGTTGTCGTGAACGATGAGGGTGGTGACGGCGTCGAGCTTGTCGAGGGAGATCATCCCACGCAGCTACACCAAGAACGTGCGCCCAAGCTGGAGAGCGCGAGCATCCGCCGCTTCTTTTGCCTTCTCGAAGTCCAGATCGAAGCCCTTCCAGTCATTGGACCCATGACAGACCTTCCAGATCCATCCCAGCCCCGGCTTTCTTTGGAGCCAAGTCTTCTTCTCGGTTTCATCGATCTCTTTTGGGGAAAGAGACATGATTGACGACCCAGTCTCGTGATCACGACGACAGAGAAAACGAGCGTCTGCTGAGGCAGGTTCCCAGATCGAAGGATCATGCTCGGTAGGTCCCTCCAGGGACGTCGTACACGTAGACATCGAGGCCACCCATGGTCTCTTCGATGATCTTGGAGACCTCCGCCCAAGACCCACCCGCGAGCCCACAGCCGATCCTCGGCATGTGGATCGTGGCTTGGGTGGTCCTGGCAGCCTTTGCCACCTTCTGGAGGCACTTCCTCAGTGCGTCGTAGCGAATCGGAGGCCCGTCATCGTCTGCGCCCTTGTGCTGCGTCTTCTTGGAGCCGTAGCCGGTTTGGGCGATCATGTTCATCACCCAGATCCCGTTGTCCTCATGGGTCTTCCCCTGGACGCTCACGCTTTGAACCTCCCCAAGAGCGAACGGTCCGCTTCGAGGATGCTTCCCGTTTCGATACCACTCTCGGTAGGCGATCTCGGGGTCAAACCAACGCCCCGAGATCGCGAGGACGAATCCAGCGCCCCATCCCCCGACGTCGTTGCAGATGTGGACGATGTATCGCGTCCCCGTGCCTTGGGGTCGGACGGCATTGCCGATGAGGTAGTGGATCATGCTTCACCAACAGAATCCGACAAGGCCGATACCAGATTCTCCTCGAACACGAAGAACTCGCTGGAAAGGGCCACAGAGGACCAAGAGTTCTTCGTCTTCGGGTGCCATATCCCAAAGAGGGACTTTGACCCATGTATCCGTTGTGTGCCCAATGCTGCGATCTGCCTGAAGGAAGAAAGCAGAACCTCCCTTGGGGACATCGTAACTGGGTGAGGCCCCAAGGGGTAGATTGTCTTCTTCGGTAGTCATGCTTCCAGGAGAACGGGGAAACGGGTTGCTTGCCACATCGAGGTGGGGTGTGGCAAGCAACCCGGTAGCAGTCGTGGGGTATGCTGTTCTCAGGCGCCCCGATGAGCCCCGCTGTCTTCAGACGCGAGAAGACCCACGCCACGAGCGCTTGCTTGGCTCGCATCGAGTTGACGAACGACTCGATGCACACATGGTAGCGGTACTTGTGGTGCGGAAGAGCTGCGAAGTCCTTCTTGATGGCCTCTCGGATCGCAACAAGAAGCTTCTCCCTCTCCCACCGCCTCATCGAGGCACGGATCTGGGATTTGCGTCGAAGCGACCCGCCGGATCGGTAGGTGATCATGGCTTCAGAGTTACGATGAAACAGGTTGCTTGCCAAATCATGCCGGCTCGTTTGCCGGAGTACATTTCTTGGGGGACGGCATTGCAGGGCGGTCCGATGAGCCCCTCCGCCTTCAACCTGGAGAAGCACCAAGCGACCAGGCTCCGCTTGGCTCGGTACTTCTCAGCCACCTTCTCGATGAAGAGGCCGATCATTGATCGGTGATACGCCAAGATGTCCTGGACATCTTGGCGTATCACGGAGAGGAGCTTCTCCTTGTTCCACCGCCGGCACGATGGACGCATCCCCTGTTTTCGCTCAGGGGAATTGTAGTGCCTGGAGGTGTGCATCCTCCAATCTTACACCGAAACCTACGGGAAGAGGAGCATCTTGATCCCCGCCGCCCTCGCTCGGGTGTGGCAGTCCTTCGTCCCCCGGCTGCGCTCCAGGTCGGGGGTGAAGGCGATCCCGAGGTCGAAGGACGTCCCGTCCTTGTGGGGGTGCTCGTCGCGGATCATCTTCGCGTTCCGGATCGGGCCCGCAGACTTGGGGTTGCCCGCTGCTTTCGCCGCGTCCCAGTCGGCGGGGTAGGCCCGCACCTCGAAGCCGTACTCCTTGGCCAGCTCGGTCGCCATGGCATCAGCCCCCGTCGGACAGTCCCCGTGGACGATGATGATGCGGAGGGTCTTCTCGGCGAGCTTGTCGAAGACCCTCCGCATCCCGAGCTGGTTCTTGTAATCCCTCGACCCGGTCACGAGCACTTTCACTGGTTCTGTTCTCCTTCTGCGGACTTCTTGAGACCCCACGCTGTCAACAGCGATTTACGACTCCGGATCGCATCGAAGAGAGCGTTCCGAAGGCTCGATGTCTTCACCATCTCTCGGCGCTCTTTGGTGAGGCTGTACCACTCATTGAGCTTATCCAGCTCAGCCAACTGCTCCAGCTCCGAGAGCAGAGCGCGTTGAATGTCGTACTCGTAGTACTGCGCCGGGGGATTCTTGTACTCCTCCGCGGCCTTGGAAGTTGCAGCCTCCGGGATGTCCTTGAGCTGCTCGGTCACCTCGGTCACCTTGCGGCCCAACTCAAGGGACATGTCCAGGGCCTTTCGGCCTTCCGTCTCCTGAGCCAGGTTTCCCGCGCAGATTTCGTTGAAGGTGAAGCGAAGCGCGTCAAACGATGCCATGAAGGCGTTGAACTGCGCCTGGCTCGTGACCGCCGGCATTTGTGCCTGAAGGGCACGGGCAAACTCCTCGTTCGGTTCCAGGGGCTCTCTGTTGTCGCTCATACATATCCTCAGTGGGTGGGATGGTTGGCCCCACGAATCAGAAAATCGTAATACTTCCGAGCCTTTGACTCTGCATCGGGGACCCCCTCCGAGCGCAAAGCGAGCTGGAATGTCCCCCGGATGAGCTGTGCGCCCTGCTCCGGGTTCGAGAGTAGTCGAAAGCATGGTCGACAATACTCGTACTCATTTTGAGGCTCTTGCCCCATTTGTCGTACCGACTCCTTCTCGGAGTCCGATAGTCGAAGCGTGACACAGGCCGACGACTCGATCTTCTTCGAGCAAACACAGCATTTCATCCGACGTCCCCATACTCTTTCAAGAGCGTGTGCTGTACGTCTTCTATCGCAAGTTTACCCGAACAGACACGCTCCGCGAGTAGTAGCGCTTTGGAGATAGGTAGAGGGATATGTTTCAACACATGCTGACGGAGCTTGGAAGCCTCCATCTGGTGGAAATCTCGAATGGTGTCCGCTCTCGGGACGATCCCTGTTCGAGGTCCGAATCGGTGCGGGTGGCAATCGTAGGGGTCCCCCGTCGACCAGGTTGTCCTACAGACGAAGGGTCGGCCCTCGTGTGCAGAGCACTTGCTCTCAGAGAGAAGTGGGCAAGGGATGTTGCTCAGGAACCAGACTTCATGAGCAAGGCCCCATACCTGCGTCGAGTGAGTCTGGAGCTTTGCCTGTAGGCTCGCAGTCCAAAGCCCTCGTTCGACCAGCCATCGGAAGAGACTGATACCCTCAAGAATAGAGATCCCCACAGGGTGGGAACAGCAGGCGGAGCACTTCACGACACACGAGATTACCCGTCCGAGATCCTCTGCCGTGTCACGAACCGAAGCCTCGAAGGCCCCAGCTCGCTCGAAGCGTTGAGCTTCGACCTCATGTGTGTCTCTCTCCAAAAGAAGGGGGAGCGACCGTCGGGTCATTCGTCGAACTCGGCGTCATCGAGAAGATGGGTATAGGCGTTCTTCTCGGGTTTCGGCTTGACGGCGACGTGGGCGATTCGTTGCTTGACCGTCTTGAATTGCGCGGTGATGTCGATCCGCGAGCGGCCTTTCTCGTGAACGGCCACGAGGAGGTTCCCAGATTGCAGCCCCAACATGGGCGAGAAGAACACGGGCCCACCCATTCGAGCGGGGTCGCTCGCCACCCAGTCAACGTACAACCTCAAGGGTTCTTCCGTCGGAGTTGCCAGAGGCCCGATGATGCGAGCGATGTACTGCAACCGGCCCAAGCTGGGCCTGGACTGCATGACCACGAACGGCCACTCCGTCTGCGGGTTGGAGAGAACCGTCGCCTCTCCCTTGAGATCCGCATCGAAGCGAATCTCCTTCACCTGCCCGGAGGCTGCGAGAAGCTCCGACATGTGCGTACGCTTCAGGTCGTACTTGCGGACAATCCAGTGCTGCCCATCGTGCAGAAGAAGGTCTCCGAGCTTCATGCTTCCACCACTGCCGGAATCAGGAGGTCTTGAGGCGTGAACTGCTCCTCGAACTTCTTGAGGATGGGGAACGCCGTTGCTGCGTCATCTTCGAACGACCGACGCACGTCGTAAAGCGCATTCCGGAAGGAATTCTCTATGACGTGCGTCAGGATGGCTTTTTGAGGAGGATCCGAGAGATCCCAGGTCTTGAGGTGCCCCACCCACTCGGCGTGAGCGGACTTCTCGATGTCGTCTTCCAACCCGAGCATGCGATGGTAGGGACCGATGTCCCCCTCCTCTCGACTTCTCGGGAGGTAGACAGTCCTTCGAGCCAGACTGCGAAGAAGGCGTTGGGCGAGGTGTTGAGCGAGAAGAGCGGAGGGCATCGCCTATACTGACACCGAATCCGCTCCCAAGCAGAGAGGGATCGTTCAGCCGCCGAAAGGACCGCCGAGTTCGAGGCCGGCATCCTTGAGGACGTCGTCCGTGCTCTTGCGCTTCACGACGGACGCCTTGGGAGTCGTGGCGGGAGCCTCGTCTTCGACGGGAGCTGCCTTCACTTCCGATTCCGCCTTCTTGTCTTCGTCCGAGGACGCCTTGACAGGCTCGACGGCAGCCTTGGGCGAGCTGCCCTTGGCGAGCTTCTGCGCGACGAGGGCAGGGGGAGCCTCGTACGAGGACACGACGCGATAGAAGCCGCGTCCCTTGGCCGGGACCTTCTCGAAGGTCTCCTTGGCCGAGGAGAGGGTGTACGAGATGTATCCTCGCGGGTTGTCCGAGAAGGGCAACCAGCCCATCTCCTTCATCTCCGTGAAGAGGGTGTCCGCGTTCACGATGCGATCCCCAGCCGTGACTGCCATGGCGTCGTGCAGCTTGGGACGATCCCCATTGGCCACCTGGCGACGGCCTTCCGCGGCTCGGCTCATGCCCGCCACCTTGGGCTTCGGGTCTGCGGCGGACTCGTCCTTGGCCTTCGGCTTGCGACCCGGCTTGCCCTTCGGCTTCACAGGTTCCGGAGTGCTCGTGGCATCCTCCGTTGCAGCCTTCGGCTTGCGGCCGGGCTTGCCCTTGGGGGCCGCTGCGGGAGCTGCTGAGGCCGACGATCCGTCACCGAAGATTTCGACGAACTTCGTCACCTTGTCCGCGGCCTTCACCGCTTCGGCCTGCTTCGTGGCAACTTCGGCCTGAAGCTCGGATAGGGTGCTCTCGTACGTGATCTTGTTCATATTGGGATGATCTCCAGATGCACATGCCGTCTCTCGGTCCCTTTGGGGTATGCCGAAGACGGTAAGATGGTTCCCTGTGATAGGACCCTAACCTGGAGGATCTGTCAAGGATATATTTTGGGGTCGGTTCCAATTCGAGAATTCAGGACTCTGAGATGCTTTTTGGAAACGTCCTCTTCACGAACGTTTCCAAAATTGCACTTCTTGATCTGGAAACACGTTGCAACCACGCCAGGCCCAGCCTTGAGCCCTTCACAACGTTCGCAGATAGCTGTCCCAAAATTCAGACGGAACCGTAGCCGAGCACCTTCCGCGAGAAGCTCGTGGTAGGCCTCAGAGAGCTTCTCAACGGCGGCAAAGACCTGGGTGGGGTCTCCGGTCGAGAAGCTCTGGAGAGCTTCGTCAGCAGGGTCTACTTCTTGGGGAACTCCCGCTCGATGTCCGCCTGGCAGATGATCCCCATCCGACGGAGAGCTTGCTCGGTCTGCCCCTTCGACACGGCCATTCGTAGACCGGGAAGATGACGGGAGTCGATCGTCTGAGCGGAGGTGAGGACCTGCGTCATCAGCCTGTGCCACTCGATTGCGTTCTTCGGAGCCAAGGACTGCGTCTGCGTCTCCAGTAGGCGGGTCTTCATTCACGACCCCACCCAGGGAGAGATCCCCTTGAACGTCGAGTAGAGCACGTTCGTCTTGGGGCCCTCCCGGTTGAAGTCGCTCTGCATCGCGTCCATCAGCTCCACAGTCGGGAGCCGTGTGACCGTGGCAGCCAGCTCCAGGAGGTCCGGGTTGGATGTGATCCGTAGGAGGTCCGCTCGGGACTTCTCATCGTGCTCCAGGCAGTAGATGACCTGCTCTCGGGTCATCGTGTCGAGGAGGCAGATACCGATCGCCCCCGGCGTGCCTCGCTCCAGCCACACGTTGTTCTTCGTGTCCCGATCGCAGTTGGTGCATCGGGGCTCCTCATCGCAACAGTTGTCGCTCATCGTCCGATCCAATCCGTCTGGAAAACCAAGATCCGCTCGTGTCCCTCAAGGCAGCGTAACCCCACCTTCCAGTAGAAGTGGGAGGCCTTTCGACGAAGGGCGTACGAGGTGGGCTCCGGTCGAGCCGCACAAGAGCAGCATGACAAGTTTTTCAGCGCTTGGACAACATCGTCGGCTCCGCCTGTCGGTTGAGCTTGACGGATATCTTCGTCCGTGAGGTCGGGGGAGTCTTCGTCCAGAGTACGGATAGATATGTCAGGAGTCATCGTCGAGATCATCCTTCCCCAGAAGAGCTTTCGCCATAGCCGTCTTGAACTTGCGCGACTTGACGGGCTTGGGGATCTTGACGATGGCATCCCTTCCTCGGGGGTCCGGCTGCAACCCTTTACTCTTCTCGAAGAGTTCGTACGCCGCGTCAAAGAGATAAGGCAACAGCCCGCCAATCAACTTGAGGGCTGTAACATGCCCCAACTCATAGGCATGCACCCTTTGTTCATCCCGCCGATACTGTATGTGCTTTTCACCGTTGACCCAACGATACTCCCCCACCTCGTAGGCCAAGCAAATCGTCGATTTGTATTCGATGTGTTGGACCCCCGGCAGCCTGCGCCGGCTGAATACCTTCCATTCGGTCGTGCGGGGCTTGTCCTTGGGGAGGGGTTTCCCCTTTTTCTTGGCTGGGGTCATCGCACGAGAGGAAGAGACCTCTTGGTTGTGTTGCGCTTCTTGTCCGCGAGGTTCACGTCTGCCGCGTAGCAGTACTTGCACCCCATCGTACAGGTCTCGTTGATGGTGAACGGGTCGACCATCAGGACGCAGCCACAGCCCTCCGAAGGGGCCTTTTCCCGACCTGCGAGGAAGAAGTCTTCCGGCGGAGCACAGATACCCGAGGCGAGGTTCGCATGGGCATCCGGATGTCCGATGAGAAGCCGGTCCTCATTGCAGAGGAGGACCTTGACGCCGTGCTTCTCGCCCAGCTCGGCAATCTGCACGAGGATGTTGAGGCGATCGACGTCGGTCCGGGTTTCGGCCATGAGGTCGTTCGTCTGGAGGAAGGACAGGAAGACGCTCTTGAGCCCAGCATCCGCCGCGTGAACGAGGATCCGGCCGAACCGCTCGACGACGTTGGGGACCAGCGGGACGGGCGAGAAACGCCAGGTGACGTTCTCAGGGCCATAGATGACTGAGGCAGCTTTCAGTCCCGATGCCCCCTGGAGAAGGGTCGGGGCTCCCTTCTCCACTTCCTCCCAGCCCGTGACGGTGACGTGGATCTTGACCTTGAAGTCCCGGGGGAGACGCTGATCCATGACCAGGTTCCAGGGGTCCTTCGTCCAGAAGACGAGCCCGAGAGTATCTTCGGGCGCGAGAGACCACTTCGAAGGGACGCCGGTCCGCGGGTCGAAGCCCTCCATGAAGCCTTCCCGGAGGCTTTCCTTGAACCAGTCCCACTTGGCGGCCGGGACATCCGTCCACCGGCTGAGGCTGTAGGGGAGATTTTCTTCGCGACCGCTTCTGAGATTTCTCATCGTCGTCTCTACACGCGTCGAGGGTCTCGGATCAATCAGGCGCGGTACAAACCCACACCCAGGCCGGTGAAGAACCCAATCGCCGAGATGACGCCCCACCAAAAGTAGAACTGGACATTCGGGAAGAGCGTGATGCCCGAAGGGACGGTCACCACTTGCCCATCGAGCAACGTCTCCCGGAGCTTGAGCAGCATGTTGCTCCGCTCCAGCATGGCGGTCTCGGGCGTCACCTTGGCCAACTCCGCCTGGGAAGCGCTGAGGTTCGTGAACCAGAAGCCGATGTCGTTGTTCGGGGTGTCGAAGAAGACCGACGTGTTGCCAGACGTGAGCCCCGCCCACTTGATGTACTGGAGGGCCGTCCCCAGCTCCGTGTATGCCAGCTCGACCGTGTTGGCGTCAGCGGCTCGCTTGAGATGCCCCTCGCAGTTCTGATCGAACCGGAGATCCTTGCACCCCGCGGTGATTCCGAAACCGAGGAGGAGGATGAGAAAGAACACTCCGAGGATGAGGGGGTTCTTGGGGGAGGGCTTATTTCCGTAGGTGGGCATGTCCCCCAAGTACACCAACTGGAGGGATTACTCTGAGTCCATTTCCTTGAGGGCCGCCTCGATCGCGTCCATGTCGAGGTCCTGGATCTGCTTGGCGACCTTGGCCATGACGAACTTGGCGATCCCCTCGTCCACCTTGGCGTCCTCATCCGATGCGAGGAAGTGGTGAACATGCTTGTGAATGCCCTCCCCAATCTCGATGTACTCGCTGAGCCCGTCGATGTGTCCCAGGATGTCGGCTGCCGCTCGTGCTGCCAGGTTCTTGGTGAGGGTCTTTCCGAAGGCCCCTGCAAGAGCGAGAGGCCCACCACTGACTGTCAGAGCCGTTGCCGCAGCGGTGATGGCCATGTGCTTGGCCAATGTCTTGAAAGCGTGCTTCTGCTCGGGGGTCATCGAACCCCCCTTGATGACAGCCTTCACCCCGGCTGCCGCTTCCTTGTACTCCTTCACCTCGTTCTTCACGGTGGTGATGGCATGCTGCACGACGTTGTGCGGGGCGTCCATCAGCTTCTTGTGGGCCCCCATGAGGGCCGTTCGACGATAGGCATCGTCGGTGAAGAACTGCTTGACGGCCGCGGGCGCATCCTCGTAGAACTTCTTCGCTTTGGCCCCGAGTCCTTGCAGGCGCTCCTTCCAGGACTTCTTGGGTGCATCATGCTCATGCTCCCCGCCACCCCCATGATCTTCCTTTTTGGTGACGGTGTGATTCGCAGGGTCGGCTTGAGGGTGCTCGTGCAGGTACTCTTTCATTTCCTCGGGCGATGAGTGCTCCATCGCAAGCTGCATCTGGAAACGAGCGACAACGCGGAGAAGTGTGCGGGATTGCGTCATGTGAGGCCTCGGTCGAAAAGTAGGGAGCATCAGTCGTCGGTCGTAGCGATCTCGCAGCTCTTTCCAATCGTTCCCCGAGGGGATCAACTGGGCCAGTTGCTTCGCTTCTTTTTCAGCGAGCTGCCAGGCATGCGGTCCCAACGTCGTCAGGATCTTGTTGGGGTCATGGGGCCATTTCTTCCGCATCATGTCCAAAATGGGGGTCTTCATCCAGACCTTCCCCAAATCACTGAGGTCGTAGATGACGAACGCGCTCAGCTCGTTAATCTGAGCGTAATTGGCCATGCCCTTGTGGTAACTGGCCCCATCCGTTTCCTGAATCCCAGTGAACCCCGTGTCTTGGAGAGAGTGCAGGCACGCGAGGATCTTCGACATGGCCTGACGAAAATCCTCGGGCAAGGCTGAAGCCCAAGATGCTTGAAAGCTCCGCGCGACACGATAGACGATGGGTAGCATCAGGCGTACTCGGTGGAAAGTCGGTCAAGGACGGTATCTTTGACGTCGCCGATGGCCCAGTAGGTCGCCTGGTTGTCTTCGTGGGGGGAATGCACGTTGATCCCCATGTGGACCAGAGCTTCCTCAACCTTCGCGAGGTCCAACTCCCTCTTGAGGACCATACCCACGTTGTAGCCGATAGCTTGGCTCTGTGTGGATCGATGGGGGCTATCGTAGGGCTTGAACCCCAAAGGAATGGCCCCGTTCAACACATCAGAGATGGCCCGGTCCACCTTCGGCTTGACGTACTTGGCGTAGTACTCCTGAACGCCTGCATTGACCTTCTTTTGGAAGTCGCTGTCGTTCTGCTCGAAAAAGGTCTTGAGCCCAGACACGGTCTCATCGTAGACCCGCTCCATCCTCTTTTCGAGGTCGTGGTACTCTTCGTGAGTGACCCGGTTGAGCTGGCCCTTCTTTTCGAGATGCACGATCATCGAAGCGAAGTGTCCCGAGGGACCATGGATCTTCAGGTCCCCCTCAGAGACCTGCCACATCGCCACGATCTTCTTCTCGGCATCGAACACCCACAGGTATCTCCAGGGGGTGTTGCTCGGGAGGTGAATGTAGCGAGCATGTCCCGTCCCCGGGCCGCCCTCATCGACCTTTTCCGAGACGTCCATCCCCTCTCCACGGAACGTGCTCAGCACGTACTTCCGACCCCCAATGGTGGCCGTCGGGACCCCAGGTTTGGGTTTGAAGGGGATGACCACCGCTGCATAGCGGGTCGCAACACGATGGACGAGGTCACTCACACTGAGGGGAGGGCACAAGAGAAAATGCTACCGGGGGAGGGGATTCTTTTCCCGGTACTCCTTCGAGTGAAGGACCATCTCCAGGAACTCCTCGACCGACATCTTGCGAATGTCGTGATCGTAGTTGATCGTTCGAGCGTCCCCGTACTCATGCCGCCCGCGGTCGTTGGGCAGGGTGAAGTACACAGACTGCGCCTTGAACCAGAGCTTGAACTTGCCGTCGGGTGAGGTCGCGTGGGGCACCTTGAGCCCTTCCGTGACCTTCCAACCCTTCGTCTTGAGGAAGGCGAATATCTCGGCTTGAGCTTGCGGGTAGGTGCGTTGCTTGGCTGCCGCTGCCTCCAAAAACCGAGCCACCACGCGCTTGTTCAGATCCATGCCCACACCCCCCTACAAGAGGATCAATCCTGTTTCACTTCGACATCCATGTCGCTCTCGAATGCACTGGCCAGTCGAGCGATGTCCCGAGAGATGTGATCCACTCGTTTCTTCTGACCAGCTCCGTAGGGGACCTTGAAGTGCGCTCCCAGAAAGTTGGTCGGGTCCGTGTAATTCCCCGCGTGCAGCGACCCAAGGAACTTCTTCAAGCTGGCGACGGGTTCGCAGTAGGTGACGGAACCCTCAACCCCATGCTCCTCGAAGAACTTCTTCAGGGAGTCCCGAACAGTTGCGGCCAATGCAGCCACCTGCTCCGGGATCTCCGGATCGAACTGAGGGCGAGTAACCCCATTCCCCCCACCTGATGGGTCCTTACCCAAGGGTGTTTTTTGGTTCAAGATCACAGACGCCGTGATGTTGACCTGAGCGTAGGGCTTGGCGCTGGAAGGCTTCCCGATACGGAAAATGCAGGTGGGCTTCAAGCGAGACTCTTGAAACCTTCGGAAAACCTCAAATGCCAGACGATCCCTGCCACAGCCGCCATATCAAAGAACTCTCAGACTTCGACCGTCAGCTCGAAATTGAACTTGGGGTTCTCTTCTTTCCGCGCGTACCCGAACGGGTTGCAGAGCACTCGGGTTTTCCCAAGCTGGTAGTCGAAGGACCCGTGGGTATGGCCGTGCATACAAATCGCAGGCTTCTTCGCGAGGATCAACTCCTCCATGTTGCAGACGAAGAACGAGTTGATCTCGGATCCCTTGTACTGCTCTGGAGTCGACCGCGGAGAAGGGAGATGATGGGTGACGACGATGTCCCCCTCTCGCACCTCCTTCTGGAAGAAGGCAAGGGTGGCTGCATTGTCCTGGTACACCCAGGACTCCAGCTCGGGGATGAGCTTGAAATCCCACATCTCATCCTTCGGGGCAATGGGGTCGTGACGAAACCACATCGTACCCCCAAGGAAGCGCTGCCCTCCGAGAACCACAGAGCTGTTGTCCAGCCAGTGGAAATTCTTGTGTCGGCCGGCGAAGTTGTGCAGCCGTTTGCGAAGCTCCCCACGAGTCATCCGGTAGTACTCGTGGTTTCCAGGGACGTAGACCACCTCCGTGTACTGGTGGCAGAGGAGACTCAGCGCCGGGATCAGCTCGGCTCCCACCGTAAGGTCTCCCGCCACAACGAGCACATCGCAACCATCGGGGAGGATGCTCTCCAGAAGAGAGCGTCCCGAGTCCCGTTGGAACTCGAAGTGAAGATCCGAGATGATGCCGACTTTCATGGGTCAGATATCGAAGACTGCGCCGGGTTCGTACGGGTCCCATCCCTTTGCAATGCCTTGCCGGATGGCATTGATAATGAGGGAGGGAGTCACACTCTCGATCACCATTGAGGTGCGGAGTATTTGTCCAGGCTTTTCCGTGTCAGCCTGGATCAAGATGAGCCGACCCCCCGCATGACGTTGGGGGTCGGTGTTGGTAGGGGTCTTCACCAGATAGCGATAGGCCCTACCCTCTACCTGAATACGCCTGCTCTTCTTCTTGGGGAAGCTCATGGGTCACTCGTCGATCGAGTCGCCAACGTAGAAGGCGATACCCCTGGCGCTGGGGTCCCAGCCTCGCTTCAGCGCCTTCGGGATCATCTCCGCAACCAGGCGAGGCGTGATGACCCTGTAGTAGGACAGGCGGCGAAAAAGAACCCGACCGGGTTTCGGCGTCACCTCCTGGACGATCAGGACCAGCTCTTTCTGGTCTCGCTCCTCAAAGCGATGGGAAATCTTCACGAGGTAGCGGTAAGACTTCCCATCGACCACGATAGGGCGGCTTCCTTTTCGAGGGATGCCCATCTCGATCACCCCACCGCTTCTGCCGGGACATCCCGGCGGAGGATGACAGCTTGACCCTTCCCCATGGCCGCTTCCTCCGTGATCCGGATCGAGACGATCGTGGGGTCGCTCGGCGAGATGTAGGCGTACGGAGCCAGGATGCTCTCGACGACGGACCGAAGCCCGCGGGCTCCCGTCGGCCGCTTCTTGGCCTCCTTGGCGATGTGCCGGAGGGCAGCATCATCGAACTGGAGATCGATGCGGTCCATGTGGAAGAGGGCCTTGACCTGCTTGATGATGGCGTTGCGGGGCTCCGTGAGGATCTTCAACATCTCCTCTTCCGTCAGCTCGATCACCGTCGTGAGCACCGGGACGCGCCCCATCAGCTCGGGGATGATCCCGAAGCTGAGAATGTCGTCTTCCTTCACCTCCAGGTAGGTCTCCGTCTTGGAGAGCTTCTTCTTGTCCTCCGCTCCGAATCCAAGGCTCGACTTGTGGTTCACCCGCTGCGAGATGATGTCCTCGATTCCGGCGAAGGACCCGGCGCAGATGAAGAGCACGTTGGTGGTGTCGAACGGGTCCGATTCCCCACCTGACGTGACCATCTTGCCCTGCCCGCGGGGCACGTTGATCTTGTTCCCTTCGAGGAGCTTGAGGAGGCTCTGCTGAACGCCTTCCCCCGTGACGTCGCGATAGCCGGTCGACCCGCGGCCCGACTTCCTCGCCAGCTTGTCGAACTCGTCGATGAAAATGATCCCCCACTGAGCACGCTCGATGTCCCCGTTGGCATCCGCGATGAGCCCCTGAATCAAGCTCTCGACGTCATCCCCGACGTAGCCCGCTTGCGTCAGCTTGGTCGCGTCCGCGTTGAACATGGGCACGCCCAACATCCGGGCGAGGGTTCGAGCGATCTCGGTCTTGCCGCAACCGCTCGGGCCGATGACCATCATGTTGCTCTTCTGGATCTCGACCCCAAGATCCAGGTTTTGACGGACGGCATCCCGCCGCTTGTAGTGGTTGTAGACGGCCACCGCCATGTCCACCTTCGCCCGTTCCTGCCCGATGACGTACTGATCCAGGAAGGCCCGGATTTCCATGGGCTTGCGAAGGACTTCCTTCTTGTCGGCGTTCTTCTTCAGCTCCGCTTCGCCGAAGGCTCGACCGATCTGCCCCACACACTTGTCACAGATGAGGGCGCCCCCCTCAACCCCCGCGAGGGCTTTCACCTCATTGCGGGGTTTTCCACAGAACGAGCACTTGGCGATGTTTTGGGCCATGTTGATCTAGTACACCACAAAAGCCCAAAATGCCGAATCATTTTGGGGTCAGTCGACGTACTTCCGGTTCGCGATCATGTCCGCGAGCAGCGGGCCCATGGCGTCGTCAAAGAAGACCCGGACGACGCCTTTGTAAACGGCACGCTTCACCGCTTCCTCTGTGACCTGGACTCCGTCCATCTCGACACTCTTCTCGGCTTCTGCAAGAGCAGCTCGGAAGAAGTCCGAAATTGCCTGTCCCTGTTTGATGTACTCTCGAAGGTAGGCCTCGATTTCCTTCTTCACAGACTTACCGTCGTGTTTCTGGTCCAACACGTTGTCGATCACCCAGTCGACAGCCGAGGTAGGGTCAGACGCGCGACGATCGTAGGAGTAGCTCATGCCGGGATCTCCGCGTTTTTCTTGATCAGAGCCCGCTGAACGGACTCACAAGACCTGCAACGACGCTGTACACCATAGGGTAGGCCATCGTACCGTCGATACTCCGAGCACTTTTTCGGTGTCTTACATTTACTGCAAGCCTTCACAGCACTCGGGTCGTACACCCCAAGCCATTTGGTACGCGTACGAGCATGGTGCGCTTGAGCTTCGGCCCGTTCACGTACCACAGTCTGAATTGGATCTTGTGCTCCAACTTTGTTGAGGGTTGGTATTTGGCGATTGCGTCCATTTCGTACTTCCTGGCATCCCCATCACTCGCTACCAACCAAACCTTCAAAAGAAGGCCTTGCTCTCGCACAGCTTGACCAATTCTCCGATCATGCTTGCATGTGGTTTGATTCGGTTCCCGGCGGTATTGCAGAATTCGACGCCAAACCCCAACCCCATTTGAATGTACCGCACACCCCGACCCAATGTAGCTAGGGCTTCCCGTTTTGGGATCGTAAAAACAGTAGACGCCGATACCTTCGGGTATCGATTTGCGTCCAAAATCAATCGCCCACATGTTCAACCCTTCTGCGTCAGGCGTGGTCAACATGAGATCGGTTACAGGTAGTGCAGGAAGCATCTTCAGGTAGGAATATCGCAGTAAACAACGCAGTCCTGGAGCCAGTGCCCCTTGAGGCCGTCGCAGTGGACCTTCCCCGAGGGCTCGATGACGCAGATGCCGCCCTCGCCGAAGTCGTTCGGGACCTCTTTGCCGTAACGGTTCGCGACGATGAGCCAGGTGTTGTTGTCCTTCGCGAAGTCCCACCACGTCGTTGAAGGGAAGCCCCCGTTGCCCCAGTTGGCCGAGAAGCACACGACGTCAGCATCCCCCGATTCGTAGAAGTCGGTCCACTTGTCGTCCTTCTTGTTTCGGACGTCTCGGCAGATGAGAAGCCCGACCCGAAGCGTGGTGGAAGGCTCTCCAATCCCTGCCTCGAACTTCGCTCGGATGACGGGTGGATTCCCCTTCCCCTCGTGCGCCCAGAGGATGTCGTTCCCCCACAGGTTGACCTTGCGATAGGACTCGAAGTAGCCCGTGGGGTCGATGTAGACCTGGCTGTTGTAGAGCTTGTTGGTGCCCACCTCGCGCTCGACCATTCCCCAGACGAGGTGGACGTTGTAGGCGGACGCGAGCGCGTGCATCGCCTTCATCGTCAGGCTGTTGAGGGATATCTCCTCAGCCACGGGGATGGCATCCTCCTCGCCCATGAAGCTGTACCCCGTGGTGACCAGCTCCGGGAGAACGATGAGCCGGGCCCCGTTCTCCGCCGCGTGGAGAACGAGCCTGGCGACTTTGCGGAGATTTCCGAGCTTGTCCCCATACGTGGGGGCGAATTGAACAGCGGCGACCTTCATACCAGAGGCCCCGATATGAGAAGAAACCGCTACTCTGCCTGAGCCCCTTTGGGGGACTCGTCGTTCTTGAGGGTCACCTTGAAAAGGGACGAGGAAGCCGTGTGGAAGATGACCACGCCTTCGGGGTCCATGTAGCCAGGAGCTGCCTGGCTCCCCTTCTCGCGAAGAAGGGTCAGAGCGTTCTCCGTGACGACTCGGATGTCCGTGCCGCGCCCGAGAACGGGAACGACGTGGCAGCACTTCGGGCGAACCGCATCGTCACCCCAGATCGCGGTGTTGAAGAGGGAGAAGCGCTTCTCCTTGAGACCGTAGCCTCGACCGAGACCCGAGCCCCACCACTCTCCGTTGTGACGCCCGGGGCCGAGCTTGAGGACCTCTTCCCGGTTCTCCTCGATCCAGCGGGCGAAGCCCTTGTAGTCGTCCTTGTAGGAGATGTACTTCGTGCGGGAGTTGACCCGGTAGGTCTGGAAGTCGTCGGCGATGGTGATCCCGACGTTGGCCCCGTCGAGCTTCTCCGTGGCGACACACTCGCGGTTCAACCGGCTGATTTTTGGAAGGGATCGAAAGCGGTCTGGAGAAGTTCTTGAGCGTCCATGTGGACTCTTTACACCGAGAACTGGTCCTCCCAGCTCTTGATCTTGGTCCCGCGGTACATGCGCTGGTTCCCCGGCTTGGGTTCCGCGTGCATCGTCAGCGTGTTCATGGGTCCCGAGCGGCCCCCAGGGAGCTTCACCACGTAGGTCTTCCCCTGGCACTCGATGACGCCCCGACCGCCCGCCAAGAGCGCACCGAAGACCGCTCGGGGCGTCCCGAGGTCGGCCCGGAACCGGATGAACGTAGAGGTTCCGACGCTCATCGTGTCGAGGCTTTCCAACCTCCGGAAGAGCACCTGTGCTGTCTTGGAGGCCATCATCACCGCTTTTGCCACGTCATGCGACGTCTCATAGCGCGTGGACTGAACTGCGAAGTATGTCGAGAGGTCGATATCATCCATTGAGGATCGCTTCAATCAAAGGGATTTGAACTTTGGGCAGCTTGCCCAGTGCGTAGTAAGACACCATCTCACAGAAGTTTTCGTCGGGGTCCGTTGCGGCGTATTGCGTCACAAACCCCTTGAATTCTTCCGGGGGGACAACTTGAATGTTGTTGACCCGACACCAAGCATCAATCTTCATCGAGAGCAAGGACTTGGGGTCGTCTGCGATGGCCAGATTCACCTTCGACTTCATGAAGTCGACACCCGTGACGACCAAGTTCTCCCCCTTGAACACCAATTTATCCCCTGCGTTGGGGTAAAGGGCCAAGGGGATCTGAATGTCATTTTGGTGGTTCTGAACTGTCCGAAAAAGGTTCCGGATCTCAGCCTTTTTCGAGGCTAGGAACTTGTGAATGAGCCGGTGCGTCAGCTCGTGACAGACGGTCTGAACCGTATCCCACCCAGGCCGAATATTGGCCCTGACGAACATCTCGTCATTCTTGATGAGATAGAACGCCATGATGCGAGAGCTTTGGCTGATGGTCTTCGTGACCAGTATGTCCCCGTAGCACACCTTTGCAAGTCCGATCTCACGGAGAGCCCGCTCAGCTTTGGCGACGACCTCTTTGTTGGTGGCCATCACCTTCTCGTCGAAGTTGCCTGTGTTGACCAGCGTGAAACTACCCACAGGGATCCGGGTAGTCGCTGCGACATCAGGGTCACTGTGAAGCTTCGCCGTGGCAAGGACTTTCTCCCCAAGTACCACTTGAGCGTTTAGAAGGTCCATCACCTCAACATAGGCATCGAGGTACTCGATCCACGCCGCCCACCCGAACTTGTAATCGCTCTTGAGACGAACCGTTGTACGGGTCTTATCCCAGAATCGAGTGGCTGCTTCTACCCCCTTTGAAAGGGCAGGGAGGATTGCGTACTGTTGTAGGAGAGAGAAGAAGAGAGAGGTCGCCAAAGGCTTGGCTCTCTTGTACCAATTCCCCATGCCCATCGTAGACACGATGTCTCGGATGCCTTTAGCGTAAGGCTCCAGATTGGGGGGCATGGGGGCTCTGTATCTGTCTCGGTCCTCGTTGAGGGGCAACTTGTCAAGCGCCTCCCGCAACAAGGTCGAAGACGTCATGGCAAAGTCTCCGTTTTCAGCGAATAGAGAGACCCATTTTTTGAACTGAGCCAGGAGTTCAACCGGATCGCCAATGGCGTCAGCCATGAATCGACGGTAAACCCTACGGGCGATGTTCGTAGCGTTGGACGCGAAGTCGGGGGTCATCGGTGAGGGCACTCTCTCTCACCATCTCCCAGTCCGAAAGAAGATCAGTGGGAAATCGGGTCACAGAAGCGCCGGGCGGGATGTCCACAGGAGGGACGATCGTGAGATCGATGAAGTCCACCCGACGTCCCTCCAGTGCCAGCCGGTAGATATGTGCTCCCCCGGCGATCCAGATCGCGTGGGTGTCTGCGATGTTCTCCGCCGTCAGGATGGCCGACTCCAGGCTCTCGCAGACAAGATCAGGTTGTACTTTGTCCGCCCTCATGTCGCCACGGCTCACGACGAAGTGCGTCCTTCCATGGAGCAGCCCCGGGAGAGACCGGAAGGTCTTGCTCCCCATGACGAGGACGCCACCCATGGTGACCTGCTTGAACCGTCGGAAATCTGCCGGGTACTTCCAGGGCATCTTCCCGTCGATGCCAATGACTCCGCTGGGGTCCATGGCTGCGATCAGCGCCACAGCAATCGAGCTATCTTCCACCTGATCCTCTCCTTCAGCCAGGACTGTGTTTGAGGGTACGGGCATCGAGTGCGCCCACGCGAGGAATACTTCGTCGTACGTGCTCATACGAGGAACCCCAGGACTTCGGCTTGCCCAACGGCTCGCGCGCGACGTTTTCCAGCTCGCTCTTCCCGAAGACGACCCGCTCGAAGTCTTCGTCTCCGGTAGCGACGAAACCGATCCATGAGACACTGCTCGGGTCGTCCGCTATACGTTTTCACCCGAGCATCTCCTTCGGGATGTTCCACGCACTCATGTACCCCACAGCCCGATCAAGACGCAGCTTGAATTCAGCCTCGTCTACCTCACTCATGACCGGATCCCCGTGAGCATGCCTGTACCACTTCTGGTATGTGTCCAGCCTCTCGGGGACACCTTTCCAAGAACCAGGGAAGCCCTCATCAGAGCAGAGGCCCTGGAAGTACTCCGCCAGTGATTCCTGAATGTACCCCGGAGCCCATTCCGTCAGCGGCCATGACGCAGGGCGAAGGCTGATCCTTCGAGGATTCCTCAGCTCAACCGTCAGGCTGAGAGCCCCTTGCAGCTCGATCACCCACCACTCATTCCCGTTGTAGGTGACGGTGACCTTGTCACCCCACTTCCTCTGAACGAGCTGAATGAGGAAGTGGTTGATCTTCCCCGCGCTGAATCGACCTCCAGCAACAGTCACGAAAGCGTTGTTGGACATCAGAAGGTCACCCAGTCGGGCTTGGGTTTCGGGATGTGGCCTGCCCACAGAGGCCCCGTACCGTAGTACCGTTCGAGGACTTTACCACAGACGGCACAGGAGAAGAGACGATGCGTGTTCGGTTTATTGAACCGAGCGGCCCACCCATCCCAAGCGAGGTCCCGCATGCAGACCGGCGTGTGCTCGCGACCCTCATGGCCGCCGCACCAACGCTTCTTGTCCTTCTTTGCAGGGATCGACCGAGGAGCATCAGGCCGGGAGCTTGACGCTCTGCCTTCTTCGCCGCCAGCTCTTCCTTGTAGCTCATCGTCGGGTCTTCTTCCTGACCAGCTCGTACTCGCCCTCGAAGAGTTCTTCGACGAACGCACGGCGGTTGTCTTCGTTTCCGAGGAGCGCGGGGCCGTAGATGCAGTTGAGCTTCTCGGCGAGGTACGTCAGGTTGTGAGGGTGGACCGGAAGTGCCTGCCCCGAGTGGGTATTGGCCATCGTGAAGTCTTGGCCGGCGCTCTGGGCTCTTTCGCAGACCTGTATGAACTCGTTCATCAGCCCGTTGAACTCGATGAAGGCGTGGACGCCCGTCCCCACTGCATCCCTGTAGTAGGTGCCCGACGCGAGCTTCATCTTGAGGATCATCACCGCCCGCTGTTCGGGGGTGTAGGCGTCGGGATCGGACGGGGGATTCTTCATGGAGTCCTAATACACCAGGACCTACCCGATATCCTCTTCCTCGTCATTCTGATTGAGGATCGCCGCCACATTTGAAGGGTGATACTTCAAGCAGGCCGCACAGAGAAGCGTACCCCCAAAAGGACGGACTTCTGCCGCTCGGGCACTGCACTGGCTTTTTCGATGCCCTGCCGTACAGGTGACGCACAGGCATCGAACCTTCGGGATCTTCTGCCCGTTAGTGTAGAAAGAGAGGTCTTGGAAGGCGAGGCCGATGTTCCGGTAGCTGTGCAAGAGCTGTTGCGCCGCCGAGTCGTAGGACTCGGTGCTGCCCGTGCTGCAAATCTGGAAGAGCACCGAGTTCTGCTCGTTCTCTGCGAACATGACAATTCGCACGATGTAGTGATCCCCGGCAGAATTGAGGATCGCCCCCACGCGGGCCGGCTCGTTGAGGACCTGCTTGTAGAAGTGGATCAACTCCTGAACCGCGGAGGGGTCTTTCTCAGCCATACCCCAGATTACACCGGGTCTTCTTGAGGGATCCCCCATTTGATGAGGTTCACGTTCTGGTAGCGCGCGTCGAACGTGACTTCCTTCCCGAGCCAGGCGGGGTGCTCGATGTACTCCGTCGAGTTCTTCAGCTCAACCTCCGCAAGCCAGAGCCCTTCGAGGTGGCCCCCAAAGCGGTCGACCTCCCAGAGATGCACCGCAGTGTACACCTTGAACCTGACCTTCGTCAGGGTGGCCGGGCACATGGCGAGCAACGAAACTCCGTCCTTGTAGGGAATTTCGTACTCGAACTCGGGACGTTCGAGTAGACCCGGACCTTTGACGGTGAGGAAAGCCTGGAATGCGTTGGGAGCTTCCAGCGTGGTACGAACCCGCACGCAGGGTTTCTCCGAGAGGTAGCCCTGGACGATGTTCGTCCCACCACCCCGATAGGCCTCGGGGTGGAAGTACTCGGTGGTGGTGAGGAGGAACTTGCGCTCGAATTCAGTGCCCATACGGGCATAGTACACCGAAAGCGCTACCCGGTCTTGACGGTCCTGGTAGGCGCCCACGGGTCGAAGTCGCCCTGCATGGGGATGATGGGGTTCGAAACGATCACGGTCGTCGTTTCGTCGAAGCTCAGCTCGATGTAGACGTCCATCTCCTTCAGCTTGAGGAGAGGGAATTTGGGGTCATTCAGGGTGGCCGAGATCTCGTGCCAGGCCTTCTCCATCGTGTCGAGGAAGCGCTTCCTGTGCGCCGCCAGTTCTTCAGGACTCACTGGAGAATCCCCCCTTCGAGGGCCTCTTGATGGTGTCGAGAGCCTCTTCGGGGAAGCTATGCGTGACCACATTGGCCCCGTCGAACCAGACGCATTTGAAATAAGGGGGCCTCACGTCGGAGGGGGAGGAGGCCCCCTTATCCACCACGGTCATCTCGGGACCGCCGGACTTGAGCTGAACCACATCACCGATCTTCATAGGTCGTCTCCAAGTTTGTCCCACAGGGTAGGACGTGCGTTTATGACTTCTACAGTATCTCCAATCCTCACAACCCCCTTGAGGTTGAACAGGAGAAGGTTTCTGGCGGCTGGCGTGTCTTGCACGTTATCAGACATGATGTACCTCCCGAGAGTTTCGGGGGTAGCCACAGCCAATTCACAGCCCTTGTAGGCTATGCGACTCCCCTGGTAGTCGAGGTCCTGCGATTCAAACCAGGTTGCAAGAGTGTCTTCAGGGACCCGAGCATTCGACAATGCCGCTCTCCACAGCATCTCAATCGCGCGATCCTCAAGTATCCTATCAAAGATCGCGACGGGCTCGCACAAGACACGACGAGCCCTGTCCTTGACTTCCCCTTCCATGATGAGAGGGTATCCGTGAGCCGGAGACTCCCCCAGCCGATAGTACAACCCTGGGTCCAAGTCGAAGTACGCAGGGACCCCCATGGGGAGAAGTTCAGGAAGGAAGCAGTCGAGAGCCTGCATCGCCCAGAGACCTACACCGCGAATTTGAGATTCAAGTTTACGGGCCACCCATTATCTCGGAGAAGATTGTCGACCGCCTCTTTTGCGGATTCGATGGACGTGTATTTTTTGGGAGAGACCGCAGAGGAGTCCAGTTGACGGGACAAATTACCATTGTACCCGTCAGTCACATACCAGTATCGGGGTTTCCCTTCCTCCCCGCACTCCTTGACACGAACGAGGTCTTCCCGCATGAGATGGACACCATCTTCCCCCAACTCGAATAGCTGTCTACGATGGTAGTTGTGGTGAGGGCGGTATTCCCACCCTCCAACCATAAGGGCCGGGTACCTATCTCGCTGTAGTCGTTGCATCTCAAGTACTCCTGTAGTTCTTTTGGTAGTTGCCCGCGTAAGAGGGCGTCTTCTTGTGACACGAAATGCAGAGCGTTCGACCGTTGGTCAAGTCCCAGAGGGCGGGACAGTTGAACGCATCTTCGAGGGTCTTGATACGATGCTCGTCGAGGAGTCCCGCAAGAGGTTTAATGTGGTCCGCCTGTAGTTGACCCCCAACTTGACCACATCCCTGGCAAGTATAGGCGTCCCTCTTGAAGACATCCTTTCGCCATCGGATAGCCGGTTCGGAGTTCCGAATCAGAGCTGAGAGGCGAGTTTTCCCGCCCTTCCAGTTGGACCCCTTCTCCCCTAGAAAACGACCTCGGTTGGCTTGAGCTATTTTCTGCTTGATCTCGGAGCTATGCTCACGCCCAAAGAAGGGATTCTTCTCCCCCACTCGTTGGGAGGCGCTCTCCGAGAGAGCTTGGCGAACCTCCAGTCGTTGCATTGCAGCTTTTTGAGCTGCCACAAAGTCTGGTGTGTGTCGTATAGAATTCAGCCTTGTGTGTGCGGCTTCCTTCACCTCTTCTGTATGCGTTCTCCCATACATGGGATTTCGGATCCCCGAAGTTGAGGCACTTCGGCGGGCCTTTACCTCGGGATCCTTATTTGTGACTTGAAGGGTCTCTGAGGTTTTCCGCCGGGTCGCGTCTGACTTCGTCTTCCCGTGCATGGGGTTTTTGTCCCCAGAGAGCGCCTCGGATTTCGTTCGCCTTGGAATTCCGTAGCGCGCCATGTGGTAGCGGATCGTGCTTGCGGACTCACCACAAAGAGAAGCGATCTGCCGAAGGGACAGCAGATCGCCAAGGTACTTCTGTCGGAGGAACTCTTCAGTTACCACGTCCAGGGCGTAGCACAGTGAACATCAGACTGCAACTTTGAAGTTGATGGCCGGGTGCGGATTGTATCCTTCCAAGCGGAAGAGACCCATGATTTCCTCTGTAGTGACCGAGGGATCCATCAGGCGTTCGATATCGCTGAGATCCTTGATGCTGTCATCGATGATGAGACGAGGAAGAGGACGAGGCTCTCTGGTAAGTTGCTCGCGAGCCCCAGGGGTGTGGTCGTATTCGGCCATAGACCCATCGGGCTTGGCACAGTAGATGTGCATGTCGACCACGGAATGCCCAAAAATCCCAGGCTTGATCCCCGTAAACCTGCTGAAAAGCTCGATGAGAAGAGCGTAGCTGGCAAGGTTGTACGGTGCGCCAAGCATTACATCCAGCGATCTTTGGGTCAAATGAAGACAGAGGCGACGCGGGTCGTCCCCCACAGGAGGATTCTTGAAGACATCCCCCCCACGCGCTCCGTTGAGAATGACCTGGCAGTCAGGGCACCACGCCTCCCTGTACTTCATCCCTTCCCCGTGCGGAAGAACCCGTCGGCCGTCCTTGTAGTTGCCGCACACGGGGTCCTCTCCCCTGTTGTGCCCGTAATGCACGTACCTCGGCGTCGGGTCCTCGTTCTGCACGTTGAACACGTAGAGGCAGTGGCAGGGCGGGAGCTTGCTCGTCTGAGCGTTCTGGGGAGCCCAAGCCGAGACGACCATCCGCCGGCTCATGGGGTTCTTGCGCATCTCGGCGAGCACCCAGGCGATCTGGTCGTTGAAGGTTGCCCAGACGCCCTGGGGGAGCTGAAAGCCGCCAGGGGTGTTTTCGAACATCGTCTGATTGTATGTGTGAACCGGGAAGTTGCGCCAGAAGTTCCCATAGGCGCTCGGGACCTTGCCCGTGACGGGGTCGGCCCATGCGTCCCAGAACTTGCACCCGTGGCGCTTGAGGATCGCGATGTCCGTCTGGCCCGATAGGAACCACAACATTTCAACAACGATATGAACCCAGTTGACCTTTTTCGTCGTGAGAAGGGGGAAGCCCTCACTCAAGTCGACCTCGTAGTAATACCCAAATGTGCTCAACGTATCCACACCAGTACGGTTTTCCTTCCTGGTCCCGTTGCTGAGCACATGGTTCACCGCGTCGAGGTATTGCTTCACGATTCCATTCTTTCGCGTTCGTGAGGGCACATTCCGTAGAATCCGCGTGCCATGTTGCAGTTGTGGCAGAGAACCCGGAATCCTCCCGGGAGCCCTTGCCAGTAATTGAAAGAAGATCCACTTCGGACCTTGTCTTTCTTCCTTTGCTGGTTCCGGCGTCTTCTCATCCGGTGCGTCTACACCGGATGAGACTCAGTATTCTCCGGGAGGAAGCTGAACGAGTGGTTCAGGCTCGGACAGGTTGTTGACCTGGCGAACCTCAACCCGAGCTTCCCTGAGACAGGCAAGGAACCCATCCAGGTCTTCCAGTTGAGCGTTGAAGGCGTTCATGCCAGGTTCGAGGAGCAAGAGGTGCTCCGGAAGCGGCACCTCTTCCACAGCCCAGACAACGAACGAGTAAAAGCCGCCGGTATTCATCGGACGATCTGAACCTCGACGGGAAGGTCTGTCAACATCATGCCCTTGACGTGACGCCAATCGACCCAGAGTGTGTACTCGAAGGTAGCCACCACATCCCAGCGATCGTGAACCTCGCGAGCCTCGATTGTGAACGAGTCCGGGTGGATGACGATGACCCCCGCGGGTCCCTCGATCTCAGTCAGATTCCCCCCCTCAACAGGCATGATAAACGCCCGTTGTTGAAGGGGCCCGAATTGACTTCGGATAACGTCTTTTTGATGGGGACTCGCCAACCAAAAAGAGTCCTCCGAATATCCTTCCAGGGGGATCGCAAAGACAGGGTCCAAGTATGATATCTTCTTGGAGTTTCTTCCTTGTGCAACCACCGAAAGCGTTCGAGCGATCTCTGCCACCCACTGAGCGGCGATTCGAGCCGTGATGGCCGTCGTCTGATGGAAGTTGAGGTTGATGGTTGTCGGATCGGCGATGTTGGATCGTCCCGACGCAACCCCGATGCTCCGAACCAGGGGTGTGAGCTTGGATTCTTCCGGATCTGTGTCCCGCAGCTCGAAGCGAGCCAAGAACGCTCCCATGTTCCCCCGGACGCGGTTGGGAATCAAGGACGGGAGCTGCTCCCGGATATCTTCGACGATCGTCTTCCTCCCCCGTTTCGTGATGGGAAGGAAGCGCGGGTCGTCTTCGACGTGGGTCCCCTTGGCCGCAAGACGTCGATAGGTGTCTCGCAGGACGTTCGTCTCCCGAGCTTCATCGAAGACCCATTGGACCAGGAAGCCTTCGAGAGCGGGCCGAAGACGACGGAGCGGGGTAGACATCCCCCCGCTCTCACGAGGCACGTCAGGAGGCTGCCAGATGTCCTCCTCCGTGACCTTGTAGATGGCACGCCCCGTCGTTGACGAGATGATGAGCATCCCGTCGCCGAGCTGGAGGTACTCATCGGCGAGGTAGGCCGCAGCCGCCTGGATCTCTGCGTTGTTGCCTTCGACATGGTCGAAGAGCACCTCAGCAAGGTCCGAGGCAAACCGAGATGAGTCTTGCTTCTCGTCTCGGGCTCTGCGGAAGAGCTGTTGAAGGGCAGGGTTGCGTTGGATCTCTTGCCGAGCGGCGAGAAGATCCCCCGAGGCCGGACAAGCGAGTGTCCGGACCTCGGGGATCAGCGGGACCAAAGAAGAGCTGGGCATGTCACTCGACGAGCTTGAAGCTGCTTCCCTTGCTCGGGGCCGAAGCCAGGCGAGCCTTGATCCCTTCGTTGGCTTCCGTGTCGAAGCCAACCCACTCGACCAGCTCGCGGATCTCGTCGACCATCGTCTTGAGGATCCGGGGCTTCTTCACCGCGATGTCCAGAAGGATGGTCTCGTCGAGCTTCTTGCTTCGAGCCTTGAAGCTCTTCCGCATACCCGCGCCGACCGCCTGCTCGATCTCACGACCGACCATGCCCTTGCAAGCATCGGACAGAGCGGCGAGCTGGTAGTCACTCGGGTTCTGCCCCGCCTTGCGGAGGTGGATCCGGAGGATCTCGATCCGCTCTTCCTCGCTCGGGATGTCGAAGAAGAACCGCTCGTCCATACGGTTGACGAACTCGATGGGGAGCGTCTTCAACGAGTTCGCCGTGAGGGCGAGGCAGATCGGAGACGTGGTCTCCTGGAGCCAGGTCGAGAGGATACCGATCGTGCGGCTCGTCGTTCCTGCATCGGAGGCCGCCGAAGATGCCCCGCCGCCGAGGCTCTTCTCGGCCTCATCGATCCACACCACACAGGGAGCGATGGACTCGATGTGCCGGATGGCCTTGTAGACGTTGGCTTCGGACTGGCCGACGTTGGCCGACCGGAGCTTGCCCATTTCGAGCTGGACGACCGGCATGCCCCACTCACGAGCCATCGCCTTCGAGGCGAGCGACTTGCCACAGCCCCAGACGCCCACGAGGAGGACACCCTTCGGGGGCTTGAGCCCGAAGGCCCGCCCTTCCTCCGACCAGGAGTCCTTCGTTTCGATCGCCCACTCCTTGAAGCGATGGTTGCCGCCGAGCTGATCGAAGGACACGTTGTCGACGTCGAGAAGCTGGAGAAGGTCCGTCTTCTTGAGATGGTTCCGGCGATACTTCGTGATGTGCGCCGGGTCGATCCGCTTCGGAGCGGACTCGTCCTTCTTGGTGGCCACGATCGACTTGGCCACGGCCATATCGATCTGGTAGCTGTTCATCCCAGCGAAGAGCTGCGCACAGTTGGGCGGGGGCTCGACTCCGGGGAGGTGCTTGCAGGCCGCCTCGACCGTCGACATGATCTCTTCCGACGTCAGCCCGGTGTCCTGGATGACCTCGACGTAGGGTTCGAGGCAGGCCGGGATCTGCTTGCGGGTCCCGACGAAGATCAGGATCTTGAGGGTGCGGATGTCCTGGTGGACCTGGTGAATGATGTTCATGAACCGGCGGTTCACATGAGCATCGTTGAGCCAACGCTCCGGGTCCGTGAAGACGTAGAAGTTGCGCTCGTCCTTGGGGTCATCCTTGTAGATGTGCTCCAAAGCACTGTGAATGTCCGCCTGCTCCCGATTGACCGCGTGCTGCTTCGAGGTCCAATCCGTGATCAGGTTCTTGAGCGTCACCAACCCGAGGGTTGCGTTGAACACCCAGCACCGATCGGCGTGCTTCTTGAGGGTGTCCCGCAGCTTCACGAGGAACCGATCTTCCTCGTCGGTGACGTAGTAAATCACGCGGCTCAGGCTGCGAAGGTGGAAGACGAGTTCTTCGTGGGATGACATAGGGACTCTTTACACCGTTGGGGCCTAAACCCCATCTTGATTGAACTTCTACCCCTGAAATGCGAGTGCCCTTCCTCTTGTGAAGGAAGGGCACTCGCATTTCAGTTACCGGGGACTCACCCGGCCGCCGAAGGGAACCGGATCAGGCGCTCGCGCACATCAGGGTGATGGTGCCGTCCTTCTCGACGGTGCGGCTCTCGATCGTGATGCCCTGCTTCAGGCACTCGAAGCGGTAGGACACCTCTCCATAGGCCTGCTTGATGGCACCCAGCGTCGAGGCGCTGTGGCGATCGGTGTCGCCCGTGATCGTCCCCGTGGTGAGGTCGAGCGAGGCCGTGTTGAGGGGCCCGCTCGTGAAGCGGATGGTGTTGCCGGTCTCCTGGAAGGTGACGCCCTGCTGCTTGCAGGCCTCCTTCACGTTGGCGGCATTCTTCATCTCGGTTTGGGTCGTGACGCGGTGGGACATGTTCTGGGATTCCTCTCGAAAGGGTACTTCTGGTGAGGCTTACAGCGAAGAGTCGCTGTTGACCTCGGTCTGCGGATCGCACTCGGGGCCGATCTCGTCGTCGCTGAGCTGCTTGCCGATGGCGTTGGTCACCTTGTAGATTTCGCTGCAAAGGTGGTTCTCGCGGGCGAGAACTTCGGTGACGACCTTGCCGTCGGTCTTGATGGAGGCCTTGAATTTCATGTCTTGTCTCTCCGGTAGCTCCGGTAGCTTCGGTGGTGTGGGGGACAGCCTATCTATACACCAGAACCGCGGAGCTTGACCGTGCCTCCAGGTGAAATAGTCGGATCCGTTGTGGGAGGAAGAGAAGAAGCGGCCCACGGATCTCTTGAAGGAGTGACGGGGGCCCCTACCATTTTTCCCGATTGATCCGGGGCATTTGCCAGGGACAACCGGCGCGGGAGGACCAGCTTGGAGCTGGGAACGGGCGGAACCGAAATGATGGAAGCCGGGGAAACGGGAGCCGTCTCCAGCTTTTCAGCTTCCGCCAGGGGGTCGATCCACCCCGAAGAGCGAATCTCAGGGGTGCGCCCGACATACAGGGTCAGGAATCGTTGACCCTGGATCTTCATGTAGCGGGGATCTTGGGGATCCATCTGCGGGGGGTTGTTGAACAATCGATCCTCCCAGCTCTGGATTCGACGCTCGAATTTAACCCCACTCAAAAGGCTACGAGAACACTCCGAAGTCATGCAACGGGAGCAGCACTCGGCCGTGAACTGGTCGAGCGACGCCCCGTCCACGTTGCATTCCCCGTACAAATCTCGACGTTCCGAAGCCATGAGTGAGGATAATACCCGAACGTTTCAGTATATGCCAGGATTACGAGCTGGGAAGATACTGTCCGTCGGAAAGATGCATCTCCTTGAGAGCCCCCGCGACCATCTCGGGGTTGATCTTGACTCCGAGCTTGGGGTCAATGATCGTCTTCCCCGACATCGGGTCAATCAACCGGAGGATCGATCCGTTGTCGGGATCGATGTACTGCGCGCACACCCCACGGACTTGCCGAAGCGTGGACGGGGACAGTTCTCGAAGCCGAATCGTGACGACCTTGGGCGGCGGACCATCCTGCTTCAACGTCTGTTGAGACAAGGGAGCCATCGGCGAAGAGGGAGGCGTCTCCTTCTCACGACCACCCGAGGACGGGGGAGTTGAAGGGGGCGGTGAGCTGGAGCCCCCCTTGAGCCACGGGGGGTCGATCTTCAACCGGATGGTGAAGACCTTCTTGCCGCTCTTCTCCTCCGTCTTGACGATGACTTCCTCTTCCAGGATCTCAGCTTCCTTCTCGACCACACGGGTGAGAGAGTAGACGAATCCGCCGAGGAGCACTTCGAACTCCTTGAGGACATACCCTTCCTTGAAAAGAACGACACCATAGCCCGCGCCCCAGTTGAAGCCGATCAAGGGCTCGACAATAAGAGGGACCTGCCAGATAGGCGAGTAGGGAGGACGAGCCATCTTCGTCGGCATCTCCATCTGCTCGACGATGAGGGGGATGGCTTCCGCCACACGATCGAAGCGAATCTCGAAGACAAGCTCGTCGTGAACCGTGAGGAGCATCCGAACCGAATCGTCACCCCCATTTCGGAGCCAGCCCCGGCGGTGGAACTCCTTGTGGAGCAGAACCATCGCGATCTTCATGATGTCCGCGCCGCTCCCCTGAATCGGGTAGTTCGTCGCGTGACGCTCACAGGCAGCTCGGATCATGTTCGCGTCTTGCGACGACAAGATCCGACCGTTGTGCATCTCCCCTTCCATCACGTTGGCATCGGGGATGGCAATCCAACGACCGAAAGCCGTCCAGACGCCCTTGTCCCTCTTGACCTTCGTGTGTTGCTGCTTGACCCACTTCGCGAAGGTCGGGACCGCCTTATCGAAGGCCGCCTTCCGGCGTTGCCCCTCGACCTTGTCACAGCCCGTCGCCCGCATGATGGCCGCCGGCCCACCACCGTAGACGAGAGTGAAGTTGGCAATCTTGCCCATCTTCCGCTCGTCCTTGGTGATGTCCGCCTTGTTGAAGAAGGCCCTGGCGGTGATGCTGTGGAGATCGCCCGACCCTTCCTTGAACTCCTTGATCCAGACGCCTTCGTTCGAGAGGTTCGTGACGATCCGCAGCTCTTGGCCTGCGTAATCGCACTTGCACATCGCATAGCCCGGCCGGGCCTCGAAGCACGTTCGAATGTCGGACGTCGAAGGAATCCCGTGGCTGGGGACGCCACTGAAACCATGGTCGAGATGGTCCTTCCGGCTCGGAGCCGAGAAGCGCCCTGTGGCCGCTCCCGTCTGCTTCCAGTCGAACCGCATCTCCGACAGAGGCATCGCGTGCTTGTCGTAGTTCTCGTAGAGGTTGTGCAGGTAGGTCCCGAGGAGCTTCTCTTCACCCCGGAGCTTGACCATCCATTGGAGGATCATGGGGGCATTGGGGCCCATGTCCTTCGTGAGGGTTTCGAGAGTCTCCCCGTCCGTCTTGTACTGCTGAGACTTCTCGTTCTTCTCGGGCTTGGGGGAGATGTCCAGACCCTTCTCCCCGAAGAGGAACTCTCCGAGCTGCTTGGTGCTCGCAGGGTCGAAGCTGTGGAAGCCCTTGCTCTTGGCGAGAGCGTCGATGAGAACGAGAAGCTCATCGCGCTTCTTGGTGTGCCTGTCCAGGAGGAGCTTGACCTTGCCCCGGTTCACCATTGCGCGGTTGCGTTCCATGACGCGAACCACCTGGGATACTTGCTTCTCCAGGCGGTAGGTGAAGCCGTACTTGTCCCGGCTCAGCTTCACGAGGTCGTCTCGTAGGCAGAGGAGGTTCGTGCAGATAGCGTCGGAACAGGCGTATTTGATCACGCCCGGCTCATCCGGCGAGAGCGAATCGAACTTGATCGGGCGGCCCTTGAGGAACAGCTCCTTCAGCTCGATCATCTCGTAGGCGTACTCGACCCTCAACCGCTTCCCGTCCGATCCCGTGACCTCTTCCGAGACTCGGAGACGAGACTTCGAGTTCTCCTTGAGACCAAGCCAGTCGTCGGAGTAGACCGTGAAGGCCGCCAGGCAACCATCCTCGAAGGAGTCGGGGTGCCACCAATCGATCCCCGTGATGGGGTAGAGGAACTCCTGATCGAACTTGGCGTTCCAGAAGTTGATGACGAGCTGCGGTCCCTCCTCGAACTCCTTGAAGGATAGGAGGTCCTTGGGGGTGCCCTTGGGGGTCGGCTGCGAGGCGAGACACAGTCGACGGATTTCCGCTTCGACCTCGCTCGGCTTGACGTTCAGATCCGGCATCCCTTCGCCGGTCTTGTGGCGGACAGGGATGTAGTAGCCCGTCTTGGAGTCGACCGAGATGCAGAACCCCACGATCTTGTGGACCGTCTGAGGCTTGCCCTCCGCATCGTAGAAGATGCGGTTGTCGAGGCCCTGGGTTTCCAGGTCGAGCGAGCAGTTCTTGGCAGCGATGGCCGCATCGACGATCGTTCGAACCTCTTCGATGGCCTTCACGAGCACGAACTCGTGAAAACGCATCCACGGCTTCGTCGGGTCGGGGACATCGCGTTCCCTGACCATCCCGGTGTTCGACATGAAGTCGTCGAGCCCACCCTCATCCTCGAAGGACTCGATGGGGCGATCCTTCTCCTTGCGTCCGAGAGGAGCCGGGGAGTTCAAGAAGTCAATATCGTCGTCATCGAACTCGTCAGCCATCACGCCTCCTGAACCAACACGATGTACACACCCTCACGCCAGAGCCGAATGATCTCGGCCGCGAGGGGCCCCGTAAAATCATCCGTTCCTTCGGGCTGAAAACACCAAGGCATCTTCTTGGCCGACGGGACGCAGTAATGGGGGATGTAGAGGCTACACCGCTTCCTCTGGACACACTGAGAATGTGTCTCAGGGAGCTTGCGTAGAAGTAGAGCTGGCGCCGGGCCTAGCTGGTCGAGGAAGGGGCGGGTCCAACCTCGAAGGGCATGGTCCATCGTCGCCTTCGAGACTTGAGGGATGTTGGCCGTGATCGGCTGGCCTTGAAGCTGGAACCATTCATCTTCCCAGGCCTCGCCGTAGACGTAGATGAGGAACAGCTCCAGGAAGCCCAGCTCGTTGGTCCGGATCTTCAGACGTCGGGACAAGCCCGTTCCCTCTGGCCGATCTTGTCGAGCACGAGCCGGATGGTCTCCTTGGCCTTGAGCGGGAGCACCCGACGATCGTCGAGAGAGCCGTAGAGCCGATCGAGGATCGTCCCGAGGACCAGATAGGCCTTCATGTCGAAGAGTTCCTTGGCGGCGAGGAGGCGGCGTTCGCAGATCCCGAGAAGGCTGTGAACCTCAGCGTCTTGAGCCAGAGCTTCTTCGTCTTCCCCGTGAGCTTCCGGCGGAGGACCTTCAGGCGCGGTGAGCCCGTTGTCCCGCTCGATCATCGCGAGGAGCTGGGTGAACTTGCCCTCGAAGCCCTCGAACTTCTTGTAGAGCGCGATGCAGTCCCAGCGCTCCTGGCACACGAAGCACCACGCGTGAGAGGGGCCGCGGTTCGACTCCGGGTGATACCGAACGGAGGGCTTGTTGTCTCGCCCGTGGAAGGGGCAGGCGAACTGCTCCTCGCGAGCACCACCGTTCCGAAGGCTCACCCCGTTCCGTCGGAGCACGTCATAGGCCGTCACCTGGCGGTGAATAGCCTCGATGCGAGCCTGGATCCATCGTCGGAAGACTTCCTTCCGCTCGTGGTCTTGGGGTTCAAATGCCATCGTCGTCATCCTCCAAAAGGTGAGTCCAAAAGACCGGGAGGTTCGCTCGTTCTCGTTGCTTCTCCTGAACGAGAAGCGCGAACATCTCATAGACCTTCAAGGTCGCAGGTCGGAGCCAGGCCCAATCCGCCTCCCAATCGTCAGATGTGCGTTCGTTCACAGGTCGTCCTCCAGGTAATACCACACTGTCTTATGGGTCGGAATCGCACAAGACAACGCATACCCATGTCGAGTCATGGGCTCCAGGTCTTCCGGCTCCAGGTCCAAAAGGGCCATGGCCGTCTGTTCTTTCCCCTCTTGAGACAGATGAGGGAAGAGATTATGCACCACCCGCACAACCAGGAGCGCGTGAACCCGAAACTTTTCTTCCGTCTCGATTTGGGGCATCTCACACGTTGAACATCTCGTCGAGCACTTGCTTGTGCTCCTCGACGCTCATCCCCTTGCCCTGGTACATATCCATGTTGTAGATCCGCTTCGAGCTGAAGTGGACCGACGCGAGGAAGGGCTCGAAGATCGGGTTGTCCCGATTCTTGAGGTTGCAGAACAGGGTGGTGCCGTTCGCCCGATGGTTCTCATCCAGGTAGGTTGTCGTCAGCACATCGGCCGACTTCTCGACCTGGTTGGCGTAGGCCACGGCGGACATCTTGTATTTGCCCTCGTTCTTGGACGCCTCGTCCTTGCCTTGCCGGTTGATCTGGAAGAGCATGAGGACAGGGATCCGCTCCCCGTGATTGAAGTGCAGAGCGAGACGCTTCGCATCCCGAACGACAGAGTTCAGCTCGACGCCGTAATCCTTGGACCTCTTGGTCTTGCGGGCCTCGACCTCTTGCCCGTGGTCGATGACGATCAGCCCCACTTCCATCTGCTTGTGGAGAAGCTCGCACTCCAGGCGAATGTCATCCATGGTCACCTCCCGGTCAGGGGAGATGATCTCGCAGTGGCAGTAGTCCGGGTTGTTGGCGAAGTCGTCAACAACCCTCTCGTAGAAGGCTTCCTCCGCGGGGGATAGCTCCCCATCCCGGACCTTCCGGTAATCGAGAGGCACGTACCCCATGGCCCGCCACTTCATGTTGGCCGAGTGGAGCACGTAGAACTGGAGGCGGATCTGCTCGTAGGGCATTTCCAGCGACCAGTAGACGATGTTCGTCCGATACCGGGTGACGAGGTTGTAACACCAGTTGAGCGAGAACGTGGTCTTCAGCTCGCCGGGGAAGGCCGCGTGAACCCACAGCTCTCCGCGCTTGATCCCGTGGGTGTTCTTGTCGATCTCGTTGAGCCCGCAGAACTTCCCCCAGGTCTTCTCCTTGTTGACCTTGGCGTCCTGGTATTGATCGAGGATGGCTTGGCCATCCTTCCGGATGTCCCCCGAGGTCCTCGCGTTGTACTCCGGGATGATCAGGTCGTGAGACTTCGAGGTGAAATGCACGAGAGCATCTCGAACCCCGTGCTTCCGGATCTTCTCGCGCCCCTCGACGATCTCCAAACCGCGGGTGACGATCTCGTGCGTCTCCTTGAGGAGGGCGATCGTCTTGTTCGTGTTCTGTTGCTCCAGGATCGTTTGGAGCAGGGCGGCGAAGTTGGTTCGGACGTAGGCCGGCGAAGCCTCGATGTCCGGGATGCGCTCCTGGATCTCGACGTCGTCCATGCGGACGAAATAGTCCCGGATTGTCTGGACAGCGGGGATCTCCAACCGCTGTTGGAAGTACGACTTGACGTACTCGAAGATTTTCTCGTCGTCGGGACGATTCCAGCCGATCTGAGCGGCAATGAGCCGCTGGAGGTTCTGCGTCAGGTGCTCTTGGGGTGTCTGCCCATCAAAATCGATGATGGATCGAAGTAGGCGCTTCATCCGAGCGGTCCCCCTCCCCCGCCGCCATTCCCGAACTTCTTCGGCTTGAACTTCGACTTGTAGCCGCCGTTATCCCCCAAAGCCCCGTCTGAATTGTTGCTGGGGTAGCTCCGAGCTTCGAAACGAGGCTTCGGGGCTGCTTCCCAGGTCTTCTCCGTCACGATCTGTGTCTGTGGCGCAGAGTCCATATCCACGTCAACAGGCCCCGAAGGAACGTAGAATCCTTGAGGTGCTTCTTTCGGCCGATGCTTGTTCGTCAAGTCCATGATCGTGAATCTCTTTTCGATGTACTCAGCCACGTTCTCATCGTAGGAGAAGTGACCGGGACCGAAAAAGCTATCTGGAGTCTCGTTGATCCATGTAGCCTTTGAGGCAGCTTCACGAAGCATGAGAGCTTCCTTGAGAATCCCGGGCATGGCTTTATTGGGGTACCCCAATTTGCCAATACGGAGGATCACAAGGTCGACATCCGGCCCCAAGATGTCGGTCAACGAGTTGAACGTCGGGGCCTCATCACGCTTGCTTTTGGAACGAGCCTTGTAGCTCTCATCTCCGACGTAAACGATCTTGAGTCGCTCGTCGGTCAGGACTCGGAAAGAGAAGAAGAGCCCTTTCCCAACCAGAGCGCATTTTAGATGAGGGAGAAGGTCTTCCCATGCCCCCTTGAGGAAGAGGTTCTTGGCGGTCAGGTCGGTCTTGGGGTCCTTGTCAACGCCTCCCATCTCGAACAGAGGGCTCGACGTGAGGGAAGGGGCGAGAGCGATCTCTGCCCCAAGGTGTTCCTTCATCGCTCGGGCGAACGCGCAGATGCACTGGCGGACCGTGAGGTCGTCCACTTCGATCCGCCCCGTCCCCCCACACTTGGAGCAGACCTTTTTCTCGTCAGTCATTCGCTTCGTCTCTACACCGCTAAATGTCCGACTCGAAGTCCAGGATGTCCCACGACGTCAGGCGTCCGTAGGTCCTGGGGGTCTCTTCCACAGGAGGGGCCAACGCCACAAATGGATTCGCATCAGGGTTCTCTTGCCCCACCCTCATCTCCCCATTCTCTCGAAGAACGTAGTCGACGGGCACTTGGGGCTGGGGCCCATTCTCGACACGTACCGGAAGTGCTCGTTGCTCTTGTGCCTGAGCCAAGAGGGTTTCTTCTTGGCTTGCTACTCTATAATTACGTAAAATCATCGAGTAATTGACGCCATAGGATTCCCACCTCCCTCCTTCTTGAGGGAGGGATATCAGCATCACTTCAGAGTTGTCGATCTGCGTGATTCTTCGGAGGGAATTCCCCGTGTCCCCTCCGAAGTTGTCCGTAGGTAGACGGAACACCCAGGAGTTCCGCCGTACGAAACTCAACTGTTCGGCCGTCCCAATGTAGTTGAACGACGAGAAATCAGAGAGCATACCCTGTGTAGGCACCCACACCTTCTCGAACTCTTCTTGGAAGAGAGTCCCACACAATAGTTGGGACTCACCCACATGAAGAACCTCTACCACTCTCGTGTAGGTATATTCTCGTACCGCACCGTCATCTGTGGCGCGGTAGTCTTGGGTCCACCGCGTGCCCACGAGAAGTTGGGGGTTGGCTCGAAAGGAAGCACCGAGGTCGGAGGGAACCATGTGCTTGACCTACACCGTCATTCGCCGGAACGCATTTGCTTGAGCAGCTCCTTCGTCCCCGCCCCAACGCCGTCCTTCTTGAAGTCGAGGGCCCCAACGGCGGCCTCCCCGAGAACCTTGTCGACGAGGTTCTTCTTGCCCATGAGGAGGGTCAGGATGTGGTGGTCGATCGTCTTCTTGTTCTTCCCCGACGCCTTGGGACGAACCGCCACGATGTGGTAGGCGCACACATTGGGGTGAGGGCTCCCGATGCGAATCGGCCTCCCAAGGGTCTGCACGTAGTTCCCCCAGCTCCAGGGGGCATCGTAGAACACGAGAGCGCTGGCCGCCTGGAGGTTGATGGCCTCGCTTCCGGCGTCCGTGATGAAGATGACCTTCATGTCCGAGTCGAGGTTCTGGAACTCCTTTTGATGGTCCCGGCGAGCCGAGTCCGAGTCCTTCCCCGTGATGCGCCCGCTCTTGATCCCCTTCTCCTTGAGAATGGCCTGTAGGCGCCCCACAAGAGACTCGAAGCGGGTGTAGACGATGACCTTCTCGCCATCCAGCTCGTCAAGGATGAGGTCCTGGAACGCCTGCTCCTTGCTTCCGAGCTTCGCGATCGTGTGGCTGGCGATCTCGGCGTCGAGCCGTTCATGACCCCCAGGGAGCAGCTCGTCCCCCGCCTTGTACTTGAGCAAGGTGAGAGAGTCGACGACCTGTTGGCAGTAGCAGAGCGAGACGAAGGCCTTGTGCTCCTCGTAGTCCTTGGTGGACCCGTCCCCCATTTCGAGGACACCCGAGAGGGCCTCCTGGTACTTCTGGTCTTCTGCGGCCGACAGTTCCACGATGATCTGCTTCGTGGTGAGCACGGGTAGCTCGGCAGACACCGCGTGCTTCGGACGCCCAAGGAAGTAGGGGTCGATCCTCTCCCGGAACACCTCCAGGTTCTTGTACCCCACGACCATGGGGATCTTCCGGTTCCCTGCCACCCTCTTCTGCTCGACGATACAGAAGGATGCCAGGAAGGCGGTCTTCGTCGCAAAGAGACGAGGAACGATCACCTTGAAGATCGAGAAGCCCTCCATCAAGTTGTTCTTGAGGAGCGTCGCCGTGAGCCCGTAGCACCTCTTCGCTCGATCCGAGAGGTAGCGACACGTCTGCCACGTCTTGGTAGAGTGGTTCTTGAATGCCGTCGCCTCATCGTAGATGACGACCAGATCCATCCCCCGAGTGAGCCCGTCAAGATAGCCAGGCAACACGGTCGGCTTCTCCTTGGGGGTCTTCCCAGGGATAGACTGGCTCCCCTGGTCCCAGTCCCGAACGATGATCGCGTAGTTGACGATGAGCACAGAGAGAGGAGCGTCCTCTCCGAGGGGTGCTTTGGCCCACTTCTCGTAGACCGCTTTGCGTTCTTCGAGAGACCCGCTGACGACGTAGCACTTGACGCCCGTCGTGAAGCGTTCGATCTCTTCTCCCCACTGGCGTAGGACGCTCTTGGGGGTGACGATGATGACCCGGTTGTTGGGCTCCCGGGGACGTAGGTAGCAGAGGGCGGCGATCACCTGGATCGTCTTCCCGAGCCCAGTCCCATCCCCCAAGATCATCCGGGTCATGGTCAGAAGGTGGAAGACCCCCTGAACCTGGTAGTACCGTAGGCGGAAGTCCTGCGCTTGCCCGTCAAGGCCGAGGATGCTCGCCCTGAGCATCGGGGTGGGCTTCAGTGCAACAGTCGTTGAAGCCCGAACCTTCTTCAGCGTTTCGTAAGCTGTCGTGTCTTGCGGCGATAGAGCGGTCGTCATTGAGTCCTGTCTACACCGAGCTTTGGTGTAGGAAATCGGAGAGCGGTTGATCCGGGGGGAACCATCGCTGTAGGGCCAAAATATGAAAAGCATCGACACCGAGGTCATCGACGCGGAGTGGCCGGAGGTGCCTCCGCTGGCTTCTCCGACCCTGAAGGTCTCTCAGGCTGTCCTGGAAGAGCTGTGTGCTCCCCTGGTCAGGCTGGCCCGCGAGCGCAAGGAACGACGTGGGGCAACCCCCTGCGCGGCCGAGATCCAAGCTCGGAGCTTCGTCATCTCAGTCCTCGAAGGACTCGGGGTCGAATCCGTGGTGGGCCCCGGCTGGAAGGTGACCTGCGTCCCGACCCGCTTCCGCCAGGTGGGGGATGAGCTGATTCCGATCGCGGATGCTGGCCTCCGGGTCACGATCGCAAAGGTTCGTGCTCGCTTCCAAGTCGAGCACGAACACGAGGTTTCTGCCATCATTCACTGAAGGGGTTGATCCCTCCCCCTTTCATCTTGTAGGACCCCCATGGCTACCAAGAAGAAGCTGCCGCCCAAAGCTGTCCGCGATGATCGCTACCTTGTCCTCACGCGAGGTCTGAGCGGGCTGACGGGCTACCCCGGCCCTCGTGAGGGGTACGGACCGATCACGGTATCCATCCCCCACGACGACTTCGAGAGGGAGCTGGAGAACGTTGTCGACGACGTCGACAACCTCGACAACGACAACATCGTTCGGGCTGTTTTCGCTGCCCCCATGCTCGACACGCGGATCCCGAAGGACGAGGTCAAGGCCTGCCCCGACATCCCCGACTACATGGCAAGGGGCTTCGAGGGCGGGTATGCCGACTTGATTGCGCTGAAGATCGCGCAGCCCGCCTGGAAGGGCCTCGATTTTGTAGGCGTCGAGATGTTCGTCGCCTACTGGAGGGCGAACGGGGCCAAGATCGGCCGGAAGGTGGACGGGCTTCGTCTGGGAGACGAAGCCCGTCGAGAAGATCGCCGAGCAGCTCTCGCTCTTCTAGGTTGATCGGCGGGGGGTCCGGTCTGTAGGACCCCCATGCTGAACATCACCAACGAAACGGGCTGGGTTCTAGTCGATGACAACTTCGTCCAGTTGACCGACAACGGTCAAGACGGCGAATTTCGAGTTCGGATTATCATGGGGGAAGGAGTGTGGGGCTCCAAGAGGAGCAGCACCTTCCGTGAAGACATGGTCCTCTTCTTCAAGGACACTGCGGAAAGTATGCTGGAAGGGTGGGATCCTGTGATTCACCCCCAGTGGGAGTTCCTCGGAAAGGGTGACCCCAAGCTCCTCGCGTTCGTCCGCGAGTGCATCATTGAGTCCTAGAGCAGGTTGCCGGGTCCGATGGCGGGCCCGATGATGCGAAGGAAGCCGGTGAAGAGGGTTCGCGCTGCGGACGCTTGACCGGCTTCTTGCATCAGAGCCACACCAAAGGCCGCCGTCTCGTAGACAGCGAAGCTGATCTCATCCGAGACCTGCCCTCCGAAGTCCTGCACGACATCGTCGGGAGGGTTCTTGGTGGCGATCGACTTGAGGGTAGACTCGGCGAAAGAGGACGCCTCGCTGTAGTTCGCCTGGTCGAGAGCGTACGAAACAACCAGCGCAGCCACGCCGGGATCCTTGATCTGGCCGTAGAGCGTCTTCGCGAACGGAATCTGGTCCTTCACCATCTGGAGGAAGGTGTCCTTCGCCGTCGGGGTCTTCCCTTTCTCTTCAGGAGGCCCGGCCATGTCGATCGAGGACTTGAGCGCGTCCCTCAAGATGACGTTGGCTCGCTGAGCCTTGGTCGGCTGCTTGGAGCGCTGGAGAAGCGAGATCCCAACGGCTGCCGCCTGAACCTTCCCCTTGTCCCCATGGTCAAGGTGGGGCGTGATTCGCCAGACGAGCTTGTTGATCGCAGCTCCGACATCGAGCCCCGCGGAGGAATCGAGGAGATTCCAGAGCTTGTCCGCAACGGCCTTCCCAGCCTTTTCCTCCATGAGGAAGTACAAGACCCCGCCGCAGATGCTCTTGATGTCCCCCTTCTTGAAGGTGTCGGCCGCTGCCATCTTCTTCGCGGCGAGGAGGATCTCTTTCACGAGGTTCTCCTTCGAGCCGAGCATGTCCGGGAGCCACACCCCTCTGTCATCGGCTGTGACAATTGAAGGGTCCATAAACCGAGCTGCAACGCGAAGAACGAGATCCGAGTACATGTCTACTCCGTTGGAGAATACAGAGCTGTTGTGCCACTTGTTGAAGGTGGTGATGAGGTCCACGGTGCCAGGTCCGATGGTGGCGAACACGATCTTGAGCCCCGTTTTCGGGTTCACCCATTCGATCTTGTCCCCTGAGCCGAGCGTCGAGAGCATCCGCTCGTAGGCAGGGCTCTTCAACGCTTTCCAGTTGTTGAGCTGTGTCACGAAGTGTTTGAGGACATCCTGGACATCCTGGACAGACACCCCTCGGAGATCCATCCGGTATTGGGCGTGCGCTGTGATCTGGATCCGCTTGATCAGGCCGATCCCAGGCTCGATGTCCAGGTGATAGACCTTCGAGGCGTCAGCGTTCGAGAGGTCCTCCCCCTGCTGAACCTCGTCAACGAGGTCATGCTGAAGATGGGGGTTTTGCACCCTTTGAAGGATGCGCTGCACGACTGACGAGGGCCCCCCGGGCTTCCCGAGAGGCGGATTCAAGTCCGCCTGATGTGAGCCCTCGTTACTCATCAGGTGTCCGAAGTACGCTTGATGGCGTCTTCTCGTGCCTTGTCCATCTCCGCGAGGTCCGGAAGAGGGGTTGTCACAAGCTCAGGATGCTTTCCCTGAGCCACAGCGACCATCTTGCCTCCCAGCTCGAAGAGGTCATCAAGAAACTGGAGAAGAACGAGAACTTCCTGAGTGCTCATTGCATTTCCCCCGCGATCTGCTGGAGCTTGGCGAGAGTCTCACCCAACTCCCGACCTGCATCGTTGAGTTCTTGAATCGTCACCGTCCCGCTCTTCGCAGCGTTGAGAAGAGTGAGCATCTGGCCCCAAGCCGCCTTGGTGGACACATAGGCGGCTTCCGCCGGCAGACACAGCTTGTCGACATCCTTGACTTCCGTCGGAGTCGATGCCGCCTTGTACCGAGGAACACAGTAGTCGAGGATGACCTTGTGCTCGGTGGCGGCGATGTCTCGGGTTTCATTTGCTGCCAGAGTTGCGGCATCCTTCGCCGACAACTGGCAGCCCATGAGGCTGAGAGGGAGAACGAGGTAGAGGTACTTTTTCATGGGTATCAGTTGAGGTTGTCGGTCTTGCTGCTCAGGGTGGTGGTTGCGAGCTTTGCATCGAGGAGCTTCTCCCCAGAGGGGTCGGCCGGCGTGGGGGTCGGCTCCGGATCCTTGGCCAACTCCGCCAAGAGCTTCTTGATGGCGAGTGCTTTGAGGGTCGACTGGAAGCGCCCGTAGACCCATGCCGATCCGATCCCACAGAGGCCGCTGTAGGTGAGCCGAACCCAGATCCCGTAGGTCTCCACAGTCGCCGGCCACGGGAAGGACTTCCCGATGAGTGCGAACAGGAGACCCGTCCCGATCGGCCCGAGGGGAAGACACACCTCCGTCCAGAGGAGCTTGGTCTTCACCTTCGGGAAGACCCCCTCAATCGACGTCCTCACGAAGTAGGTCGTGAGGTAGATGCCGAGACAGAGGAAGAGAGTGGGCCAGAAGTAGACGTCGAGAAGGTGGTCAACCTGTGTGCTCATGGGAATCGCCTCGATTATCGAGAGGTATAAGGGGATCAAGATCCCCCCGTTCCCACTGGTCGATACGACGGATCTGATCTTGGAGGGCCTTCACCTGGTCCGAAGAAAGCAGCGGCGTCGAGAGGAGGGTCTGAATCCTCCTCCGAGCCTCTTCCGACGCCTTCTGTCGCTTCTCGGGCGGGATGTCGAGATACGAAAGGTGTTGGACCGCCATATCAACCCTTCAGAGAAATCGTGAGCGGGATGGTCGACGGGTCGATCGTGTACCGACTGTTGTTCGAGACGAGGGGGTGACCCTCAATGCGGTAGAGGTCCGCCGCCGAGTACCCTTCCCCAGTCCCATTCGTTCCGATGACGACGAGCCCCGGGTGACTGTTCGTATCCGAGATGAGGATGGCCGTCGTGACCACCACCATCATCAGCTCATCTCCCGCAGAGACTTCCGTCGAGCCCACCAGAGTCCCCGTGTTCCGCACGAGGAAGGCCCGTGCCGTGAGCACGTTCGTTCGGCCCGACGGAGCGAGGACCGTGGGATGCACGACCGCCATCTCTCCCCCAGGGTGCGATCCCGAGGCACAGAAGAGGCTCCCACCCCGGTAGGTCCGGAAGTTCGTGAGGAGAGAGTAGTTACCCTGCTCCCCATCCACATGGACCCCCATATCACCCGCGGTCCCCGAGATGATGGAGGCAGACGAGACGTTGACCTCCGTCTGCTCCAGCTTCTTGGCGTTGCCCTGACTTGCCAGGAAGCCCACCCCACAGTCCTGGAGGTAGATGAAGGGCATGTCCACCGTGGAGTTGAAGGTTCCTCCTCGGAAGTCCTTGTCTCGGCACAGCGCCCCAAGGGGTAGACGCTCGGTGCAGCCGTGATACTCCGTCCCGATGTTCACCGTGTTGGACTCACTGCTGAATGCCGCCGGGAAAATGGTAGGACGGGCAGCAATCGACGAAACGGGAGGGAAGGTGGAAGTGTCCTCGTAGCTGACATTCCGCAGATCGATGACCTGTGAAATGGCGTCCCCCGAGAGACGCCCCGTACCCAGCGTCGTCGTGAAGCCGATCGAGGCGAGCACCTCGAAGACCTTCTGATTCGGCCGCGTCAAGTTCGCTGCGTCGAGAGACGTGGAGGCTACCTGGAAGGCAGACCCCGACGGAATGGGCCCCGGGGCGTACCCGATGTCCGTGTAGCTGGTCTGCGACCCCCAAGCATCGCCCTGGTAGACCGTCCTGGAGTAGTTGGCCACAATCTGGTCCGAGACCGTGGCGGGCCCCGGGAGAACACCAACAGGACCCGCCACAACGACCCCCACGTTGTTGGCCCGGGTGACCGTATCCGCCGCCTGACTCCGCATGAGACCCGCGCTCGTCGGCCGGGTCATCACCAACCGGAAGTCCTTCGTGATGTCGAAGGACCCACGGTCGAAGCCGAAGATGTTCGTCTCGATGACGTAGTTGCCAGAAGCGAAGGTGGCAATCGTGTTCGGCGACCGTGCGAGGTCGATCACCGCAGCGTTGAGGATGAACGTCGAGTCCCCATCAGCATCCAGCTCGACCCAGAAGGTCGGACCTGCGAAGTTCTGCCGAAGGAGGTTCGTTGCTCCGCTGCCCGTGAGATTTCGCGTGGTTGCGTCGTACGCCGACCCGTTGAGCTTGTAGTCGTTCGCTTCATAGACCGCGAACAGCCGAGTGATCCCATAGAAGGGAGGCAGCTCCAGGCCTTCTCGACCAAGGCCGCGGGTGTCGGTGAAGAACCGCATCCCTGCGAAGGTCTTGCCGCCGAACGAGAAGGCCGCGTTGTAGGTCGCCGTCACCGCCGGGGGGTTGAAGTTCAACGTCGAGAAGGCCGCGTACGTCAACGGCCCGTTCGAGTAGGGGCAGTAGTTCTTGTCCGAATCCGCGAAGGGCGATCCACCCTTCCGGCTGATCAACATGAAGTCGACGCCTTCTGCGAAGACCCCGTTGTCCTGCCAGAGGACCGGCACGTAGTACGCGCCCCAACCGGGCACCATGTGCCGAGGAATCGTGACGTAGATGTTCTTCGTCGCAGCCGTCGACTCAGTTGTACCCGAGAAGAGCTGAAGCGGGTCCGTCGTAGTCCACTTCGCCGTGACGCCGTCCGGCTTGAGGAGAGGCATCAACCCCTGCGTATGGGCGACCTCGTAATCGAACGGGAACCCCGAAGCAAAAGCCCTGTTGAGGACAATCTTCGAGACATCCGCTCCAGGGGCCACTGCCGTGACCACATAGTGTCCCTTGCGAACACCATGCGGCATGTACACGGAATCCCCGACGAGTACCCCCAAAGAGACGAAGTCTTGGAAGGCATCGGTGAGCGTAGTTCCACCCGTGCTCGAAGCCTGGCTGCCCACCCAGAACGCGACGTTGGGATTCGCGATCGTCCCATCCATCGTCCTGAACTCGTCAGGCCAATCGATGCGACGGAACGGAGTGAGAGCCACCGTCTTGCTCCCAAGGTCGGCATAGGCTTCCGCCGTCACCGGGAGAAGACCCTGATAGGTCGCCCCACGGAACTTGCTCCAGAGCGCCAACCAAGAGGTTCGAAGCGTCTGGTTGGCCATCGGGACCGCCGAGGTCTGAAGGAGAAGCTCCGTGCTCGGGTTGATGAAGGCGAGCGAGTGTAGAGCATCCGGGCGACGAGCCAACCCGCGCCCCGGCCCATACTGAACGTGGGCCGTGATGTATATCTGATTTGTCGTTGAAGGGAAGCTCGATCCCAGCGTGATGATCAGGTTATCCGTCGGCGTGGGCGTGTTGGGGGTCACCGTGTAAAGGCTCGGGTCAACGGGATCCTGTGACCCATCGATCCGAAGAACCACAGCCTCATTTTGGAAGTCGGTGAGCCACCGAATCTGGTCCGCGTCGCTCCCAGAGAGACCCGCCTTGAGCTGGGACACCGGAAGCGAGATGACGTCGTTCGCGCTGAACGTGTTCGAGACCGAACGAGTCGTGTGGTTCGCGTTCATGGTCAACGACCACGCGACGTTCACAGCCGCCGGCAAGGAAGCCGAGTTCGCCTTCACCACGAATTCGACGGCTTGAGTGACAGCGGCATCCGAGAAGACCGTTCGGATGTTGTCCGGCCCGTCGAGCTTGGTGACCCCGAGAGCCGAAGACCCGTTGACGATCTTGTCCTGGTAGAAAACGAAGGGGCCTTGCGGACCCGCTCCCGAACGCTTCCAGTTCGCCCTCATCTGCCCCCGGAGCATCTTGTCCAGGTTCGTCCTGAGAAGGACGTCGTAGTTGAACCCGTTGGGATTCACGACATGACGGAGATCCAGGATGTCCGTCGCCGCGATCTGATCCGAGAAGAGCCCGTCAGGTCGTCCCGAAAGAATGGTGACGACGGTCCCGGCCTTGTGGGTCTCCGCCCGCGAACCATTCACACCCCGAGTCAGGCCTCCCAGAATCGGGGGTGATCCCGAGACAGAAGAGTAGGTGAGAATCTCGTCGCCGATCTGAATGAGAACAGGGAGCGTCGGGGCGAGAGGAAGAGGGATGTTCGAGGAAGACACGAGCTGGATCGAGACGGCCGAAGCCGAGAGGTCCAACGCCAGCGTGGCCGTCGTCGAGAAGGTCCGAATCCCCGTCCGATCAACCGCCGTCGTGTTGCGGTTGAAGGCTCCGTTGAGGTTCTGAGACGGGTCCCCGTTCCAGGCGACCGAGTTGCGACGGAAGATCGACGCGATGGGGATCGCGTACACATAGCCGTCGATCGTCCCGAGAGCATTGGAGGGCACCCCATCCCCAGCTCGCCACAGGCCCGCGTCTCCGAGAGTCTTCCGCATGTTCGAGAAGACATAGCTCGAAGGCGTCGTCGCCCCACCCTGAGCCTTCACGACCACAGGATCGAATCCCGACGGGTAGCTCGTGAGCCCCACGAGCCCCTTGACCACCCGAATCCGGTACTGAAGCTGGACACGCTGCGTGATCTCGAACCCGAGAGCCGGGTCGATGAGATCGTCCGTGAGGAAGGTGAAGCCCCCTTCCACGTTGCCATAGCGGTAGACCGAGTTCGCAGCGGGCTTGTTGAGCGTCGAGGGGTTGGGCGGGATTCGTGCCTGCCACACTTCCAGGAAGACGTAGTCGATCCTGAAGTCACCCGAGTTCGAGGGAGGCGGATCCAGAGCGATGACATTCCAGGTGTCGACGTCATCCGGATTCCCTGGCGGAGTCCCCGTCTTCGTGCCCATGACCGGCACAAGCCAGCCGTTGACGGCCGCCCACTCGATGGCCGCTTTCTCCCCCGTCCTCTGCCGACCGAACTGAAACCAGTTCGACCAGATCGGGCTGGTCACGTAGTCTTCCGTCGCGTTGGTCTCATTGCTGAGCCACCCGCTCGGCGTGCCACGCATGACGATCTGCCGGCAGAAGTTCTGAGAAAGCTCCTGGAGGAGGTTCAGATCGGCATCCATCGGGGGCTTCCCCTGTTGCCAGATCACCTCTGTGTAGGAAGTTCCAGTGGGGTCCAGAACCCGAGAGACGCCGCTGCCAAGGTTTGTCATGTGGATCTATTGGGGGATCGAATCAGTACACTAGCGACCAAGAGCCCAGATTGAGCCTTGAGCTATAGCCGTAGATTTGGATCACGAGGGTCGACCCCTGAGACACGGGGGGGATTTGGAAGGGGATGCCGGAGAACACACTTGTATAGGAGGCACCCCCATCGAAGCTCAGAAGAGCCGAGAAGAGAGCCGGGTTACCCTCCCCATACGACAACACGAGATTCTCGGAGGCGAAGTCAAGAAGGTTGTACCCAAAAAGCTCCCACGAGAAAATTGCTTCGGTCGGTTGACTATTCAAAGTCACGGGGACGGTCCGGAAAATCGACGAGTTGTCACGAAGAGACACCGCTCCCCGTTTCCCGACATAAATCCCCCTCGAATTCAGGAGGTCAATCCCGGAAGTGTCGAAGAGGTCATCGTAAGCGATGTTTTGATACCCCGGGTACTGAGCCAGTTGACCTGCGTGCTTTTGGCTCAGCACATCAGAGGCGTACACAGCGTACGTGATAGGAATCGAATCCGGGACTCGGATCACCATCGAGCCGGTCGACACAACCGGGCCCGAGATCACGGTACGGACGTCCCGTACCAGACCGAACGAAGTAGAACCGAAGTAGTCGATGAAGTAGAGGGTGCTCATGACGCCGTCCATTCGAGTTCAGTCAGAATTCGCCCGTTACCCGTGCTCTTGATGTAGCTCACTCGAACGAAGATCAAGTATTGACCGCTCCCATTGTTCACGGTGGGAAGAGACGTGTCGTATTCCACATACGCATCAACCCCAATCGTGGGGGAGATGGTGAGCCGGGTACGACACCCATGGAAGTCCACCGTGGTGAGATCCGGGTCTCCCTTTGCTCGACCCACGTCCATCCACCCAGTGACCCCAGGAACCTTGACCTGGACGATGGCACCCCCCAGGTGGTCTGCGACCTCGGCTCCGGTGTACGTGACGCCCCCCGAAGCGAAGTCTGCCGGGTTCAGCCCTCGTAGCCTGAGCTTGCCCGTGCTGGTCGGGAATCCTGTATCAAATGCACGGATATACCGGCGGATATGGGTCGAAGAATCCCCTGAGAAGACCGTCGAGTAGTCCGGCCCCGTCGCCGGAAAGTACCCTGTCGAGTAGTTCACGCGGGGGTAGGTCAGATACCCAAGATGGCACTGGAGTTCGCCATTATTGGCCGTGAGTGCAGTCGCAGAAACGAACTTGTTACCACCCACCGGGATGATGGGAGTAGTAGACGAAGCTGCCGTGAACGAACCCACATGACGATAGGTTTCGTCGCTGAAAAGCTCCAGGGTGTTCGTTGACGCCAGCACCGAAAGGGCGTTGTACATGTACTTCTCGGTGCTTTGCACCACCAAGGCGGACCGAAACAACGCCTGATATTGAATTCGGATCACGGAGTGAGGCCATACCGGACCTTCCCCAAGAACCGGAAGTGCATTGGCCTGAAACTTCACGACCGTGCCAGGCATCGGAGGGGACCCATTGGAGAATGACGAAGAGGTCCCGTTATTGAAGATGTTGGAGGGCGACGCGAAAAGGTCGAACGTCTGAACGGCCCCCCCGAAGTCTGCCCAGTCGATCGTGATCGGAGTGGTAGCCGAGGTGTACCCATTAGGCACCGACCCCGTCACATGGGTGTTCGTGTAGTACGAGTTCGCGAACAAGTTGTTCGCAATCCCCGTGATCGAGAACGCGAGACCCGTGCTGTTGTAGTAGGGCACCCCCGAAGACTTCGAGGTCGTCACCGTACCTGCGGGAGCCGTGGTGAGAGAGACACTTGTCGGAAGGGTGGCCGTCGTATCTGCGTAGATGCTCGTCCGAATGACATTCTCGAAGTCAGGGGACGAAGGAGTCGCCGAGTAGCAGTTGGCAGCAACAAGGGTCAAGGGCGTGATCCCCGCCGGCTGAATTGCCGCAAGGGTGGTCGCGTAAGACTCCTTCCAGTGAACCAGGAGGTAACTCCCATTGTCCCCTGAAGCGATGGTGAAGGTGTACCCGTATTCGGCGATCTGATACGCCGAGAAGTTTTGGGGATACCCCGAAAAGGAGCCACCCATGGATGCCGTGCTCTGTGGACCACGGTACTGCAACATGAGATTGTCGATACCCGAGAGCGTGGGGTTGTAGTCCGCTTGCCCCACCGCTCGGAGAGACTCATCGAAGTTCGAGTAGGGGACGCTGTACGAAGGAGGCGCGGACCCCAACCAGAGAGCCCCGACCAACGTCGTGTTGGCGCTATCGGAAAAGTCGGTCGCCGTCGTCTTGTAGATTGCGAGAACCCCACGATCTGCGGGGTAGAGAAACCCCGTGATGGTGTTCGACAACCCGAAGGTGTGCATCAAGGACTTGGTCACTCGACCGTGAGTCGAATCTTGAGACCATGCCCCGTTAACGCCCGTGTTTGAGATCGGGACACCCCAGTAAGGGATCCCCGAATTGACGGTGAGGCCGTTGTCCGACCCCAAGGTGTTGGGGGGAGGCGGAGCAAGATCCTTGAACTGCCGGATGAAGTCGAAGACACTCTCGCCGCGAATGACCCCGCCAGCACTCTCCAAAAGGGGAGCTGAAGTCAGGGGGTCAATCGGAGCCACCCCGATTGCGGACGCCATGTGTGCGTCAGTCGGATCCGCGATGTGACTGGAGAGAACCACCCCACCCCCCTCACCCACCGGAAAGAGTAGTGACGAGGCATTGGCCACGTTTGCCGGGAGCTTGCCGGAACCAGGGGCGACGGTGACGGTCGGATTCTTCGAGCTGGGCATCAGAACCTCCGAGAGAGCGGGTTGCCCTTGATGCGGACTACACCTGCTGTCGTCGTATTCAGAGAGAGATTGGGGTCAAACGCCACCCAATTCCCATCGTCGAGCGTTGCATTCCGAACGAGCATCACGAGAACGAGTTGCCCCCGGAAGCCCAACGGAGAATCAGAGGAAAGCTCCGCAAGCACAGGGAGGACATTCCTGTGCGTCTTGGAATCCGAGAAGTTCTGAGCGTAGGCATTGGGGGTATACCCACTGGGCACGGATTTGAAGAAGCTTCGTCCCTCGATATCCGTGTCGACCAGCGCACGATCGAACGTCATGGCTTCAGGACTCGGGACGAAAGGCACGTACAACGGCAACTTGAGGAAGCCCGTCTGCGAGCTGAAGTTCATCACCGAGAGCTGCTTCGACCCCGTCAGCTCATGGTCCCCGTTGAAAGAACTGCTGTCCGTCGGGTAGATGCCCCCCACCTGGACGTAGGCAAAGGGGAACGGATACCCCTCGTCCTGAGACCCGCTCCCCGTGGAGAAAGTGAAGAGAGACTCCCCGACATGCCTCGGGGTCAAAGTCAGGGTCATCCCGATCAACTCGGATCTCGCCGTTTGAGGAGCCCTCGCTTCGTAGTAGACCGTCAACTGCTCCCCATTCTGAGGGAGCGGTCGAATGGCGACGTAGGAGATGTCGAGCACATCTCCCGGGGTGGTCGAATCCGCAGTGAGGTCGAAGTAGCGACCGCTGAAGTGCAACGAAGTCGTCCCCGCGATCGGAGACCCGTTCTTGAGCACTGACACGATGCTATCTGCGCGTTCCGGAAGTCGGTAACGCGTGGCGATCTGAGTCCTGTCCGCGTCCATCGTCAGCGTGATCGTTGACGTGTTGTACTGGAGGCGAACCTCTCGATGGGGGGCATCAATGTCATTCGTTGACGCCAGAGCCGAGAACGAAATGGGCGAGGATCCCGGTAGGGCCCCGGGATTGTTCACCTCAACAGAGGCAGCCCCAAACGTGGTGGTGGGCGTCTTCGAGAGTCCCACCCCAGCCGGATATGCCACCAAGAGATCCACGTATAGGGTTTCATCCGTCAACCCAAACCCAAAGAGAATCCCCATCTTGATCGTAAGGGTATTCACAGGGATTTCGCCGAGTCCCGTCACGAGATAGACCCCGTTGGCGGCATCTCGCGTGACCTTCCCGCTCCCATCCCCAATCCATTGGGCACTCAGGTAGTCCACGAAGGCCACGGTGGCAGGGTTGTAGGAAGCCCAGTTGAAGGCAGCGTAGGGGTAGATGGCCAGAGCTGTGGGGTCAATGGTGACCACTGACCCATCAACCCAGCCACCGCCGGGTGCGGGCACAGCAACCGTGATGACCTCGTAGACCACACGATCCGAGAACGACCTACGAGCAGCATCGAACTCCCCGATGAACGCCGCTCCCGGGGTGTTCCCCGTCGTTGTCCCATCCCCACCGTTGGCGTTCGAGACCCCAATCGAGTCAGCCCAGAGAACCGTGTGCCCATTGGACCCGCCGCCGATTGTAGTCGACGTCCAGTCCGTCTGAACCGAGTTGTCGAGGAGCGCGTTGAAGCTCTTCTCCAGGAGTTCGCGGTAGTCCCAGCCCGTCGGACTGACCGCATGACGGAGGTCGGCGATATCCTTCGCTGCAAGGATGTCGTGAAAAAGCCCGTCCGGCCGATCACTCGGTCCCGGGCTGGCGACCCCTCCGTTGTGATTCGTGTTGCGAGCGAACGCCGTGGTGTTCCGCCGGAACACGGCAAGGAGAGGGATGGCGTACATGTAGCCATCGACCGTCCCCAAGGTGTTCGATGTGGTGCCGTTGCCAGCGACCCAAAGACCAGGGTCACCGCTCGTCGACTGATTGACGTAGGGGAAAAGCGTGGCAACACCATCCGGGGTGGCCGCGTTGGTCGGGATTGAATTCGCGACCACAGTCGGGTCATCAAGACCGTAGGGCGTGGCGAAGAGGTCGACCCCATGAAGGACCCTCAGCCGGTATTGGAGCTGTACCCTCTTGGTGGTCTCGGATCCCACGTTGGTGTCCAAGATGTCGTCGGCGTAGTTCAATGCCAGGTCGTTGGCGGAAGCGACCTTGACGTTGCCATTCCTCCAGATGCGACCCGCGGGGCTCTTGTTCGTTGCATCGGGGGATGCCGAGATGAGAGCCCTCCAGACTTCCAGGACAACAAGGTCCGTACGGTTGGCCCCAGCTCCAGCGGGAGCCGCCCCCATGTTGAGCTTGTTGGACCCGTTCGCGTTGGTGTGGGCGACGAGGAACGTCCAGCCGTTGACCTGTGCAACGAGATTGTTGGGCATCGCGAGCTGGTTGGCGACCACGCTCGTCGTGAAGATGCCCGAGGAGGCGCTACTCGTCCCCAAGAAGTCATCCGCAATACAGCCCGAAGGCATGCGTTGAGCAAGCCCTTGCGAAAAGCCCTCTGCGAGGTCCTGCGAAAGGTTCAGCTCCTTGTCGAGAACCGGCTTCCCAGCCTGGCTCACGGTCGACTCGAAGTTGCGGCCCGACGGATCCAGATAGCCGCTCACCGCGGCTCCGAAGTACTTGTTCACGCGGGTGCCTTTAGGTGGTCAAACGCCACACGATGGTCATCGTGGAAGTGGCCGGCTTGTTGATCACGGGGAACGTCAGGTAGTTGATCAGCGTCTCTTTGGTCGTGAGGTCCACCGTCGGGTCATACGCCCCATTGGGAGGGGAGACGGGGTTCTTGATCGCGAGGTTCGAGGAGACGTTGCCCCCAATGAGGCCCATCTCGACCAGGGGCCCCACAGCCTCCGACTGCGTGTATGTGGTCGTGTAGTCCACCACCTTGGTAGGGATGGCCGAAGGAAGACCCCCAGCGTCGATGTAGGTCGTCGTCGTGAACGTCTTCCGCGTCAGCTCGGAGAAGAGCGCCCGTTGGGTGTTCGTCGCCGCCGGGGGGCTCATCGGGTTCCAGCCGACGTCCCCCGTCCCAACCGCAAGAGCGAAGATGCCCGTGGGAGGCTCCTGGCTGTTCTTGAGGAGCCTCGCGATCAGGATCGAAGCGTCGAAAACGACAAGGTTCCGAACTTCCCGGTGATCTTGGACCTCGTCGGTCTCCCCGTCGCGGAGGGTGATGAAGACATCGCCTCGGATCCAGTGCCCTTTTTCAGCAGGATCCGCGAACGTCTCGCAGAGCTGATTCAGAGCATAGGTCTGCGGAGGGGCCGCGAAGAGCTGAGCGAATTCGTCCACATTGAGTGCCATCACTCGTCCCCACGGATAAGAGAAAACTAGGGTTCGAGAGTCACAACTGTCGTCGTCCCCGGACCGATTGGCGCCAGGTTGGCCGCTGTGATGAAGGGGTGCCCGATTCCGTTGAACAACGTCCAGTAGACGTTGTTCAACAATGAAACCTTGGTCGGGTCCATGGGCTCAGTGAGGGTCGCAATTGCGCGAGAGCTGGTTGCTCCCCCGATGGTGTCGGAGTTCTTGTAACCGAAGTCGAAGGTGGCTTCCGAGAGCCTCGACGCCGGAGCCCAGAGGACAGATCCCACCCCAAGCAGCGACGGGGTGAAGGTCATCCCAGGGTTCAAGGGGTACGTGAAGAGGGGGACAGGGTCGACCAGCGCGGGGAACTTGTAGGTGTCGTACGCCTTCGTGCAAACGTCGACCTCATCGATCTGAATGACCGAGTTCGCCGCCGCCGCTTCCATGGCCGGCGAAAAGAAGACCCGTCCCTCGGAGGACCCGTAAAATAGCCCTTGAGCAACCCCTGAGAAGGCGCTCAGCTTGACGATGATCGGGGTTCCCATGTGCTTTACCCGTCGATGTAGATGGTGACAGTACCCTCGCCCGGACTACGAACGAGACGGTACGTGTGGAACTCCCCATCGAGGAAGTCGAAAGGAGCACCCCCAACCACCGTATCCGAAGCCACATCTTTGACCAAGATGTACCGCTCTCCAAGGGATGAGGTGACGAAGGCCAACGAGAGGGTCATCCCGGGAGCTGAGAAGCCCACTCGAATTTGGGAGTCCCCCGTCCCGCCCGTCGAGTCGCTGAGGACCTTGAATCGGAACTTGAACTCGGTCTCCAAGCTCGGGGAATTCGGAAGAGGCGTGGCGTTCCGATAGATGGTCCGAGTCCCAGTCCCATCCGTCCCGTAGGTGAGGATCCCAGAGAAGGACGACCGGGTGACATGGGAGGCATTGTCTGAGGCGATTACCCATGGAGTAGGAGCTGTTGCGTCCAGCTCCGGAAGGACATCCCCCGTGTACACCAGACACACCTCATCCTGCCAGTTGAAGGCGCCGATGTCTGAGAGAAGGTCGTCCACCGGAGCGATGAGGTTCGGAAGCCCCGTGGTGGTTTCGATGACCTGGAGAGAGTTGTACAGAACGTCATCCGGGACAGCGTAACGGAACCGGAAAGCCCCATCGTTGAGCTTGAAGTCGGAGTCCGTGTTGAGCACGTCCTCGGGCTTGTTGAGCCCCGAGATGGGTTCCACGACGGTCACAGGGTGACGGACCTCTGCGGTCTGTGTCGACGGGACCAGCGGGGTCTTCTCGTTCAGCAGAGTGAAGGCGATGAGCCCTGCATTCTGTAGGAAGTCCGGATCGATCGCCGGAGGGATGCCCGTCGAGCTGCTCCAGAAGTCCGTGTGCGTGTGCGGAAGATTCATCGTCAAGTGCTCCGGGGAGGCCATGACGTTCCGCTGGTTCAAGACTTGGTGGTGGGGGACAATCCTCAGCTCGGTGGGCGAGCGAGTGATCCCATAGCGAACGAAATCCCATGACGATTGGGAGATGTTCGTCGGGTCGAAGGCCCCGAAAACGATAGACGGAAGTCCCCCTGCCAGGATCCTGGGGATTCCGACGGTGTTCGAGGGAAGGTCGATCGTGTTGTACCCCAGCTCGATGAGCTGGGTCATCCCCTGGTAGACTTCAACGTCTCCAGCCGGGCTGCGCGTGACCCTGTACTTGCTGGCGACCGACCAATCCGTTTCCTTGGGGATTCGGTAACTCGCCGTCGAGGGTTGGTTGACGATGATCGAGGCCAAGGTGAGGGTCGTGGAGTTCGGCACGGCCTGAATCGTGTAGACCCCCTTGTTGGGGCCTGCGTCGATGATGAGGCGATCTCCGGTCACCACCCCCAAAGCGAAGAAGTCCGTGAGGGTATCCGTGATGACGTTCCCGACGACGTGGACATCCCTCCCCAAGCCCTTGAGGGGAAGATGGTAGCCCGTCAAGGCATCCGAATCGAAGCCCTTCCAGACCCCCACATAGCGACGGTAGCTTGAGAGCACCCGCCAGGCATTCGTGTACACCCAATCGACCACGGAGGTGGACTGCATCGAAGCCGGGGACGAAGACCCGAAGGAGATGGTGCCGTCCGTAACGGGAGGCCCCACAGCCACAGGGAACGAGCTGTAGGCGACGGTGCCCGTGAAGATCCCATCGACGAACAGAGTGACGAGGTCACCCCCAAAGCTCTTGACAAGACGGTAGGTGTGGAACGCTCCGTCCTTCCACTCGAAAGCAAACTGCCCGCCCACAACAGGGGCGCCGTCCGAGTGCAACGTGATGTAGCGGATCCCGCTGGCTTCCTGGAGGAAGAAGCCAAGGGAGCGAGAGCCGTCGTAGACTTGAGCCGTCGCTCCAGCGAATCCGCCCCCATCGGGGATGAAGGAAAGGACCTTGAGTCGTGACTCAAGGATGAAGTCCGAGGTGGCGTCGACAACACGATCGGGAGATCCTGTGGGAGCCGTGTCGTCAACGAAGTAGACCCGAGCGTCATTCGTATCTGCGTCCGAGATCCGAAGTACCTGCCCCACCATTCGCACGGGAGCTGTACCCATCGAATTCCAGGGGACGGGCTGCGCCTGGTCCGGGTAGGTCCGCCCGCCGTAGCTGAGCTTTGGTGCTGCCACATCCGAGAAGAAGCAGAGCTGGACAAGACGATCCCCGTCGTCGATAGCTGCCATCAAGGCGTTGGGGGTGATTCCGTGGGTGAACGTCCGGAGCTGCACATTCACGTCGAGAACCACATCCGCGGCCGATGACAGAAGAGGCTCAATCCGAACGAACCCTCGGAAGTCTCCGTCAATGAGCCCCGCAAGAGCTTCCACAGAAGGCGTCGTCGCACTCGTGGAGTCGAGGAGCAGGAAGTCTCCCCCAAGAATCGTCTCCGTCCCATGGGCCCCAACAGGCGTCCATGCTCCCGGTGCCACCTCGGGGATCTTTGTCCCCTCGTAGGAGACGAAGATTGAAGGAGCCGTCTGAACAGGGTTCGTCGGAAGAATCAGGTAGCGGACGAAATCCCAGGTTGATGTGCTCGTGGCCACGATCGACAGGGACCCGAAGAACACCCCCTCCAGATTCACGAACGGCGCATGAAGGCTACTCAGGAACGGGAAGCTCCCTTCCCCGAGCTTCAACGTCTCCAGCACCGCGCCATCAACGAAGAGGCGGACAACCTGGTCTTTCCCTCGGAAGATGCGGTAGGAGTGAAGCACCGCCCAGTCGAAAACAACCGGGCTGCCCGTCGGGTTTCCGTTCACATACAGGCCGCCGGCCCATGACGTGATGAGGCTCGGGTCCTCCCCATCAACGAGGAACCCAATCTTGAGGGTTCCCGCATCATTCAGGTAGCCCACAACCATCGCCCGCTCGGAGTCCGAGTAGCCAGCGACCACACCCGAGAACACCCCTTCCAACGTGGGGGTCGCGTTGATGTACATCTGCCACGTCGCAGCGAAGACGTGGGGGAACGTCAAGTCGATCGAACGCGTCCAGAAGATGGGCTGCCCCCCAGGGAAGACATCCCCCAACGTGTCGCCAACGACCAGCTCATGGGCAACGATAGCTGCCGTCCCCGAACCCATCCGAGCCCAAGGGTTGACGTCGTTCTCTGGGAGGACAAGCGCCTGGTATGGGACGAACGTCGAGTTGATCACCCTTTGAAGCGGAGGGAACGCGATCTTGTGCGTCGGGGAATTCAGGAGTAGCAGGTTGGGATCGTTCAAGACTGGCGTGTAGGCTCGCTCGAACGCTCGGTACTTGAGGTCTCGCTGAAGAGGCTGGTCCAACACCGCCTGCATGTCCGCTGCCACATAGTCGCCCGGGACAAGAAGCACGTTGTTGTAACGGTACTTGTGTCCATTCCCCATGGGGGGCTGCCCGTTGTCTCGATTCCAGTTGTTGAGCTTGAACTCCTTGGAATTGAGACCCCGAACCTCAACCGTAGGATTGTGGATCCAGGAGTAGCCGACCTTGACGTCATCTCCGTGAGCAGGGACGAAGGGAAGAACAATCTGCCCGAGGAGCCCTGCGACCGCGTCGGGGATGACAGGAGAGCCGTTGACGTGAACAGTCACATCGCTGGGGTCATCGGCAATCTGCCCATCTCGGGGGTCGATGATCTGCCAGGCAATCGTCCCGGTCTCCACATTAGGAAGCGTGAAGCACACCTGAAGACGAACCTTGGTGGCGCTGATCCTTGCTGCGATACGGTACGACCCCCCATTCAACGTCGAGGTCAACTTGACGTCGAGGCCGACATAGGAGAGAAGGACATTGGCCCCCGGCAACGTCACGGTCGTGTACGAATCGAGGGTAGCCCCTGTCCCCGTTGCAAGAACGAGCGGGGGCTTGGAGATGGGCCCTCGGTCCGTGTAGATGCTCTGCGCGTCAATCCCTGACGACGACGTGTAGAGAACCTGGTTCAAGGTCGTAGACATGAAGGTCAGAAATCCTTCGAGTGATCTTCCGCGGACACGGCTTGATTTTGCTTCATTCCAAGCCGATCACGATTCCGAACTCCACCCCAATAAGACCTGAAGTCCTCGTAGTAGTAGTTCGCGAGAGCCCAGCGCATGCTGTCGATGATGGTGCCTGTGGTATCCCCATTGGGGATGATCGGATCCTGGAAGATGTACCGGATCTTGAAGAGGGTGTGCGCCGGCCGGATGATGTCGAGGAGCATCCTCAGCGTGGCATCGACCTGGAACATGTTCGTCGGAAGCTGTCCCCCAACAGGGATGACCACGTCAACGTTGAAGCCGAACTGGTCCGAGATATCCAGGCCCGAAGCCCCTTGACGAACGAGGAGGAAGTTCTCCGTCACTCGCACGTCCCCCGAGAGAAGGAGCTTCGTCAAGTCCGAAATCGATTTGGGGGTCGACCCTTGGAAGTAGATTCGGATGAGGTTGATGACAAACTGCCGGAACTCCTCGTCGGAGAAGTCCATGGGCGGGAGCCGCCCATTCAAAAAGAGGAGGTAGCCGACGATCGAGTAGAGGAAGTCCGGCCGCGTCGTGTCGACGGAGCTGTCTGTGTTGACGTCCTCCAGGGCCAGCTCGATCCGCGCCAGCTCGACGGCCACAGCCTTCAGCTCCAGCGTGTAGTTGGGCCCCTGAATCGCCGAGATGTACGTGCTCGGGAGCAGGTTGAGCAGGGTCGTGAAGATGGCCTGCCCTCGTTGCTGTAGACGTAGGTTGAACTCCCGACCCGTCTGGGAGACGGTCGTGTTGAGCCGATTGGGGTCAGGAGTAAAACGCGGCATGGGTCACTTGTAGGGCTTGGCAGTCCAGTCGTGAATGGCGTCGATCTTCTTGCTGAGCTTCTTGAAGCCCAGCTCGTCCAGAATGTCTGCGTAGAACAGCCACTTGTGGGCGATGCAGTTGTGGACGTAGCTGATTGCAAGGCGGCGGATCATGATCGCGAACTCCTGTTTTGAAGAGCCTTGAAGTCGGCCTCTCGAATCCGTTTCCCCCCGACATAGTACCAGCGCGAGCCATCGGGGTCATAGTCACAACCCCCACATCGAACGGGGGAGACCATGTGCGATGCGATGAGCTTCCTCATTTCGGGGTCTTGGATCATCCTCCGGAGTTGTTCTGCCGGGTAGTCCCCACTCCCAACTCCTTTGGGGGGTTGAACCATGGCTGCGGCCAGAAGCTTCTTTGCTTCGGAAGGATCTTTTTGAATGCTCATGTGGTGGCTTCCCGGTAGGTGATGGTGAAGGCCCCCAGATCGATGTACTCGACCTGAGTCGTGAAGATGTCGTGTGCGTTCTTGTCGCCTCGGATGACGTAGCTCGCGGAGTAGGTGTGCTTCCCAGGGTCGTCCGTGGGAAGACTCGCCCCAAGGAGGGAGACAACAACATGATTTGCTGTCCTCCGTAGCCGTTCGGTCGTCCGGGCATCTACCGTGAGGAAGCCGGCTGCCGTCAGGGTGGCGTCGTCCGAGTAGCCCGTGATGTCAGCCCCCGTCGCGCCGATGATGAACGCCTGGTTGGAGGCACCACCAACCATGAGAAGGGACGATGAGAGCGACATGCTCTCATCGTCCTGGAAGACCCCTCGGTGTTCCGTGTCGAGCCCGCCGCCATCCGTCGTGGGGGATTGGAGGGGGTTGAGCAGCATGTAGACGATGTTGCCCACGATATCGAGAATAGGGAGAGGGACGAAGTCCGAGAGAATGGTCTCCCGGAGCTTCCGGGACCCATCTGCGTAGGCCATCTTGGCGAGCGGCACGATCTGGTAGTCGACCCCTTGCGTCGAGTCGACCGCGTTGATGATGTCGCTTTGGGCGGAGCCCTGCCCAATGAGCTTCTGGTTCAGCTCCAGGCTCACAGAGGTGTGAATGGCCGGATCCGTCGTGTCCTTGGTCGCCCCTCGCTTGAGCTGAACCGTGGTCTCGATGTCGATCTGGTTCAGAACCGCCTGCTTCACGAGAACATCTGCCGTCGTGTGCCGGCGGTTGTTCACCACATGCTGCAAGTCCTGAAGCAGGTCGTTGATCACATAGGTGACCGTGAAGTTCTCGTCGTGTGTGTAGTCGACGCTCACGGACTGCCCATTCTTGATCAGCGAAGAGGCCGTCCGAACGATCTTCGCGGGGGACGTGGGGGTTCCCACGATGATCTCGAAGTCAGGGAGAAGCGTCCCCGGACCATCGTATTCCACCGTCCGAGCCTGGTTGAAGACACGGATGGTCTTGGTGTTGACTCCGATGGTGTCCAGAGGCTCCTGGACGAAACCAATGAGGACGTGGGTCTCATTGTTGATCTGAATGGTGTTCCCCGAGGGCTTGCCATTCGCTTGGAGGATCGAGAGGTAGTCCTTCGCGATTGTGCTCTCGCCCGTCAAAAGAGGATCGTCGTTCTTGTAGAGGAGGTAGTTCACGGAGGGGTCGAGAGGCCCTGCAACCTCCCCGACCACCGACACGACTCGACGCACCGGCTGTAGGGTGAACCGGAACTGGTTGACGACTCGGAAACGGTAGTCCGCGACAATCGAGTCATCGAGATGAGTGACAGGTTGCGCAAGGGTGCTGTCGATCCTGAACGTCTGGTAGTCGAGAATCACGACCCCAGTGAGGTCGTAGTCCTGACCCGCCGAGACGTTGTGAACCCCCAACCCCTGAATGGAGTTGTTGAGGATCTCGACGATGGGGGTAGAGAGCGTCACTCGGGAGTCGAGCACCCGGAAGGTGAGCGTCGAGAGGTCGATGATCTGAACGAGGACATCCCTGGCAATCTCGAAGGTGAAGGCGAACTTCTCCGTCACTTCGCGCTCGCGAATGCCTTGCACCCAGATGTCGACCTTGCCTCCGATGTGCTTGTGTCGAACCGGATCGTAGTCGCGCATCATCAGGGCATCCCCCGACTTCACGATCTTGGACTTGACGATGCCGACCTCTTCCGCCGCCGTGGCTGCGTACCCACCCTCGGTCCCCGTGTCGACCGAGGAGGGCCCCAACATGGTGCGCTCTGCGAGCCCAGCGTTCGACTCCTGGTTGGTGCCGAAGGTTGTGGCCGCACGGTTCGTCACTCGAACCCCAGGGACCCCCTGGATGTTCTTGATGGCCGTCGCCGAACGGTTCCCATCCGTGCCGATCGTCTCCGCGATGATGTCGACCGTCAGCTCATATTGCTTGGTGTCGAAGTTGAAGTAGGCGTCCGCATTGGCCGCCGGGAGAACGAAGGTGCCACCCACACGGAAGCGCACGGAAGGCGTGTTGGTGTTGCTGTCCGTGTCCGTCGAGACGAAGGTGCCAGCGGGGACAGGGATGTTCTTGAGGGGCCTCGTCGGCGTGTAGATGACCGCCTGCCCAACAGCGGGCCGACCCGGGAGCCGAGTCTTCCCATGGTTCCTCGCCAGCTTGTCGAACTGGGTGTCGAGGAGATGCTGAACTGCGGCATCCGTCGTGAACCCGAGAGCGTCCTTCAATGCTGTCTTGTAGGCGGAGGAGGCGACGTCATCCGAGATCCCATCTCCGTTGGCGTCGTCGATCTGAAGAAGCGTCAGGAAGCTCTGGCTCCTGTGGACGAAGTCCAGAAGGAACCAGATGCGCTCCGCTTCCGAGGTGAACGGGTCGATCGAGACATCTCGCGTTGTCGAGCCCGGGATGAGAGCGATCTCCGAGTTGACCCGTTGGACGGCTCGAACGTAGTCGACAAGGATCTGTTGCTCGACACGACCAGGCAAGTCTTTGATCGCCGTGTCGATGATGAGAGGAGACCCCACAACCTCTTGGCTCGTCGGGGTTTCCACTTCCTCGCCGGTCAAGTTGTTGTAGTAGATCGCCGACACCACGTAGTAGAGCGGGTCATTGTTCGAGATGCCCGCGAACTGCTCCGAGTTGATGAGCCCAGTCCCGCCAGCTCGGTTGTGCCGGAACGACACGAACTGGTTCAAGCGATACTGCTCCAGAGAGCCTCGAAGCCGAACCCGATGAAAAACAGTGTTGACGTCTCGGCGATCATCTAGCCGAACATTCAACTCGTTGCCGAACTCGTCTTCTTCCGTGACTCGAATACGAACGAACTTCCGGGCTGAGTCCGGCCACGAAGCGATGATGTCATCCTGGATCAGGATGTCTTCTTCAACGGCAGTCACCACCGGCTGAATGATCTTCTCGTTGATCCGGAAGAGCCCCGAGACACCCGCGGGACTTGTCGAGGCGTAGACGTGGAACCCGAGGAACTTGACCGGGTAGACGATCGGAAGACCCGTATCCTCGGACTGCTCGATGATGTCGGCGTCAGGAGTCGCAGCGAGGATGGTCACGGCATTTCGCATCCGCCGAAGCCGGATGCCCGACGGAATCCGAGTCCACACAAGATCGATCGCCTGGACGCGCGAGATGGTGGCCGTTGAGGCACCGCTCACTCCGCCGACAATGTCAATCGCCCGAACCTGAATGACGTTGTCCCCGAACTCCAGAAGGAGCCCCGAGGGATAGGTCGTCAGGTTCGGGATGGTGAAGGTCCCGAGATCGATCTTGACGAGCGTCGGGTCTGAAACGAAGGGCCCCCCGTTGATCGATACCTGAACCGCAGACGTGTTGACGTCGATCGTCCCCGAGAGGACAACCGATCCTTGGTTTGTCGTGAAAACGAGGTTCTGAGTGAACCCGAGGCTGTCGCGACTTTCGAATAGGGGTGCTGTGGCCATCGATTACCCAGCGAAAACGGGGTTGAGGAGAGACTGTCGAATGTTGCCCTGTTGAAAGGACTTGATATCGAATGCTTGTGGCAAACGAAGGCCCCGCTCCAGCACAATGGGCTTTTGTGAACGATTCTGAACCGTGACCCGAAGGAAGACCACGGTCACATCCTGTTTGCTCGGGACGATGTTGACCCCCAACATACGGTAGGGGAACTCGGAGTCCGACACGTACTGCCCGACCTTCTCCTCCTGTCCTCGCTTGATGTCGTTCCACGCCTTGAAGGTCTGGTAGATGTCCGTCTCAAGGAGACTCTGCATAAGACCTCCCGAGACGATCTTCTTGCCGATGGCCTCGATGAGTGTCGAGCCGTAAAATGGGTGGAAGCTGTTGCTTCCCCGGATGGTGAGGAAATTCTTCTGTAGCTCCTGAATGAGAAGAGCCTCATCTCGAACCTGAGCAACCTCACCTGTCTGCCCGTATCGCCAGTCATTCTCGACGCCGATACCCCCACAACGCCGGCAGTCCTGCTTGACGGTCGTGTAGCTGATCTCGACGAAGTCTCCGAAGCTCCGAAGGGGCTCGTCGAAGATGATGAGCCGGGTAGGCCGATCCGCGAGAGACTTGAGATCCCGAACGAGGGTCCACCCAGGAATGCTTGTCTGCCCTCGGAACTCTCGGGGAGTCGGGACCCCAAGGAGCGTCGTCATCGTGCTGGTCGCATCGAAGAGGACGCTGGCTCCACGGCCTTCTGAAGCGGTCCTGAACTGGAGACGCTTTCCCACCCCTCTGAAGGTGACCCCCGTGAGCTGGCGGTTGAGCTGATAGGCAAGGCGATCCGGGGCAAGAGCGGAAGCCGGAGGCAGAACGACCGTCTGCAACGGCCCCTGATCGACTCGAACCGCGAGTTTGTCGTTCACCCCTGCGAGGAGGGTAAACGGCCCCTCTTTGCTTCCTGTGGCGGCACCCGGGAGCTGCAACCCAGATGAGGGGATCAGAGCCTCTCCGTTGAACCGCAGCAAGACAGAGTCCGCCGAAGCAATCGGACGCATCGGCCGAATAGCCCGGCGATCCGCTCCGATGTAGAGAGCTTCCTCTGCAACCAGATGGGGGCAGACCTGGTCAATTTGCCGGTCGTAGCTCATGACCCTTGCTTCTCCCCAGGCGTTGTAGCCCCGCGCTCGTCGCGGCCGTAGACGTTGTTGGCCTCCCGTGCCGTCCCGCTGGAGAAGGGCAAGAAGGGGGCGTAGACGAGCTTGCCGAACTTGTCCTTGCCCTGGTCATCCCAGATGGCACGGAACGACGGGTCCCCGAAGAGCTGCTCGACCCTGTCGGCCACATACTCGAAGGAGTCCTCGATGTCCTTGTCCGCCTTGATGAGGGACAGAAGGTCGATCTCTCCCTGAAGGGAATCGGAGTAGTCGATGGCCCGGCGAATCTTCCTCTCCAGATGATCCAGGCGATAATCGAGGACCGGACGAACCCACTCACGGGCTTGAGACATCAGCTCTGCGGATTCCCCATCGGCGAGTCCGGGAGCCCCCACGACCTCCCCATTGCTCATGAGCTGGGCCGGCGTCGTCTCGTCGGTCTTCATCAGGAAGACCGGCTGGTTCATCGACCGCACATGAAGGTCGAAGAGCACGTCCCCGCCAAATACTTCGTAGACCCCCACAAGCTTCCCGATGTAGGAGTCTGCGGGCTCGGCGACGAACCCCACAGGGACACCTCCAGCATCGTAGGAGAACAGAAGCGACCCCACACGCCCCTGCTCCGCCGAGAGATGGGTGATTCGGGCGTCAACAACCGTGAGCTGGCTTCGAGCAAACGCCACGAAGCGTTGGAACTGGCTCCTATTAAAAGTGCCTTTGAAATCGAAGCTCATTTATGAACCCCCAAATAGGCCACTGCCGACAAGAGAACTCAGGGGAATCCTTGAAGTTGCCGAGACCCCTGTTGCAATTTGAGCACAGCAGGGCTCGAACCTTGCCCGTGAGATGGTCGTGGTCGGCATGTACTGAAGTGCTGCCGCGGCCCTTCTTGGCCATTTCAATGTGGCATATTGCACACTTCCCAGCCTGTATCTGCCACATGGCCTCGAAGTGCCCGTCGTCCACCCGCTGCGTCGTCGCCTCTCATCCTCAAGATGAGCTTGTCGAAAAGCAGGGTCGTTTTGGTATCGGTCCTTCTGCTTCTCAGATAGACATCCTGGACACTCCGAGCTTTTCTTCTTGAAAGAAGACCTTGGGAAAGGATTCTGACAAGTCGTACAGATTCGCGTCTCAGGTAGAAGCTTTGTTCGCGGGCCAGAAGGCTGCAAAGGAGTGCCACGTCGGAGCAACGTGTTTCGGACCGCCCCCACAGAACACCCATTGAGGATTGCTAGACCCCCCAATGAGGAACCGCCGAGGTACGCCAACACAAGCGTCCCCTCCTGTTCGGGTGTGAGTACCTTGGCCAAAGTTCTTCTCCTACAAGGGGGAGAACTTTAGAAGATGAGCTGGAGAGCTAAGACGAGATCCGCAACATCCGGAGCGAGATAGGCCAGAGCGATCCCCGCCGCGTACCCTTGAGGTCCGCTCGTCGGCTGGTTCTGAGCCCCATCAAACGCCGCGATCCAATCCCCAACATCACCCGAGACCGACGGGATGAAGAGGACGGCGAAGTCAATCTGGAGGCTCTCGATAAAGTCAAGAATCGACAGGAGGAACTTGATGAATTTCTCCAGGGTGTCGATCTTGCGAATGAGCAGGTCGATGAAGGCCTTGATCTCGTCGACCACCCCTCGGAAGGCGTCCACAAGAGCCTGAATCTTGGCGATGATGTCGTAGAGGAACTGCCCCGCCCACGGGATGATGTCTCGTAGAAGAGAGACCTGGATCCAGTCGGGACGCGAACCCCCCAACGTGAAGGTCCTCAGATAGTTGACCACTGCCAGGACGTTGAGGCGCACCTGAGGGTTCGCAAAAGCCAGCTTCCAGGCTTTTGCCGTACCATCGCTCACATGCCCTTGGTCGACCCTCGTGAACGCCAGAACGAGCTTCTCCAGGGTGTCCGTGGGGGTCGGCCATGAAATGCTGATCGTCCCCTTGGGGAGCGGACCCTGCATGAGGCCTCGGAAGCCCTCGACGAAGGAACCCCCAGCATCGAGCATCGCCGACGTGATCGCGATCGTCAGCCGCGAAGACTGAAAACGAACCGCCTTCCGCTGCCAGGGCATCGACAGAGGATTCCCCGTCACAGGGTTCGAGCTGGTCGTCAGAGACGTTGCTTGGCTGAGCAGGTTCAGAATCGGGACAGAGGAGAATGCTGCAAGAGATCCCGCCTGACTCGTGAGGGACCCCATACCGATATGACTCGCCAACGTCGAGTCATCGAGGGGGAGCCCCTGCGAGTTGAATTTGTCTCCAGGGTTCGCCGGCAAATGGAAGTCGAGGGAGAAGGCCGTGAGATAGACGGCCTTCAAAATCCCAATGACATCGAAGTTGGGAGGGAGCTTTGGAATCCTACCCCGAAGGATAGATGACCCCCGTCCGACGATGGGGGGATTTGTAGTGCTCTTGCCCGGCCAACGTAGGAAGTACTTTCCCCCATCGTTCAAGTTCTGAGAGGGCTTCTCGAAGGTGATAGTCTTGCCGGTGATAGCCAGTTCACCTGAAAAGGCTCGAACCCTGTAGAAATAGGCCTTATCGGGCTCAACGTTCTTGTCGATATACCGGAAGGTGCCTAGTTGCCCGAGGAAGAAAGACAGGGAGTTGACCGAAGCGTCAACAACGATGTATTCCTGCATCTTGACGAAGGGGTCCCCGTATTCGTCCTTGAGCTTGATCTTCCGCTTGACCGGCAGATTGTTGTTTCGGGGGTCGATATAGTTGGACTCGATTTGCGTCGTGACGTAGCCCGCAAGGGAGTTGTCGCCGAGCTGGTCATCCGGGACTTCTTGAACCGGAGGGGTCGTGCTCTTTTCGATGAGCCACTTCGGAGGGTAGAACTCCGTGCTGATCTGGGATGTGACCCCCGAGAACCCCGGGTCATGACCCGGGGTTGTGGAAGGAAGAGACCACTCGATGGCAAGGGCCGTCGGGGGCGTCGTGAAGATTTTGGAGGTCGCCAGAATGGGGTCTCCCTTCGCGCCCACAGGGAGGACCCTCACGTTCGACGGAGCTGCGTAATGGGGGTTCAGGAACTCCTGTCCGAAGAGACGAAGAAGAACCTGGATCCGCGTCAACAACTGAACCGGCCCGTCCACGTCAACGAGGAGGACGACGTAGCCTCCCGTCAAGAAGCCCGAGATGGGCTGAGGGCGGTTGGGGTCCTTGCTGTCGACGAGGGAAGACTTGAAGCGCTGGGCGAACCCGCGGTAGCCTCCGACCTGCCTCTTGAAGCTCGGGTCCTTCGAGGGGTCCGGGATGTCCAGGTAGAGGTAGAAGCCCGACCGTTGCAGCGTCTTGAAGAGCTTCGTGACGAGGTCGATCAGGGCTTGAACAATGGCCTTGATGGGGTTCCCGAAGTCGATCAGGAAGACCTTGACTGTCTCCAGAATGGCCTTGAGGACGTCCAAGAGGGTGACGAGCGTCTCCAGCGCCGTACTGATTTTCTTCAGTAGGGGCTCGCCGGGCACCTGTAGCTTGTACGACTTCCAGTTGGCCTGAGCAGCCATATCAGCTCCCGTACGTCAGGCGTCGAACCTTACGTTGCAGAGCAGACAGCTCCTTCTCGGAAGCCTCGATGGTCAACTTGATGACCTCTCGCATGTGCTTCTGGATCCCAAGCTCCTGACGGTGCTCCCAGCCGGGAGCCGGGGCGGGAGTTTCTTCCGGTGCTTTTTCGTCAGACATCAGCCGCCTCCTTGCGTTGCCAGGATCTTGTAGAGCTGTTTCACAAGCTCTAGTTGCGTCTTTTGGCGATCGGACACGGCTCGGGCCTTCTTCGGGAGGTAGCCCTTCGTGAGGTTGAGACGAGCATCGAGCCAGGCGTACCTCTTGTCGTAGAGCTTCTCGATGCTCTTGAGGATGTTCTGGATCGTGTTGATGGGGCCCGAGGGGTCCGTCAGCCCCGTGAGTCGAGCGTCGACCACAGCTCCCCGAGCGAGCACGTCGGAAGGTAGGATGCTGTTGGCGTACATGTTGTGGTCGACGACAGGACCAGGGACAACGACAGAAACCGTTGCCTGCACGAGCGCGTTGAAAGTGTCGAACCCCGCTGCATAGGCCACCGAGTTCTTGAGGATGGTGAAGAGATCCGAGAAGCTCTTCTTGATCGTCACCCCAAAAGGCCTCGTGACGCGGAAAGTGACCGCGGCATTGACAGCAAACGCCACATCGACGTTGAGGGTGGTGGTCGTCGGAGGGGGATTCACGACCTTGTAGAACCCGTCGTTCCCATTGCCATCCGTCGGGATGTAGACGAGGTCTCCAGCTTGAACCCCGGCTGCAACGAAGTCCGTGGTCCCCGTCAACACCGTGCCCGCGGCCGTCCCAACCTGGGTTGCAGGGGAAAGGAGGTCGGTCAACACGTATTCGAAGAAGGCCTCGATCGCGACCTTCTCCGAATTGACGGGGGTGATTGCAGGGAGAGCCGGCGCCACATTGGTGAGAATGAGGGCCTTTGCTGCCGTCAAGGACGACGTGAGATGCGCGAGGTCACTGAAGGTGTTGAGGGCATCGTCGATACGATACTGGAGGATGATCCCATCCGTTGTGAAGGGGTGGTCCACAGTCAAGTCATTTGCTGTGAAGGTGACGATCTGCCTTCGATCCCCGACAGAAACTCCTGACGCGATCACGACAGTATACCCCGCTCGAACGCCACCTGTGGTGAAGTCTGCGGACGGATCCGTCATGACATTTCCCACGCTGCTCACCAGAATACCCCCTGTGGTGGTCCGATTGCTCACCGTGATGGTGAACGGGAAGCCGGCATCCTGGGTGGTGAACGCCGTGTCCACCGTCACCGTGTTGGCTGTGACGGCTGTGATTCGTCGGTAGCTGGTCGCGCCATTGAGCCCACCCGTGATACGCACGAGGTCATACACCTGGGGGACAGGGCTCGGGAAGTTGACGGCCGCCGTGATGATGGTCTTGGCGACGTTCAAGCTCCCCGTCCCCACATAGGGCGGCGTGGTGAGGGGGTTCTGAAGGATCCCACCCGCAGAGGGACTCCCCGTCCCCACATAGTCTTGCTCGAAGCCGATCAACCCCAGCTCGCTCTCGAACGAAGGACTCACGAGCGGGATCGACTCGTCGCCGTCATCGTCCAGAGCAATACCGTCCAGAGCCGGGAAGCGCAGAGGCTCCGTCAACGAGTTGCTCAGGGTGATCGCCGCCTGGATCCTCTCATTGGCGTTGGGGGGAGTCGAGGAGAACCCGAAAAGAGACATGTCGAAGGGATAGAGCAACGTCCCCTTCTCGAAGTTGACGAGGAACTCAATCCCAATCGTGTAAATCTTCCCCACAGGCGTATAGGGAGGATTCGGATAGCCAGGCTCCAGGAGGGGTGCCGTGATCGTTGCTCCCGCCGGGATGTCAACCGTGGTCGGGAAACCAACGGTGATCGAATCGGGGCTCGACCCAATGCTCGTGATCACGATGAGCGGAGGGATCAGGCCGTTCGGCGGAATGTTGACGTGCAGAGGAGTCCCATCTTCTGCAATGATATCAACAGCTTGGCCGACAACGAACGCGGGCCTCAACAACGTGTCGGTCGCGTTCGGGTCTGTCGTGTAGAACGTCGAGGAGCCAGCTTGAGCCGGCTTGAGGATCCGGGCTCTCGGGCTCCTTCGCCGAATCTGTTGGATCCCCGTCAGGTTTCTGGCCCCCAAATCCAGGATCTCATCTTGGACCTGAGCGTTCGTGTCCTTCCCCGAGATCGTGATCCCGAAGGTGTACTTCACGGTGGGGTAGAAGCGACTGAGGGGCCCGGGGTTGAAGACGGGCACCCACGTCCCGGTGAAGGTGAACGGGATGAGCCCCCCAGACAGGTCGAGGGGAAACGGCGTGAGAAGAACCTGGTCGTCAATCTGGTTCGTCGAGGCCGAGAGAGTCTTGGGAGGCTGAGGCAACGGGCCCGGGGGAACTTGAGCCAACGGCGGCAATGGCACCAAAGGGTTGTCAAGCTTGCCGTCGAAGATGAAGCGCCCGTCAGCGCAGCCAATGACCCGACCATCAAGATCCCGAAGGACGTCCTCCAGGTAGTTGGTCGCGTCGTTGTAGTGCTTGAGCATGACCTGAGCGACGAGGTCTTCGTTGGCGATGTGCCCCTCGGAGAAGAAGACAGACTCTCGCCCTTGGTCGTAGAGCTTCGACGCGGCCGTGTTCGAGAGGTTGGGACCTCCGGAAGGAGAGGCGGCCTTCGCATCATCTGAGATCGATTTCGCCACTTCGATTCGGAAGTTCGTCCTCGTCTCAACCCGGTAGTAGAATGAGTCCGCCGAGTAGATCGAGTAATCCATCTGGAGGCTCTGGTTCACGAGCCCATTCACCACGTCATCCGGAGCGATGACGGTCGTGTAGGATGCCTGGAGCCGGAGCCCAGCCGGCACGAGACGGTATCCCGTGTAGAGCAGGGTGATCTCTTCCCGAGGCTGCAACGGAGGGGAGAAGGTGATCTGCCCCGATTCGTTGAGGGTGTAGTCCACCAATTGCGTGAGAAGGTGCCCCACTTGCCCTTCAATGCGACGGTAGACCGAGTAGGGCTGCGTCAACACAGGGGACCGACCCGTCAGGGCCTTCTTTGCAGAAGCCTCCAGGATGGGCCTTGCAGAGACCTTGAGGGCATGAATCCCCGGCGTGTACTGGCGGAGGACGTTCGAGGAGAGCGTAATCTCCGTCTTCCCGAACTCGTTCAGAAGTGCCCCCGTCACCTGGTAGAAGTCGAGGAAGCTGTTCAGGCCATCCGTGAAGAACAGGACCGATCCCGTTCGATAGGATCCTGCACGATCCCCAGGGATGTAGACCTTGTTCATCCCCCGCGCGATCGGCTCGTAGGGAGTCAGCTCCGTAACGAAATACGAGCTGAAGAGGACCGCGGGTTGGACACGGATAGGGCCAGAGGAGACGTAGAGCTTGGGCCCCGTCAACGTCTCTTGGAAGTCCGAGCCCGTCGACAGGGTGACCGTCGTGAGGTTGGTCGGAGCATCGTAGGTGGAACTCTCAAGGAGGAAGACCCGCTCGGTCTCGACACGAAGGAGATAGCCCGCAGGGAAGACCGTCGTCTGATCGCCGATGACATCGAAGGAGGTGGCCCCATCTTCCAACGACACCTGAACCACGAACATCGGCGGCTGGAGGACCGTGACAGACTTCTCGCCTCCAATGGCCTCGTAGACGTAATAGTCGACGTAGACCCGCTCGTCGGGCTCCAACACAGAGCCATGCGGAAGAGCTTCGGTCACCTGGTCATCTGCCAAGAAGGTGACCGAAGAAGCCGCTTCATCGACAAGGACCTGTGTCCCGATCTTCTGAGGGCGACCACCTCGATAGACGCCAGGCACAGGATTCGAGGCAACAGAGCGCCCGAGAGGGTTGAAGAAGACGGTCGACACCGGGGTAGGGTGGTCCTGTGCGATCTCCTTCCGAACGAGGAACGTCGCCCTCTCCATGATCGAAGAAGGGGCAGGGCCATCTCCAGTGAGTGGCACGTACGTGATGAGGGCCTCTTCGAGAGCCAGGAAGCGATCCGTGAACTCGACGAGCCCGAAGCCCGATTGGATCTTGTAGTCTCGCCCTTGGGTCAAGAGATTGACCCAGTAGACATCTTGACCGGCGGTGATGTCCACATCGCTGAAGTTCAGGTTGCCTGTCTCCTGGGAGACTTCCACCTGTCCTTGAGGGATCAACGACGGGCTCGTGAAGTTGCTGTCCTTCGGCACCAAGACAACCGAGGTCGAGAACGTGTTGGCGCCGAATCGGAAACGAGCGTTCTGAACAGCCGCGAGCGGAATGTGCAGCCGTCGCCCAATACCGTAGGAAGCTGCCGTGACCGAGATGAAGTCCACCTCAACCGTGAGCTGGAACTGGGAAACAGCTCGAATGATGCGTCTGCTCCCCATGTCAGGACCAGAGCCCAAAGTGATGGTATCCCCGGGCTGGATCCCGAAGACAAGGAAGTCTTCGGTCAGATCCTCAAGAGTCCCGAGGTCATGGAAACTGGCCGGCGACACCCCAGGGAGGTTGAAGGAGAGGAGGTTCTGGATCGGCCCGAGAGACCGCACCCGCTCGACCTTGGTGTTGGGGTCGATGAGCACCGCCTCTTTGAAGAACCGATCGGCGAGAATCTCCTGGCTCCTGTGGATCTCGTAGCTCAGACCCGAACCAGTACCAGGAAGGTCCGTCGTGAAGGAGGTCCCCGAGATCAAAGCGGCGACCGTGTAGACGGTGTTGGCACCCGAGAGAATCGAGAGGGTGTCTCCCACATGGACAGCAGAGAAGTCTCCCGCAGAGTCCGTGAACGTGGTTCCCGTGAACGACGCTGTTGAGCCCGACGTGATGCTTGTCCCCTGTGTGGTGGTGAAGTTGACGACCCCGCTGGTTGCTTCGAGGATGGCATCAAGGCCGAGATTCAAAGGGGTATAGATGCCCGTCCCCACACCCGTCTCCAGGGAGACCTGGAAGTTCGTCGTCAAGACGAGGGGGTCAGGAAGAGCAATAGCCCCAGCAAGCTGAGGAATGGGGATGAGAACGTTGTTCTTCCGCTGCGCGTACTGGAAGATCCGCTTCGGGAGATCGAGGATGTACCCGTATGTCGGCCCCGGGCCTGTGGGGAGAGGGAGAACATCGAGGCGCGGAAGTACCCCCGGGGGAAAGAGACCCGTTCCCTGCTCCACATGCACAGTGATGGGGTAGGCAGGGTCATCAATGGGGATCGCCGGGAGGAATACCTGGGGGGATCCAATGATAGGATCGGCCAGTGTGGCATTCGCCGTCGTGTAGACGTTGGTGATGTCCTTGATCGTCGGGTCGGCACCGTTGAGATTCACAGGCGTCCGGAAGAAGCGCATCGAGACTCCGCGCTCGATGAGGAGGTCCCCGAAGATCACCTCGACGGACTGCCCTGCGTACAGAATCTTGTCGATGAAAGAGAACTCGACAAGACCCATGTTGCCGACGGGTTGAACCTGGACAACACCAAACTTCCCATTTGGGTTGAACTGAGAGACGCGCTCCTGTTGCGGAAACTGGACGACGCCAGGAACGCGGAAGATGATGTCACCCCCATCAACGGGGAGCCCAACGATGGGGGACGGGACCGTGACGGTCCCGATGGTCTGACGGGGCAACTGTAGCCCCGTCTTCATCAGCACCCCGTCGTAGTAAATCGAGTTGAGCGGTAGAGTCGAGTGGAACTTGAGGCGGCCCGTCGTCAGAGCCCACTCGACATGCCCCGCCGGAGGGTTGCTCGAAAAGGACCCCTCGTTCGGGACTTCGTCGGCAATGAGATGCAGGCTGAACCCTACTCGAATGAGGGGCACTTGTCCCGTTGCCGGGAGAGGGTTCAGCAACAGGACATCGGAGGACAGCCCGAGAAGCCCACTCGATTCAGCAAACCCGTAGAACCCCTGGCGCTGGAAGCGAACATGCTGCCCAACGTAGGTCACAAGATCGGCGGGATTCCAGTTGAGCTGCCCCGTCGTCTTGAGGATCTCGACGGTCCCCACAGAAGGAGACCCGAACGCCGACACCAACGAGGTTGCGAGCTGAGTCCCCGAACCCGTCCCCACCGATAGTCGGTAGGGTGCGGCAGCCGCGGGGGAAGCAACCACAATCGGCGGGGGGACTTTGAGCCGGGTAGCGAGGGTGTTGATCGTCGAATCAACAAGACCAACATCGATCAAAGCACCCCCCGGTAGGGGTTTGAAAGCCTGATCTCGACCATCGTAATCGAATCGACGGAGGACCTCGTTCTTGGTCCACCCGAAGGTGCCGTCTGCAAGAGGACCATCCCCAAGCACGAGAACCAGGTACTCCGCTCGGGGAGAAGGCTCCGACCCCAAAGGGTAGATCGTAGCGAACGCCACATCATCCGAAACGAAGTTGTTCGGAGACGACGTGAAAGACGAGTTCGCCTGTCCAACACGCGGGGGTTCGAGAACGTATCCTTTGAATGAAAAGCCCATTTGTACCTAGATGATCTTGCCAATCCCAGAACCAGACCCCGCCGTCGGAGCTGAGGGACCTACAATCGGGATTGCAACAGAGAAGACATTGAATGAAATCAGGATCGCGTCGGAGATGGCCTTTGCCTTCTTCACCGCCGTGTCCCCCTTCATACCTGAAGATTTGAAGGCTGAAACCAGAAAAGGGAACGCCGGAGGCGCAATGAGGCGAACCACACCCGTCCCGGACCCTACACCAGAATGGGTCGTCTTCAGAATCCCGAGCGAAAGAGCCCCCGACACACCCTTGGCCAGAGCCATGGCTTCAAGGGGGGCCATCGGTCCGAGCATCTGGTTCACGGCGAAGCTGGCCAACATCCCGGCCATCATCGGCCCCAAAGGAACGATGAAGGGCATGAACCCGGAACCTACCCCCGCCGACCCTGAATCCGTGGTGATGACCACCACGGTGGGCAACCAGTTGATGAGTCCCGTGCCGACCCCGTTGGCCAACAAGGGGATCGCCGGCCCAGCGATCCCCCCCGAGATGAGATTTGCCGTCACCAAGCCAACCACCACAGGCATCGGCAGAGGCATCAGATAGACCTGACCATGGCGCTACCCTGAAGAGGGATTCCTGTAATCCAGTCGAGGGACGGAACCCCAGGCGGCATCATCGGAAGCCCTCGGGAGACCCCCAAGACCGCGGGCGGACCCCCAAGGAGAATCTGAGGCGCGATCAGAGAGATGATGGTGGCAGTCAGGTTGATGGCCAGCCCGGCAGTGATAGCGATGGCTCCAGCTCCCGCGGTGAGGGCGATGGCCCCAGCTCCCGTCGACAAGGTGACCGCCCCGCTCGCCGTGGTGATGGCCACAGCACCCGTTCCCACGGTGATGCTGAAAGCTCCCGCGGGGTTGTTGAAGAGGGTAGCCCCAGCCAGGGTGTTGTAGGTGACGGCACCCGCAGCCACGTTCTGAATCATGGCTCCCGCCAAGATGGTCTTGACATACCCCCCAAGGACAACGGTCTCCAGCACCGCGAGGGCGTAGTTGTACTGCGTCTTCCCCGAGACGAGGACGTTGTAGCCCCCGCAGTTCAAGGTTGCCCCGTTGATGCCGTTGATGTTGACCTGGTCGGCCTGAATAGCCCAAGCCCCGTTCGAGGTCGCGTTGATCGACCCCTTCGTGCTCAGGATGTAGTCCCCCGAGCAGACGATCGAGGCGTTGCCTTGAATGTCTTGCTGGGTGGCGAGGTTGTCCTCGTTCTGAGACCCCAAGAACGTCTGGTTCACGCCACAGTGGTAGGTGACGTCGATCGCGTTCCCCGAGTCGCTGTTGTGCCCAAGGTCTGCCTTGATGCCCCCTTGAGCGGAGAGGTAGAACGAGACGTTGTCGGGAGCCGAGGAGCCCAAGAACATCTTGAGGGCCCCACCCATGTTGACCTCCGCCGAGATGTTCTTCTCTCGGGGGTAGCGGTCGACGCGGCTCCCTGGGATGTTGAGCAGCACCTTCCCCTGCTTCTGGATCGCAAGGGCAAAGGGGTCGTTCTCGGTATCCGAGATCGGCGGTTGGATCTTGAATAGGTAGGCTCCCGCGGTCGTCAGCGACTCGACATCCGGCTCCAAAGGAGAACGCGGGATAGCCTCCATGGCAAACGTCCCGGGCCCGGTCTGCCCGAAGTCATCGAAGAGCTTGGGACGAAGGATCCTCGCGTACTGACGCATCCCCATCCCGTCGGAGGGGTCGTTGCCCACCGTCGTCCCCAAGACCTGCTCGATGTAGATCCGACGAGGATTCATCGCGAACCCGTCGATCTCCCCGAGAACGTCTTGGGTGAGGTCCGACGTGTGAGCCATCTCGACGCGGTACTCCGTGAAGGCTTCGGGAGCACCTTCTTCAGGGTCCTCGACGCTCGTCGCAGGGACGGTGGCCGCGTAGTGGACCTGGCGGCCGTTCGTGTACATGACCGGAGGGAACTCGGCCGTGTTGTTGAAGACGTCGAGGACCTGCCCGCTGGCGTTGGAGTACTTCGTCGGGAAGCCAGCCGTCCCGGGCCCCGCAGCTTGCAGCTCATCCCGCCCAAAGTAGCGATCCGTCTCGCTCTTGAGGATGTTGCCCCCCGATTGGAAGATGTCCGGAGGCAAGAAGAAGGCGCCCCTTCGAATGGGACCCGAGAGCCTCTTGACCCCCGCTTCGCTCTCAACCCTGTGGATCGACTGAGCCACGATAGAACGCTCTGCATCCCGCAGCTCAAAGAGGTCCCCCGCCCGGTTGGACATCCGGATGTCCCGAGAGAGAACCAGCTCCGCGCCCTCAGAACTCATGCCTCCCACATCGCCGGGGCTCATCTTCAGCCGCTTGTGCCGGATGGTGTTCCCGATGACTTTCTTGTAGAGAGCCGCATACTCCGGAGCGATGTTGCTGGGGTCTTCGGGGGCGAACGGGTCGAACCTCATCCCGCTACGATTCCCCACCGGGATGTAGCCGAGGATCATCGCTTCGGTGAGCTGCTTGTGCTTCTGACGGTAGCCAATGACCACCAGGGAGTTCAGCTCGGGTATGCCTCCCCAGAAGCTCCGCGGGCCCGCCATGGCCTGGGTAAGGTCCACCTCGAAGCGGTCTCCTCCCCCCGTGAGGATCTTCACGTCGGCCTTCATGTTCAACTCGTCGACACGAGTGATGATGCCCACCTTGAGGCCGAGAGGGTTCGCCTTGTCCGCGAACCCCATACCAGGGGTCGAGCCGATAGGCCGCTTGGGGTTGTAGTCGCCGTTTCCCATGGATCACACCGAAGCGAGAGAAGCGATCTTGAGCTGAGCCTGCATGATTTCTTGCTGGAGCTTCCCGATCTGGTTCTGAACTTGTTGGATCAAGACCTGAGCACTCGGGGGCAGAGCCAAAAGCTCTGCCTTCAGATCGGCGATCTCGCCCTTGAGCTTCTGAATATCGCCCTGAAGCTGCGCCTTCTCAGCCCCCGCTCGAAGCTTGTCCCCGAAGTTCTGCCAGTTCGTGGCAAGGCTTGCCGAAGAGGAGTTGACCTGGTTGGCGATAGCTTCCGGGTCTCCCAGCTCCGCACGATTCGGACTGGAGAAGGGCGGGTTGAAGTCCGAGATGGTGTTGGGCCCGAAAGGTCCTGAGCCGGAGTCTTGCTGTTCGGTGAGAATGTCTCCCCGGATGGCCTTCTCGTACTCTTGATGAGGCGCATCGAGAGCCTGGTAGAGAGTGTACAGGAACGTGTCGACCTTCGTTGCCACTTCAGCAGGACTCGGGACGGCCAAGTTGTCAGACACAGGGTCTCCGAGATTCGTGAGACCCTGGTTCCCGAAGAGAGACACCCCATCCGTCCCCGGCTGGAGAAGGCTGTTGTTGTCAGGTGCCGTCCCATTCAGGATCTTGACCTGGTAGCCCACGTTGATGAATGCGAGATCGGAGCGCCCGAGAGTGCAAGCGCACTTTTCGTCCGGGAGCGTCACATCCTTTGAGAGCGTCAGCTCCGCCAAGGTGAGCGCTCGGGAGAGCTGTCCTGCCTCGACGCTGGCCGGCACACCAACCTGCTCGGGAGACCCCAAGGGAGCGGAGTCCACAAAGTTGGTCCCCGTGTTCGTGAACTCCGCCTGCTTGGTGTCCGGGTTCATGATGCCGGCGGTCTGAAGGTCCTCCGGCTGAAGTCTTGCGACCGCATCAGCCGGACTGGCGTAGACCGAAACGACCGAAGTGAGCCCCTGGGATTGGGCATTCAAGGACGCGAATAGGTCCCCCGAGAGGGCGAGCTGAAGATCCACGTTGGCCTTCTCGTTCACACCCCCAGACGCGACCAAGCTCCCATCTCGAAGAGACACCCCACGCCCATACCGGAAGTGCCCAATGACCTCGAAGCCGCGCTCATCCGACACAGGACGAATCATCGCCGTCGAGCCCGGGAAGGTCTTCGTCTTGGACTCGGGGGAGACCGTCAAGTTCTTCGTAGGAAGAAGGACAATCTCCCCGATCACCTTGCTCTTGTCGTGGGCGTAGACGTAGACACCGGCCGAGTTGAGCCCGTACTGGTATCGGTTCGTCAGGTGCTTCTCTCGAAGCCGGTCCTCGTCGCCATTCACCAAGGCCTTGTCGAGGTAGTCCGAGAGAGCTTTCGCCGTCTGCTCGATCTTCGGCTTGACGCTCTTGTCCGTGTAGGGGTTGTACCCAGCCTTCTTCTGCCCCTTGTTCTTCGTCAAGTCGTCAGGCGACGGAGAGAACGGGCGCGTGTAAGCCATGACCACGTTGGGGTAGCCGACGAATCGCCCCGTCTTCGGGTGACGTAGAATGAGAGGAGCGTAGGGATTGTCCTTCGTGACCCCCTGTGCTGAGGCGACATTGGGAGGAAGCTGAGCTGCTTCCCCGATCTTGAGGTTGAAGGCCCCTCCCTTCGAGAGCTGCTTCGAGGTGTAGGGCAGGGTCGTCTTCCCCACAGCAGGGGTACTCTGCCCCCCACTGGAGTCCTTCCAACCCGTCATCTCAATCGAGCCGATGCCCTTCGGAGCGAAGAACTTCTGCCGTTTCGCCGTCAACGTGAGCGTAGTTGTGGCCCGACCCCCAAATTGGATATTGTGGGAGATGCCCGTGATATACCACACCTGGTCTTTGGGGGCGAGATAGATAGGGAACCCCAAACGCAGCTCAGGGCGCATAGGGATAGTCACGGATGCTCGATGCCTCTTTGAATTAAGGCGGTCAAGGATATCGAGCCCATGGTAGAACATGAGCTGAGGATCCCCCAAAAACTCAGAGTTGTACGTGTGCGTACGCCAACCGTACTTCCGGAGAAGATGGTAGTCTGTGACAGAGGTGAAAGGAGTCACCTCTTGAGGCATCCCGTAATCGACAGAACCCCCAAAAGCACCCTGCATCTGAACCTGGGTGATCACCTCAGCTTCAGAGTCAGATAGGTCCCAATCGATGATGTCAATGTCCTGGATCCAGGATAGAGGCTTGTTGCTCAAGACATCAAGGTTGTAGAAGGGGGGTTTGAACACGATGGATCCATCCGAGTCCATGTAGAACTCGAAGCCAATCGCTTCTTTCGCCGCGGTCGCCAGCTCCAGCTTCGTCTGATACTCGGACTGCCAGAAGTTGACCTGACCCGCGTTCTGGAACTGCGTCCGAAAGGCCACGACGCTGGGGTCCGTCGGGTCGAAGACCATCTGCCCGCCGTCAGCCCCACCGTTGGCTGTCCGGACAGCCTGGGAAGCGAAGGGCTTGCCCACCGTCCCCTTCTTGCCAGCCCGGTATGCCTCATAGAGGGAGTCCCCTCGAACAGCGACTCCGTTGACTCCGTAGAGAACCAGCTTCGAGCGGATCCGGGAGAAGCGTTCTTCCCAGTAGAGCATGATGTCCGAGAGGGCTGAATCGAAGACTTGCTTCTGACCCCCCTGCTCCTTGTAGAGGCTGATCAGAGACCCTGTCCCAATGACGACGTCCCCAAAGGAGGACTGCGCCAACGTCCAGATGACGTCGTAGGGATTCATCCCGAAGAAGACGTTGCCGAAAAGAGACCGGCCCGACTGCCCGGCAGCGGCCGTGAACGCCGGGTTGATGTTCATCTTGCACAGCTCCCACCACTTGAGGATGTCGGAGCAGTGCAGACTCACGGTGTGCTCGCCACCGGCGTACGAATCGGAGACCTCCGTGATGATCCCCCAGAAGGTCGGGTAGTACTGAGGGACGCCCTCAACGAGATAGAACCCCTTCTTGTAAATCTCGACCTCCATCATTTCCGTGATGATGGGGTTGCCGTCAAAGTAGAAGTCGTCGACCGAGTGCCGAGGAATCGAGAGGGAGATCGTCGCCGACCCCGGAGCGCCGTCAACACTCAAGTCGGTCTGAATCGACGTGATGTACTTGTTCCAGTCGAAGCGCTTCCGACAACTCGGGCAGCCGACGATATCCGTCTCCCCGTTGATGTAGACGACCGCATCGGGCCCCATCACAACAGTGGGTCGAACTCCCCCCTGGTACGTACCCTGAAAAGGACCTCGCGGCATTTATTCTTCCTACACCGAAGGTGTCCCCAAGGGAAATGACTTCGGGGCACCGTACGTGAAGTGGGGATCGGTTTGATCGAGGAGATAGGTGGCCCGCACACTGAACGAGAAGCTGTACTCCAGCGTGAACGGGCTCAGGTCGGATTCGGTGACGTTGAAGGAGTCGAAGGACCCGATGTAGATGATGTTGTCGTAGAAGATGTAGATCGACCCCACAAGGGCGAGATTGGTAGTCTTCTGCGTCTGGGTGGACGTGGCATCCGGGAGCCACACGCCCCCGTTGTTGCGGTACAAGAGCCAGAGCGATAGGAAGTTCTGGTAGGAGAGGGAGAAGTTCCGAGCCATGCGAGTGAGCCCGGGGCTGTTGCCCACGCTCCCAAGGGATCCCCCGTTCGCATCGATCGCGTAGAACCCCGCGAGCTTCCCGGAGCCTTCGACCTTGTCTTGCTGCTCCCCCCAATGCTCGACGATGGGTCCGTTCCGACCCCAGTTCCCATCGGAGACGACCTTCTCCGAGGAGACCTTGAAGGACGCAGGGTTGACCAACATCCGTAGGGGAGGCGTGTTGGCCATCTGGTCGATGGCCAGCTTGACTGCTTTGGCAGCGGCTCTCTGCACGTCTTGGAACTTCTGCCCCAAGCCCGACGTATCGAGAGACGTGTTCGCAGTCTTCGAGTTCTCCTTGGACGCCACCTGTGCGGAGGCACTACCCGACCCCTGCCACCCCGCAGTGGAGTCCGCGTTGACGGGGTGGGTGTTTGCATCAATGTCCACCCCTGAGAGCATCTTGTCGAGGTCTACCAAGGCGTACAGATGGAGGCCGTCGCCCCCGACTAGGTCCTTGCCTCCCGCTCGATGCACCTCCCACGAGCCATCTTCCTGTCGAGTCCACACCCGATCGGATCTGGAGATGCCCCTGTACCCAGCAACATTCTGCCCGCCGCTGATATCCCGTTCTGTGAAGTACCCAGCTTCGGCAGACCCCGAGGTGATGGTCTCGATGATCGCCATGTGTTGCTGCCCACCCGTGATGTAGAAGATATCCCCGGGTTTGGGGGTCACTGAGAACTTGCCGAACTTGTCGAGGCGAGCCCCCTTTCGGGCGGCAATCGCCAGGACATCAGCGTTCGCCATGCTCCACTTGTAGGGGTTCGTCAGCTCCGGCTCATTGAGCCCCAGTTCGCGTAGCCAGCCTCGTACGGTGATCGCACACGAGGCCTGTTCCGAAAGAGCGACTGCCGTTGAAAGAGGATCGATCGCCGGGTCCGCGAGGAGATTCAGGTAGCGTTCATTTGTCGAGGCATTCGTGCTGAGACCCACATAACTCTGGGCAAGTGCCAGAGCCTTGTCCCGGGCATCCTGGTTGAAGCCAGCGTTGGAGCCCCCCGAGGTGCCAGAGCTTGTCCCCGCTGCGGGCGTCCCGAGAATCGACGAAAGAGAGGCCGACCGATCCAGGTTGCGCCCCGTCACGTTCGCCGAAGGAGGGAGAACCCCGATGATGAAGGGCTTCACATTCTTCGCAGAAAAAGGGATCTGCGAAAGAGGGATGTACTCCGCGGACAGGTAGTCAGACGTGGTGCTGAGCGAGGAGAAGAACGAGAGCAGGTTGTAGATGTTCGGCGGGTGATAGTCCGCCGTCTGCTCAATCTGCTTCGCGATACTGTTCTCGTTTGCCATGGTCAGAACCGTACTGCTTCGAGTACACGACACGCAACAGAAGGAAGAGTCAAAACCTCTCCCTCATAGACTTCGCCACTAAACATCTCAATTGAATCAGAGCGAACAGCAATTTCAGCGAATGCCTGCTTGTGTCTCCCACACAAGATGCTGAAGGCATCTATATCAACGATGATTTCATCACTAGACGCGTGCGCAGAGCACAAGGCACCCCCATTCCAATCCTGCCGAGACTCTGTTGCAAATCCGATCCCAGAAAACCATCGAGCTGTTCTTTCGACAGTGCTCCATTGAAGTACCTTGTTCGGCCGACTCAAGACAGAACCCACTTCAGGAAGTGGGTCTTGATGTGTCAACCTACGCCCATAAAACAAGGACACAGAGGAAGGATTGACGAATGTTTTCAACCATTTGCGGAACTTGACGTCCGCCTTCCAAGCCTTGTAAACCCAGTCCAAAGCAGTTGGACGGCTATTCCCCATACAACTGGCAAGACCCACACTGAAATTACGTAGAGAGTCTTTCTCTCGGTCCCCCAAAATGGCAAAGGGGTCCTCCGAGGACCAGAATCTCTTCGCGACGCGATCCGTGATTGCCATGGTCATTGCCCCCGAGCAGAGTTTTGACTCTGGAAGAAGGGTCCTCCCATTCGAGGTGCTTGGCCTGTAGGAATCTGGAGCAAGGTCTCTTCCACCTTGAAAGTCCAGTTCAAGGCGAAGGAGAATGGCGCTGCATCGGTCTCCTCGACGTCGAAGGATCGGAAGGTGCCAATATAGACGCCTCTATCGAAGAGGAGCATGATGTTGCCCTGGAGAACGATGTTGCCCGCCGGGTCATAGACCGACCCGTTGTTGTGGTAGAGGTCGTAGAGATCCCGGTAGCGATCCCAGGCAATGGTCTGTTGCCGGACGACGCTGGAGAGCCCCGTGTAGAGATTCATGAAGGCGCCCGTCGAGCCGTCACAGGAGATTTCCTCCAGCTCGTCTCCCCAGTGTTGCTCGATGTACCCCCCTCGCGTCTGGATCTTCTCGACCTTCTTGTTGTGGGTGAAGGCCATGTTCGCGGGGTTGACGTGGAGAACCAGCGCATGGGGGAGCAGCGCCAGGTGACGGTTGAACGGGCTCGTCACCTGGAAGGCCATGGGGATCGACCCCTTGCGCTTCTCCGCTGGATGGCTGTAGCCAACGTTCTCGCTCGGAGCGTCGAGAATCGGGAGGTCAGTGATGTTGGCGGACGGGATCCGAGGCATCTACCCCTAGCTGGTGTATAGGTGCCCCATGAGCGAACGCCTTACACTGTGCCCGGAATGTAAATCTCGTCGGGTGTCAACCGTGAAGGTTTTGAACCCCGAAACCAGCGACATGAATTGCAACGCGGATCTGAAGTGTGAAGAACCCGCGTGCGGACATCTCTGGGTTGGCCGAGTCACGAGCCCGCATTACAAGAAGCTCCGCGACTCCGGGCGAATCATCTGAGGACCCATGGATGACGACCTGTATTCCTACTGGTCTCTTTGGGTCTTCCCCCCGCGGCCCAAAGAGACCCCCCACGAGATAATCAGGCGTGCAATCGCAAACTTCGCGCTGCCCTTGCCTCTGATACGGAGCCGAGAGGCCCCGACCTATGGACGGCGTGGTCCCATAGGTCCTTATGCGGGGGCTCGAAGGACTTTCCTCGTCGAGGATCTGCCTGACTTCCCGATCATTGATCGAGATCCCTGATCAGCGGTTCTTCTTCGCGCCTTCGTTCTCGTAGAAGGTGTTCGAGGCCTCTGCTCGAACCAACCGTTTGAGATCGCCGCGCAGCTCCAGGACGATCTTCTGCGTCCCCGAACCCCCACCCGCGGGGACGATCTTCTCCCCAACCCCAATCGAAGCCAGGCCTTCCCCCGGAGCGGGGCGAAGTTGAGCCATGCCGTTGGCCACGGCTGAGACAACGCCTCCTGTGGCGTTCGCCGAGAGCTGGGTGATGGCGGTGTCCGCTGTGATGCCCTGTCCGAGCTTGTCGGCGAGTGCAGCCCCAAGGCCCCGTCCGGAGATGCCCCCCTGGACAGCCTTGCTCACGGATTCCTGCTTCAGATCCTTGTAGAGGTAGTACTCGTAGAGCCCCTGACGGAGCGCTTCGAGGAACGAGTCCTCCATCTGCTGTCCCATCTTGTTCTTCAAGAAGGCCTTGTCGATGACAATGCCCTGCTTGCGCAGCGTGTCCTGAGCCCCATCGAGACCCTTGATCACATGGTCTTGCTGGCCAGCCGTGGGGGCATCCTTCGGCAGCGGGGGAGCCCCAGGAGCAGCTCCTCCAGCCGCTCCCGGAGGAAGCGGAGGACCTGACACCCCAGGGGGCATAGCTTGAGGGGGTGCCTCTTGCGGGGCCGGACTGTCAGGGCTACTCGAAGGAGACGTAGAACCACCCGTCATGGCCTTGAGGTCGGGGAATATCTTGGCCAACTTGGTGGGGTCCATCTCCCAGCCGAGCTTGGCCATGATCTTGTCCATGTCATCCTTGCTGAATTTGGACGTATCGATCGACCCGTCGAACCCCACGATACCTGCCTTGCCCTTCTTCTGGTTCATGAACTCTTGACGAGTGCCGGGGTCCAACTTCAGACGGTCTGCCTCCTTGTTGGCTGCATCGAGCTTGTCCTGTCCTCCGTAGAGTCCGCCTTCCCCCAAAGCATCAATGACAGCCCGACGCATCTCTTGAGGGCTTGCGTTTTCCTGCATCTTCCGCTGGGCAGCCTGCCCGCTTTGACCTCCCTTGGTCATCGCGTCCACAATCTGCTTCATCCCCTGCGACTGCATCAGCTCGCCACGGAACTTGAACTCATCCCCACCAGAAGCTCCCAACGCCTTTTGGGTATCGGAATCCTTGCCCTCGCGGACGGTTTTCGAGAGGTCCCGCTGCTTCCTCTTCTCGTCGTTGCCGAAGATTTTGGAGTCGACCAAGGCGTCCCAAATTCCGGTCAACACCGTGTAGATTTGATTCATGATGAACTCGGCGACGTTGCCGATCTTGTCCATCAAGCTCGTCTGGAACTTGCCGGTCTCCTTGGCGTAATCGATCTGCTTCGCGCCATCCTTGAGGGCGTCCTGCTCCGACTGATCCAGGGTCGCCAAGATGTCGTCATAGCCCGCCGTGTCGATATCGGCCGCTGCCACTCCGGCCTTGTCGAGGCGCTTCATTGCAGCGGCTTGCTTGTCCCCGCCAGCCTTGAGGTCCGCCTTCAGCTCGTCCCGCTGCTCGTCGATGGCCTCCTCGAACTTGGCCATCTGGGCGAGCTGGTCCTCACTGATCCCGTTCGCATCCGCAAGCATCTCGGTCCCGAGATCCCCACGCCGGTCCCGGAGCTTCCCCGACCCTCCGATGTTGAGCGCAGACTTCATCGACTGAAGGGCTGCGCCAGGGCCGAGGTTGCGTCCCGCCACAGAGGATCCGAAGACCCCCTTCTTGTTGGCTTTGGCGTCCATCCGCATCTCGGAGATGGCCTCATGAAGCGTCCCCTGAGCTTCCTTGGAGACCCCCTGCATGAGTTCCTTGATGGGCTTCGACATGAGGTCTTCGCGAGAATACCCAGCCTTCCCGCCGGCTTCCGCGATCTTCCCACTGACGTCCTTGGACTTACGGTCAAGGTCCTTCTCGACCATGCCGCCCATCTTGCCGCCTCCGAGGAGGTTCGTCTTGAGACGCTCGACGCGACCCATCCCCTTGAGGGCCTGCGTCGCCGTCTGCATGAACTTCTGGGCGTTCCTTGGGCTCATCACCTTGCCCAAGAGGCCGAGGATCTTGACGGCGTCTTCCATCCGAGTGTTGTAGAGAGCCAGGTCCGCGGAGACTCCTCGGATGATCCCGAAGAACTTGTTGCTCGCGATCCCTCCGTCCTCCGCTGCCCTGCTCATCTGCGTGAAGTTCAGCTCGACGCTCTTGAGCCCCATCCCCATGTCCGTCATCATCTCCGCTTGGAGATTGCCGATGTCAGAGAGGCTCACGCCAAGATTCCGTGAGTAAGCCACTGCCATCTGGACAGTCGAGCCAAAGCTCTTCGCGTAGCCGGCTGCTTCTTTCGATGACTTCGACGTCGCCTCGAAGTCATCGTTGAGGCGGCGCAAAGAGACACCCTCGGCTGTGAGGGAGCTGAGGACAGCCTTGTGGGTATCCTTGTTGATACCCCACGACATGTTGTCGAGACTCGTCGCCTGGTCACGGATCTTCTTGAGGGTGTCCCCGAGTTCTCCTGCTCCGGCATTGACGTTGTTGAAGTTCGAGTAGAGGAAAGAAGCGGATCCCGACGTGGCTAGGATTTCCTTGTTGAAGTCTTTCGCCGCTGCCTCTGCGTCCACGAAGAGCTTGACGAGACCCACCATGACGGTGCTCACGACGCCGAGAAGGGGCCCGAGCTTCGAGACGATGTCGAGGATGGGTGCGAGCCCACCGGCCAGCTTCCCGACCCCCTGCATGGCCCCGCCGCCAGCCACCTGAGCCGCGCCCCCGAGCTTGCCCATGATGCCGCCACGGGCCATGGACATCTTGCCCTTGGACATCATGGATGCGCCAGCTCGCTCGCCAAACTTGCCGCCGACCTTGGCAAGCCAAGACCCGCCCTTGAAGACGCCCTCGACGCCCTTCCCCAAGAGCTTCCCGCCAGACTCGAAAGCTCCGGGAAGGTCCTTCGAGATAAGGCGATCGATGGGTTCGTACAGCTCTTGACCAGCTTCCTTCATCGCACCGACGAATTCATCCTTGTCAAAAACGATGCGCGTCTCCAGGTCCTCCTTGACCCGAGTCATGGTGTCGAGAGCCTTCTCCCGAGCATCCCGCAGCTTCTCCCAGTCCTTGATCTCCTTCTCGACGTTCTTGCGGCTATCCCCAGAAGCGGATGCCAATTTACCCCGGCTCCGTTCAAGCTCGTGGTTGATGTCCGCGATCGAACGCTCCAGCTTGTTGTAGGACTTCGTGACGTCCTTGAGCATCGGGATGGCAGTACGTCGAACGGTGACGTACTGGTGTGCGAACTTCTCGATGCCCTTGTTGAGCTTCTTCGCGCCCTTGTCGAGGTCGGTAGTTCGCGCCGAGATCGCCTTCTCCAGGCGGTCCATGTCGCGTTTTGCGTCTTTGGTATCGAGGTCTACTCGAAGCCCAAGAACTTCCAAGCTCGTTGCCATCAGCCACTCCTGAACGGCTTCCCGTCACGCATCTTCGGTAGAGGTAGGGCAGTTGAGGTGTCCTGATCGGACGTCTCCTCCCCAAGCATGCCCCACTTCTGAGCGTGAGCGGCATACTTCTCATCATGCAATTCCGGATGAAGGATCCTCGATGCAGCGCTCTGAGCTTCGATCTGGCGATTCCGTAGAATCCGCTGACGGACATCCTCCGGGGAGAGGCCTGCGAAGTCCGTGCTTCCCTGGACGCCACGACCGCTGAACTCGGCCTCATTCGTGGCCACCAGAGCCTCGATGTCGTCCTTCCGCTTCTTCGCCTCTGCGCGTGTACGTTCCTCGAAGGCGGCCACAACCTGATCGTGCCAGTCCTTCTCGCCCCCAAGGTCGTTCTTGAGCTGAGCTGCCAGCTCCTCGACACTGCGGGCCACATTCATCACACCCTTGGCCCCAGACCCCTTCTCGTCCAGGGGCTCCCCAAGGATGACGTGCTTGAGCAAGCGATCCTTCCGAGTCGCAGATGTCTCCCGCTCGGTCTTCCGTCTACGCTCATCCTGAGCGTAGACTTTCTGGATCCCCTTGCCGGCTGAACAGGAGCCGATGAACTTGGCGTTCTCCCAGTCACGCTCGATCTGCGTGTGCATGTCCTCGTAGTAGTTGAGGGCTCGCCACAAGAGCTGAGCCCAATTCAACCCAATACGTTCGGTCCCCGGCACTCCCGTTGAAGCGGGGAACGTAGGGTCGATAGAACGAAGCTGCGCCCATCGGAACCTGGAGTAGTTCTCCGAGGCATAGGCCTCTGTGAGGATCACCGCGTTTGCACTTCGCCGATTCAGCTCGGAGAGGTGTCGGATGATGTTGTTCTTGGTCTTGAGGGGCAAAGCTCCGAACAGCTTGGCGATGTCGGGGATCCAGCGCTCCCTCTCCGGCAAGACGTTCTGCCCGTCGACCATGAAGACGCCGTACGCCAAGAAGAGATCCCAGAATTTCTGAGGCGGGGACACCCCTTCACGGATATTGCCCATCATCCGCACGAGCCCGAACTCATGATGGTTCAGACTCTTGAAGACGATGTGGGTCTCGTTGATCTCCGCACTGACGGTCAAGAACCCGCGGAAGATCAACGGCTCGACGTCCCGATAGACCTCCGGATTGACTTCGGGGTCTTTGGGGATCGGGATGTCCTCGCGGGACCCCTCTTGTTGCTTCTGGAGGCGTTCCTGTTCTTGCCCGTAGTCACGGCCCGCCATGAGCTACCTCGGCTGAGGACGAAACTTCGGATTCAACCCCACGGTCGGGGGACGCTCCAGGATCTCGCCAGCCTTGCCCGGGTCGATCCCCTGTTGCCGGCCCTCCAGAATCGCGACCTCGGTAGGCATCTCGACGCCAAGAGGCCCCTGCCCCAGAGCCCCGATCTGGTCCGCGTCGGCCTCCATGGCAGCGTACTTCTCCGCCTTGGTGGGGACCCGAGAAGCGGGCACCGTCTCTGTCCGCTGGGCCACAGGCGGAGGAGGCACAACCACAGCCACCTGGTTGAGAGGCACTCGCCCAACCGGGACAACGGGCGGAGCAGGCTCCGGGCGAGCTGCAACCTCAGCGGCTTCGGCGAGCTTCTTCCGTCGCTCGATCTCGGCGAACGCGATCTCGCCTTCCCGCTCCATGGCGAGCTTGATCTCTTCGGCGGTCGACTTCCGCATGAGACCCGCATCGGCGAGAATCGAATCGACGAGAGCGTTGGGGACCTCGTCCTCAATCTCCTTCAGATCCCCAAGAACCCGCCGGAAGCGCTCTTCGGGAGTCTCTTCGGGGATGAGGAACTTGACAGAGGAATTGGTCTCGGTCTCCGCCCGCGAGATGGCATCCCCCACCTTGCGCCAGACGGTATAGACCGCTTCCTTCCCCCACGTCGAGATGAGGTTCTTCAGGAGGTAGCTGTGCAGCTCCAGCTTGACCGTCTGAACATTGCCCTTGGCATCCGTCTCTTCATCCTCGATGAATTGGACGCCCCGGAGGTCAACCCCGTTGACCTCGACGATGGCCCGGGACACCTGACCACGTTGCCAGGTATTGAGGTACTCGACCTCGTCCGTGATCCCCGCGAGGGACTTGTTGATGTCCTCGTACTCGCTGTGACGAAGGCTCCGGACCACGAGAAGGGAACCTCCAATGGTCACTTCCTCCTCGACGATGCTGATGTTCTTGGCCTTCTCTAGGGCCGACGTGAGCTTCTTGGCGGAAATGCTGCTTCCCATAATCCCATCCGGTGTATATTCGGGGCATGTCTGAACCCCTGATGCTTCAAGTGATCGACTACAACGAAACCCGGGAAATCCGGGAAATCCGGCCCACCTACGAAATGGATGGAAGGGTCAGTAACCTCGAACCCGTCAAGAACTCGGAACGGGCATTTCTCAGTCTGCAAATCCCGGACGGCCCTGTCGTGAAGGTGGAAGTCCGGCATGAGGACTTCGAAAAGCACCTCATGCCGGACCTTCAGAAGACCGCTACAGGGTGACCTGGGGAGCCTGGCTCCCACCCGCGAAGCGGAGCGAGTAGCCCTTGCCGGCCGCACCGTTCTCGGAGATGGGGGCCAGACCCGTATCGATGAACTCGCCGTACTGGCTGATCCCGTCGAGGATGTCCGTCACCGTCACCGAGGAGTTCTCAGCCACGAGGGCCGCGTCCGAGGTGAACGAAGCGCTGTAGCTGTTGAACCAGCATCCCTCGTAGTACGTGAAGAGCGCCTGAATGGCCCCCGGGACGATCCCCGATACAGCCGGACCCACGTTCACGTCCGCCGGCTGAGGCGTGTTCACGCCGTCGAGGTTCGCGATCTCGCTGAAGACGATCTCTTGCTTGATGTCGAACGGCCAGCGGTGGTGCCGTAGGCTCCGAACCATACCATCGATCCCGCCCTTGTACCCGACCGCCTGGAAGACGTTCTGAATGTACAGGAGCGTACGATTGATGGTGAGGGTCATCGGCTCCGTCACGGAAGGGACCAGCTCAGCGACCATGTCGCCAAAGCCGACTCCGCGCACAGGCTCGATGGTCCGCGACTCATCAAAGCCGAACTCCGAGACGGCTCCGATCTGGGTGAATCCCTGAGACGCTCCAACGGAGTATCCAAAAACTTTGTTTTTTTGGCTAGATACTGCTCTTGTATTCGGAGCCGTACCCGTGCGGTAAATATAATTTGTGGAAGGGTTGGGCATGACTCACCTTTGGGTGTTGAGCATGTAGAAAATCGTTCGGTCCCTTTTCCGGGAATTACACGACCTACATGAAGGAATGATGTTCTCTGCCGTGTGAGGACCCCCGCGAGAAATGGGGATCATGTGGTCCATCGTCAGAGAATCACACTCGACAAGGCAGTAACCGCACTTCTGATCGAATACATATAGAATCTCAAGCCACTCCTCATATTGAAAGGGAGAGCTTGCATAGATGCTTCTTCGCCGAAGACTTGAAGTCCGAAGGAGATCCTGATTTTCAACGTACCAACGCTGGTAATATGCGCGCACCTTTTCAGGGTGCGCCTTCATCCAAGACTTGATCCAGCCTTTGGCTTTGGCTTGGTTCTCGGGCTGCTCCAACCAACGTGCATGGTAAAAACGCATCTTTTCAGGATGTGCCTGTTTCCATTTCTTGCTGTAAGCGAGAATCTTCTCTGGTTCTCGCTTGTACTGGGCTAGCGCACGAACCCTAGCTTGGGGAAGCTCCCGTTCTCGTTGTAGAGCGAGCTTTTCAGGGTTACGACCACGCCAAGCTGTTGTACGCTGAACGATCACAGCCTTTTTGCAGGATTCGCAACGCAAACGCTTGGGAGACGATCCGCTTGGCAGATCACCCCCACAACCGATGCATGTACGAACTGCTTCGAGCACCATTTACATCTTCATCCGTGCTTCACTGATCGACGTACGAGCCTTCTGGAGATGATCCATCGCCTCACGGAGAAGGGACACGATCTCAGGACGCGACGACTTCATGTCCCCCATCAGCTCTTGGAGAGGTCGGTCAGGGTCCAACATCATCCCCCCCAAATCTTGTTCAAACGATCCAACTGCTCTTTCGGGTCAGTTGTACGTCGAGCCGCCGTCCGCCGATCGTAGGAGTTACTCATGACTCATTCCCTCAGATCTTGGCCGTTGCGAAGAGGTCGTGAATCTTCGACGCCTGCTTCGAGAGCGCGTACAGATCCTTCTTCACCCAGGTGTGGGCCAGATCCACCTCCTGAAGAAGAGAGCCGATCTTCGAGGTGACCGTGAGGAGATCGCCCTTGGCCTTGGCCGCATTGAACTTGCGTCCAGCCGCCACCAGACGATCGATGCGGTCCTCCGTCACCATGACCGTCTGAAGGATCTCTCCCGCCAGCTTGGAGTTCTCCACGAGGGTTTCGTGAGAGGCGACCTTGGGGTGCGTGATGTCCGTCGGAAGCTTCTGAGGAGCTTCCGGATTGACCGTGTCGACCTTGGGAGCCCCCATGGAGTTGAAGGCCGAGTTGCTCGACTGGTCGCCGAAGTTGGGAAGGCTGATGGCCGCAACCATCGCCCGAAGGCCTTTGAGAGCCTCCGAGGGGACCTTGCCGGCCGCAGCAAGATGGGTGATCGCAGCCACTTGGTGCTCGATCTGATCCAAGTGTTGCGGAAGGGTATTGGGGTTGAGAGTTTCGTCCGCCATGGGGCTGCTCGCGTCCTTTCCCGGCATGGGATGATGATCGTGTGCCGGAATAAGAGGACTAGCGGCCCACCTCGCTCGTCGAGGTACAAAGAGCGCCTCCATGGCGGCCAGGTCGATGGGGATCATCGCCTGCCCTTCTGCGTTGAACCGATCGAGCGCCTGCCTTGCGAGCCCACGGCCCGAGACAAGAGCTGCAACGAATTTCAAAACAGAAAGGGTCCCGAGGTTGTATCGGGACCCATCGGGGATTTGGACGTAGTTCGTGGGACCGTCAGTCCCAATCGTCACCGTCGTGAGCTGTCGTCGTACCGGCACATACTAGCCAGGGTACGAAAGGAATCTCATGACCCTACCTGCATTTGCACATGACCAGCCAAGCGGCTGGATTCGTGTTTTGCTGCTCGAAGGACAAAACTTGGTTCGGGTGCGCGCATGCTATCGACCCGGTATCCGACCACTTCACCTGACCCTGGTCCAGGCAAACGCCTCGCCGAACGTTCCAGTAGTGCTTCAACCCGAAGTAGAAAATGGACACCAAAAGCAACACCCAGATCAGGATGTTGTACTTCCTGTGGGTCCAGAACTCGCCGGAGGAGATTGAAGGCTTCGTCGGGGACGGTTCACGGTAGGGATCCATGTCCCTCCTCTACACCAAAAGGAGGGACCGACCCCAAGAAGACATGAAGGCCTTGATGTTTTCCCGCCCAATGCAGTTCTCAGAATGGATCTCGAACTCCGGCGGATTGACGCAGCCGAACTCGTAAAAGAGCCAGTTCAAGAACCGCATCGCGGTATCATCACCCCCAAGATCGTGGTCGAGATCCATGAACATGGGAGGCCCATGCGCTTCGACCAAGAGACGAGCCTCATCAGATGATGTCGCGCCAAGGAACCCCTCGGGAGTCCACCGAGCCCGAAGATCCGGGTCGGGATCCGCGAGCTGGTCGTCAAGCCAAAGTCTCCAGGTCATAGGGCTCAGAAGGGAAGCTGCGTTTCGGGGCGCATGTAACGCTCTCGCGGATGTACTGGGACCTTGGGGTACTCCAAGTCGACGAAGACAGGAGGTTCATCATACATGGGAGCCTCCCTCTGCCAAACCTTGAGGTTCTCACGGGCAATCTGACCGGGCGTTTTCATGACGCTCCTTCAGTCAGTAGGGGAATTCGCCAAGCTGGTCCAGGATGGACTTTCGGATCACCGCACCATCTTTCCTGGTGACAGGTTCGATCTCCAGCTCGACGATCTGAAGCTGACGATCACGGTCATCGTAGATCGTCTCCTCGATCGAAGGCTTGTCGTAGAATCGGTCCGAGGTGGCGTCCGGGTCCTTGTGTAAGGGTGCGTACATGCGGTCGCAGGTTTCGTCGGTCCCCAAAATATCGTAGATCGGCATGGTTGTCCTACAGGGTCCTGGCGAGCCCGATCAACTCAGACGCGCCGGAGAAGCTCGATCATGTGCGTGACGAGGATCAGCGTACCCTGTTCTGGCCCCCAGAGCCATAGCCCATCCGTGTGCCACTCCGGAAGCTCCCCCATGGCTCTTTCCATGTCGTTGAAGACGCTGGCGGCCGTGAAGAGGTTGAACTCCAGGTAGGCGCTCTTGCGAGACACCAAGACCTTGCGCCGGCTGTCGGTCTCCTCGCTGACGAGAAGCCCCCTCAAGTGCCCCATCCGGAACAGCTCGACCCAACCCCCAAGGAGCTGGTCATGGGTCTCCGCGAGCACGAACCCGTTGGACCCGACGTCGAGAACCTTCACCTTGGGCCACGACCCGACCACAGGGCCCCCGCCGTCAAGATGGTCCCGAATCCACCCCACGGCGGTGGTGAGCCGCTCCCCCAGCTCGCGCTTCGAGAGACCCTCTTCGGGGAAGAACGACCGGAGAAGCCGGAAGAAGCGCCCACGCTCGGGTTCGATGTGCCCCAACATCGAAAAGCCCCGCCGATGTATGAGGTCCACCGACGCCACCACCCCAGGCATCGCCGGGTGAATCGCCAGGGTCCGATCAAAGAAGAGAGCCATCGCGAAGATGGTGTCGAGGTCGCGGATTCGGTGCGTAGCGAACAAAAGCGGGAAAGGCCTCCCAAGGATGAGATCCTCGAAGAAGCTCGTCAGGGCGCCAGGGTCCGCTTGTCCGAACCCTGCCCCATGGTGCTCGTAGACGAAAAGGCCCGGGTCGCCCGCTTGCTCACGACTTGCCCCTGTCTCGAACGCGACAGCATCAGGAACGATGACGGGGAGCGTCGGATCTACGCGGGCGTTGAAAGTGATTGGTGTAGGCATCACCTAGATGCCTACACCAATCACTTCAGGACGAAGGTCTCTCGGATCCAGTAGGAGGGGGGATCTCCCATAAGAGCATCCAAAGCGATCATCTCGAACCGCTTTACGATCCAGTTCGCGGCCAGTTCACGCGACGCAAAAGGCCTCACACCGTGGACTTCTTGGTTACGCTCGACGCTCATGACCGTGTATACGATTCGCATAATCTCTACGTACTCCGCAGTGTCCGTAGTTGAACCCGTACAGGAACGTCGCCCCTGAAGGGGGCCGGAACTCGAAGTCTGCCTGCCCGCAACACGAGTGCGAAAGCTCGAAGGCAAGACGATCCGCCGGGTTGGACACATCGGCAAACCGGAAGGAATCCGAGCACTCGTACGCCTCGTGATCCTCCCAAATCGTGAGGATCTCAGCGTCCACGTAGGCAGCGATATCCTCGTCGTATAGGGTGGGGAGTACCTCCGCGAGTGCCGTGCGGCCACCCTTGTAGTAAGCGAAGGCCGCGGGGGAGAGGTCCAGGACGAGGAAACGGGGATCGATGCTCATGGGAGTCCTACAGCTAGGACCCCCATCCGATCAACCTCAGACGCGGCTTTCCCAGTACTCGTCCTTCGACTCGTACAGCTCCATGTAATCCTCGATGCGATCCTTCAGGTTGTCCCGCCAGTTCTGGGTCCGCTTCACGATAGGCGCCTTGTCGGGCACCATCGGCCGGTCCTTGCCGAAGTTGTAGAACTGGACGCGGATCGCATCCTCCCCTTGGCCGGCTCCCATCCCCGAGTTGGGATGGATCGAAGTCCAGATCCGGATCCCGATGGTCTTCGCCTCGTTCAGGAAGAGGTTGATGACGACCTCCCCCCGGCTGGCCCCATGCTGAGGCCTGAGCGCCCGGAAGGCTCGCTTGAGGTACGTCTCCATCTCGGGCAACGTGATCTGCGTGAATTGAGCGGCCATCACGCCCTCCGATCGTACGAGGTGTCAACCCCGCCGGCTGTCATGAAGTAAGAAGCCATGTCCTCGAAGGGCGGGGGCCCATGATCCCCGAAGTCCCCCTCATCCTCAGCCGTCTTCGGAGTACCCACTTCCGCGGGCAGAGGAACGTCCTTCTCGACGTTCTCCCCCGGCTTGAGGCCTGCCTCGAAGACGAACCGTGAAGGTGCTTTGGCACAAACCACGGTGAGGTTCTTCGCGGCCCGGGTGAGAGCGACGTAGGCGAGATTCCGCTCCGCTTCGAGCTTCCTCAGCTCCTCTTCCGGATCCGGCGGGGGCTCATCCTTCTTGGGCTTCTTCTCGACCGGGAAGATACCCGCCGGCATGCACACGAAGACGTTCGGCCACTCGGCCCCCTTCACGCTGTGGACCGTGGAAAGGACCATGCACCGCGGACGCTCTTCCCGCTGCTCCGGCGGGAGCTTCTTCTGATCCAGAGCCCACTTCTTGAGGTCGACTCGAAGTGTCTTCGAGGCATCCGAGTAGCGCTCCAGCTTCTTGATGAAGCCCAGAGCCGTCGTCGGGTCGTGACCCAAGTCGTGGTCCTGCGCGTTCGGCTGTGCGATCTGGTAGAGGAACTGCACAGCTCCAAGCCCCTTGGCAGGGTTCTCCGGAGCGGGAGGTGCCGAAGGATCCCCAGGCTCTCCCTCCGTCTTGGGGAGCATGAGGTTGCCTTCGTCATCGACGACAGGCTTGACCGAGTCCGGCTCTTCCTCTTCCTCGGCGTCTTCGCTCCCATCCGAGTAGAGGGACATGTCATTCGAGATATGCTCTCGAAGAGTGACGGTCTTTCGGGTGTCCTCCCCCGTCCGGTTGTTGCGGTAGCCCGTCGTCGCCTTGACGTCGTCGAGGATGATCTTGAAAACATCCTCGACGGGCATCGACGTGTCGTTGATGGTCTTCTTGAGCTTCGCGACCTGAGCCCCCATTTCGAGGAGGGTCTCCGTCATCTCGTCGACAGACTTCCGCCAGAGCCAATCCCCCGTGGCCATCAGCTTGTTCTTGTACGGCTGCTTGAGGGCTTCGGCGAGCTGGCGAGCGTAAACCCTCTTGGTGATCACCTCGAAGGGGTTGAGCGACTTCACGTCCATCCCGTCCCCACGAGCGATGTCCTGGAGAGCCTCCTTGACGATCTCGGCCACCTTGTCAGTCGAGAGGTAGAGACCACGATCCGGCTTCGTCAGGCTCGACGCCAACGAGAGCTGCATCTTCTCGAAGTTGGTCCCGCCCGCGAGGTCGAGGTAGCCAAGCACAGCCTTGGACTCAGGGGCTTCCAGGAAGCTCGACCCACCCACACGGGTGTACGGGATGCCCTCGATGATACAGGCCGTCTCGTAGTCGTTCAGCTCGTTGTTTGTACGAGCGAGAACAGCGTAGTCCTTCTCCTCGCTCGTCGGATTCGCACGAAGCTCCTTCGTGATCCGCTGAAGGGTATAGATGGCCCCAGAGGCGTTGTCCCCCGGCACCGTGACCTCGATCGAAGCTTCCTTGCGAGCCTTCTTCGGGTTCGCGCGAGCCTCCATCGGGATCTGGTTCGTGTTGTGGGCGACGAGCTTGTTGGCGCACTCGACGATCTCCGGAGCGCAACGGTAGTTCGTCTTGATCATCCGAGTCTTCCAGCCCTCCTTGCCGTTGAGGGCGGTGAAGAGATCCGGGCGAGCCCCGCGGAACTGGTAGATGGCCTGCTTGTCGTCACCGACCATCCAGAGGGACTTGCCGTCCTTGCCATCCGTGATGTGCTGAGACATCAGGTCGAAGACTTGGTGCTGAACCGTGTTGAGGTCCTGGCACTCGTCCACGAGGATGTGGTCGAACATGTTCTGAACCAAGGTGCGAGCCTTGGGGTCACGAACGAGGATGTCCCGGTAGACCTTGACCATGTCGTCGAGATCCCCGAGTCGCTCCTTGCCCGGACGGAATGTGTCCATCCACTTGTCGGCGGTCTTGCTCTGCGAGCACGGCGGACGCCAGCCCGGGATGTCCCCCTTGAGACCCGAGCCGATGTGATACCAGATCGCCGCCTTGATCTCCTCTTTCGAGGTGGCATTGGCGAGCGCTTGCTCCGGAGAGACGTCGTTGCCCTTCCAGACGTTGATGAGCAAGCCAGCCTTCTTGGCGCTGGGAATGTCTTCCAACGCCTTCGGTTGGACCTTGTAGTAGGACGCCAGAGCCACAGGCCCACATTCCGTCCAGACACCCTTGATGGCCAGCGTGTGGTTGATGGGCTTCGGGCCACGCTTGAACTTCTGCCCCGGCTCCGGGTTGGCGATGAGCCGCTCCTCAGAGAAGAGCTTCTGCTCCTCTGGAGTACCGAAGGCCGGGATGTTGGACCCTCGATCGCCCACGATGAATCGCATGAAGAGCGAGTGCATCGTCCCCACGGACATCTGCTTCATCTCGTTCTCGCCGCACTTCTTGGCGATCTTGTCCCGCAGCTCGTTCGCCGCCTTCCGGTTGAACGAGCACGCCAGGATGCGGCCGGGCTTGACCCCGCGATCCTTGATGAGGTACTGAATTCGAGCGACCAGAGTCGTCGACTTCCCAGCCCCAGCTCCCGCGGCAATGAGAACCTTGCCGTCCGTGAGAGCTGCTCCCCGTTGCTCCGGGTCGAGGGAACGGAGGGGCTCCGGGACATTCTTCAGGTCTTCGGGGTCTGCCATGGCCGCTGCTACAGTTGCAGCCGCGATGCCAACAACCTGAGATTTCGTGACGGGAGCATCAGGCTCGTTTTTGGCGTCCAGAGACTTCAAGGCCGTCGCCTGAGCTTCCTCCTGAACCCGCGAGATGATCTTGTCCTGGCGGTCTGTGGTGCCCTTCGTCTCCTCGGACGCAGGGTCGGCAGCTTCCGCCTTCATACGCTCGACGGCCAGCTCCTTGGACGCGTCGACCCGCCCGCCAGTTTGGCTAACCGCTGTCACAGGTGTCGGAGGAACCCCCGACCCTGCCAATTTGGCAGCCTCGTCGATCCAGTTCCGGATCCGGATGTTCTTGACGGGGATGACCGCGAACTTGTCGAGGGCGGCATCTGCATCGTCCACCATCGAGGCCGCGATAGCCGCTCGAACCTCTTGGAGGGCCTTGTTCGTGGAGAACACCGCCCGCATTGTCGAGGCACCACCCCGAGAGAGCAGGGTACGAATCTGGAGAGCCCGGCGAGCGGCCCCGTCCGGGGTCGGCCTCAGCCGAAGAGCCTTCTCCAGCATCTTCTTGTGGGTGTCCGACGGGAGGTTGGCTTTCATGAAGCCAGCGATGACCTCGCCGTGGAGCATGTCCGCCATTCGGAGCAGCTTCAGCCCGTTGGCCGTCATCTCGTCATGGGGGAGCCCAACCTCCTCCATGTACCGCATGTAGGTATCGAGGGCGAGAAGGAAGACCACGTATTCGGCGATCTGGAGTTCGCCGAACGTCTTGTCGACCTCGACAACCTCTTCATCAGCGGCCTGACGACGGTCGTAGATCATCTGGGTGTCGTGCATACATCCTGCTCAGGGGATAGAAACTACATCAAGGATCAGCTTGATGTACCAACCATGCGCCCTGGGTGGGAGCGCGATCTGTGAAGTTGGCGAGCCTCAAGAACTCACCCACGTTCTTTTCCAGGAGAAGCTTCTGTCCGAGCATCTGGTCGTAGATAGGCATCGACTCCTTCGAGATAATGCAATACCTCCGCGTGGGCTCCCCATTCTCAATGAGGTCCACGTTGTGGGCGTACCCCTTCCGAACCCGATAGATTCTACGGTCTTCCCCACGAACGTGGAATGCTCCCGTCGTCATCAACTCCTCTTGCTGGTCATCTGTGAGGAACTGCTCCAGGAGAACCCGAGATTTGGCGAGAGCTTCGGTCTCCTGTTGTCTCTCCAGCTCCAGAGCTTCGCGGTTGGCGATCCTCGCCGCGAACATGGCTCGAATCACAGGGTGCAAGCCCTCAAAGTTCTCCCCCCGAGGTTCCCTGCACACTTGGAGGATCAGGTCCTCAGCCCTCGCGCCATCAAGGGCATAGGCGTTTCGGCAGCTATTCCCAGGCAAAAAACCCAAACCGCAACAAGTCCACAACCCGAGAGGGGGCAAGTCGCAGATAGTTCGGATTGAGAAAATAAGGCTCCCATCCACCCCCAAAGCATCAAGGGTGAGAAGCCAGTCAGGCAGAAGTCCGGCGAGATATCGCACGGTGAGGTCTACGCCGAGGGGAATGATGACGCGAGCTGTGTGGGCTCTTCGAGGCTCCCACCAAGATGTGGGAGGATCCGCTTCGTTGAAGTTGAGGGTGTGGTATCGCCCTCCAATCTCTGTGTCGTAGATCGGAATCTCACCATCCCCCAAGTGATGTATCAAGAGGGAGGTGATCATCTCACCCCCCGGTCGCGTGAGGGCACACGCCCCCATTCAAATGGGACCCCAGGTTACAAGAATGACAAGCCACCCGGAAAATGGCAGGCCATCCTTGGCTCTTGGCCCAGTGGTGAACGTGGCCCCCAATCTCCCGACGATGTTCGTTACCCTTCCCATGAAGGTGATCCAGACCCAAGAGCATTGTCACGTTCTCCCCACAGCAATAGCAAGCCGGATTTTCGCCTCCGTAGACGTGGAGAGCCTCCAGAAAAACCTCACGACGTCTACGGTTCGTGTTCTCTCGTTTTTGTTGGAGATGTGCCTCTCTATTTCGAGCCTGCCAATCAGAACCATCCGAGGGGCTGAAGGGTCCGATCGTCCCTTCACGCCTACCTTTCATGTAATTCTGGGCATAGTCCGAGTTTGCTTCTCGCCAATCCTTGCCAGCTTTGAGAAGCTGGTCTTTGTGTGCCTGGTAGTATGCCTGATTGTCAGCTCGTTTCGCCATACCCAGGCAGGCGTATCGATTCCTTATTAACCCCCCGTCATCGGCGGAACAAGGAGAACCTGGGGAGCCGTGGCATCGAACTCCTTGATCTGCTCGCCCTCGGTCGCCGGAACCTCTTCGGCGTTCTTGGGCTTGACGAACCGCATCCGACCCGCGTCCGCGTCGAAGTTCTCCAGCTCTTCCCCCTTGCGGACCATCTTCTTCTCGTCCTTCGTGAAGCTCACGAGACGGAAGGCGAGGTAGCCCTTGCTTGTCAGGTCGACGAAGAGCGCCCGAGCGGTCTCGACCTCTTCCGGGTTGGTCGGGTCCCACGAATGCTTGGTGTCGCCCGCCTTGCCCATGATGGCAAATTGGTGCGTCGAGGTTGCGAGATCAGTCATGGTCTTCCCTTACACCAAGATCACTCGTAGCCCTCGATGACCCACTTCTGGTATTCCTTTTCCAACCAGGAATCCAGAGGCCCCGAGTGTCGGAAGAGATACTCCCTGTAGGTCGTCCCCGTCCGATAGTCCCGAGTCCCCGGCGGAGCCACTCGACCCGTTGCATCGTACTCGACGCCGACGTTGAAGAAGTCCGCCAGCTCTTCCTCGATGCGACCTTGAGCCCAGCGGGCAAAGGGACCGATCGGCCCATGGCGGAAAGCCACCCGGCTCGGCTGGAGTGCCACCACGAACCCCACAGCCTCATCCTGGCAGAAGAAGGGAAGCTTGCGAGTCTCTTCCGTGGAGACCGCTGTGCCCGGGAGGAAGACCATCCAGACGGGACCCCCATCCTCGAAGGACGTGAGGACGATTTTCCAGTCTGTATTCAACGTCCGAGCAACCGCAGCCGTGAGGGTTGCCTCGAAGGCCTCTTCAGTCAGCTCGCCAGGGAGGTCGATGTAGCCGTAGTTCGCCATTGAGGGATCTTACACCGACCCCAAAATCCCGCACCCCAAATAGGCGAAGACCCCCAAGATAGCCTTCCGGGGGGTCCTCTAGTGCCGCTTTTTACACGACGTCACAGCGTTGGATCAGATTCAAGCTTAGACACCACGTCCTACCGCTAGACCACCTCCCTGCGAGAAGCTCGACCCATGTACGAGCGCCTTGCAGGGAGGGCGGGATTTGAACCCGCGTTTTGGCGTATTGACCTGACCCTTAGATTGATGTCGTATCGGTTCTGCTGAGTCTGGAGTGAGAAGAAGAATCGTTTCCCCTCGCCTTTGCCTCTGCCGTCTGGGCTATCCCCCTACTCAACCACCCAATGCGCTTTGCTAAACCCCAGTGAAGGAGCCCACACACTGACTGGCTGAATAGGGGGAGCAGGAATCGAACCTGCCCTTTTGGGGAGAGAGGGTTACTGAAGCTGACTCTTACTCTGAGACTGCACTCAAATCTTTAGTACACCATATCTCGACGCTAGGCGAAGAGATTGTGGAGAATCGTCGCCCCGATGTGGCGGTTCTCGACCTCGATGGTGTTGGCCTCCTCACGCGCGAACTTCACGGCGATCCGGAGCTTCGAGACGCGGTCCTTCAGCACGTTGACCCGAGTCGCCGTGAGGGCCCCCGAGCGCTTGACGACCGTGTACTGTCCGACCGCCTTGTCCTCGTGGAAAATCTCGGTCTGCGCCGGATGGTACTGGGTGGGCTCCGCCTTCGTGATGACGGTGGGCGTCTTCCGCGTCCGCTGCGTGATGGCCGGAGCCGTGGCGAAGCAGGCCTGGTTCTCGTCGTAGGTCCACGACTCGGCCGGGTCGAGCGTCGGGAGCGAGCCGATGAACGTGGTGAGGTCGTCGAGCTGGTGCTCCAGGAAGAGCAGCACGCCGACGGGGACATCCGCGAGGATGACCTTCCCATCCACGACGATGTTCGCTCGCGCGATGGTGTTCCCCCACTCCTTCGTGGCCGTGATGTCGAAGGCCTCCGTGAGGACCTTCACCGTGTGCTCGATGGCATCCGCGGCCTTGAGCTGGACGTGCTTCAGCTCCGGCGGGAGCCGCTCTTCCTGCGTGTCTGAGAAGGGCGCGTAGGTCCGCGAGAACCCTTCGAGCTGCGCCGGCTTCTTCAGCTCCTTGTGGTAGGTCTTCAGCTCGTCGTACGCCTTCGACTTGAGACCCTTTTCGACCGCGATGATCTGGCAAAGCTTGCCCATGATGAAAACCTCTTCTGATTCGATTTGCTGATGCTGATGACCCGAGCCCTCTACACCACGTCCCCGACGTAGCATCGATTTTATGGAGAGGTTGATCGGGGCCCCCTCTTGGGTGTAGGCTTTTCACGAGGCACACCCCATGATCAAACCCAACGCCAAAGAAGTCGCTCGCGCCGATGGAGGCTTCGCTTGCGTCAGCCGTCCTGCGGCTGGCGGGGGCTTCAACGTCGCGGTTGTCCACCTGGACGGCACCCCCGTCTTCAAGATCCAGCACGTCGAGACCAAGGACCAGATCGGCAAGGCCATCGCCTGCGACCTGCGCATGATCGACAAGTGCGGCTTCAACTGCCCCATGGCCGATGCTTCGAGGCATCGCCGATGAGCATTCCTGTCTCTCCTCGAAAGGGGATCGGTGGACGTCGACACAGACGCCGCCGATCCCCTCGTCCTGTTCCTGGATTCCGGGCCCTTTGCGCCCGGGAGCACGCCATGATCAACAACGGGCTCAGGTTCGACCACCACCGACGCCTGAGACTGTCCGAACAAATAGCAGCCTCGATGGGGTTGAAGCCGCTCCCTCCGCTCACCCCCGAGGGCCTGGAGTTCTTGAAGCAATTCCTGAAGAAGAAGCTCTGACCATGTCGATGATCCTCCACTGCTTCGTCAAGGTCGGCTCCCTCACTGTGTGGGAAGTCGGCCTTGTGCATACCCCCAGCACCGTCACGTATGAGCTTCTCGGCTACCCTGGACGCCCGTGGCAGGACATCGCCAAGGACTACCTCGCGTGGGTGGCCGACCAGGCGGCTCAGATGAAGAGACGCGACCCCAGTTGGGATGCGAAGGAGTGGGTGAAGGGCGAGCGTCGGAGATTGGGACAGGCTTGGAGGATGGCTCAAGAACGAGACGGTCGTCTCGAATTCTACGCCATGTGAGATCGCTCAGTGCAGATGGGTCGCGACCTCACCCCACTGCTTGAGGTCATCCGTCATCCGACCGACGTCTTCCTCAGTGTTGACGACCTTCTCCCCATTCATCGTCATGAAACGCTTCCCCGAGATCATCTCTTCGAGGTGATGAAGCTTGGCCTTCGTCCACCTCTTGAGGATCGACAGGTCTGCTTGGGGGTATTTCTTGACGAAGTCGAGAGCTTCGTTCGCCCCCGAGTATTCGGTGAGAGCGTCCGAGTGGACGTGTTGCTTCTCGTCCAGGAACAGGGCTTCGGCAATCGCCGAGTACGTTGAAGCCTTTGGGGCATTCCAGCGCTGCGTCTTGGGGTTCATCGTCTGGCTCACGAATCGAAACCCCTTGCCCGGCTTCATCTCGATCCAGTATCGGATTTTGGTCCGAAGCTTGAACCCGTACGGGTAGTCGTCCACCACGTAGGCGGTCGCTTCGCTGTCGTGCCCGTAGAGAGGGGTGTGGCTCGCGACGAGCACTCGACCAGCCACGCGGTTTGCGAGGGCTGCGAGTCGAGCTGCCATGACTTCGCGAGAAGGGCCCGCGGAGTGTGCATAGTCGAGGAGACCTTGCACTGCGGCGATGAACTGTCGGGGGGAAGCGATCTTATACATTCTTGCCTCAGATACGGGCAGGAATAGAAACTACACCGAGGGGGAGGGAGTACCTCGGCTTACATACCCTTCTTCTTGACCAGCTTCAATGCCATGACCGCGAAATGGTCGTGTTTGAAATTGGCCAGAGGATGCGTTTGCCATGCGCAGTATGCGTGAGGCACATCGTGATCCTCAACGTTGATCGACTCCACTGTCATGTGGTGACCCCCAGACTCCAATTCCACCACGTCTCCAGCAGCAATTTGATCTTGCATCACACTGCTCCTTTCACCGTGTACGAATCCTGGGGGATCCAACCACATTGACGACCCGGGGCGGGATGAAGTGTTCGCCAGGCTCAGGAGTAGGAGGTAGAGTATCCCCCTTTTCAACCTCCACAACCCTTCCCGTATTCTCCCCCTTGGGCCCAACGATCTTATAGACCCCTGAATAGGGGGCTTCATTCCCAGACTTCAACATGATTGACTCCTTTGTGAGCACGCGCCCACAGAGTCTCTACTACCATACGCAGGATCCCAACGGAGGGAAAATCGACGGAGGTATCCTACAAAGATACCTCACAAATAGATTACTGAGTTTTCAGAAGATCAGATTTCTGAAAACTCAGCACTTCTGAAGAGATACGATTTCTCAAAAAAGATTCGTCGGCGTACGGTTCGTCCTCTCGGACAGAGAAGAGCTGCATCCCCGACGCTTTCGCCAGCTCAACCTTAGCCTTGTCTCGCGCCTGAAGGGCGTCGAACTCCTCTCGTTCCGTGACGTAAGTGCTCGGGAACAGCCAGTGCTGAACACCATGGAACTCGACGAGGAGCTGATGGCTGGGGAAGTAGCCGTCGAAGCGGAACCGACGCCCCGTCTTCGGGTTGGTAAAGCGAGGGTCGGACCACTCGACTTCGTAGGACGCCCCACCCAGGATCCGTGAGACCATCTCCAGGCAGATTGCCTGCTGTATGGCCGTGTGAGAGATGGGCATCCCGTGCTTCTCGCACTCCCTCCGAATCGTCACGAAGGCGTGCCCAAGAGCCGCGATGGCCTTCCCCACCGAGACCTTCCCGTTCTTGAGCCGGAAAGGAAGGAGCTGCTCCCTGGTCAAGGAGACCTCAGTTCCGTTCGTCCAGTGTTGCACCTTTCGAGTTTCAGAAAGAGCGGCACCTCGTTGACGAACCACATCTGAGGTCTCTTTGGTGAGCCCCTTAAAATGGGAAACGAAGTCATCAGGCCGAGCGCCCATACGCGCTACTCGGGGATCGGTCTCCTTCGTCAGACCTGCATTCCACCGGCCGGCATTGGCGGACATCTTCGCTCGGGTATCCTGCGAGAGAGCTTGCCCCTTGAGGTAGGACTTGTCTCGGGTGCCGCACCGTTGAGACATGACCTCCCCCTCGTACGCCATGTCTGGATGCGCGTTCTGAAGATGGCTCACCAGGCTCTCAGCCCGATACCCACAAATCTGGCAGATGACGTAGTCAAGCCCCTCCTCTTTCAAAGCCCAGAACTCTTCCACGTCCCGACCTCGGCACTCAGGACATCGCGTGTCATGCACCGAAGCGGCGAAGGTGTACCCCACCTCCCGCGGAGCATCGCAGGAAGAGCAAAGGATGGTCTTCTTCAGACCCGCCCGCGGCTTGGTCGCATGAGATTGAGCCGCCGCAGCCTGACGCTTCTCGGTCAGGGCTTCAGCTCGAATGAGGGCTTGGGGGTGTTTGGCTCGGTAGGCATCCGCCGTCAGCCCATGCTTCTTCAGATGGGTGGCCAGCGTCGATGCCTGAAACCCGCACTCACGGCACTGAACGAAATCACGATTCTCAACAAGCATGAGTCCGATTGTGTCCCAACCGAACCCATGCTGTCAAGTCTATCAGGCGATTCTTACTATTAACCGCCTAACCCACTGCACCTAGCTACCTAAGTGCCCGTAATCATTCACTAAATGCGTGCGCGAAGGTTAAATGAGAGGACCAAGAAGAGCAGCGGGAAGACCGGCTGGTAGAACGCCTGGAACCGAAGGATGGTCGGGTCGTTCGGATCGATGGCCGATGCGATGCCCGAGAAGGCGCCCACGATCTCCGCCTGGACGAGCTGCTTGAAGAGGCCCGTCATCGAGACGTTGACCTCGTTGGTCCGGCTCGCGAGGAACTTGGAACCGACGAAGGAATCGAGGACGATGCGGCTCTGCTGTTGCACATAGTCGGCGATCTGAGTGACCGTCGGGAGGCGCGTCAGCGGAGACGACATGTTGGTGGTGAGCCCCTGCCGGATGCGAACAAGCGGCTGGAGGTCCTCCAAGAGCGTGATCCCCGCGGCGGCCGTCTGGTTGGCCTCGACGGGATCCATGATGCGCGGGATGCGCGTGAAGTTGACGATGCGACGCCGAGTCCAGGGCGTCGCCACATCGACCGAGGGAGACACGACAGCTCCAGCGACGGCCGCTGCAAAGAACGTCCCATCCACGAGGGAGTCGAACGTCTGCCCCAGAGCATCCGAGAGCGTGATGACAGCCGAGTCCGGGTAGAACATGGCCATCCGGTTCGAGTTCAGGCTCCGAGCGATGGTCTGCGCGTTGGTCGGGCTCGTCCCCGAAGCAAAGCCGCAGAAGCCCATCCGCTCCGCCTGGTTGCGGATGTGAGACTGTGTCTCGACGTGCTGGGTGAGCCGCGAGTAGACCGCCGTCGAGGTCGCCAGAGGCACGAGGATGTCGGGCTTGACGTTGCCGGGCAGAGGCGTCTTCAGCTCATCGATCGCGTCGAGGAAGGAGACGTCCGTTGCCTGAGCGGTGTTCGCCGCCTTCATGACCTGCTTGATCCCGACGAGGAGAGCCCCGTTGGTGATCGCAAGATAAGCCGCGAGGCTCACCCGGTTCTCCGCACTGACCAACCCGAAGTTCTGCTCGATCGTCTTGATCGTGCGGAAGATGCGGGTCGAGAAGTCCTGCTTGAGGAAATTGTAGGTGATGTAGTAGAAGTCACCCACCTTCGGCTCGACCCCACCCGGGTTGAACGTCTGGACGGTGGCCGTGTCGTTCACCGCGACGCCGACCGTGTTGGCGACCCCCAGCTCCAACCCAGCGATTGCCAGGAAGGGGCGTGAGGGGTCGACCGCGAACGTCGGGGTGACGAGGAGCGTGAAAGTCCCCGCCGCATCGTACCCACCCGTCGTTGCGGGAAGGACCGTGAAGCGAAGCCCCGTCTGCGCGTCCGTGTACGTCTGGCCGGGGATGCCCGTACCAGCCGAACCAGAGGCGTTGTTCGAGGAGACCACGAAGTTGTCCTGCGCGTCTTCGCCGTTGTCCCCGTCCACCCCAGCCGTGAGCCCGATGCCCGTCGTCGCGTTGAACGCGGAGTTGGCCACCGTGTTGAAGACGATGCTGCTCGAAGCCGCTCCGACCGTCAGGGACTCGAAGGTGATGTAGTTCGAGCCGTTGATGGTATCGACGTACGCAACCCCATCGGTGAGGAAGCCCGCGGTGGCGAGGAGCGCGTCCACAACCTCCTGAGCCGACACGAGGGTCTGTGAGCCCTGCGCGTTCTGTGCGAACCCGAGAACCACATTGGCCGTCCCATCGAGGATGAGAACCGACGACTGCGGGTCGTTCGTCGAGGAGGTGAGGCGGAGCTTGTCGAGGTTGATCCCCGTACCCGCCGAAGCACGTCCCGTGGCCACAGCGTTGATGGCCGAGACCACCGCAGAGGTCGCAACCGTGGCACCCGCGGGGAGCGTCACCAAGTACTGCGCCCCGTTGACGCGGAACTTGAAGGTGTCGTTCACGCCAGCGGTGATGTTGAACGGACCGACCAGAGACCCGAGGAGCGTTGCGGGCTTGTTGATGGCCCCCGTCGTCCCATGCGAAGACTGGAAGGTCGTGAAGCCGAGGAGCGTCTCTGCCGTCCCCTGGGAAACCATGACCGTCGAGATGTCATCGAACCCGCCAGGAAGAGCCCCGGGGGTCGTGTCGCTCTTGACCACGAAGAAGACGTCACCCGTCGAGCCACCGATCTGGTGGAAGCTCGCGAGCGTGTTGGGAGCCGTTCCCGAGAACGGAGCGGTCGCATCGATGACAGCGTTGATGTCCGCGACGAGCTGCGTCGGAGTCCGGTAACCGACCGTGAGGGGGACGTTGATGAGGCCGTTGCCGCCCGTCATCCCCACCACAACGAAGCCAGCGTTGGCCACCGTCTCGGTGATGGCAGCATTGCCCACCGTTCCAGTTGCCCCGTTGACGAGAGCGACCTTGGTCGAACCTCCGATGGAGGCCGTGATGGCAAGCCCAGCTCCGACACCGTTGATCGCAGAGATCATCGCGTCGCGAACCGTGCCCACCGAATCGAGCGAGGTGAAGGCGACCGCAACATTCCCAGAGGCAACGCCACCCCCAGAATCGAACTCGAAGATCGACGGAGGGTTCACCCCATCGTCAAGAGTGAACGTCTCCCCATCGACGAGGAGGGAGCCCGCCACCGTCGTGATGAGTCCGCTCGCCGCCAGAACCCCCGCGTTGATCGAGAGGTTGAGGACGTTGGCCGGGGAAGCCGGGATGAGGATCTTGCCCGAGTTGCCGCCCGACTGAACCGGCACGACATGGCCCGAGACCAGGAAGGCCGGAGCTGCCGACGCAAGGTTCGTCGCCTGGGTGTTCCCGTTGATCCCCATCGACCAGGTGGCCGAGGAAGGAGCGTAGAACGAGTAGGGCTCCGCGAGGTTGTTCGTGAAGGCCGCGTTCGTTGCCGCAGCGGATCCGAAGGTCACGGTGACCGTCTCGACAACGGGAGTACCCGTTCCCGAGTGGAAGGCATCCGGAACCGTCTCGACCCCACGGGGCCACTGAACCGTCTCGCTGAGAGACGACTTCGAGCCGAAGCGGACCTGAAAGAGGTTCGTGTTCTGCTGAACCGAGAAGACCTCGTACTGCCCCATCCCAACGGCTCCAGGAACCGTGCAAGTGAGGATGTAGGTGTCGTCCACGATCCGGTTGTAGTTGAACGTCGCGTAGGCGTTCCAGTCCGGGGGGACAGCATCCCGAAGACGAAGCAGACGCGAGGCACCGTCCACCGTGAGAACCTTCACGGCTGCTCGACCCAAGGCATCCCGGAGAGTCCGGCCCACGAAGACCTGGATCAGATCCGGGCGGTTCGTGATGAGGTCCTGGCGGTTGTTGGTGATCGAGGCGTAGAGCGAGTTGCCGAGAGGCGTCGACCGACCGTTCCCCGTGGTGGGGATCTCAGGGAGACGGAAGTCCGTCGTCGAGACCTTCGCCGGGAGAACGGACGTGTCAGTCACCCTCGCGCAAGTCGCGAGGTAGAGCTTCTCATCGACGAGCGACCCGACGATCTGAGACTCGTTGAACGGCGTGGACCCGGGGGACGTCTTCGTGGAAGCGACCACGAAGCTCGTTCCCCAGTGTATGATCGAGACATCCGCCGAAGGATTCGAGACAACGAAGTCCTGCCCCTGAATGAAGTCCGAACGACCGTTCGAGATACCGCAGCGGGCAACCGTGGTGACGAACGTGTTGGGGAGGTAGTCGAACGTGTCCTGCCAGGTGTTGGCCCAGTATTGAACCGTGACCACAGCTCCGCGAGCGGGAGGCGTGGCAAGGGTCACAACACCGTTGGTCCCATCGACAGACGTCGGGATGACCTGAGCACCGTTGACCTTGACGACCACCTTGGAGGGGTCCGTCGTGGTGATTCCACCGCTCGTCCCATCGACGATGGGACGCTGGAAGACACGGAAGCTCAGGTTCCTCGACGTCTTCGTGTTCGCCAGGAAGCCGAGGGGACCGTTGGCCGAACCAGACCCGATCTCCAGCGAGACAGGAGAGGTGAGCGCGACGTGCTTGAGCCCCTGGTTGTCCGTCGACACCGCTGTCTGAAGGTTGGGGATGATCGCTGCATCGATCTGGCTCTTGACGTTGGACGCCGTGAGGGAGCCCGCGGTGAGCGTAACCGTGTACGACGTGCCGCCGACCTTGACGACGAAGCTGTCATTGGAGCCGGTCGTGACGAGGAAGGGCTCGAACCCAGGGGACGTCAGAATGGCGTCCAGGTTCGTCACCTGATCCGAGACGTCGTCCGTGAATGCCGTGTCTCCCCGGTGGAAGAAGTAGGTCACTCGAACGACGTCCGTCGGCTGAGGCGGAATCTGAAGCGTGATGAGGCCCTTGGCACCCTGGACTGCCCCGAGAGCAACAGGCAGCCCGTTGACCGTGATCGAGGAGATGTCCTTGGTGGCGTTCGAGACCCGACCAAGGCCGCTGCCATCGACGATGGGGAAGTTGCGGACGCGGAACTGAGTCCGGGTCCCATCCTGCGCCCCGAGGATGAGGTTCTGGGGGTTCGTCGCATCGGCGACCCATGCCAGGCTCGGGTCCTCATTGACGATCTGCTGATCGATGGAAGCGCTGCTCCCTCGGACCAGTTCCAGGTCGTCTTGCACCAGTTCTTCTTGACCCACCCCGATGATCGCGGGGATCCGCAACCCACCCAGGATGTTGGTCACGTTCGCGTCTGCGAACGTCTGGGTGTAGACACCGGGGTTCATTTCCGGCGTGGGGGTGAACGTTTGGAACGGTCCGTTTCCAGTGGCCATTAGAGTCTCCTCAAAGGGACGTAGAATCCGATTTACATCTTCGGGGATGGGTGGAACGAACCACCAAATTCTGATCTGATTCGGATTTTAATCTGCCCGAGGAGGGCTCCGACGAAAGGCGACACCCTGGCGAGCGTCACCTTTCGCGCCGAGATAAGAGGACTAGCGCGAACGCTTCGATTCAGCGGCAGCCCGAAACGTATCGATGGCCTTCTTCGCCAAGTTCCGTCGAGCCACTCGACCCCCATCGCTCATGGGCTCGTAGTCGATGTGCCCACTCGCCGTGTGTCGAATCAGAGCAGGGGAGCCGCCCTGCTTCCGAGCCCCTTCCTTCACCTTCTCCCGAGCTTGGACCACCCCCCAACGGGACTCGGCGTCTTTCCCCACAGCATGATCCGCCGTGGGGTAGTCCTCCTTGTGGACCCCCGTGTTGGCCGTTGCTCCCACAGAAGGCCCCGTGAAGCCGAACGAGAATCCCTCCGCCCGAAGATATCGGGGCGCGGGTTCCTTGCAATTCGGACACGGGTGTGAGGTGGGGTTGGACATGGGGAGGTTCCTCTCGAAACGCACCTCACATTGCTGCTTCTCGCACAGGAAAATGTAGGTAGGCACTGATTTATCCGATCTTTTCGTAGTTGCTGTTGCGGCCCGGTAGAACAGGAGCCGTCGCAAAGAACAGGGAGTTGTTGAGGCCTCCCACGATATCCGATTCCTTGGTCGTGGGGTTCTCAGCCGTGGCCTTGCTGATGGTCAACGGCAGAGGAAGATGGATCTCCCAATCAGCTCGAAGCTGGATCGAGATGGAGGCGTTGAAGTAGGGCTCCTCCGTCGTTTCATCGTATATCTCCTCGGTCTCTCCGCCCATCGAGATGTCGATGATCTCGATGCCCTCGAACTCCAGAGCAGGCTTCTTGTGCCCCCAGAGGTACATGATGACGAGGTCCGCCATCTCCTCCATCTGGTTCGGGTCCCGAGAGATGACGTCCAGCTCGAAGGTCACCTCGAACTTGCCTCCGTAGGCGTTCGCCGTGTCCACGCGATCCTTGTAGATGACGATCGCAACCTTGTCTCCCACCTTTGCTCGTTTACCGAACGCGAGCACGACCCCAGGGATGGACTTCGAATCCGAGACATTCCAGAAGAACTGGGTGGGCTCTGAGGAAGGAGCTGCAACCCTGTAGTCCGCCACAAGGGTGGACCCGGGGCCCGAGCGAGACAAGATGTTGAGGGCTCCCGTCGCCCAGTTGATCGTGTAGTCCGTGCCCTCCTCGAAGAGGACTCGGCCGTTCTCCCACAGCCTCAGCGTCCCTCGAACGGGGACCCCCTGGAGCTGTGCCTCATGCTCGATGCCAGAGCGGAACATGAGCACGGGCTCATCCGACACCGTCACCAAGGGGTCGATGATGAACAGGCCTGGTGTGGTCGCGTTGGTGGGGACCTCCAGGATCTCCATGTAGTAGATGCCTGGCTGCGTGGGGAAATGATCGCCACTCGCCCGCACCGCGTTCTGGTCCTCTCGGATCCATTCAAGAGGATACGCCGGCTTGTTCCCGGCGTACGCCAACATCGCGTGGCCCTCGATGACCCCCATGTAGTTGTCGCCAGAGAGCTGTACCTTGTTGGCACTCGACCCCTTGACGACGATCCCGTATTGGGGTCTCTCCGTGAAGCCGTACTTGTTCTGAATGGACGGCACGATCTTGTCGTAGATCGGATGGTCCTTGAAGGAGTCCTTCAACTCCTCGATGACCCGACGCTTGAGCGAAGAGACCAGGTAGTAGTACATCAGATCCCGAATTCGCGGGACACCAACTGGGCCATGACCCGGTCAATGTCCCCATCTTCGGCCTTGAAGGTGTGCGTCACCTTCTTTGACTTGTCCAATCCCCCGACGATGGTGCAGATGACCGTGTCGTAGGCGTACTCCCAATAGAGATGCAGGACATCTTCCTGATTGGTTTCGATCGTCGTGATGCACTTCATACGAGACGGGTCCTCGATGACCATCGAAGGCGCCCTCGCATCAAGAGCATCCGCAATGTCCGCCGTGGCATCACGCGCGTAGTGCTTCAGAGCCTTCTGGAAGTACTCGAAAAGGGTCGTGACACTCGCAGCCTTGTTCCACGACGGGTGATTGGGGGGGACAGTCATCGGACGCTCCTACTGGTCGTTGTGCTCTTCCATCGCCAGAACCAGGAGACCCTCTGCGACGGCCGTCATCGGGTCGACGGCGGACCGGATCTCGCTGATCTGGATCGGGAAGCCCTTCTTCTTGACGTTCTCGAACTCCTCGCGGAAGATGTCGAGGAAGCCCCCTGCCCGGCTCGTGCCTCCCGAGACCACGAAGGGAATCGGCTCTTGAAGGCTGAGCGTGTTCTGGACACGGCGGAACTGCACTGCGATGTTCTCCAGGCAGTAGCGAATGAGGGTCCGGATGTAGAGGGCGAGAGCCTCTTCCTCACGGCCCTTCGGCTTCGAGATGTCGATCCCACGCTCCTTGATCGAGCACATGCGAGACGCCGTCGAGCCCGTGGCCTTTGCCGCATGACTGTCGATCCAGTCCCCACCCCGAGCGAGCGCGAAGTCCATCCCCATCACCGTCTGGTAGGCGAGGGCAATGTTGCACATACCCGAGCCGAACGAGACAGAGAGCCCCGAGAAGCCCTCCGCAGCGCACTGGCTGTAGATGATGGCCATGGCCTCGTTCATGGGGTGCGGCGTATAGCCGTGCTCCGCGACGATCTTCCGGAAGATCTCCGTGTGGTAGACGACGTCCTGCTCCTGGTCATCGATCGGAGACGCCGGCACCGAGTAGAAGCAGTGCTCGTCAGGAATCGTGGGGTCTTCCAAGACATGGTAGATGAGCAGGCTGAGGATCTGCTGTGCGTCCAGCTCCCCCGAGGAGATCACCCCGCGGCTGAGAGGTCGGCGAACTTCCCTCTTGAAGAGGTTCGCCATGACCATGGCCGAGTCCCCGAGAACGAGCAGGTTGCCGTCCTTCTCGACGTAGTTGACCTTCGAGAGCCGGAGCTGCTTCTTGGCCTCCAAGTCGAGGTCAATGAAGGCGTCACGCATCCGCTTGGTCTTGATGTCGTTGCCAGCCATCCGGGCGCTGACGATGTTCATCGTGCCGATGTCGAGGCCGACCCCCGGCTTGTATCCCGTGCGATCCTGTCCCATCTGATCCTTCTTTCTCATTTGACTGCCATATCCCGACGGTCGTACGACGCTGTTCGGGTCCGTTGTTTCAGAACGTAGATGTGCTCCTCGTGCTTGTCTGCAATCTCTTGGAGGAGATTGTCGGTCCCGTGGGAGAGCTGGCCACGTTCATCGAGGATGGCGTAGACCATCTTCTCAAAAGCGAGAAACCGATGCACCATCCTCAAGCTGAGGAGAGCATAGTCGCTCGGGGAAGGGTCAAGAGGGGCCCCCTCGTACATGACTCGAACCAGGACCGCCGCATGGTAGGAGTGCATCAGAGGGTGAGCAAGGATGTGATGCCCTGCCCCAACGGCACGCTCGGCCACACGATCGATGAGCTTCTGGACGTCGTCGTAGAGCCGGTCGTAGAGGAGATGATCCCCATAGAACGTCGTCCCTCGGGTCTGCCAGTGGTGAGACTGGTGAACCATGGCCTCTGCTCGAAGGAACGCGAGAATCGCCGCCAGCTCGGAAAGAGGCGCACCCCCGTAATCGGCTGCGATGCTCTGGAGGATCTGGGACAGAATGATGAGTGGAGCATCCGCTTCCTTCTGTCCCGCAGTCACAGGCATTCGAGACTTCGACTCAGGGAGATAGGGAGGCCCATGCTGGGAGGGATCGTACATCGTGGGGTCGTGCCACATTGCAAAGATCCCCTCGGCATGTTCGCTCTCTTCTCGCTCAGGTAGCTCCGGGTCTCCCTGGCGCATGATCTACTCCTTGTGGGACTCTTCGAAGAGGTGCTCCAAGACCGTGAAGTCGTCGAAGGTGTCCTTCCACGTCTTCATTTCCTTCCGGCCCATGTCCTCACACTTCCGAGCGAACTCCTTCACCTTCGGAGGAGCGTTCTTGTAGTCCTGCACGTCCTCCATCAGGTTCGTGTACTCCTGAATGTCCTGCGAGATCTCGACCGTGAGCTTCTCGTGCTTGGCCTGGAGGGATTCCCACTTGTCCGTGTGGATCCCCTCGCTCCAGTTCTCTTCCGGGCTCCCATCCGAGACCCAGTCCTCAGCCGTCTTGGCAGCCCAAGGGTCCTTCTTCGCAACCATGATATGGTTGTTGTTCATCTTGGACCAGTCCGGCTCCTTGCCCTCTTCCTTCTTCATGTGCGTTGCGATGATGGGGAAGTAGCTGGACATGAGGCCCTTCCAGCGATTGATGTCCTTGTCGGCCGCTGAAGCCGCTTCCTTGGCCGTGGCGACAGCACGAGAAGGCATGCCAGGGAGCCGCTGGATCTGCTCCATGATGTGCTGGTAGGTGTCGATGTCCCGCGAGATGGCCAGAGCGAGCTTCGTCCCGTCCTCGCTCAACCGATCGAACTTCGACTCACTGCGCGAGTCGAGAGCCGTGAAGGTCATCTTCGAAGCGGCGGTGCCACTCTTGACGATTCGCTCCAAGTTCTTGAACTGATCTCGAATAGAGACGTTCCAGGTCCAACGGGCCCTTCGAATCTTCGATACGAAGTCGTTGAGGTCTTGAAGAGCTTCCTTGGGGGTCACGTCGTTGTCTTGAACCTTTTCCAAGGTCATACCGAGGACAGAAAGACTGACGTCGACCCCCGTCAAGTCGCTGTAAATCTTCTGAAGATCCCGATCGAACTGCCTCATGTTCGAGTCGAACCCAGACGTCACAGCCCAGTCAGCGGCGGTCTTCGGCCCCTTGGGGGTCTTGGGGGCCTTCTTGGCTTCCTGCCCCTCCTCGCGCATCTCCTGTCCGACCTGAGCCGGCGTGAATCGCTTCGGCTTGGCCACGAAGGTCTTGCCGTTGTAGGGCGACTTGATCGAGGTGAGGCGTTCCTCCAGGTAGAAGACACGCCCCTCCGGATCCGTGTACTTCCAGAGGAGAGCGGGACCCCCGGGCTTGGGATCAGCTTTGGCCGCGAGCTTGTCGCTCAACTCGGTGGCCTCGATCAAAATACTGGCTTGTCGGGGGTGCATGCTAACTCCTCACTGTGATGCTTCGAAAGAAGGTTATCAGTTCCCCTGACGCTTCTTCTTGAGAGCGGCCGAGGCGCCCGAGACCGAAGACCCTTCCGAAGTCTCCGACTGAACCTCGACATGGGCATCCATGTCCTTCGAGGCGATCGTCGAGGGGATGAATGCCGGGGCGTCACCACCCACAACATCCGTCACAGCCTTCAGGATCCCGAGCCCACCCGTGTTCTGCATGATCACGACAGGCCGCTCCTTGAGAAGCTTGAGGATCTCATCGAGCTTCTCGCGTCCTCCGATCTGTGCCTCATAGAGGTCGAGCTGGCCCTGGAGACGAGCGATGTCGTTCGTGAGCTGGACGTTGGCAGCCGTCACGGTCGACAGCTCCGCTTCCACCGTGGCCTTTGCTTCTCGAAGGATCACACCGTCTTCGAGAGCGTACTTCTTCCCCAGCTCGGACTCGTCCAGCTCACGCGCGAGCTGGACGTTGGCGGATTCAAACGGCAAGAGCCGCTCGACTTCATCCTGAAGCTGCTTGTACCCATGAGCCAGAGACGTGACTCGCTCCTGGTCATCCGAAGGCGGAGGGCTCACGAGGAGAGGCGCGGGGGAAGCCGTGAACACCTTGTGGGGGTTGAGGTCACTCGTCAGACGGAAGATCTTCCGCTGCGAGAGCGCCCGCCACAGGTCCTTCGACTTGAGGGCCAGATCCTCCGGGATCGTGACGGAAGTCGAATGGGGGACATCCATCTGAATGTCCTCCAGCATGACCGTGTCCGGAGAGATCCCAAAAACAACGACGTTACCTGACATTATTTCCTCGACCATGTTGCTTGAATTTGTTTGGTGAGATCCCGAAGAAGCCTTGTACGAACAGCTTCTCGGGCCTCTTTCTTCGCCTTCTCGATGAAGTTGGTGGGGCCCCTTCCGGGATGAACCCAGGCCCCGTTCTTCATCGTTTTGGCGTTGGCCGACCGGAAAATGACTTCCCCAGTTTCCGTGACAATCGGGATAGGGCCCTTGGCCTTCTGTAGCCAAGTCATCGGCCCCTTCTTCTGCCCCTTGACGAGAGGTCCCCAAGCCGGGTGATTTGCGATCACCGTGAGGCTGCTATCCCCCACCTTGAGAGACAGTGCTTTTGAAAGAGACTTCCGAGCCCGAAGGGAGAAAGCCGTCTGCATCAGCTTCTCTCGAATCTGCTTCAGGAGCGTCCTCTGTAGCAGATTCAAAGCTCGATGGGGGTCAATTCCCTTGAAAGGATCCCCCAGCATAGGCTTGAGATTGACCCGCGAGACACGGAAGAAGTCGGTACTCATCAGTATTCCGTGTTCTCCCACGCCAAAGAACGACCTCGAAGCTGTACCTCCGCCGGGACATCAGGATGGTCGGTGGGGATAGCTTCCGCTTCGTCCTCGGGTCCCGAAGGAATGAAGCCAGCGGCGGGGTATCTCCGGGGGCCGTCCATGGGCACCTTGTACCGGATGTCCTTCTCGTCGAAGTGCCCGATGTTGAAGTGTTGCTGGAGGATCATGCCTCGGTTCGTCGGCATTCGAACGGCCCCGATGCTGTACCGTTCTCCGTTGACCTTGACCAAGAAGTCACGGTGAGCGAGCAAGGGTGAAGGCCCCGTCCAGGCTTCGTAGGTGTGCTCAATCGTACGACCAATGTCCTTCTGGGATATCTTCCGTTCCGCATCGTCGGGGGCGATGATGATGTCGTAGGGCCCCTCATAGCCATCGACGATCCCCGTCCCGAAGCAGATGATGCAGTCGTTGATGGGCTGGTTGTGGAAGTCATCCTCGATGCAGGGGCAAGGGAGCCCCACGTTCTTTCGGAGGAAGACCTTCACCCGCTCCCCACCCTGCTCCAGAATCCAACGGTTCCGGTGGACAGCTTCACGCCAGATGTAGTCGAGCTTCTCGATCTCGAAGCTCGACGTCGAGATCGCGTTCTCCAGGGGTGTCTCGACGACTTTCCCTGTCGAATCGCTCGCCAAGATACCCACCGTCGTGACTCGGTAGAACACCCGCTGAGAGAGGTCGGTACGAAGCAGGGACCTCACCCGCCGATAGGAACAGAGGACCTGGCTGTCCTCCTTCGGGTACACAGGAAGGACAGCCTTCTGGGTCGCCACGTCGGCCTGTACGGAGCCGTCGATCTCGACTTCACCCACGAAGCCTCGGACGGCTTTCACGACCGCCTGAACCCCATCCACGTAGACGTAGACATCCTCGGGGCTGTCCGCGTTCGTCCCCTGCGAGCCGGACTTCACGATGGGGTAGTGGAGCGTCTTGAAGACGTACCGGCGGAGGTCGTGGCTCACGCTGGCCTGACCCTTCAAGACGAAATTCGCCGAGACGTCTTCCTCGACAATCAGCTCGATATCTGTGCGATCACGCCAATAGGTCGACCCCACAGGGAGATTCGTCAGCCGTTGAAAGGGCCCGAATTCACTGTCGAAGCTACGGTAGACGTTCACCCCCAAAAGGATGAAGTCTCCGTTACGGCTGAGCTGGGAAGGGTCGTCCCATACCAGGTCGAAGATCCACGCTTCGTACCCACTGGTGAGGAAGAGATTCAACGGCGGAGCCGGCCACGGAGCCCTGGAAATCTCCAGGTTGGTGATCGGTCGGTCTCGTTGAGTTGCGTACGGCATGTGCCTTACAGAGGCCCAGAGACAAAAAGATTACCCTTTCGGGATCGGCTTCAAGGGGAATAGCTTCCCCGTCTCGTCAATATCCACAGGGAAGTCCGGCGGTAGCCCACGATCCATGAGGATCTTCTGGAAGACCTTGTCCCGCTCATCTCGAAGAGGCCGCGCTGCCACAAGAAGGCGGATCTTCTCTTCCTCCAAGTCGAGGAGCTGGGCCGCGAGCATCTTCCGGGTCTCGTCCACTTCCGCGAGGTGCTTCATGGTGGTCGCATCGACCGGGTCGTTCACGGTGAGCTTCTTCTCGGATTCGTTACTCATTTTCATCTCGTTGTTGATCGTCGGGGCTCGAAGCTTGTACGACGTGTATGTCTATGAACCAAAGTACCGAAGTCCCCCTGTCCATGCCGATGGACGTGGAGATGGCCATCAACCTCGCAACGGATGGGGCCCTTCACGCCCTTTTCCACATCTGCAAGCAGACCGGGTGGACGCCGCACGTCGTGAACGTCCCCGAAGCCTCCGGCCTCCGCATGATCTTCATGGCCACGGACGCGAAGGACAAGACCTGCTACTTCGACAGCGCGGTGCTCAAGCCGCCGGCCGCTCCCCTGTCGCTGAACTGATCCCCGTCCACGTACTTCTTCGCCAGGAGACGAAGAAACACCTCGAACTGTGCCGGGTTGATCCCGTTGCGGAGAAGCGCATCCTTGCGTGCTTTCTCGGACAACGACTGGGAGCATGTCGAGAGGTGGCAATCAACCCGGTGATTGCACTCGGTGCATCTGTGATTGTCGCTCTGAAGAAGCGCTGCCTTCCGACGCTGGATCGACAACCCTCGCGGGTCCGGCCGGTCCTTCCACAAGCGACATCGGGCTCGATGTCGCTTCATCGGATTCAGGCCCCGCCCTAGAAAACCGCAAATACAAGGGTGAACGAAGGCGGGCATGCTCCGTCCCTACACCGCCGCCGACCCCTGCTCCTCGGGGTACATCAGCGTGAAGAACTTCATCTCCGAGACCTGATTGGGGATCACGTCCCCCGTCGCGAAGACGGCCACCTGTCCGCGAGGAACCTCCCGCGAGACGTGGATCTGAGCGCCGTGGAAGACCCCCATGATCCCCTTGCGGAGGATGACGGCTTGGCTCTCGATGTCCAGGACATCGCGTCCGTACTTGCGGAGGTCCGCATACTCGTATGCGTTCATGTAGATGTGCTCGACCTTCTTGTCCTCAGACCCATGGGGGGCGAAGACCCTCTCCGCGTAGGCCTTCAGCACAGCCGCTTTTCGGGCCACAGCATCCGGATGGGGGCCCACCGAAACAACCCCCCCATGGTCGCAGAGGTTCACGAGCTTCGTCCGGATCAGCTCCGGAGTGATCACAAGGGTGGGGAAGTCTACGTCGTCTGCAAACCCACAGGCAAAGCCCGGAGGAACTTCCTTGGAGAGGAAGACCTGAGCGTTCCACAAGCTCCCCATGATGCCAGCCCGAAGAAGTTCTCCGTTGTGTTGCGCGTCAAAAGACGCGGAGCATTCGCTCCGCAGAGTCATGTATTCTTCCATGTTGAGGTAGATCCGAACAACACGGACATCATTCCGCTCGATATGTGCATAGACCTTGCTGGCCAGAGCCTCCAGAAGCGTCTCCCCCTTGGTCAGAAGGCCCTTGAGAGCGACGGCCGCGTTTGCGGTCATCACCGCATCCCGGATGTGCCGAATTGCCACCGATTGGTCCTCCCCCGCGGGAGTACACGCGAGAACGACCGAGGCGAACGTCTTCGCGGCATCCCGGATCATCTCGTACTTCGGGAGCTGGTCTTCGGTGGGGCGGTGGTACGTGAAGATGTGATTTAGATCGAATGCCATGTGATTTCTCCTGGGATCAGAATCCCGTGAACTTTCTGGGGGTCAGGACTCCAGCTCCGGTATAGGGGCCGAAGGCCGACCGGATACCAACCCCGAACTTGGGTTGCTGGAGACCGCGAACGTAGTTGACCGTGGCCTTGGCCTTTTCGAGCTGCTTGTCGAACTGCTCGGTTGAGGACTGGAGAGCCCCCTCATACTTGCTGGCCTTGTCGAGGTTCAGGGATACACCGCCAATCGAGTAATCGAACTCGTCGGCAATCCAGTTGATGCGGACCGCCTGGAGGGCGTGGATCATCCCTCCCGTGAGGAGCAGCGTCCGCCACTCGGGGCGAGCCCGGCACATCTGGTCGATGTTCGCGAACGGTGTCCTCGGAGGTGAGGCGATGACCATGTCCATCGATCGCTCGATGAACTCTTGCAGCTCTTCGTCCTCCCAGATGTACCCGAAGACCCTGTTGTACTGCTTCACGGTGGTCTCCCGTGAAGGCGGCCTGAAGTGGTAGTTCCGGTCCGGGTTGTTGTCCCGAAGGAGCATGCGCAGCCGGCGCATGAGGTCCCTCTCGATGAGGGTGTACGTCGCCGGGCCCCACTCCCCCACGGTCGTCTTGTCCACCACCTCGAACTCCTGGACGACCTGCTGAATGGGAGCCCCGACCAGCTCCCGAATCGTCCAACGGATCCGGTAGTTGCCGACGTTGGCATCGAGGGGGATCACGATGCTGGCGTAGTACTCCCCAACCGAGGGGTTCGCAGGGTTCCTTCGAGGAGGCCCCACAACGACCTCCCCTCCCGTCGTGAAGTCGAGGAGAGCGTACGTGATCTCGGCAGCGTTGGTGGGCGTGCCCGAGGCGTTGACCAAGAAGATGTTGAGGTCGCTACGCCCGAGCTGTTGCCCTCGGAAGAATGCTGTGCCCATGTCAGTCCTCCAAGGTGGACTCTGACGCCCTTGGCTGAGACCACCCCGACTTGCCTTCGATGCGATCCTTGAGGGCCTCTGCGAACGCCTGGGGGTCCGTCACATGCCCTTGGACCTTCGCGACGCACCTTGCAACAGACCCTCCAATGCTCTCCCAGAACTTCTTCCGGGAGTCATCAGTCCACCCTTCAGGAAGGTCTTTCCACTCCGCAGCTTGATGAGCTGTGGCCGCGAGCTTGAGCATGTCCTGCCCATAGATGACCGACGCGCGAATTCGGCGGATCCCCAGAGAAGCCATACGCTGCCCACAAGGCGGGCAGACCTCGGCGACATCCTCGGGGTTCAACCAGAAATCCTGGTTGAGGGCGACCTTCTTTGACCCCGAGTAGCGATGAGCCACCCGAGAGGTCAAGTCAGAACCAGCCGCGTCGTGTTTTTCGGGGAGTGCCATCGTTTGGATCTTTCGCAAGAACAGCATCGAGGATGCTGAACCTGTAGTCCTCAACAAGAGGTTGAGTAGAAGGACTTAGTTGATACCGCCATCGGATCAACCAGTCCCCAGGCTGGCCCACATCATCAGACCGGAAGGTTGCGTAGTACTCTCCGACCGTTGCCATGACAGGGTAGCGTTCGGGGGAACCCACAAGCTGTTGAGAGCCTCCGGGATGCACCTGGAACAAGCTGTATGTCACTCGGTACAGCGAGCTGGGGGCTCCGTCGAGGCGCAGCAAGAAGCTCAAGTCGCCACGGCCGAAGACATGGCCAAGTCGGAACTCCCTGTACTTCTGGTGGCAACGAACGGGCCTCGGGACATGGACGAGATCCAGGTAGCCCGACAAGAGCCCCATGCCTGCCAGGGCTTCCAGCTCGGAAAGCTGGAGCCCGCCATACCCAAAAACATCCCCTATGAGCGAACGAATGAGAGCGACATTGCCTTGAAGATCGCCACCCCCAAAAGCATGGGCCGTCGGGTTCATCACGATGCTGAGAGAACCCTGAAGCGTCCCCACTCCGAACACAACCCCAATAAAGCCAACGTCAATCAACGCACCAGAGAAGTCGCTCACCCCATCGGAGGTCCCGGACACGGAATGCACGTTGACGATAACGCCATGGAAGACCCCATCCCCGAAGGGATGCCCAGAGACACCCAAGAATCTCTGCATAGATTCCTGGGGTGCCCCGACGCCTCCCACGGACTCGGAGAAGGACAGGGTCCGAATGAGGGTGTCCTGAATCAGGCCTGAGCCCCCACTTGCGCCAGCGAGTGAGCCGAGAATGAGAAGGGTTCCTTGCAAGCTACTGGAGCCCGCGACCAGCCCTGCAAAGTCGGCCGCTCGTAGAGCCCCTTGAGGCGACCCCTGACCAGAGGCGAGACCCTGCAACAAATGGGTCAACAGGAGGGCCTCTTGCACATCCCCGGCACCAAGAGGGGAACCTCCCAAAGAGAGACCTCGGATAAGAGGCGCTTGAAGAAGCCCTGCCCCCAGGATGCTACCCGAGAGGGGCATCGTATCTCGGACACCCCCAGAGAAAGAGGCACCCCCCGAGATTGTTCTCGCGAGCGAGATGGTGTGCAGCATTGTCCCTTGAAGGATAGCGGCACCCAACGTAGTTGAGGCGAGACGATGAATCAAGCCGACTACAGTCTGTGCAGACCCGGCCCCCACAATGGACCCTGAGACCAGCTTTGTCTGGATCACAGTCCCTTGTAGGCTCCCTGCCCCCGTCCCTGTTTGAGAGAGAGAGACCGTCCGAATGGGGGAGATTTTGGAAGGTACGAAGGGGTAGACGATGGGCGGGTGGGGCTGGACAACCGCAGAAGTGATCGTCGGAGCTGCATTGTAGTAGTCAACGTTGTCCCGCATCATCGGGATGTAACTGACTGCTTTTGTAGGGGCGAAGAAGGGGGACGTGTTCTTCGACAGATACGAAATCACCGCCTGTGTATAGGTGCCGCTCCAATGGGCATACTCGGCGAGCTGCCCATCGAAAGCTCGCGACCCCGTCGGTTGATTACCGAGCACATAAATGCCCGTGGACGTGATTGCAGGGAGAGTCGTCCCAAAAGCTACGTTTGTCGTTACTTGTGCAACGCCATCAACATACAGGGTCGGGACATTCGACAACGAGGACTCGTTGTACACGAGGAGAAGATGGATCCATGTATTGGCGGCCGTACCCCCCGTGAAGTACCACTGCCCTGTCCCAGCCGTGAAGACACGGAGGAACTCCCACCGAGCATTGATACCATTCCACCGGAACTGAGTGATGAACGCCCCACCGTTCTGTTTTTGATACACACGTCCGAGGCTCCCACCCCCAGGACCCGTCCGGTATACCCAAATACTGTATGTGGAGTTGGTAGTGTGCGTCGTGTAAGCAGTGTTGCTTACATCAAGCTGCCCTGTCCCAGACAACCCAAAACCAAGAGACATGGTTTAGGTCTCCCGGCCTTCAGCTCCTCGGAACTGGAGGTTACCCGCCATGGTGTCGGTCCCGGCCACATCGCGATCAATCTTGATCCACCCCAAGTCGCCTCCGACCATACCGTTGATTTGAGAGTTGGTGAACGTGATAGTCGCAACAACGATCAAACCGACGGTGCCAGGCACAGCCGTAGCCACTGAAGACACAAGCGAAGCAAACACAGGCGGACTTGATTGGGTCCCTGAATTGAGTCGCGAAAACCCAGCACGGACAACCACATTACCCGATGTGGCCGTCTGAGCGTTGTATTCCAGCTTGAGGGTGATCCCCCCTCCTCCGTAATGCTCTTCAAAACGGATCGGGTACATCGCGGCGGTATTTTGCGCATAGTTGATAACGAACCCGAAGTTCGTATCAGGAAGCGCAGAAGTGACCGAGGGGGCGATCTGAAACCCCTGGGGAAATACCTGGAAGACTGTTTGGCCGGAGGCCATGGATCAGGACTCGGTGACGATGAGCTGGCCGGAGGGGAACTTCACCTGGTCGTTCGTGAGAACGGACCGGGAAGCCGTGAGGTTCGCGAAGTAGAGAAGGTTGCCCGCTGTCGAGGCATCGAGGAGAGCGAAGGCCACCACCGTCCCCCAGTCCGCTGTGGCGATGGGGAACACCACGTCGACAGAGCTGGCTGAGGCACCACCGGAAGGGGCAGCGAACGTGGCCGCCTGACGCACATAGGAGCCGCCAGTCACCTCCGTCCCACCGCCACCAATGCCCGGGGCCACCGTGTAGAGAGCGACGTAGGACGTCGCCGGGACGGTGAACGCCGTGTTCCGTAGAACCGAGTTCAGAACTTGATTGATGAGGTATGTGCTCTTAGGCATGTCGCGGGCTCCTCCCCTCGTTACGGTACAAATGAAACCTTGAGCCCCTGGCTCTCGGGGGAAAACGCCACGACGTCGTAGTCCAGAGCTGTGACTTGGGGAACCGCGGCATAGGTGATGAGCACCCGCCAGAACCCAACCCCATTCGGCCGCCAGCGGACGCTGTAGTACCCCGTCCCAGCTCCAACCTCATGCCAGTAGACATGCCCCGCGAGGAGCTGGGCATCCGTGAGCCCAGCCCCATTGAGGGTCGTCCAGGGCTGAGGGACGTTGTTGCAGAAGACTGCAATGGCGACATTCGACGCAGAGAGGCCCGTGATCCGGGTGTACCCGTCCACCTGGAAGATATCAGCCAGATCGAGAGCCGGCTGATTCGTGGGGATGAGCCTCCAGCGAAGATTCACGATGAGGGTTCCTCATGAGCCTTCGGAGGGCTCTCGACGGGTTGCTTGGGGCGACCCACCCCAAGGGCGCTCGAAGTGCGAAGCGACGCAGAGAGGGACATCGCCACCCCCACGCCAGCCCTCACTTCGGACACCCCCAGAACGACGGCATTCAGCTCGATGACGGCCATGGTGCTCCGAGCCCTACTGCATGTGGCAGATCGATTTCAAGCTCTTGATGTTGAAGGCGTAGGTGTTGGCAGGCACCTTCCCCGAGTTGTTGACCCAGCCGGAGGTCAACTCGTCGATGTTCGCGATGCTCGTGTCGAACACGAATTGCACCTTGCCGCTTGTAGAGCGTTCCGCACGCCTCATCTCGACCCCCGCGGTCTTCAGGTAGGCCGCGAAGTAGAGATCTGACGTACGGAATTCGGGAGCGTTTCCAACAGGCATTACCATCCTCATTTCATCTTGATGTAGCGTGGAGAGATCAGGCGAGAACCGCGATCCCCGATGCGAAGCTGTCATACTTGACCTGCACGCTCGTGGTGGCCGCAGCCGCCCCGGGGATGAGGGAAGCCGGGATCACAATCGAGGTCGCAGAGACGGAGCCCTGGGTTCCACCCGTATTGGTCGTCTCCAGGACCTTCTGGACGATCGACTTCTGAACCAGGCCCGTGAACTTGACGGTCACGAGTTCCTGCTCGGCGTTGCCGAGGTTGGTCCCCGTGATGGTAACGTCACCCGTATTCGGGGTGTTGATGGCCGCGCTGGAGATGACCGGAAGCCCCGTCGAGAAGACCGTGCTCCCATCATCGTGGACGACCGTGATGGCTGCCCCAGAGGAGATGGCCGGAAGCCGGTACACATCAGGGTTGAAGCTCGCCGACAGGAACCCCGCCAGGTTGCCCTTCTTGAGGCTCTGAATGGCGACGTTGCTCTCGACGAACTGCGGAGCAATGGCGTCTGCGATGGCCTTGACCTGAACCAGGGAAAGACCGTACCCGACCGTCGAGAGGATCGTTGCCTGCGAAACATCGAGGGGCCCACCCACCGGGAGGAAAGCCGCGACCATGGATGCCACGGTGGGAACCGTGACTGCACGGGCAGCGGTGCCGAGTCCGAGAGAGGCGTTGGCGTTCGAACCATTGCCAGTCGAGTCGATTCCGATGGTTGCTGCGGGCCCGAAGGAAGCCGTCGTGCTGAGAGCAATCCGAAGGGTCGAGCTGAGCCCGATCGACGTCGAGGCATGAGCCGAGATGGTAGCCGTCACCAGAGCCGCATTGATCGCCGCGAGCAGCGTCGTGATGTTGGCGTAGGTCGCACTGGCAATCGTGACCGTGGTGTACAGACCCGTGCTGAGGATCCGGAGCTTCAGGACGTTGTTCGACCCGTTCACCGTCAACGGGAACGTGATGTCTCCCGTGCTGGCGATCGTCGCCGGGACCAAGGCCAGAGCTGATGCCCCAACCGTGGAATCCGGGCGCGAGATGTACCGTGTCGAGCCCGCGGGCTCGATCGGGAAGTCGGTCTGGGACGTGGGCTCCAGATCGGCCAAGAAGATGGGCCCCGAAAGGTCCCCGCGAATGACACCAATACGCATTGTCTCAGACTCCCAATCTACGGAGGTTCGAGGACCCCCTACGTTGTGCTATCGGCGAGTCGTCCACTCGCCTGGTCGATTTTGAGAAGGCGTAGAATGACGCCGTAACTTTCGTAGAACCCAGAGATCGACCGGAGAAAGATGAGCTGGTCCGACTTCCAAGTGAAGTTTGCCGCTCGTGTGAATAGCCGCATTCTCCGAATGGCACGGATGTAGAGGTCCGACCGATCCAACGTCCGAAGCTCTTCCTCCGCAGACGACATCCGATCGTACCGTGAGCGAATGTCGTTGAGGAGAGCACGGACCTGCTGTTGGTAGAACAGGTCCGTGGGCCGCCAACGACGTTCAATCCGCTGAAAGGAAGACCCCTCCAGATCCAGGATTTCGCGTAGAAGGCGGTACTGCACGTCACGATCAGACCAGCACGAAGACGTTCGAGAGGTGGTCGTCCGACTTGACCTGTGCCGAGGACAAGGTGGCCGCCGCCCCGCCACCACCAGACATCCCCGAGACGATGAAGCCGGCGTTGATGACCGTCTCCGTGATCGCCACGTTGCCGACCGTGCCGACCGCGTCGTTCACGAGGTTGACAACCCCAGCACCACCGCTCGAAGCCGTGATGGCGAGACCCGCTCCAACCCCGTTGATCGCGGCCAGAACAGCCGCCTTCACAGTGGCAAGAGAATCACCCGAGGTGAAGGCGACCGCGACATGGGCACCCGTCACACCACCACCGGAGTCGAACTCGAAGACCGTGGCCGCGTTGACGCCGTCGTTGAGGGTGAACGTCTGGCCGTCCACCAAGCTGGCCCCAGCCACCACCGTGATCGAGCCCGTGGCAGCCACAGCGGCCGGGATGAGAGCGGAGGGGATGACGATCGAAGTGTTTGAGATGGTCCCGCCACCCGTGAGGATCTGAGCCTGCGTGAGGGTGACCGCACCGCTTCCCGTGAGGATGACCGACGAGAAGTTGGGCGCCGTCGAGAGGAAGCCCGTCCCCGTGAGGGTCACATCGCCAGCCGACGGGGTGTTCGCCTGAGCATTGGTGATGACGGGCGTCGCGAGACTCGATGCAACCAGCGAGACCGACGTAATCAGCCCCGCCGTGACGAGCTTGGAGATCTTCCCCTTGCCAGCCGAGAGGACGACACGAGCCGTTTCCTGCAAGTCGATGTAGCCCGGGAGGGTCGCATCGCCCGGCTTGGTGCGAGGGACGTAGCAAGGCTGCTTCGGCTCATTCGCGTACCCGTCGCGCTTGTAGGCCTTGGGGTCTGCCGTGCTCCCGAGCCGGTGGACTTGCTTGTTGGGTAGCCCATCGTCGAGGTCATCGACGAGGATGGCACCAGAGACAGTCTGTGCGTGGATGAGTCGAATCATGGTGCTCCTACCCCTTCAAAATGGGATCGTCGATCTGAAGTCATAAAAGGAAGCTCGAACGCTAACGCGGGAAAGCCGCGGTACAGACGATGGAGAAAGGCACAGACCCCCCGCCACCTCGAACCCACAAGCTCCCCTGTGTTGAATTCAAGCCGAATTGCGAAACAGCGTTGGGCAGCACCTTCGATTCTGCTCCGTCCTGTTCCATAGACACGAACAGAGAGTTGGCCGCATCCTGGTTGTGGACCCTGAAGTCCTGCATCAGCCGAGGGAAGTCGATCTGTAGGGACCCCGTGCTGTCCGACGCATTGGGGGCTGTACCCTGAATCGTAACCGCCCCAATCCCATGTTGAGCCGTATCCGCCAGGATGAGTCCAGCGGCCGAGACCTGGACTTCGCTACCCCCAAAAGGGACCCGCCAGAGCTGGAGCCAGAAGGACTTCCCGTCGGGGATGCTGTAGGTCGTCGGATTGAAGACGATCCTGACTTGCCGTCCCGAGGTCGGCTGAGCACCCACAACGGCGATGTTGATCGCCGGGTCAAGGAAGCCGACGTTCGTCGAGTCCAAGAACGTGGTGAAGGACCCATCGAAGTTCGCCGCCCACTTGAGACGGTAGGTCTGGGTCCCATCGACCAAGGGAGTGACCAGATCGACGATAGGGGCTCGCCGCCTGATGACTGAAAACGTTCTGTTCATCCTGCCTTCTCCTTCTGGACAAGAGGATCATACGTTGCAGCGAGATGGTTGCCGTTTTCAGACCGGGCAACCTCCTGTGCTTCCTTCCAAGTTCCGGTGTCCATCCCCTTGTAGTTCGGGATGAGCCGCGACTTGAAGACGTGATCCCGTTCCTTCTTGGCGAGGATCTCTCGACGCCGGGCCCTCAGCTTGTTCTCGATGAGAGCCTTCCCCGGCCAACCCCCACTCTCCCCATCCTTCAGAACGAAGCTGATCTCCCCCGGGCTGAAGACGATCTCCACTTTCCCTTGGCAAGAGGAGCACTCCAGGAGCTTCACTCCGAGCTTCACCACTTCGTAATCCGAGAAGGAAAGACGGAGACTGTTGGTGACCTGGCACCCAAGACAGCGAGACGTGTAGGTAGGCATTCTGATTCCTTTTTCATTTTGGAGGCGGAACCTCCCATTTGCGAACGAAGTCGAGCACGGCTGCAACGTGTTTGCACACGCGGTTTTCGCGCTCCGGATCTGTGACGTTTGGAGCTGAGGCTGTACCTCTGGGCTTCCCATCAATGTATCCTTCTTGCTTCGCGTGGTATTCGGGTCCCTGCCACTGCCAGGAAGGACACGAGCAAGCGAAGTGAAGGTCCATCTTGGTCAACTTGACGACCTTCCCAAGACGGGTAGCCTTGAGCCGGACGACCTTGGGACCCTTGCCGGAGTCGACTGCGAAGATCCAGCGCAGATTGCCGGCGTCCACCCTTTTGAGGGTCACCCGGCACTTCTTGGCTCGATCTCGAATCTGACGGGACAACCCCTGCTCAATGTGCTCGACCCGAGCGGCCGTCATCACCCGAACGGGAGCCCGCTCCATGAAGAACATGTGGGCAACGAAAGAGGCGGTCAGACCTTCAGGATGGCCTTCTCGGTAGGGGTACTTCGGTTTCGCAGAGTCATCCTGCTTCCCACCCCCGCTCCAGCCAATCCCATCATGCTTGTCCGCGTTGTCCTCGTTGACGTCGGGATGCGATTGGTCCTTGAGGAGATCGTCGGCGTTGTCCACATCATAGATGGACGTGTCCGTACCCCGGTCCGAATCCCTGGAGTCACTCTCGGGCTTGTTGTAGGTGCTCTGCCCCGGGATGTCCTTGTCAAGAGACAAACCGCGAGGCGAAGGACCCCCACCAGGGAGCTTGGACTCTCCAGTGGGACCCACCCAAGAGGACACAGAGTATCGACTCACCATGCCGGCGGAGGCTTGAACTTCCGTAGCTTGTCCGCCAGAACTTCAGCGGAGCGAAATGCTTGACCGATTTGATGGTCAAGCTCGTAGAGAACATCGCGGGTATCCTGAACCTGACGGTCGCCCGGACCAGGGTATCCGCTGACACCCTGAAAGTCCTCCTTCAGAGCTTGAACGTGATCGTTCACATCACGAAGAGGGCGACGCAATTCGATGCGTTTCTTCACGAGAGCTTCAAGCTCTCCGGCAAGCTTGTCCGGAGACACAGCATCGGATGCTTGAAGAAATCGCGCACTGACACGATCTTCAATAGACATCTCAGTGCTTGTCCTTGACGACGTTCTTGTTCTTCTCCCACTGGTCGGCGGCCTTCTCGGCATCCTCATCCGACATGCTGGGGTTGGCCTTCTGGAAGCCCTTCATGACGTCCTCGCGGGAGTTGGCCTGCTGAAAGATGGCGGACTGCATGGTCGCCGCATCCATCTGCATCGAGTCGGCGAGCACCTTCCGAAGGACGGACGCGAGCTGCGTCCGGCTCGGGTTCTTCTGCGTCGACAGGGTCGTTGCCGCCTGTTGGAAGAAGCGTGAAGCCTTCTTCGAGATGTCCCCAGCCTGACGCTGGTTCCCCTCCAGGTGGGCGATGAGAGAGACGAGACGAGCCATCGGGACCTTGCCCGTGGCATCGGCAATCTCTGCCATCTTGAGGAGTTCCGCAGCCGCTTCTTTCGTGTTCTTCATGATCGTGTGCCTTTCTTGGGGGTGGTAACTTGCTTGTCTCGGTCCTGCACAGGCCTCACCAACAGCCCGTGCGAGATCCACCACCTGATCTCCCACGTAACTCAAGATGTTTTCGACAACCGCCTGTTTACCCAGATTGCCTTCAATCTGGTCAAGCGCGTTCTCAATGTCGCGGATGGCTTTGGGGAGCTTATCTCGACGAGGATTGGGGCTTTCAAGTCCCTGGTTGAAAGCGTTACCCATCTCCCGGAATGTTGCCGAGCCTGCCTGTTTTGTAGCCATTGTCGTGCTCTCATCTCTTGCGAAAAGCCCCAAAAACTTCGGGGGATTGATAGGCTTCAAGGGTTCAGGCCCATTGAACGGAGGCGGATCCTTGTTCAAGGCAGCCGTCATGCCCATCATCGACGCCAGGTTGTAACAGGCGTTGGCGAGCTTGTTGAGAAGAGGCTTGGGCTCTGCCTTCGGAGCGTTCTTCTTGGCGAATGCTTCGACTTCATTCAACACCGAGGTGCCTTCAGAGATCACCCCTCGGATGTCGACGTTGTCGGAGCCAAACCGACCCCCCGAATGGACCCCGCCCTCGTAAGAGGCGATCAGCTCCCGGAGAATCTTCTCCCCAACTTGAGCTTCCTTGTCTGTGGACCGGCGCTTCAAATAGGGCAGACGGATGTCCTGAAGAACACCTTCAAGTTCCTCCGCCTTTTCAGGCTTGAGATTCTGCTTGATTTCTTCGTAGTCGAGGCGAGCGGCAGCCATGGCCGATGCGTCCAAAGCCTTGTCGAGCTTGAACAGCATGTCGGGAATCCCGTGGATCAAATGCCCCGCCACCTCGAAGAGCTGATCCCGATTTTCGGCCTTGTCGATGAGGTCGACGGCTTCTTGAACGTACTTCTTGAGTTGTGCTGTACGGAGACGGGCGTCTCCCAGCTCTTCAATGAGGTACACGACGACGCCGGAAGCGTTCTTTTCGTGTCCTGATCGACTCAGACAACCGCCGCTAGATTCTGTCATGAGCCATCTCCATCACCGGGAGACGGCTCACAAGAGAACTATGGTTTCAGCCCTCGAAAGCCTGGGGGAACTCCGAGAGAAGCATCTGCTTCATGTCGTCGCCCTCGGCTGCGAAGACGGCCTTGAGGACATCGTGACGATCCTCGTAGTCGGCCTGGAGGCGAGCGAGCTTCTTCCGGGGGGACACCGTGAAGTCGTAGTTGTCGGGGAAGTCCGCGCAGAACTGCTTGGCAACCATCCGACGAACAGCCGCGGGGGCTTCCTTGACCGACACAGCCGGCGAAGGGTTGAGCGAAGCGACCACCCGAGTGGGGGCTCCCGAAGCTTCGGCCGAGAAATGGACATCCTTCCGGGGACCGTTGGTGGTCCTGAAAGTCATCCCATCCTGGGTGAGAACCGAGGAGCGAGCCGGGGCCTGATCATATCCCGACATGTCAGCCGTCTCGGTCCCGCCGCCCGTGAAGAGGCTGGCGGTGATCCCCTCACGAGTCTCCGACCCACGGTTCTGAACGCGGCCCACGACACGCGAACCGCCGTTGTCCAGCATCGTCGGCTGGGAAGGACGGGGTTCCGAGACGTACTGCGAACGACGCATCTCGATCTGCGCGAGATACTCATCCCTCTGTCGAGGACTCATGCGAGCCAAGTACTCCTCTTCGGAGATACCCTCTCCCGGAGCGATCTGTCCCACGTTGTTCGCGTGATGCAGAAGACCACCGATGTTGTTGCCCGTGAGGTGAGCCCTGTTGAGGGCGTGCCGGTTTGCTTCATCTCCAGAGGGAGTCTGGAAACCAGAGCGAACCTCGACGCCGTCTTGCGGCTCGATGATGACCTGCCCCGTCACCCGCTGGCCGGGGACATACCCATTGTTGCGATCCCGAATCGAGTTCGCGTGGGCCGTGACGTTCCCCACCTCACGCTCATCGACATCTTCGCTCGTGGCCCGTGCGAAGTTCGACTGGTTCGGCCGTAGGGGGTTGCCACCATCCGCCGCGTGCTTGACCTGTATGTTCGCCGAACGAGGACGCTCCGACGTCGTGTCGAACTCGTCGTAGCTCGCCGCACGGATGAGCCAGCCCGCCTTGAATGCCCCTCGGAGCTGCGGCATCGGGTAGCGGCCCCCATTCACTTCCGCCGTGGTCCCATCGAACAGGACGTCCGTTCCCTTCGAGAGGGTCAAGGGCTGCCCGTTGCCGATGTTGCCGAGCGTGAAGCCCCGGGTCGTGATGAAGTGCTGGAGTTCGCCGTGCCGAAATGCAATCTGTTCCGATGCCATGTGTCCGCTCTCCTGAAGAAGATGTAGGTCCCCATCAAGAGCAAACGGATAAGTGTACTACCGCGTCCGAGAGGTTGATCTTGGAGCTGGTCGAGGTGTAGGTAGAGGCGTGACTACCCCCAAAAAGTTCGTTGGCTATTGCGACCCCACCTCCTTCCAGGTGTGCAAAGGGCAATGGGTGACCATCCCCAAGGGCACCCTGCTGGGCTCTACTGGTCCAGGGAAACACGGACCAGCCGGTCGGACCTACAAGGTCCGGATCCACTCCATTACCAACGGCTGGAGCCGAGAGCAAAGGCACCCCGGGGATCCCGAGGCTATGGTGGTGAACCCCACCGTGCAGTGGGCCGGCGCTGGGGGCTACTGGACGTGGGCCGACATGAACGACATCCCGGAAGCGGTCGGTTGATCCTCAACCCCTTCGCTCTGTAGAGGTGAGATGGACGCTCTCGATACAGTTCAAGAAGTTGCTCAAGCTCAGCTCGATTGCCTTGGTCAAGGAGATCAAGCCCCTGCGATCGACGGCGTGGCCACCACCCTCGAACTCTTGCTCATCTGTCTGAAGTACATCAAGACCTCGACGGGACCGATCGACACCATCAGTCTGGAGAAAGACTTCCAGGCAGTGCTTCAAGCGTAGGAAGACCATGGACAGCCTCCTCACCATCATGCAGAAGAAGCGAGCCGAGGGGATCGAGGATCTGCGCGAGCTGGGACGAGCAGTTGCCAAGGTGGTCCCAGGCAACTGGAAGATCACGCTCTACGCGTGCATGCGATCTGGGATTGCGAAGGAAGACTGCATCACGGTGATCCGCTCCTTCATCGAAGAGCAGCGTCAGAAACCCGTGAAGTTCAAGAAGGGCAAGGGCTCGAAGAAGGACGCCGTCATCGACGACGGACCGGAGCAGCTCGAACTCTTGGAGTAGCTCAGGCCAAGGTCTGCAAGTGTGCCTTCAGCCGGCGAAGCTCATCAAGAAGCGACTGGAGCTTGGAGAAGACTTCGTCGGCTGACCGTTCCTCTTCGGGGACGGTCGCTAGAATCCTCTCCCCAAGAGCGATGTCCATGTCCGTCCCTTCGAGGGACATGCTGAGATCCAGCATCCTGGTATTCATCTCTCGGAACTCCAACCTCTGTCGAGTGGGGTAGAGGAAGGCGTTGCTGAGCTTGCTCCTTCCTTCCGGAGTGCGGGTGTACACCTGGAAGATTTGCTCTTTGAGAGCTGAGAGGTCTTGTTCGGGCATGGCCCGAATATACACCAAAGAAAAAGGCTCCACCCGGTTTCCCGAGCAGGGCCTTTTCTTTTCAGGCCCTTTCAGGCCAGCTCAGCGACTAGAAGCGCTGAACCACGACGCGGGTGAGAGCCTTCGGGTTGAAGGCGCCGATGCCCACGTTCTCGAAGCACGAGAAGCCGATCGTGCGTGCCTTGGGATCGTCGGCCGAGAGGACCGTCAGCTCCGTGCGGACCGGGAAGCGACCGAAGTTCTCGGGTTCCGCGCAGATGTAGACGAACCCGACGGGGACGAGCCTCGACGTGATGATCTGCGCGCCCCAGAGGACGGCCTGGAGGCCGGTCTTGAGGAGGGTGGCCTGGCTCTCGATGTCCAGGATGTCACGGCCGAACTTGCGGATGTCCGCGTAGTCGACCGCGTTCATGTAGATCCGGGCAACCCGGAGGTCGTGACGCTCGATCTCGGCGAACGCGTCCGCGAGGACGGCCGGAGAGATGGGAGCCACCACCGCGACGTCAGGGTTCGACTGCCCGGGGAGGGTGTCGAAGCCGGAGACGGCGATCGAGTCGAGAACCGTGAAGACGCGCTCGTCTTCCGCGGCCTGGATCTGGGCCTTCGCGAGGTCCTGCGAACGCTCGATGAGGTCGAAGCGACGCTCCTTGATCTGCGTGAGCGGGATCTCGGGGTTCGAGGCGATCTCGAACAGCGGGAAGATGACCCGACGCGGCTTCTGGATCGCGAGGATGTTCTGACCCTCTTCGCCGACCACGAAGGCCGTGACGTCGGGATCCTTGTCGTAGATGGGCAGCGCTCCATCCGGTAGCTGCTCGACGAGGAAGGTCTTGCGACCGACCGCGGTGTAGTCACGACGCAGCCGAAGGGGCTGGATCATCGATGCAGCGAGCTTTGCACGGCCGGCGGCCGTCTTGATGTACTCGCTGATGATTTGCTGCTTCAGCTCGTTGGAAACCTGGTTGTTCATGTCGTCCTCTTTTGCTCCTCAGAAGTCCGGTGTTTGATCAGACCCGCAGGTCGATCACGAGGAGCGACGAGTTGGCGTCCGGAGCCACCTTCACGATGCCGATCAGGGTCACGAAAGGCAGGCTGTTCTGCCCCGAGACGTTGTACTCGTAGGCGTCCGCGAGGACGTTGGTGACGAGTCCGTTGACCGAAGCGTAGACCGCATCCCCAGCCGCGTAGACGACCGCGGTCCCGGGAGAGCTGATCTGGGTCTTCGTCTCGTAGATCGAGAGACCCGCCGTGGTGCCCGAGCCACAGGCGTAGGGCCCACGGTTCGAGGCGACACCAGGGGTGTTCTCGAAGGCGTTCCCGAGGCTGTCGTTCAGGTAGATGCCCAGCGGCTTGATCTTGGCGTCGTAGGCAGCCGAGACCTTGACAGGCCCACCGTGGAACCCATTGCCGTAGTCGTAGCGAGTGAAGGCGATGGATCCGCCAAGCACTCCGAGCTTGCTGATGTTCGAGAGGGTGGCGGACTTCTGCGTGGTGACGACGGGGGGATTGGCCTGTGTGAACGAATCCGGCGTCAGAACACCCACGGCATTGCGCGTGACGATGTTGAGAAGCTGGACCCGTGACGCGGTCTCCTTGAAGTCACCCGAAGACTGTCCGCCGATGGCGAAGGAACTCATTTTGTATCTACTCCCTTAGCGTGGCGTGATTTCGGGTGTTAATTCGATTCGATCCCGCCCGTGAGGGCGTACCAGAGGTCCTTTCGGACGGCTGGTTCACTTCATGTTGAAGGCGTCGCGAACATCGGGAGCCGAGGGCCAGAGGGCCGAGAGCTTGTCGATGTCGTTGCCAGAGCGATTGCCCGAGCCAGCCACCCCGCCGCCGACCCGCGAGACACCGCCCGTGGGACGAGTCCCGACCGTGCGAGTCGAAGCCGTGCGGCCCATGCCAGCCTGCTTCTGCTGTTGCGCGCCCTGCTGAGCCTGCTGAGCCTGCTCCGCGTCCTGCGACTCCTGAGTTGCGAAGAGGGTCTTGAGGACGTCGTCCTCCGGACCGAGCTGCATCTCCCCGCCATCGCCGAGGTCCATCGGAGGAGCGTCCAGCTCAATGTCCGATTCAGACATGTCGCCGCCGCCCATCCCGCCGCCCATGAGGTCGTCGAGGAGAGCGTCATCCGACTGCTGTTGCATCGGCATCTGCTGTTGCGAGACCTGCTGCTGTTGCGGCATCTGCTGCGACTGCTGCATCTGGGGCATCTGCTGCTGAGCCTGTTGCTGCTGCGGCATCTGCTGATCGTTCGCGCGAAGGACACCCGCCTGCTTGAGAGCAGCGGTGACAGCCGCCTGGACAACCTGCATGATGTCCGGAGACATCGCGGGAGCCTGGGTGGTCTGCGTGGCCGCGGGCGCAGCGACACTGGTCGATGAGGCCCTCGCCATGTCGACAGGAGCCGGCATGGCGAGGGCCTCATCGAGAGCCAGCTTGGCTCCAGCGAGGTCGCCAGCCTGGAAGGCCTTCTGAGCGCGGAGCTGAAGGGCAGCCTGCTTCTGCTGAGCCTTCTCCTTGTCCTGATCGTCCTGCGACTGACCCTGCTGAGCGAGACGCTCAGAGAGGCTGGCGTAGGTCGCGATGAGGGCCGCGTCCGGCACATGCATCAGATTGACCGCCTGATCCTCGATGGCCAACTCGGGAGCCGTGTTGCCGAGCATCATTCGAGCGAGCTTGACGGTGAAATCTGCCTTCTTCATGTAGAACTTTTCAGACGCAGCCGTCTTCTCAGGGTGGTTGTAGGTTTCGGGGCGCTTCTCCGGCATGCCGATCTCGTCACGCTTGGTCTGCCCACCCGAGTACTCCTTCTCCCACTCATTGGGGGAGTGAATGTCCTCCGCCCACGAAGACGGATCTCCGTTGGTGTACTTGTCCGCCGAAGGCTGTTGGCTGAGGTGGTCCTGATTCATGGACCGGGGGTCCTCTGCCGTCCGCGACGACCCCTGCTTGATCTGATCTCGGTTCCAGGTGGTGCGTGTACGCATGTCTTGACTCCCTATCGGGACAGCCTCCGAAGACGATGAGAAGAAGTTCTCGACCGTGTTTTACGTAGGCTGACGAAATATAAACAGAATCACGCACCCAACGAGAAGAGTTGACCCTTGACCAAGAGTGCCTTCTTCTCGTCCTCGGAGGGCTCACGTCCGAGGGCATGACAGCAAGCCGTCATGTATTGCGTGACATCACGGTAGCGGGACGTCCCCCCAACCGCGACCACGGCCCGATAGATCCGGCCTTCCCCTGCCATCATGGTTCGCTTGCTTGCGAGGTCCACAATGCGGGAAACAGCCAGGATTTCACGTCCGCTGAGCCTTTTTGAAGCTTGCACAGCACCCCAACCACCCGTCTTGAGGAGGATGAGACCCAAAAGGGTTTGCCGTGCAGACCTACCACCCCCAACAGTCGCCACCAAGGAACGAGCCACCTCTTTCCAGACGGGATTCCGGAGAGCGGACTTGATGAGGGTATCGTTGTCGTTCGCGTCCCCAATCGGGGAATCGCTCTTGGCCATATCCCCACGCACCTTCTCCAGAGCCTTCTCCTGGAGAGTTGCGGCAAGGTCATCGACGGCCTTGTCGAAGGGAGCCTTCTCCGGGGCCTTGGGGGCGGGAGTGGGAGGCTTGGTGACATCCTCCTTTTCCTGAGAATCGTCACCCCCAAATTGAGCTTTCCGAATGAGGCTGTAGGCAGCCTTCTGGAAGAGATCCGGATTTGCCACCCGAGTACCCCCAGCGAATGCCGCCTGAATCTGACCCCCATAAGTGGCAATCTCTTCGGGGGATAGGATGCTGCGAAGGACGGCGCCCGTGAAAGCTGGGTTTGCAACCCAGCTCGCCTCGATGAATTTGACACTCCCGGGCTCGTCTGCGATGTGCCCGCACAGCTCTGCGATCCGACGTTTGTTGCCGAAGTCGTCAACCCACTCGTTGCCCTTGGCGTAGCGAATGTCGGGACAGAGCTGCGTCTCGTCGTAGGCGACGTTGCCGCACTTCGTGCAGACGGTGAACTCGACCTGGCACCCCATCGAGAGGGTCTGAAGCTGGCCGCTCGTGATGGCCGAGATGAGGGGGCGGTGCTTCCGATCCGTGGCCACGAGGATGTCCACATAGATGGAGTCCCCGATATCCCGAGCCGCAGCGTCGATGATCTTCCCGCGAGACATCTCTGGGATCTGAATGTGCTCGACGTAGTTCTCCCCGCCAATGAACGTACGGAAGCACGACAGAAGGAGCTTCCGCTCCCAGGCATCGTGGTTGTTGTTGATGTACTTCGACGTCTTGGGGGCGATCAGCCAGTCCTTGTACTTGCGGGTGATCGGGAAGCCCGCGACAACCTGTTCCCCAAGCTCTGCCGGGCTCTCTTCCGTGTCGACCGAGGCGATGATCGTACAGTGGGAGAGCATGAAGCTCGAAGGGTCATACTTCTGGAAGACGACCTTGGCAGCGGCACGATCAGCGAAGGGGTTCCCCTTCATCTGACTCTTGCTCTTGACTTCATCCCAGCCCGCGAACTTGATGTCCGGCTTGACGATGGCTGCGTTTGCGTAGCGTAGGAAGGCCATTCAGGGGCTCTTTTCTGAGTAGGAGCTGTGTAGCTTGGTCAACTCCCTTGACAGAGTTGAGACGACATTCGTGTCTCCACCAAGAGACACGAATGTCGAACCCAGAGGCAAGAGAATCCGATTTAGCTCTTGGAAGACGTTGTCGATATCCCCATGGTGAGCTGCTTTTGCAGCATGCTCAAAACAAGAGGCAACTGCCTCCAGGCTATCCTTCAGGTCCCGCTCAAGGTGCTTGCCATCCTTCGATTCGGCTTGGAAACGAGCAAAGACCCGAGTCGCCATGACCCCCGTCATATACTCGTACTTCATGAAGTCGGCCTTGGAGAGAGCCAGTTTCTTGGCTTCCAAGAGGGTGGGCTCTACCCCCAGCTTGTCTCCAGCCTGTTGGACATGGAACAGACCGTCCTTCGCGTAGAAGTCGATCACGATCCCATGGTCAAACGGGTAGCGGATACCATTACGACCGGCGAGGTTGTAAGAGTTCCCCTCTCCATCCCCCAAGTCCTTCAGGTCCTTGTGGAACCACCCTGCATCGACAGCACTCACTTGGAGCCCTCCCCCTCAAAGGGAGCCTCACGGTCCAAGGCCATGACATGCTCAGCACGTTCGAGCTTCTGACGGTAGTCTCGGATCTTGGATCGAAGGCCATCGGCCCTACCGAGTTGTCCCGAGGCCTCAGCTTTTGAAGCCTGTCTTTGGGCCTTCTCAATAGCGCTCAACAGATCCTTGATCTGTTGAGCGAGGTCAGCAGATTCGGAGGCTGCCTTCTCTTGGTAGAAGCGCTGGAGAACACGAGCACCTGTCACCATTCGATGGGTTCTCCCCCAGGTCCGAGAAGGTCTGTCTGCTTGACGAGGAAGAGATCCTTGGGACAGGCGAAGAGACGCATCCGTGCGCCCTTGTCCATCTTGTAGGTGGTCTTCCTCATCAAGCTACCGCACCGAGGGCAGAGAGGCTTCTGGCTGTTGTGCTCCTCGCTCGTCACCCGATACTGCCGGTTCTGCGAGACCCAGTACGCCGCGGTTTTGGTGGCGTGTTGCTGAATCCGAAGCTCCACAAGAGTTGAGGCGACGGTGTAGAACTTCTGCACCTCACTCTGTAGAACGGCGTCCGAGACCGAGGAGCCGTACTTCTTCCACAGCTCGTCGTAAGCCAAAACGTCGCTCGCCTTGCGAGCCCAGAGCTGCGCGAGGTTCCGATGGAAATCGGGAGGGACCTCCAGCGTGCGCCAGGTCCCAGCGGAGGCTTGCTTTTGGGTGTCGTACGAGGAGTACGACTGGTCGAGCGTCGGAGGAAGATACACGGACAGACGAGGGTCGACCCGAACGATGTCGTCTGGAAACATCCTGTCCACACCATACGGCCACTGGACATCAAGCACCCCAAGACCAGGATGAACATGCGTCACTCGTCCCATAAACGGAGACAAGGAGAGCCCACCTAGCCCAGGAACAAATCGTTGTACCGTGTCGCCGACACGGTAGTCTTTTGTGAGACTCCAATAGTCGATGCTCACGTCAACATCCCCCGCCACTTCATCAGATAAGCGGCTGCTTGTTCCAACAGATGAGGGTCGTCCGAGCTGGCCCCCAAAACCCTATTGCACTTGCTGTGTATCAACCCTCGAACACAAGTGCCGCACGACTTAGGGCCGGCACAACAATTGTGGTCATGGTCGACGGCCACTGACATGGGGTGCTTCCCATTTGGAAGCATTGGGGTACTGCAAACAGCACAGAGACCACGTTGCTGAGCCCACATGGAGTTGAAGTCAATGGCGTACCTACCACGGTTCAGTAGAGATTGTGTGCTCTTGTGTGTCTTGACACATAGTTTGCACCAACTGTACCGGCCGTTTTGGTTGCGCGGCTCTTTGTAGAAATCGGACAGATCCTTGGGGTCTCCGCACTTCGTGCAGATTTTATCTTGCCCAATCTTCTGTCCGGTTTCCACGAGGATCAGTGACCCTGTGCGAGAGGCCGACCGTTCTCCGCCTTGCCGTGGATCACAGCCGACGACTGGTCATCCCCGTAGGCCTTCATGTACGGCTCGTCGGACTCCGTCTGAATGGGGTACATGGGGTTCTTGAACGTCCCCATGTACCCCTCATCGGGCTCCTTCTGGATCACCTCCGCCTGGCGGGCGGTGAACGACTCCTTGCCGAAGGAGTCGATCTCGACACGATCGGCCACCGTGTCGAGATCGTTGACCATCCCCTTGGCATCCTCGAAGGAGAACCCGAAGTCGGCGTACTTCTCCTGTATGGTCTTGGCGAGGACGTCGAGACGCCCGAGGATACGGCTGGCGTCCTTGGACGCGAACTTCATGTTGCTCATTGAGAATTCTCCGGGGGTGGAAGGGGGTCGCTCAGAGGATCTGAGCGACTCAGGCCCTCAGCCGAGGTTCTTGATGGTCTGGAGAATCGGCCGGATGTGGGGACGCATCGCCGGGTTCTTCGTGGCGAAGTCGATGATCGACGCCTTCAGAGCACGGTAGGAGGCAGCCTGCTTCTGCTGTTCCTGACCCTGGTCCTTGTCGTCCTTCTTCTCGTCCTTCTTGTCGTCCCCCTTGCCCTTCATGTGCTCAAGGAACTGGGGAGGCACCTGTCCACCCTGCTTCTGCTGTTCCTGGGACTGCTGAGCCTTCTCCTGTTGCTCTTCCTGAGCAACCTTGTCCGCGAGGACGATGAAGTCGTACGCGGCGGAGGGGTTGGTGTATGCCATTTCGGCGGCCTGCTTGCGGATTACGGCGGATGCGCTCATGGGTTCTTCTCCTGTAGCAACATAAACGGATCCGTGAGCAGCGGCTTCATGGACCGTCAACAGCGTTTCGTCTTCGGACTTCCCAGCCAACCGAGCGAGAAGGGAATTGTACGTCTTGTGGTCGAAACCCGCAGAGTACCTCCCGTCTTCGAGCGTTTGAATGGCGAGGTCAAGAGCGGCCCGTAGCTGGGTGTCCCGCTCAATTCCCTCCACAGACTTCGACAACACAGGGGCCTTGAGCCACTCCCTTGCCGATTTGAGGACCTTCGTGTAGTCCTTCTCCCCAAGGTCACGATCGTGGACTTGATTCCACTTCGTATAGGGGGCGAAGCCCTCATGCCCCTTCGGGTAGGGGGCAACCCCCCAATAGACAGCCTGGCGGTTCTGAGGACCCATCGACTTGCACCCTGAATAAGAAGAAAACGAGGCTGTCACCTGGCGATTTTGCTCGTCCCAGAGCCGTTCCCGCTCCTCTTCCTGGTCCTCACCCCCCAAACCATACCGGACCGGCTTCGCCGGGGGCTCAGGGAGTTCAGGTTCCGGAGGCAGCTCAGGAGCTTCAGGCAAGTCCAGATCCGGCGGAGGCTTCGGAGCCACGGGGGGCTTCGGCGGTTCCATGCCCTCTGTGGGGGACTCGCGATAGTCCCCCACAGAGGGCATGGCTTCTTGCACGAGCTTCTGGTACTTGACCTTCTCCTTGACGTACTTTCGGTACTCCTTGTCGAACGCCTTTGCCTGCTCCTTGTACTCGTCGATGGTCCCCTCATGCTTCGAGCGGAGCTTCTCGATGATCTTGTCGTGCTTGTCGATGACCTTCTGAACAACCTTCTCGTACCGATCCATGGTCCGCGTCACGAGCTTCTCATGACGGGCAGTCTCAGAATCGAAGAGCTGGCGCTCGTACTTGTCGACATGGTTCCGAACGAAGGGGTACTTCTCCGGGTTGAGAGTCTGAACATGCTTCAGAATTCGGGTCCGAAATGCCCCCGCCGGATCCTGAGTAATAGCCGTTGGCGGGTATAGCCGAGAGCGATCCATGAGGAACCGGCTGCCGTCGACCACCCCACGAGCAATGTCCGTAGGCCCCTGATGCTCCGAGATGTGCTCAGGAGAGGAGGGGTCTAGAAAACGAGCACGAGCCGTCTGGTAGTCGCGAGCCTGGAAGTAGGAGACCGCAAGACGCTCGGCTGCCGGGTTGCTCTTCGTGAACTCCAGGACGTTCTTGATCGTCCCGGGGGCGATCTTCTCATCCTTGCCTTCCGTCAGAACCTTCTGGAATACCTTCGCGGCCAGCTCCTTCGACTGGGCGTTGTCCTTCTCAGGGTCGACCTGCTCGCCTTCCTTCGGCGGCTTCTGCTGTAGAAGGAAGGCAGAGAGGAAGTCGGCCAACGCCGGGGGAGCCCCCAACGTGCGGGTGAGCGACCGGGTCACCTGGTCATGCGCAGCAAGGCTCAAAGCCACCGTTCGATTTCGGTGTTGAGCCCCAGCTTCAGCCTGCTCTTCAGGTGAAAGCTCGGTGAACGGGATCTCATTTCCAGCCTGGTCCTTCCCTGTCTTCGGAAGAGGGACCTTCGTGGGATCCGGCTGAAACCAATGTTGGGCCTTCCCAACCAGCTTCTCCGCCGCCTTTGCCCCCATGTCACCCGAGCGGGCAGCGTGGTAGGTCGCAAGGATATCCGCCACATCATCCGGATGGAGGTTCGCATCGAGCAAGCCCTCCCGCATGGCACCGCGGGGAAGGTTTTCGAGAATGGCTGACTTCGCAGCCATTTGCTCCCACTCTTCCGCTTGACGCCTCTTCGGCTCAGGGGTCTTGCCCTTTTCCTTCGGAGCCTCTTCAGGGGCCTTCTCAGGCTCTTTCTCGTCTTCCTTGGGCTCCTCGTTGCCCTCATCAGGTTCCGGAGGCGTACCAGGGTCTTCCCCCTTCGGAGCCTCGTCAGGGACCTTCTCAGCTTCCGGGGCCTTGGGACTCTCGGGGTCTTTGGGCGCTTCTTGAGTCTTGGGGGGGTTCTTCTTCCCCTGGTTCAGGACCTTGACGAGCTGCCCAAGCGTCTTGACGCCTTCAGGAAGAGGGCGCCCCCGCATCATGATCTCGGCGGGCAGATTGGGAGTGCTCTTCGCCACGTACCCGCCACCTTGCGAGGTCGGGTTGAGCAGGTCCTTGAAGACAGACGCCAGCTCGGGATCCGCCTTCGAGGCGTCCCATAGCTTCTTGCCCTGTGCGTAGGATTCGTGATCCTCGGGCGCCCATGCCGGTCCCGAGTCCCCCTCTTCGGGCAAGGAGTACTCGTCGGAGCGTTGCTTCAACGTCTCCGGCTTGATGTAGGTGGTCTCCCCTGTCTCCTTGCGGACAACCTTGACTTTCCCGTTGTCCTTCGCGGCTTCGAGGAAGCGATCGAGGATACGGCCCCCCAAAGAACCCTTGTAGTTGAGTGACAAGTCCTTGTCGGACTCCTTCAAGTCAGGGTCGGCTTCAGGACGCATGTCTTCCCGACGACGATCCCGCCGAGGAGGCTTGATCTTCGGGGCGGGACGGACAAGGCGCTCAGCCTCTTCCTCTTCCCGCTCATGCGTATCCTTCGTCGCCCAATGCAACATCACCAGACATGCCTGATAGAAGGATACACGTCAACCAAATCGATCCTCACCCTCAGCTTCAGGCGCAGCCGTCATCTTGAGCTTGAGGTAGGTGGCGATCTTCTCCGCGACGTCCGTCGAGTCCGCCAGCTTTTGACCCACCGCACCGTAGATGCCGCGCATGACCTCGTTGAAGGTCGCGTCGTTGGTGGTGAACATGTCCTTCTCGATCTTGAGCTTGGTGTCGTTCGGGTCGATGTTGAACATTTCCAGGATGACGTCGATCGAAATCGAGCCCTTTTGATAGAGGTTGAAGAGTGCGTCGTACGTGTCTTGGCTGTCCCGAAGCGGAAGGCGGGTGAACGACAGACGAGGGTAGAGCACGACCTCTTCGCCCCATTCGTCCTTCTCGACGAAGCCCATGCGACGGGCAACAGGCTTGAATAGGTACTCCTCGACGTACTCCTGAAGGATCTCCCGAAGGAACAAGTAGCGGGTGTTGATGACCTCCAGCTTGAGGCGGTCCCCCGAGTAGAGAGACTCCCCCGAGAGGAGCGATTCCGTGACGCCAAGCCCCGCATGGAGCTGGCGATCCGTGATCTCGTACTCTCCCGAGAGGTCCAAGAGACGGTCCTTCGACCCCATCTCTTCCCAGTGGATCTCGTAGTTGGCCACGATCGAGTAGTCGGGGTCGACCAACGAAAGGTCGACCTGCTCGCGGAGCTGCTCGCAATCGTCATCCGAGATGTCTTCGGCCCACACGATACGCTTCGGGGTCATCGCCCGGCTGGCGATCTGCGTCTGAGCCTGGCGGAGCTTCTCTCGGTAGTAGAGGGTCCGGAGGCAGCGATCCAGGATGCTCGCCCCCAGCTCTTCCCCTGCTTGTTTGCGCCCCGTCAGGATGAACGCAAAGCTCCCCTCATCAGGGTCCGTTCCAAGAGGGATGAGGCGCCCATCCTCGATGTGCTCCCGAACCTCATCCGGAATGTCCGACGCCATTTCCTCAGCGTCAGGGTCACCCATGCGAGCTTGCTCGACGATGGCCCGATCACGATCCGACGGGATCAGCTCCACACGAAAGCGATCAGAGAACGACCACGCCGTGACTCGGATCTGATCGACGGGGACGACGATCAGCCGGTCCCACCCCTTGTAGTTCTTCTGGTAGTGCGCGAGTTCCTGCTCTTCACGATCAGGCCGCTCGACCCAGATGTCTTCCTTCGTTTCGATCGGGTTGCCTTCGTCATCAATCGAGCTTCGAAGCTCGACTTGACGGTCATACCCAATTTCAGACGGCACCTGGACATCGGAGTCCTCAGCGAAGATGCAGCATGTCCCGTCGAGCCAGTAGTGGTGGACAGCCGTGATGAGCCGCTGGAAGAGCTTCACCTTCTTGCACATCTTCTCGAAGCGCGAGAGGATGTACTTGCCGTAGTCCTCGGGGCTCTTGAAACCCTTCGGGGTCGTGGTGGGCTTCGGAGTCGCCAGACGAACCTTCGAGAGGGGAAGCTCCGTGTGCAGGTCGATTGCCTGCCCCACGATCGGATCCGAGTTGTAGAAGTGCTTGTATATCTCCCGCTTCTCTTGGATCGACTGAGGAAGCTCCAGGAAGTCCGTGGACATCTGGACGGAGAAAGTCTGCTGTGCCCCAGCTTGGACCGTGTTGGAGCCCCCGATGTTGTCCACCGAGAACGCGCCATTCATCGCCGCGGTGCGGTTGTTTTGACGAAGGGCACGTTGCTGCCGCCGGGCTTCACGCTCGTTGGGGGTGAGGGGGGTTCGACCCCCACCTTCACCCTGCGCAATATGCGGAGTCGTATGCCGTCGATTTTGCGACGGCATCGAAGTGAAGCGAGTGGTGGCGTTGGAAATTCTACCGCGGGCGGGCATCGTTCACGACCTCCCCACCATAGAGGGACACAAGGTCTTCCATCGGATCATCGTCCTCGAACTCCGGGGCCAAGACTGGAAGAACAGCGGGTCGTTCCCTCTTGGGGGTCTCTTCGAGGTCGGGGGTGGTGTGCCGAGTGAAGACCCGATCGGTGCGTGCCATTCGCTGCACGCCATTCCGAAGAGAGCTGGACATCCTCGCCCACGAGTTCGCGAACACGATGTAGGGAACCGTATCCTTCGGCTCCTCTTGCCCGGGTAGGGCAAGCTTCCGACGGCGAGCCCTGCTGTAGAGGGACAGGGACAACTCCGAGATCCGCATGGTGTGCTGCTCGATTCCACTCTGAAGGGTTCGGATCTCGCGAACAATCTCCTCGGGAGCCATACGAGCGGGATTTTGGTGCGGCATCGAAACTCACATGCTCGTCTGAATGCCGAGCTGGAATTGGTTGTTGACCTTCGGAACTTGAACCACGAATCCCGTGAAGAAGCAGGGGGCCAGAGGGTCGGAAGACAGCGTCAGCTCATCCTCGTTCGTCCAGTACCCTCGAAGGGACAAGTACAAGATGTCGTGCGGCATGTAGACGATGGGAACGAGTGGGCCCATCAATCGACTTGCATACGTGTACTTTTCATAAGCAAGAGTCGAGATGAGCCCACGGCCCACCATCATCACAGCCGTCGAGTAGACGAGCTGTTGCTGGGTCATGGCTGTGTAGCGATCCGCCTGCTCATCGGACCCCCAAATGAGAATCCCTCCGTACAGACCCTTGGAATACGTGACGACGCGCTCATCCGTATCCGAGTCCACCCACTGTACACCTTGACCCCCAACCCACCCGTTCGCGAGCATGGCAGGGTCCACGGTCACAGCGTAGGTATCCCCCTTGATGAAGATCGTGCAGTCACGACCCCGGATGATATTGATCCCTCGGAAGTTGATGTCCATGGTCAGATCGAGGTTTGAACCGTCAAGTAGTTCTTGGTGATGAGGCTCGGAGCTTGAGCAACATACCCGATGAAGTAGTCGTTGGGAGCACGAGGGTCCCCAGAGAGCGTCCACTCGTCCTCGGGTGTGAAGTACCCTCGAAGCGAGAAGGTCAACCGCCCCCCTTCAACGTACAGGTTCTCGACAAGAGGGCCAGCCATTCGACTCGCGTATGTATACTTCTCGAAGGTGGAAGTCGAGATGATCCAGGTCCCCGAGCACAGGGTCGCGTATCTGTAGATCGACTGTTGACCCGTCATCGCCGTGAGCTGGTCGGCCGCCTCGTTCGACCCCCACAGCAAGAAGCCTCCGTAGGTCCCGTCCGAAAACGTGACCATGAAGGTGTCGTCAGGGCTGTCTTTCCACGTTACGGCTTGTCCCCCAGGCCAGCCTTGAGAGGCCATCTGGGCGTCAACGACCACGGGATTGGCTGTGCCTGAAACGAGAACGATGACGTCACGAGTTCGTTCGATTTCCATAGCCCCTCAGACGGACACCTGGAGTGTCATGTACTCGTTTCGAGCCGGAGTAGGGCGTTGGATCAGGAAGCCGATGTAGTAGTTGTTGGCTCCCCGCGGGTCCCCTGAGAGAGTCCACTCATCCTCGTTCGTCCAGTACCCCCGAAGCGAGAACACCATCCGGTCGCTGGCGTGGTAATCAATGGGCACGTAAGGAGGGCCTGCCATGCGAGAGGCATAGGTGTACTTCTCGTAGGTTGTCGTCATGATGACCCAACCCCCAGCTCCAACGACCACGAACTTGTACGCCGGCTGGTTCTGCGTCATGGCCGTGAACTTGTCCGAAGACTCGTCCGACCCCCAAAGCATGAACCCTGCGTAGAGCCCGTCCGAGTAGTCGACCGTCACCTCATCCTTGGCAGAGGAGATGTACTGAACCCCCTGTCCGCCCTTCCAGCCACCCACAGCCATACGGTCCGTGATCGTGACGGTGAATGTATCCCCCTTCGAGAGGATGTAGGAGTCTCGGGTACGAGGTAGCTCAGGCATCAGATTTCCCTGTCCGATTCCTTCTCACGGTCGGGCATCTGCCCCCATTCGACGACAATGTCCTTGAGGATCCCCAGGTCCTTCGTCGACCCTTCCCCAATCTCACTCCACGACCCCCCTTTGGCTCGGAAGGCCGTCCGCATGGTGAGGTAGTCCTCGGGCTCTGCGATCATGTCCTCCGCCAGCATGTGATCAATCATCTGCCGGATGACACGATTCGCAAAGACACGAGGGGGATCGGGGCGGTCGTTCACCTACCGGCCTCCTCGCGACCGAGTCCCCATGCCGCTGCCCCTCGGCACGACCCTCTGAGAGAACCCTCCATGGTTGCGGGCTCGGGCCATCTGGTAGCGAGCGAGAGACATCCCCATCCCCGTCTGACCTCGGCTGTCCGAAGGCCCAAGAGCAAGCCGGGTATTCGTCATGCGCTGAGCAGACAGCCACACAGCTCGAACGAAGGCGTCCGCCATGTCGTCGTGCTGGCCAACCGTCTCGGAAGCCGAGACGATGACCAGGTTCCGAGAGACCTGTTCAGCCTGGAGGCCCAGCAACTCTTGAATGAAAGGAGAGTGCCGGTTCCCGACCTTCGCCTTGGGCCAGTCATAGAGACGGAGCTTCCGATCGAACATCATGAGCTTCGTGTTCTGGTAAATCTGGCTCGACAAGTCGCGCTTGAAGTGCTCCGACTTGAACTGCTTGAGGCCCTTCTTGTTGAGGGCTTGCTCCAGCGGGATACCGTTCCAACGGTCGAAGATACCAGCGGTGATGAAGAACCTCTTGGTCAGGTTCTCGATCCAGTTCCCGATCTCCTCGAAGTCCAGACGCTCGACGTCCTTCAGGCCGCGGGCATAGGCCATCGAAGGGGACCCCCCAAGATGGTCATTCGTCTCACGCCAGTCCACGCCAGCATACCACGACTCGTGATAGTCCAGAACGATCTCGTTGTTCTCGACGTGAGTGATGAAAATCGACGTCCCGTCCCCCATGAGCCCGATGTCGATCCCCATCTGGTGAGGTTCGCGAGGACGGCCCGACTCCTTGGGCCGTAGGTTGGCGTCGATGCAGTCCAGGAGATCCACCTCCCGCTCGATCCAACCACGGACGCGGTCAGAGAACTGCGCCCCGTGCTCGGTCATGAAGACCAGAGGATCGGCGTGGTACTTCTGCCGGTAGTAGTCGGCGGGGATCGTGGGATTGATCTCCCAGGTGGGAGCCTGAATCGCCAAGATGTTCTCGGAGCTGGGACCCCCGCTCATTGCTTGGTGGTACAGCTCGTAGAACTTCCCCTGCTTGTTGAGGGGCGACGAAATGGCGATGATCCGAGACTCGACGGGGCCAATCGGCTTCGTCGTATCGTTGGGGTCCTTTGGAGAGAAGGCGGCGGTCGAGGGAGTGACGGCGTCGTAGATGTCCTTCGCGCTCGACTGCCCCGTGTCCTTGAAGTGGGCCATCTCGTCCATGATGACGACGGCGTTACCCGCTCCACGAAGACCCTTCGCGATACAGGACTTGAAGGTGACCCTCATGGTCGCCTTGCCGTTGAACGAGGTGAACTTGCCGTTCTCGTGCCGGCTCGTCTGCCCGTACTTCTCGATGTCGTGTGGGGTCCTGAACTGAATGTGGCTCAGGGTGTTGTTGGCGATGTAGGGCTTGAAGTACTCGCAACGGCTCAAGTGGGAGGTCACCTCGTTGAAGAGGAGACCTGCCTGGTCCTTGTCCGTCGCGATGCTGACGATCTGAATCCGGTTACCGCCGGGGAGCCCGTAGTATCCCTGGGGGTGATGAAGGTTCAGAAGCCGGTAGACTTCGTAGCTCGCGAAGATGCCCGACAGCGTCGTCTTGCCCCCACGACGGCCGATGGCCAGAAGCAGCTCGCGACGCATGTGATCCTGAACGCCGATGTTACAGCGGCCGTCTTCGTACAGGAACTTGAGGTACTCCACTTCCGTGAGAAAGTGCGTTTGCACCGTGTTGAACATGTCCGTGACCTTGATGGTCTTGACCTTGCTCTCCAACGGAAGATGGTAGTAGAGCTTGACGATGAACTTCTGGACGGGATAGAGAGTGATCCCCAACCCCCAGGGCTGTTCGATGTAGTCGAGGATGCTGAAGATACGAGCCAGGGCGGGCCGTACTTGAGCCGGGGGCTCTCCCTCGACGACCTCGATTTGGGAGAGGGCCTCCTTTTCGAGGTTCTCGACAACCGTTGTCTTTGCGTGCTGTCCGGCTGTCCGGACGAGCGCTGCAAGGCTCGTCCCGGCGTTCTCAGCTTTGGTTTTGGGGGAGGCCATGGGTCACCGTGCCACGCTTGAAGCGCGGTCCTCCCAACCATCCATCTTCGTTGCGAAGCGGTTGAAGAAGAGATCGATCTGCTCCGGCGAGAGGATCTCCTCAGCGATCTCCTGTAGAGTCGAAACCCACAGTTGGAAGACCTTCTGGAACCGCTCCCCGCGGAAGTCGACGACGTCCCCGCCGAGCTTCTTCATCTCCAGCTCGATGTTGGCGATCTTCGTGAGAGCTTCGATCCGGCGGCTGGAGACTTGTGCCGTGTCCTTGCCGTACTTCTCGGTCTCACTCCGCTGGAAGGCCAGTGCAGCCTGCTCCTTCGCGATCTCGGAGCGAATGACACGGAGCATGACCATCGCCTCGCCATGCCCACTGGCGGCAATGACGACGGGGTCCGTGGCGATGTACTTCCGCTTCTCCTCGCTCATCTCGGCGTGGTATTCGAGGTCCGAGATGTCCGGCTTCCGATTAACGGTGCGCGGACGACCTCGGCTCCTCTTGACCTTGATGATGCCGTCCTTGTCGGCGAGCGAGTGCAGAGGGAGCTTCCGCACGTTGTCCGGTAGGACCTCGGCTTCTTCTTCCTCCGCATCATCCGGCTCGACCGGATCCGCCCCCGGATCCGTCTCGTCATAGGCCTCATCAACGGCGTCTTCGAGCGTCGCGTCCTTGATGGTTTCGTCGGTTGCAGTTGCCATTTTACTTCAGGTTCTTCCCGGCTGGAGGGGTGTCCCCGCCGCCTTCGGTCCGAATGAGGTACTGAGAGAGGTTCTTGACGGTGTCCCAACCCTTGTCCTTGTGGACCTGAGTACGAAGCACCTTGTCCTGGTCTTCGCCGGTCTCAGCGAAGTTGAGGACGCTCATGCTGCGAGGCGAAGGAGAAAAGACATCCGAAGGCCGGATGTCCCGTCGATCCGGCTCCACAGCATCATCGTGGCTGTCATCCGTCCTCGCGTTGTCCTTTTGAATCTTCTCGTCAATCCCCCGTGTACGGTTGATGGGGGTCGCAAGCTCGCGATCCCGCTTCCGTTGCCCGGCGGGTTGATCCGCCTGAGCAAGGAAGCGAGCCACGACCCGCCTGACAAGAGCAGGGCCAATCACAACCTGAACCCCTGGTTGGCCGTCCCCAGCTCGACATCGACGTCAGCCGCCGTCGTGACAGGGTTGAGGTCGATGTCCATCGCGCTGTGCTGCATCTCGTACTCGACCATCATCGACTGACCGTTGTTCATGATCTGGCTGAACGGGATCTCGGTCGCCGCTCCCGAAGCCATAATCTCCCGCTGTTGAGCGAGCTTGTCGTAGTAGGGCGGCTCCTCAACCAGAGGCTTGTTGAGCTTCGAGCAGAAGCCCGAACGAGTCTGAAGAACACACGACCCACAGCGTGAGCCGGTCTTCACATACTCGACCAGGCGAGCCCGATGCAGCCGGGAGGCCTCATCGCACCCCTTGCCGTAATCGTCGTAGATGCTCGGGTCGACGAAGTAGATCCCCTGGAGACCCTGCTCCGCAATGACCGGCCTCAAGTCCTCCGCTGATGCCGCCAAGTCCCGCGAATCGAACCGCCCCTTGAGGGCCATGAGAAGGTCCTTCCCGTAGAGGCCCTCATTCATGAAGCGGGAGGCCACCTTCACGATGTCGCGACGGACCAGCGCGCTGGTCCGTACCGCCTGAGACCGGCTGTGGAAGGCCTTGACAATCTCCATTCGAGTAGGTGTCGAGGTGGCCCCGCTCTTCAGAGAAGCCGACCGATGCATCTTCTGGAGAGCCTCCCGAGGAGAAGCACCCCATTCCGAAGCCGGGGGCCCCCACGGCTGAATACGCCCCGATGCCTTGTGCTCCTGGAGCTGGCGCTCTGCCGTATCCCAGGTGAGGACCGCTTCCGCGGACGCCACCAAGGGCTTCCCGTACAGGAGGCACCGACCGATCTTGTTGTAGATACAGCCACCACACTTGGAGCCGGCGACCATCACCTTGATGCCAGGGTTGTGCTTCGCGAGGAAGTCATGCCCAGTTCGGCAATCGTCGAAGCTCTCCTGTGTGGCGTAGAGCACCCCAAAGACACCCGCCTCACGGAAGATGGGACCCCAGTGGTCCTTGGTTGCCTGGAGGTCCGTCGATTGGAAGGACTGCTTCAAGATGCTCGCCACATCTTCCGCAGTTCGACCCTTGAGCATCTCCCTCCGAAGCAGCTCCACAACCGGCCGGGCTCGATCCGTGGACAGCATCATCTTGGTGGCCGCCTCCCTCTTCTTCGTGAGGTTGGCGACGGAGATGAGCTGTGCTTCCGCTTCGGTCCTGTCGATGAGCTGAGGTTTCGCCTGCTCTCCCATCCCCTGGTAGACACGAGGAGCCAGCTCGACATCTGCGAGATCGGCCATGCGCTCCGCCATCTTGAGGAGGAAGCTCTCATCTTGAGAGTGAGCGATTGCGAAGAAGGTGTCTTGGGCTTGCGCGACCGTGAGCCCGCCCTTGGTAAAGGCCTTTGCCGCCGTCTCCCGAGCCGTTGCCCGGATGTAGGTGAGGTCCACCGGAAGCTGGAGCTGAGGCGTCTCTTCGATCGGACGAAGAAGACGGCCCGTTGCCTCTACAGGCTTCTGCTGAGGAGCCGGGCCTTCGAGACGGACGTTCGGAGCCAGCATGGCAAGACGCACACGTTCACGAGGAACGGAAGCCAAGTGCTGAATATCCTTCCCCTTTGCTCGCTGCATCTGCTCGACTTCCGCCGCGAGAGCATCCGAGTACGGGACCTCGATCTGGATCTCCTTGTGGAAGACAGAGCAGGTCTGCGAAGCTCCCACAGGGCTCTTCTGGGAATGAATGCAGCCCGAGCACGCAGGCTTCGCAAGGACGAACTGAGCATCCCCTGCGAATTTGCGGACGAACTCGATGGGCTTCTTGGAGCCGCGATGGCAACCAGGGAAGTCCTCGGCAGAGATGTAGAGCTTGCCCAGAAGACCCCGCTCGGCGAGGACTCCAGCAATGACCGCACGATTCGCTCGAAGCGTGTTCTGGTCAAAGCGTCCCACAAGGGCCGCACGGAACTTCTGGGTGTCGCTCGACTGCATCAGCGCGAGCCGAGCAACCTTCACGACATCCTCCGGCCCCGCCCGCAAGTTCCCTTGCGCGCTGAGATCGCCAACCGTTCGAGGAGCATCCCCACGATTGGGGACGAAGCTCGTCGGATTCGACCCGTCATGCCCCCAGAGAGCCTCCAGGTCAGGAGACACGTCGAGGTTCTGCTTGGGGAGGTTGTCGAGATCCCGGTAGTCCGACTCATTGACGTTGAGCCAGTCGAGATTTGCGAGAGAACCATCCTTCAGAAATGAACCGAGATCGCCAAGATCACCCACGGGGAACCCTCCTCATCATCGAATCGTCGAGCCTCTGATAAGGGTCGCGAATGTACGTTTCGTGTACCGGAGAATCCCAGTTGGGATGGGGGTTGCTGGGGTCTTGCCCACGAAGACTGGTGTTGGGGAGGTCGATGTCCTCCGTCGGAGGACCGCCATCCGCAGACGGAAGCTCGGACTCCGACACGGGCCCTGTAGCAACCCCATTGCCCTTCGGTCCCCGGTAGTAATCGGACCGATCGACTGCATCCTCCCCATCATTCGGGAGTTCCGAACCCCCTGACAGGTGCGGCAAAGTCGAAGCCGACCCGCCGGGTTGCCCCCTTTGGGCAATACCGTCACCGTGTGCTCCGAACCCCAAACCGTAGTCATTCGCATCGGTCGGAGTGAGGTCCATACCCGAGTCAGGCATCCCCGATTCGGCCACAGGGCCGCCCGTGTAGTCGTAGGAGTAGCGTGAAGACGCCTGCTTTTTGCTCGGAGGCTTGGGGCCTCCTCTATGCAAAGTCTCCTGGTCACCGCCGGCAGGAACCGCAGAGGCAGGTTCCTGCTTGTCGAAACGATCATCCCCTCCGGGCTTCCAGGAGACATCCTTGCCTTCTCCGGGAGGCTTGCCCCCACCTTCCCCGTGCTCGACAGCCGCCATGTCCTCTTCAGCTTCCTCTTCGGGATTCTGGAGATTGTCTTCGGCGTCGGTGAGCAGGCGCTTCAGGTCGTCCGCCTCATCCTTCTCCAGCTCGGCAAGCCGGGGCTTCCAGTGGGGAGCGTTGATCTCGTCGTGAATCGTGTCGCAGATGGCCGACAGAGCTTCGGACGCCTCGTAGAGACGCTGCCGAATGTCCTTGACCCCCATGACATAGCCTCGGCCCCCCAACATCCCATCCGGGGACACCGTTGCAGACTTCACCCGGGCGAACTGACGGTGTGCCGTCAAGGTGTGGCCAAGGGAGATCGACAAGGCCCAGAGGGTCTGCGCAAGAGGCTTGAGCGAATGGGGGTCGAACTTGAAGTTCGCCGGGATGGTCCGCTTCGCATTGTCCGCGAAAGGAGAGGGCGCCATCCCGCCAGGCGGGGCTCCCGGAGGGGCCCCGGATGTGTCAGGAGGCAATACAGGACCCGCCGCGAGCCTCATACGCTCGGTCTTTGCGAGAGCCGCCAACGTCTTCTTGTACGCCACCATGGATCCTCTCACCCCTTCACAGGCTCGACATCATCGAACAAGCGCTCGATGTAGAAAGAACCGTTCGATTCCTTGCGGATCGCCCAGAGGTCGTTGTCGCTCTTTCGGACCAGAGTGTCCTCCGAAACCCTTTGAAACCCCTTGAGGTCCTGAAGGGAAGCCACCCGGCGCCGGGTGGTCTTGAGGGGCTTCACGATCTGCGGTTCTCGATCGAACAGAGAGTCGAAGCCAGATGCCCCGGAGATCTGAATTTGGCTGAGATCAAAATTGGCCATAGATCCTCACGAAATGACAAGAGTCACAACGACGTCTTGAGTGTAGTTCTGGCTGTACCCACTCACACGTAGGGTCTCTGTATAGGTCCCCGAACACAAGGTATCCGGAGGCTGAACCATGACCGTTGTTGTTTGAGAGGCCCCAGCGGCAAGAGTGTTGTAAGGAGGGTTGAAGGATACCAACCAATCGGTACAACCACAGAGCTTCTGGATCTGGTAATCGAGAAGAGACCCCGTAGGACCTGTGTTGGTGATCTGGAAGGTTTGGGTAGGAACCCCAGGGAACGGTCCGCTGATCGGCTTCGTCACAGCGAAGTTGAGAACAGTGGGGTTGAGGCTGATGATGGCCAACGGTCGAACCACAATCGCGATCGAGACTGTCTGCGGATTGTTCACCGCCGAGGGGTCTTGAATCAGGATCGTGGCTGCATACGGGCTGTTCGCAGACACGAGGGTCGTCGAGTCCACCGCAACACTCGACACGCCGGCAGAACCCGAGGCCAAACCCCCCACTCGTTGAGGGTCCATTGTGACCCAAGGAGCGGAGGTTGTGAGCACCGTGCCGAGGAGGGACCCGAAGACCCCGTTGTTGGTGATCTGAAGGTCTTGGGGGAGACTGAAGCCTCGACCCTCATCAACCACAAAAGTCAGACTCGACAACCCCAACAGAATCGACGGAGCGAACTGTTGCTGGAGCAGCGTAATCGAGTTGCCCATCTCCTGAACGACAGCGCCAGGAAGCGGGATGGAGTCTCGAAGCAGCCCATAGGGGGTGGTGATGTCACGGATCTGGTAGGCAGGGGTTGCCTGCGAAAGATCGACGCGAGTTGTCCACCGCCACAGACCGGAGGGGGTCTGGACTTTGAACTGGTATTCTTGGGTCTGAAGATTGGACGCAGAGATAGGCAAGGCTCGGCCTCATCTCTGCGTAAACGATAAAAGAAAACACTGATGTTTGCTGGAAAACAGCCGTGTTTCGAGATTTGCTGCCTCAGTGAGGCAAGGTGCCGCGACAAGAGCACCCTTCAGACGAAGCGAAATACGAAAATGCCAGGCTACCCCGAGACCTCGGGACCTGGCATAGGGTCTGCTTTGAGAAGGGCATGGATCGTGGAGGCGATGTTCCGATGCGTACCTTCCGCCCTCTCGGGGGGCTACCTACCCGTCGAGAGCATCGCCTCCACGATCCGCCCACTGAGGGAGCTTCACTTCACGGAGGATGTTGAACTTCTTGTTCGAGATGGCAGCGAAGACCTTGTGGTAGCGAAGGAAGCGACCATCCTTCCCCGAAGCCTCTCCAAGAAGCTTCACCGCCTTGAAGAACCGATGCCGGACTCGACCTTGGGTCAAGCCAAGTCGCATCGCCACTTCGCTCTGACAGGTCGTCGACCACATCCCCACCAGAATGTCCACATCGATAGCCTTGAACGCAGGCTTGAGATGGCCATCTTGAATGAGGGGAAGGTCCCGCCGAAGCTCGGTCTCAGTGACTTGGGGGATTGACAGGAGGAACTTGATCCTCTGAAGACCTCGATCAAGACGATAGGAGATGGCAGCTTGGGTGACGTCGAAGATCTCGGCGATATCCGCCTGACGCTTCTTTTGAATGTAGTAGAGGTAGATGAGATCGGCTTCCCTTTTGGGGATGCGATCTAGGAGCGGAGCCAGACGATCTTCGTAGTCCCCCGAGTAGAGGAACTCTGCGATGGGGTCGTCATCGTCCTCTTCTTGAATGAGGCCCGCGGCCGTATCCTCAAGAACCTGGAGACGATCGAGAAGGAGATCCTCCTCCTCGTTCCCTCGACCAGAAGGAAAGCGGTTGGCCAAAGTAGCCGGGTCTACCGAAATCACGTATCCAGTCGACATCATTTTCCTTCCGCCTACGTTGTATTCGTAGAGGACTCCGCCAGACGGAAGAACGCCGTCAGCATCGGCTCGACCTTCACATCAACATCTTGGAGGTGCTTCGAGGCTGCCTCCGGGTTCGTCATCGGGTGGACGAAAGTGAGATCCAGGTTCGAGACGAGGGCCATGAGTCCCACGTTCTTCCTGACCTGTGCCTCCGAGGCACGAATCTTCTCCTGCTGAGATTTTGTCAACTCTGGCAGAGAAGATGAAAAAACGCCATCAATGGATCCGTATGTACGAATCAAATGCACGATGGTCTTCTCCTGGAGCCTGAAAACACCAGGAATCTTGTCCGAGCTGTCTCCCGACATGGCCCGGAAGTAGACCATCTTGCCCGGAGGAACCCCGTATTCCTCCTTCACGGCATCGACATCGAAGAGCTTCTCGGGGCGAAGACCACTCGAAGGAGCGAGGACAGTCGTCGTTGCGGTCACGAGCTGGAGAAGATCCCGGTCGTTCGAGAGGATGACGTTCACATCCTCCTTGAGGCGCCCCGTGACGAGAGTCGCGATGGCATCGTCGGCCTCTTCCACCTCGTTGTAGGCCTGGACGACCCCAAAAGACGGTAGGGCCGCCTTCAGCCATTCGATCTGATCGCGACCCTCGAAGGGGATCCTCCCTGCCTTGTACCCGGGGAAGACGCTCATCCGACGCTGCGAGGAGTAGTCCCAGCACACGTAGATGGTGGCCTTGGGGAACCTCTTGCGAAGAGATATCAGGCTCCGAAGGAACCCCGTCACCACCCCAGAAGGACGCCCCTGCTTGTCCTTGAGCTGGTCGAGTCCCGGTGCCCGGCCACAGCGGACCGCGAGGTTGTTGCCGTCGATGATGAGATTTTGGGTCATTGCAGGGTCTTCCACATCGTCTTCGATGTCCGTCAACTTGTCGCTCAAGGCCTTCAACCGGAGCTGAATGTCTTGGAGCCACTCCAATTCGAGATACCGAGATTCGATGGGGGTGAGAGAGGGGGTGGTGTTGAAGGCTCGGACGACCGTCACCAACTGGTTGACGTCCGCAGTCCACCGAGAGAGACGTTGGACCTCCTCACCAAGCTGGAGCAGATGCTCCGTGGAAGAAGTCGAGGACATCGCCCGAAGGAAGTTCACCTGCTTCTGCCCCACCGAGATCCACGTTGAAAGCTTGGCGTGCTCCCCCCACAACAGCTCCAACCGGATGGGTTCGAGGTCGAGCGCGTAACCAGCAACCAGGTCTTGATCGAGAAGGGCTCGCTCCTTGGTGGTCCACACATCAAGCATTGTGTAGGACGCCAATACATCAAGGAGCCCGTCAAAACCCTCCGAAGACCACTGCATGACAGGGAAAGCCGCCTCTCCCCATTGCTGAAGGGTCATCCATCGGGTCTGGTAGGTCAGAGAACTCTTCTCCCCCTTCGCAACAAGCCGGAGTCCAGCTCGGGGGAAGGTGATGAGAGACTCCTTTGAGCGGAGCTGAATGTAGACCTGGACTTCATCCTTCTCCGGGATGTCCTCGATGACCTTCGCCTTGACCAGCCGGTAGGGCCCCGAGAGAATGAGCACGAGGTCCCCCACCTCGATCCCCTGGTTCTCTTCTGCTTCAATCTGACGACGAAGCTTGAGCACATCCCGATCTGGAACGTAGGCGATTCTGCGTGTCGACCGAAAACGACTCCGGTCGACGTGGCTGATGACCCCCTGTACGTATTTGCTTCCTTCGAGCCGGTAGTACTTCTCTTCGGCATGAGCCCGCCGAATGAAGGCGTACCCTTCGAGGAGGTACTTGATGACCCTGTCCCCACCCACCTGAGTGACGGACGCGGGGATGAACACGTCCGCATCTCGAAGATGGTGCCGGATGGACTGCTTGATGAGATCCGGATCTTCCCCATCCGCCTTGGGCCCAAGCTCAAGAGCAACCCACTCCGACGGCTTTGCGGGGTCAATGACAGGTTTGATTTGGCGTGATGCCATGGACTATCCTCGGCTGGGCCAAGTTCGCTCGAACTCTCGCCGCCATTCATCCGGAGTCAACATACGAAGGTCGTCTGCCGGATCCCCACGTCGGGGAAAAGAAACCGGGACATGGACGTGATCGCGACCCCGAGCTTTGTTCACAGGGACGCCCTTGTGATCCAGCTCAGTCAGGGCACAGACATCGCCAGAACCAATGGGACCCACCCCATCGAATCGAGTACCGTCGGGCTTCTTCTCCGGCTTCTTCACTTCCGGCAAGACCTGGACTGCCGGCGGAATATACCCAGCCGGGGCCACCACACTGGGAGTGATCGAAGGGTCAACCGTCAAGCTGATCACAGGAGCTTGAACAGGAGCCGGAGCCTGAACGGGAGCTGCCGTGACCACCTGAATGGGAGCCGCCATGGGGACCCCCGCGACCGACGGAGCAGGAATGCCCCCTGCCAGATTGAGGATGTCGCAGAAGAGATTCACCCTTGTGGTGTTCCTCCGCTGAAGGAAGTACTCCGAGAGCTTGAGGGTGTTCACGCCGAACGCTTCGTAGACCTTCTGACCGAGTGCGCGGTCGACGTAGACGAAGTCAGCGAACATGTTGTTCGCCATTCGGTATGAATTCATGGCCGCTTCGGCGAGGCCATCAGCCACATCTTGAGGAGAGACCTGCTCACAAGCCTGTCCTACCAACTCGATCGCACGCTGAGGAGTCCCGAGTGAGAGCATGATCTCGTAGTACGTCGAGACGAGCGGGAGGCGGAGGTACTCCCGCACATTGGCGAGATTGACATCCCCCATTTGCCCGATCATCTCCAGCCGGTTGAGGACATCCCGAACGTGCCCCCCGGAGTAGTCGATGACAGTGAGCACAGCGTCATCCTCGAAGGAGACCCCTTCCGCCGTGAGGATGGACTTCATCCTTCCGAGGATGTCCTCTCGGGTCACCTTTCGAATGGCGTAGTCTTCGCACCGGGACCGAATCGTCGCCCGGATCTTCTCCACTTCCGTCGTGCAGAAGATCCCGACGAGCTTGTTCTCCTCCAAAGGCTTGAGGAGAACATCCTGTGCATCCCGGGTCATGCGATGCGCCTCATCGAAGAGGTGGATCCGCTTCGAGGCCCCATAGACCGCGAAGGGCAGCTCCTCGACGAGGGCTCGCATGTGGTCGACAGTCCCGCAGCTCGCCGCATCTCGCTCGACGAATGCGAGCGAGGTTTCGGAGAGAATATACAGGCAGTTGTCGCACTCGTTACAAGGCTCAGGGTTGGCCAAGTCGATCGCCTGGCAGAGCATGGCCCTTGCCATGATCCGAGCAAGCGTCGTCTTCCCCTGACCGTGACCCCCAGCGAAGATGTAGTTCTTGCTGAGGGCCGTTCCGTCACGAAGGCGTGTCTGGAGGATCTGGACAGTGCCTCGCTGGCCGAGGACGTCCGAGAACTTACGGGGCCTGTACTTGGTGTCCCACACAGGTTTTCAGTGCGCCGTAGCGGACTCCCCCTCAGAGGACGACATCACGATATCGTCCACCATGTCTTCGATCTCGATGGCCTTGGCGACGCTCGCGAACGCAGATAGGGTCTCGTTCCAGGCACCGTGCCGACGGAGAATCGAGGTGAACTCCTCGACATCCGGCGTACGGAGAACCCAGACCATGTCCCCGGTCTTGTCGTCTTCCTCTCCCGTGCAGTGCTCCAGGAGGTGATCGACGAGCGCCGTTCGCTTGTTCTCCGTCAGCTCATTCCAGGTGTCCTCGGCGACCTCGATGATGAAGTCGCAGTCGATGAAGAACTGCGAGATGCCCGATAGCTTTCGGGCCTTGCCGAGGACGGGACGGCCAGACTTCGTCGAGCCCTTGTCCACGAAGGCGTACTTCAACCGTGCGGTGGCCAGCTCCGGGTGATACCCGGGGATCAGGTTCTTCGCAATGGTTGCGATCGTCTCACTCTCACTGTAAATCTTACCCATAGGGAAACTCCATCAGGCTACCCGACCTCACATGAGATCGGAGGTACTCTCCAAGTCGGGCATCTCCCCAGGCCTCCCAGAGGTCTCCAGGATCCTTGACCAGCTTGCCGCCAACCAAAGTGACCCGGGGGTAAACTACCCGACGAACATCGAATTCCCGGCCGTACTGTTGGCGAAACCTATCGTACGCCCTATTTCCGGCGGAATCCATATCATATCCGATCCACACGCGACGTACAAGACGTCGTAGGATCCGAACAAATCCCTCCGTGACCCGAGCAGTCAGCGTCGAAGCAATACCAGGAAGGAACCTCTGGAGGGGTAGAAGATCGAAGCCACCCTCGACCAGAAGGATCTCCCCCGTCTCCCACACTGTGGGCATTGCCTGAGCGAGCCCGAACCCCACAGCCTCATCCTGCGCGAGGATGAAGTCCATGTAGCCCCCACGCTCCCTATCGACGTGCCGAAACTGGAGGCCTCGAATCTCGCCGATGGTGTTCGTAATCGGAAGGACGTAGCAATCGTCGAGCTTCCCCCCATCCCCCGACCAAGACACGAAGTCTTGGGGGTAGTTGATTGCCGGTAGAACCCGGTCAACGTACCCAATTTGAAATTGACTGATCTGTTCGTCAGTGACCCCGCGTCCCCACAAGGACTCACGAACACGCTCGGGTAGCTCAGCTCCAGATTCAGATTCAGCGACGAACTCGTCAAGCCAGGTCACGGCCGACCACCATGATCGTCTGGTTGGCTCGCTGGATCATGACCCCCACGTAATCGCGGACTCGCGTGTAGAACCCCAACTTCTCCGGTGAAGGAAGCACGAGAGCTGCCCCATCAGGAAGAGCAGCCACGAAGACACGGAGGTCGCCCTCCAAGGTCGTCACGAACCCCCCCTTCACAGATGCCGCCTTCTCCCCGCAGACTTCCTTGAGGGTGGACGACGAGAGGATGAGGGACTTCGGTTCGAGTCCTGATCTTCGGAGACGCTCAACTGCCACGGGGACCGAGCTACACCGATTTCCCCACTGGCTTCGAGTCGAAAGATCCAGAACATCCCGGTAGAGAGCAAGGACGAGCACATCCGGGTCCCCTTCCTCGGAGAGAGGGGAGAAGCCGTACCTGGCGTCCCCCTCCTTGGAAGGCCGTGTGCCGACGAAGCCACCCCGGGCATTGGTGACCACCAAGGGAACCGAGCTGGGGTTCACCTTCGCAGCACACAGGTAGGGGGTAGAGAACCCCTGCTTACCCGAAGCCCTCTGCCGATGCCGGTCGACAACCAGCACTTGCTCCAGGATTGAGAAGCTCATTGCAGGGAGTTGGGGTCCGGGAGGTACTTCACGAGGTCCGTGGGGATTCGGATGGGCTCGGGTCGAATCTGAGTCAGGCGAAACCACAGACGGGCCCACCAAGGAATCCGAGGCATTCCTTCTCCCAGGGCCCACGCGAGGCCATGAACCTCGGGCATGTTCTCTCGAAGCCAATCGGGGCTATCGATCTGCTCCGCGTACTCCGTCCACAACTGGTGCTTGTTGAGGGTGGGCTCGAACAAGGGACACTGCTGTGCATCGGAGGGATCTTCACAGATCCGGATCGCGGCTGAGGTGATGTCCTCGACCCCATACATGCAGAGACCGATCGTCTGAAGGACAGGAAGGTGGCGACCCCCAGGACCCGAGCCCATCGTGATTCGGTTGTAGTTCGGGTTGGGCTCGTCATCGATGGTCCGACGAACATCGAGGGGCTGCCTGTAGTTGTACGTGCAGCGGTGAGGCAACCTCTCCCTGGCAGCCTTCACGCGATCCTCCAGCTCCTTCACGAGCAGAAAACGAATGCGGCCCATGATTTCAGATTGCGTTCTCACCGATGACTCCGAAGGCGGCGAATGTCTAGCCACGTCGTCTCATCCGCACCCAGCTCTTCAGACCCTTGGTACGCGATGTCCGCGTGTTCGAGGAAGGCTTGCTTGTGGGTGACAAACAAAATGTCGATGTTGGTCGATTCCGCGAGACGCTGAAGGAAACGTCCGGCTGCATCCACGTACTCATCCGAGACTGCCGCAAGCGTCTCGTCGAGTAGGAGCACAGGGAACCGCTTCAAGCGGAGAAGAAGAAGGAGACGGAGGATCAGGGAGACGATGCTCGCGGGTCCACCCCCAAAAGAATCAAGGGGGTGTCCTCGAACGCCCGTCTCCTCGTCTCCCTGTCGAATGAAGAAGTCGATGGAGACCCTGTTCCGCGCCTGTCCGATCGCTGCCTCGAAAGATAGCTTCTGATCGAAGAAGATGGTCTTCAACCCCTCGGAGACAAGAGCCTCCAAAGTTTTGACGCGATCCGTGACGAGCTTGTCCAGAAGAACGCGAAGAAGCTCCCCAACCTTGAAGAGCTTCTCGATCTGGGCCGAGAGGGTCAACACTTCCGCGCTTTTCGACTCCAAGTCCGCCCGCTTTTGATCGCGGAGGGCCTGGAGTCGAGCTGCTTTCAACGCGAGAGCTTCGGTCCTCGCAACCCAGTCCTTCATGCTTCTGTCCTACACCCGTCCGCCCCGAATCAGTCCTTCGAGGGCATGTACCGGGTCACGCGGCACTCGTGCGACCCTTCCGGCCGGTTCTCCGCCGTGATGTCCCCGACCACCTTGCCGTTGTCGTCCATGAGGAACTCGTCGATGGTGCGGAACATGGCCCGTTCCTTGGGGGACTTGTCGTCGGCCTTGATGACCGCGATCCGAAGCTGGACGTCCATGCCCTTCACGCCGTCGATGAGGTCGATGAGCCGATCGATGTTGACGTTGAAGGTGATCTCTTGCTCCTCGGAGCCGTCGATGACGACAGCCGGGAGCGGGAAGCTCCGAGCCTTGCCCTTCGTCTCCGCGACCCGGAAGAGCATCGTGGCCTGGCGTTGCACCTTCTCGCCCACCTCGACGTCACGGAACTCGTTGACGACCAGAGTGATCTTGTCTTCCTTGGAATCCAGCTCCGAGCGCATGAAGCGGAGGGCGTCCACCGTCAGCGACTTGGGGAGCCCAAGGATGAGCTTGTCCATCGTCTTCGAGTAGTACGAGAACTTCCCGTGAACGGCCTCGTGCTTCGCCCACCCAAGGGCGTTCCCCTTGGAGTCGACGGCGAAGATCATGTTGTCGCCCGTCACGAGCTTCACTTCCCCGTCCGACTTCGCGAGGAAGCTCGTGAAGAAAGACATGTGCTGGACGTGGATCGAGAAACCCTTGTCCACGAAGGCAGCGCTGTAGAACCAGAACGCCTGGAAGGTGTTCGCAGCGAAGAGGTGCCCTGAGCCCTTCTCCCACTCGTGCTTGGACTTGTCGAAGAGCTGGAGCGTCTTGAAGTGCTCCGGGATCCGCGTGTCGTCGGCCTTCCCGAGGAAGGGCTTGGCCAGCGTCATCGCCTCCTTGAATAGGCCCACGGGGAAGGACCGCTCATCCTTGGCTCCGGCGAGATCCCGATCACACGAGGCCATGAGCTTCGGGTCGAAGCTCGCGCGATCGGCCCCAGCTCCCGAGTTCGTGCTCCAGGAGACCGTGAAGTTGTCCGCTTCCACCTTGGACTCGATCGTGATCTCGTCATCCCGAAGGAAGCGAAAGCCGCTCGTGAACTCCGAGGGGAAGATGAAGGATCCCTCGGTGTCCGTCTCGTCACAGGAGATCGTGGCGCGAGCGACGTGGAGAGCATCGCGGGAGTAGATCGAGCAGAGGCCTCCCGTTCGGATGACGAAGAGGTAGCCGGCCCCGCCCGCGGGGGTCAGGGGACGCGGAGGGACGATCGAAACGATTGCGAGGGCCTTGATCAGGTCGGCGAGCTTGAGCGTGATTTTCATTCCATCCTCATTTGGAGAGTCGTTACTTCTTGTCGTAGCCGGCCAAGGAAGTCTCCACGGCCAGCAACTTGGTCTCGTACTCGGCAATCTCCTGAAGGAGACTTGCCTCCGCCTTGTCCCTCTCCGCCGAGAGGTTCTTGGGGTCGTAGCCCGCAGCCTTCACTTCGGTGACCAGATCCGCGAGGTCTTCCTTGACCTTCTGGAGCTGCCCCTCGTACTGCGACTTCTTCTTCTGGGCGACTTCGGTTCGCCTCGATAGGTCGTCGATCTTCTTCTTGATCTCGTCCGGAGTCATACGTGTCCTTTCAATCCCCGATGCCCACGTCTTCTACACCCTCTCCAGCGTAGACGGGGATCTGATGTTTCGCTGTGAAGCTCTGACCTTCAGGGCAAAGCGCGAGGTAGGAGCAGAGCTTGCACTTGCCCTGTCCAGGTTGAGCCTGGAACACATCCTCCATCACCTTTTTCTGAACTTCCCTGCTCCCCGAGATGAAGGTGTTGATACCCTCATCAATCTTCCGCACCGTGTTGAGGACATGGGCTAGGAGCCCATCGAGGTCCGCCGCGGTGAAGTTGATCCAGTCCAGGCTCTCCTCCGGCTCATACCGCCAGAAGACGAACCCCAAACGATCGGGGGGATATCCATGACGAATTCGATGAAGCATCGCGTACCACACGAGCTGGCGATCATCGACGTATTTCTCTCGATGACGGGACCCCTTCCCATCGAGTAGAACGAGGTCTCGATGAGGGGCGACTCGACGTAGAACGAAGTCAGCACGACCCCCAATCGTGTGCCCCTCGATCATTGTGTCGTACTTGACCTCTGCCGCTGCATCAGCACCGATCAGCCGGTGGTGCCTGATGATGGCAATTCCTCGGGGAATCGCCGCTCGGATGTCCGCAACAAGGAGGTCACGGGATGCGTAGTTCGACCTCTTGTCCGTGTAGTCGATGACCCCATTCCGCCGCTCTTTTTGAATGGTGTCGTCCAGCTCGGGCTCGACCATCCCCAAAAGAGTCTCGATGGTGTTCGACTGTTTCCAAATCTGGTTGACGTAGAACAGCTCGAACAGACGGCCCACTGTGCTGCCGTAGAGGGAGTTGACCTTGTTCTCCGGCTCGGAGAGAGGGGTCTTGCCCACGTAGCGATACCAGTACGACTTGGGACAGGAATCGTACGACTTGAACCCAGAATACGACAGATACATCAGCCCACCTCCGCCCGCGCTCGCTCCAAATACCCTTGTGCGAGATCACGCACATCACGGGCATAGTCAAGACTATTCAGCGATTCCTCAATCCCCAAAGAGGGGTCGAACATCGCGTCGGCCTTGATACGAGCTGCAAAGGCATCGATTGCCGTATCCTCGGCTTCTTCTCGTTCCTTGCGTTCGATGTCGAAGACATCCTCCGCCGGGGCAACGATCAGGGGGACAGGCCAGACCCGAAGCACACCGTTTTCAATCACGATGTGGGACACCTGGGGGGTCCTCAAGGTGTTCTCTCGAACGAGAGCACCTCGGCTCACAGCCCCTTGGTTGACGAACTGCTTGCCCCCCACGGTCACGATGCCCTGGTCCTTGTGCCAGTGCCCGAAGCACCAAGCATCCGGACCATTCTCAGTCACGAGGTCGCCGTACCGGAAGACTGGCTCCCCGAAGAAACCCTCGACATTGGGAGGGGGCTCTTGAGCTGCGAGGGCGTGGACAACCGCTATGATGAAGTCGTCCCCCGGCTTCTTCTGGATCCTCTTCAGCTCCGCCACGGTTCGATGCGGGCTGTAGGGAACCCCCACCACCCGAACTCGAACCCCACCATCTTCGAAGACCTGCTCTCGAAGATGGTGGAAGACCCCCGTTGCGAGGAGCACGCCGAGAGGCTGCTTCGCCAGGGTGTCCAGGTTGTTGTAGGCGATGTCGTGGTTGCCTTCGACAGACCACACAGGACAGGGGTAGGCCTGATGGATCCGAGCGGCCCTCTCAACGAGAGCGTGAGGATTCCGGCTTGCTGCCTTGACGTGGAAGAAGTCTCCCCCGTCAAGAACAGCCGTCACCTCGAACTGCTTCGCGAACTGCCCGATCTGTTCGAGATTCGACCAAATCTCCGACGGGTAGTCCGCTTTCCACGACGCCGGGCTCCGATCCGCTACGTGGGTGTCGGTCCTAAAAAGGAAAGATAGTCGAGACATCCACACTCACTCTACACCTGTTCGGGGTGAGAATCGGAATGAAAAGGACGAGAACATGTCGAACAGACCCCCAGCTCAGCCCACTCCCGATTGAGGGCCTCTTCCTCCAGATAGATGAGGCTGCATCCTCGTTCAAAGGTGGCGAGATTACGAAGAGTCACCTCGTAATCTCGCGCGAACTCGACCAGGTCTTCGTGTTTCTCGTAGGCCGCACGGACTGAGGCAAGGGCTGGCACCTCAAGGGTCCTCACATCCTTGAGACGGCCCATGCTCTCCTTGAACCCCCGAAGGCGAGCGATCCACCCTTCGAGGAGCTGGAAGGTCACCTCCGCGAAGGTCCGAAGATCCGTCACACTCGGGATCTCGATCTTGTCCACCCCGTCGAGAGAAGCCAGGGCCGCCCTCCGGGTGTTGTTCTGAAGACAGAGCCTCTGGAGAAGAGCGAAGGTCTTCTGGCCTTCCTGTAGGTCAGAAGGATTTGGGGGTGTTTGAGCAACGACACCCTCAAGACCCATGACCCGAGCTTCGAGAGCAGCTCGACCGTCGATGAAGTAGTCGAGCTGTGTGACCTTGGCTTGAGTCGCCTGGACAACCCCCAACTTCGTCTTGACGGTCTTGACGTCGCGAAGGGCTGTGTCGAGCCCTTCGTACGCAGCGAGCTGTGTCGTTGCCTCAATGACGTCCTTCTCCCGAACCTTCCGTGTAGCTGTTGCCTCCCTCCGGTCCTTCTCGACCATCCTCATGGCGAGATTGACCTGATCGAGCTTGGCCATGTCCGAGAGGACATCCGCGACAACCCCAGGGGATTGGTCGAGCAGGAAGATGGGGTTGAATTGATCGGAGACTTGTAGGAGGACGTTCCTATCCCCCACCTTGACCTCGTTGAAAGCCGCGGTCAGAAAGTCCGGCATCCCACGCTCGGCAGCGGGGTACTCCGCTCCATTGAAGACGTAGCGATTGATCGAATCGCCCTTCTCCCAAAGGAGATCGAAGTCCGCAGACTGGAGATGCACGGAGACGTGGCACTTGCACGTCTTCTGCTTCTTCAGCTTGCGGGCACAAGAAGGCCCGTGACGTACGAATGACGCCACGGGCGCTCCAGTGAGAGCACAACGAATCGCCCGAATGAGCGCGCTCTTTCCGATGTTCGACCGGCCCACAAGAGCCGTGAAGCCGTCAATCTGGAAAGAAACCCGCTCGATCGATTGAAAGTTGCAGACCTCGACCGAGATCATTCGCCGTCGGACTCGTCCTCAGCCGAATCTTCCACGATCGGATCGTCAGTGTCGATCGTGATTTCCTGCGTCCCCCCAGACGCATCGTCATCATCGTCCCCCAGCTCGCCACTGAGGTCCGCCTGCATCGCGTCCTCATCCGAGATCTCCTCGTCAGGGATCGCCGTCGGGATGGCCGAAGAGATGGCCTCGACAACCTTCCCCTTGATCTCCGCTGCCAGCTTGGGGTTGGCGATCAAGTGCGCGCGCAGCTTGTCCTTCCCCATGAAGGCCTCGCCTGCACAGGTGTACTTCGAGCCCTCGCGCTTGATGATCCCGTTGGCCTCGGCTGCCATGATGATGCTGTAGAGGTCGTCGATTCCAAAGCCGTACCGAATGAAGATCGTCGCTTCGTGTCCCTGCTTGGCGTCGGCCTTTGCCTTGATGACCTTCACGGAGGTGAGGTTGCCGAAGGGGTACTTCTTGATCTTCCCCGTGGCGGGGTCCTTCCGCTCGACACGCTCCGAGAGAATCCGAGCGAGTCGCAGCCGAACGTAGGCGAAGTACTTGAGAGCCTTTCCACCGGCCGTGTTGGCTTCCGGAGCACCGTGACCCCCACCCGTGCTGATGGTGGCTCGCTCCTGGTTGAGCAGGATGAGTGCCGTCCCGAGACGCTCGGGGTCGGAAATCTTGCTCTCCCCTGCTCCCTTCGTCGGGTACTTGGCGAGCCACAAGACGAGCTTGGGTAGGGTCTCGCTCATCTTCTTCGCCACAGCACCGATCTTGGCGGTGTCCTCGATCTTCTTCTCCAGCTCCAGAGCAGGAACCATCGAGGCGACCGAGTCGACGACGATGATATCCACGCCGGCCATGATGCCGACGAGAATCATCTTGAAACCATCTTCCATCGTGTCGGGAGCGTAGAGAAGGAGGTCTTCGAACTGAACCCCAATCTGCTTCGCGTAGCCGTGGTGAAGAGCGTGCTCGAAGTCGAGGAACATCGCCGTCCCCCCGTTCTTCTGGACGTTCGCGATGGCCGTGAGAGCCACCGTCGTCTTGCCACTCGACTCAGGACCGTAGATTTCCGTGATGCGACGCCGGGGGTAGCCAGGGCAAACGAAGCCCTTCCCATCTGCCGTTCGCGAACCACCGATGCTCGTGTCGAGAATGACCGAGCCCGAAGGAACGTGAGGTAGGGTCGTTTGCTGGGCCGTCATCGGCCGCTGCTTGGTGGTCTTGAGGATCATGGCCCTGGCAAGGGTCGCCACTGCCGATGCATTGGTGACATGTGCCTTGGCCTTCTTGTCTTTCGTGGTCGTCGCAGTCGTCATTTAGACTCCAGTTGGGAGAAGCTTGGCCATGCGTGTCTGCGTCGATGACAGGTTGCGCACAGCAAAACACATTTCAGAACCTCAGCTCGAACTTGCTCTTGGTTCTTTTTCAGAAGCATGGGACCTATCTCCATATCCTTGGCTTCTACCCCAAGATGATGGAAATCGAACACGTCAATAGGCCACTCACTACCAGGGGCAATCCCACAGTCTCTACACCGCCCTCCGAGGAGAGTTATGTATTCGTGTTTCCGTGCATCCCGAGTGTTTTTCATCCGAACTAGAATATTTGTTCGGCGCCTCTGGTAACTATCGCGTCCTTTTTGAGGGTCGTATGTTCCACGGCCTTTATCACTGATGCACTGCTTACAGGTGACGCCAACCCCCAATTTCGTACGAGGGTGAGCGTAGAAAGCCTCCAGAGGCTTCCCCTCTCCACAAGACTTGCAAGTCTTCACTTGGGGGTGTCAAGTTGAGAGAATCGGAAGAAACGACGATTCTCTTTGAAAGCCGCCCCCTGCATCACCGTTTGACCCGCCCGATCCCCTTTTGTGAAGGTGTGTATCTTGGCGAATGCTTGGTATTCTGCTGGAGATAGGCTGTCTTCGAGGATGGCCCCTTTGAGAAAGAGCCAGAAACGAGCGGCAAACCGAGCCACATGATAGGCATCTGCTTCATCATGTGTGATACGCCCTTTGAGACCAGTGTCCGCTTTGGCAGCGTCCACCATATCTGCTTTGAACATCTTCCCCAATCTGATCTTGGGGTCGACCTTCGTGAGCATTTTCAAAGTGCCGGGATCGAAGTACACCACATCCTTGCGTCGAGTGTAGATCGCCTCGTTCACCATGATGAAAAGGGCATAAGCCCCTGGAGACCACTGCTCTCCGAATGCAGGGGATTCCACGCCCACGGCTTCAATAGCGGAGTATCTGTCGAGCAGATCACCCACGCCCTCACGAAGCGTCATGTAGCGTTGAACGAAGATGTCCTTCGCGACGGTCGAGATCAAACCTCGACCGACAATGCGTGCGGGACCTTCAGCCTCGGAGTCGTGGACACACCACCCGAGATTCGTCAGGGATGGGTCGAGCCCGAGGGTAATCATAAAGAGGACGGGGGAGGAACCGAAGCCCCTCCCCGTCTCCTACCAGGGTATCAGACCTGATCCAGAAGGTCGGTGAAGTCCCCGCCGCTGGCGTTGGCCGCACCGAGAGCCCCTGCCCCGATGTCCGACACCGACGACCCGCCCATCCCGAGCTTCGCACGGACCGCGTCCGTGGTCATGTCCCGGAACGGCATCAGCTTGTCGTACATGCTGACAGCCTTGTCCAGGACCGCAGCCTGGAACTTGGGAACCTTCCGCCAGATGGCCTGACCGACGAACGAGACGTCGATGTTCTGGTACTGCGCGTCCTTGCACTCCAGCTTGAGATCCTGGGTGTGAAGGCCCATGCCGTTCTCGCGCAGACCCGCGTTCAGCTTCCAGATCATCTCGTAGGTCTTCTGGCCGAAGCGCCAGGGGATGATCTGCCAGTCGGTCGCGAGTGCGGGCTTGTTGATCTCACCCTTCCGATCGGTCGGGTAGAGAATCAGGAGGGTGGTGTACGCCGTCTTCGGCGCCTCCAGCCGCTTCCACACCGTATCCGCCTCCGACCCATCGAGGCCGAGACGGCTCAGCACGTAGCCCATGCCCTGCTGATAGTGGAACGACATGCGCTTGAACTTGCACTCGTCGAGGAAGAGCTTGTCGACCTGCGTGAGCTGATCGACGCTCTTGCCCAGACTCTCGGCACGCTCCGCCAGGATCTTCTGGCCGATCGCCCGCATCTGGTCGGGGGTGTTCTTCTCCCCCTTGTCCTTGGCGGCCTTGTTGGCCCGCTGGACCCCGACGATGTCGGCAGCGTGGAAGTACACGAAGGAGCCCCGTAGGACCTGACCCTTCGTCATCTTCAGCCACTCTTCGCGCTGCTTGAAGTTGTTCTTGTCCTCCTCGCCCAGACCCACGTCATCGTCGAAGGACTCGTAAGAAACCGGATCGTTGCTCATCGCTCTGCACTCTTTCGGTGTGAAATCGCCTTCACTGCTACATGTGTCGGTTACGACGGGTAGCGAAGGACGACGTTGGAACCCTTGATGTCGCCGACTCCGACTGAGAAGACTCAGTTTTTGCCGGTCGCCGATTGTACGCTACTGACGTATCAAAGTCCTGAAAATACGTCCTCGTAATCGTCTTCAGTGACGATTGCCGGGGAGGCTCCGAGGAAGTTCTGAATGGCTTGCTCGTCGGAGGTCTCTGTGGCCGTGACCGAGGGGAGAACAGGAGACCGATTCGTCGTAGGAACCACGACCACGGGCTCGGGCTCATCTGCTTCGGGCTCCACAGCCTTTGCAGTATCCCCCTCCAAGAGAAGAAGCAGCTCCTCTTCGTTGACGTCATCTCCCCCGAGAGGGGATGACGATCCACCACCGCTCCCAGGCAGCTTGTTGATCCGCTCGTCCCCGTAGAAGGACTTCGTATCAAGCTCATCCCTGATAAGCGATCGTTGCACTTTGACGGCAGCCATGGTGTCCGACAGCTCCTTGTGGCGATGTCGGACGACCTTCTCCATCGACTCCAGGTCCTTCTGCTCAGCTTCGAGCCGAGCGATGGCCTGGCGATCTTCACGAAGCATCACGTTGGCCGTCGCCTTGCGATCCTCGATGTTCGGGAGCCGGCTGACATGCTGGTTGTTTGCCAGAAGATCATCGAAGGAGACCTGGTAGGCAGACAGCCGTGTCTGAAGCTCTCGGGTGACGAGATGCTTCTGTTGCAGCAACTGAATGAGGATCCCCGAGACCTCATTCTTGTAGTTGTTGCAGGTAGCCGTGACGTCCTGTAGGTACTTCGGCCCCAGCGACGAAGGGTCCGAGTGGAGATCGATCGTCAACCTGGAGACGGTGCTGTAGATGACCTTGATTTGCTCGGGTGTCATGCCTTGGGCTCGTTGGGGGTGAGGATCTTGACGAGGGCCTCATCGTAGGAGTTGAGGATGGCCTCCGCTGCCTGCTTGCGACCAAGGATCCCTCGCTTGATCGCGTCGTCGTAGGTGACCGCCACGACGTGCTTGGCGAGAATGCACCGGACCACCCGAACCTCTTCGAGGTTGAAGCCCACCGAAGGGGAGTCGTCATGGAGCTGGGTCAACTCAGCTCCGTGTCCCCAGCTGGCCGTCGCGGAGTAGAAGGTGCTCTTCTTCCCGTTTTGAGTGCGTTCCTCGATCGAGAAGGAAGTCGTGAGCTTGTTGAGAGAGACTTCGGACTGAAGCTTCGTCAGTTTTGCCCTCAGCTCAGGAGTGAGGCTGTCCAGGGGGCTTCTCTGCTTCTGCGAGTCCGGTTCCGTCTTCGTTTCGTTCATGGCCCACAGCTACACCAACGAAAGCTCAAACAGCTTCAGCCACGGCGTTGCCGAAAACCGTGTTGCGGAAGACCACGCGATCGTTCGCCACAGCCCGCTCAACGGCATTGGCTTCCCCGATGAGCCACACCTTCCGCTTCGCTCGCGTGATGGCCGTGTAGAACAGCTCGCGTTGCAGCATCCTCCCCTGGCTCTTCACCACAGGAAGAATCACCGTGTCGTACTCCGAGCCCTGGCTCTTGTGGACCGTGGTCGCGTAGGCAAGCCGGAGCATCTCAGGAGCCTTCTCCTTCGGGATGTCGACGTACATATACACGCTGCCAGCTCCCACCCCATGGATCCGAACAACCAGCTCGTCTTTACGGACGTCATGGAGCTTGCCCATGTCGCCGTTGTAGACACTCAAGTCGTAGTTGTTCCGAATGACCATGAGACGATCCCCAACACGAAAATGGGTATCGAAGAGCTTGTACTCCTTCTTGTTGTCATCCGCCGGGTTGAGGGCTTCCCTCAAGCAAGAGTTCAAGTTGTCGACTCCCACAGGGCCGGCATACTTGGGGGACAACACCTGGAAATTGGCGTCTCGTTCCTTGAGCTTGACTGCCATCCTCACGATGAGGTCCGCGATCGTGCTCTCATCGGAGCAGTTCACGAACTGAAACTCAGACGGCGTGCTGTTGAGGGTCGGGGTCTCTCCCCGGTTGACCTTGTGGGCCGCCTGCACAATCTCACTCGTCAAAGCCTGACGATGGATCTGCGTGAGCCGCACATGAGGGATCGCCGGACACGAGAGAAGCTCTCGTAGAACGTTGCCCGCCCCCACCGAAGGAAGCTGTGCGTCGTCACCCACAAGAACGAGCATGGCACTCGGGTCAAGGGCATCCAGGAGCCGATAGAACAGCTCTTGATCCACCATGCTCATCTCGTCGACAACCACGGCTCCGACGAGGAGCTTGTTGTAGCTGTTGTACCCCCAGCCCTCCCCATCGTACCGGAGCGATCGATGAATGGTCATTGCATCGGTCCCCGTGACGGCTGCCAGACGCTTCGCAGCAATCCCCGTGGGGGCCATGAGCATGTGGGAAAGCCCGGCCGCCTTGAAGAGGTGGACGAACGAGCGGACCAGCGTCGTCTTGCCCGTACCAGGGAGTCCCGTGAGAACCAGGACACGATTCTGAATGAGCTGGAAAACGCCCGCCTTTTGCGCCTCCGACAACCCAATCCGCTGATTCTTCTCGTACGTTTCGAGGAATCCCCCAAGATCAATCTGGAGGTCGACGGGCGTCTTGAATCGAGCGAGCTTGTTCGCCGCCTCCCGTTCGTAGAGGAACGACTGAGGAAGGTAGACCCCAACGCCCGGGTCAACGCGAACCGTCTTGCGGGCCTCCAGGCGAAGGAGACCCTCTGCCACGGTCGTGGGTAGGTCCTGCCCCTCAAAAGGCTCAGCATGCTCTTCCTGGAGCATCTCGTGAATGCTCTGGGGGATGTCTCCCCGGCGAAGAAAGAGGTGCCCCTGGTTCAGGGCCTTGCGAAGAACCCACAGGATGGCCCCCTCAACCCGGCGAGGATCCCCCATCGAGATCCCCAACCGAAGAGCGAAACGATCCGCTTTTGCGAAGTCGAAGCCCGCGATTTCGAGGAGGCGGTAGGGATCCTGTAGAATCGTCTCCAGCGCCCCAACCCCAAAGGCTCGCGAAATCTGCTCCACGAGCTGGGAAGGGAGGTCGTAGTCCTTGAGGAAGGCCGCGAGCCCGCTCAACGAGCGGGACTGTGCCCACAAGAGTAGGGCGCGATCGAGCTTCTCTCGTAGGGGGTCGTCTTCCCCCGCGAGTAGGCGAACCCTGTCCGGTTCGTTCGAGAGGACCTGGTAGGTATCCATCCCGAAGCGATCCGAGACGAGCTTCGCAAGGCCCGGCTCAGCAAAGCCCTCGATGCAATCGGAGAGAAACCTCTCCACATCTTGGACTTGCCTCGTGTAGGGGAGCCACCCCGAAGGGACGAACTGACGGCCGTGCTTTTGATGAGACTTCCACTCACCTTGAAACCCGACCGTCGTTCCCGGACGCACCTGGACAAGACCGAACAGACGACCAGCAACCGTTGCCGTGGTCTCGGGGATACTGGGCTCCGCGTCGTTCACCACCATCTTGAAGACCCAGAACCCGTTCTCTCCCCTGCATCGCATGGAGAGAACCACGCCACTGATCGTTGCCATTCAGCTCATCCTTGTCGGTAACTGCCCTCGGGTTTATCGAAGGCTTTCTTCTCGTCCCTTGCCTTCAATTCAGCAAGAGCTTCATCCGCTTTCTCAGCGGCATCTTTGAGGGAGTGGGAATGCCTTGCGTAATACCCCGAAATGATAGCGGCGTAAAACTGGCACCAGAGATCGCGGTCGCTCATCGGCCAGCCATCTTGAGGAAGGCCTCTTCCGAGATGCACGAGACCCCCGCCTTCCGAGCTGCAACGGCCTTGGTGCTCGTCGAGTCCGGGTCGGCGATGACGAGGTAAGTGACCCCCTTGCCAGCCGAAGACTTTACCACACCGCCGTTGTCGGTGACGAGGGTTTCCAGCTCTTTTCGAGGAAGAGTGCTCTTGCCCGTGAAGCAGAAAGACTGCCCCGTGAGAGTCCCCTTGACCCGACCCCGAATCTCGATTCCGAGGGTCAGAATCTCCTGGAGCATTGCTTCGTTCGTGGGGTTGGTGAACCACTTGGCGAGGTCGCCTGCCTTCACCGGACCGATGCCCGCGATGGAGTGGAAGGGGCCCGTACGGTTCCCCGCGATGGCCTTCGACGTCTCCAAGCTCCCCGCCTGAATCGCAGCCATCGTGTCGTAGCCCGCGTCCATCAACAGGAGGAAGGTCGAAGACCCGCAGCCCGAGATCGACATGGCCCCCAAGAACTCCTCCAGGGGGATCGGGTTCTTGGCCCAGAGGAGCTTGTGGACCTTGGCCGCGCTCTTGTCCCCCATGCGATCGATGCTGGAGAGCTGCTCGACCGTGAGCTTGTAGAGGTCCATGACCGTCTTGACGTGACCCCCATCCACGAGCTTCTCGATGAGGCCGTCACCCCATTCCTTGATGTCGAGGACCTGGACGTAGCGCTTGATCCGGCCCGCCGACTGAGCGGAGCATTCGAGGGTGTTCGGACAGATGAGGTACTCCCCCTCCATCTCCGTGCTCGTCCCGCACACAGGACACTTGAGCGGACCCTCCTCGACCTTCTCGGGCTTCTGGTGAACCGCAGCGACCCGCGGGATGACGTCGTTGGCCCTGACGATCATGACCTCGGCCCCGACGCCGATCCCCAGGTCTCGGATGTACTTGAGGTTGTAGACGCTCGCGTTGGTGATCGTCGCGCCCATGACGTGGACGGGAAGGAAGATGGCCACGGGCGTCACTCGACCCGTCCCCCCAACCTGCCACTCGATCTTGGTGATCGTCGTGAGCTTCCCCTCCGCCTCGAACTTGAAGGCGACAGCACCCTTGGGACGGCCGTCCTTCTCCCCCAGCTCGTGTTGCTTGGCGAGGTTGTTGATGCGGATCACGAGCCCGTCGATCTCGTAATCGAGACGAGCCCGCTCCGTCTCCTGGTAGACCTTCCAGTACTCGACCGGGCCCCGCGCGTCAGACCCGGGGGCGTAGGTGTTGTAGGGAGGCGTCACGAACCCCATCATCCGGAGCATCTTGAACTGCTCGTCTTCGGTCACGGGCTGGACGTTGCCTTCGACGATCTCGTAGGCCATGACCGAGAGGTGCTCGGAGCCGGTCCCATCGAACCGTTTCGAGATCCCCGAGGCTGCGTTCCTGGGGTTGGCGTAGGAGGGGAAGTGCTTCTTGAGGTCGCTCTTCAGGAGGACGATCTCCGCCCGAATCGCTCCCGTGAAGGGATGCTCGCTCCCCAGGGTGATGGAGCGATACACGGCCGACTTCGAGACGCCCTTCATACGCTGGACGTTGGATGTAATGTCCTCGCCCTCGATTCCATCCCCACGGGTGATCGCCTGGATCAGCTTCCCGTCCTCGTACTTGAGGTCGATGCTGATCCCGTCCAGCTTCTCCGTGATGAACAGGACCTCGCTCTTGCCCGCCGTGGTGGCTGCCCAGAGCCTCATCTCGACCGGCGTGTTCACCTTGTCGAGGCTGCCCATCACGTACCCGTGGGAAGCCTTCTTCCACTCCGAGACGACCGGCACGGGGGCTCCGATGGCCGTGATCGCTGTGCTATCGGGCTTGATCTCCCGAAGCTCGGCGATCCAGCCATCGAAGACGGCGTCGAGGACCGTGGGGGTTCCGTTGAAGTAGTCGAGCCGGGCCTGGTTGATCTTCTTCTCCAGAGCGCCGGCCGCGAGGTCCTTCGCCTGGTCCATCATCTCGTCGAAATCCATCCTCGACGAGTACACCAAGGACGCCTAATCCTCGAAGGAATCGTCGAGGTGTTCCCATGCAACTCTGTACGAAACCTGTACTTGAGGGTCATGTTTTGGGGCCTCGATAGGAGGCGAAACCATGGGTGCCATCAACTGCTCTGCAAGCCGTGTTCTCCCTTCTACTGTACGAAGAAAGTCGTGCAGTAGATCCCCTGCTGTCAGGGATATATTAGGGATGGATATGGTGGCCTGATAGGTTATTTCCCCAGGCTCCCCATTCACAGCAAGGGGCCCACGCCGCGTACCCCAAAAGGGGCGGGTCATCAGCGGGGATGACCTGCGCTCCAGGGTGAAGGACGACAAATGCTCGAACATCTACGAGCATTTGTCTGACGTCCGTATGTGTTGCAGGCATACGGACGTCTACACCACCTAGATCAGGCAGGCACCGCCAGCACAGGCGAGTTCACTGCTGAGGGTGGTGTCGTCCGTGTTCTCGACGATCATCGTGTAGTCGACGGGCTTGTAGCCAGCCAAGATGGCATTCCACCTCGCCTCATCAACAGGCGTCGTGACAGCCTCGTTGGGGGCAAACGCGTAGTCCTTGTCTCCCGTGGCCGCGAGCATCGAGACCCCAGTGAAGTACTCCCGGTGCTCCCACACGTACTCCGCGACCTTGTCCCACTCCTCGGGGAGGACCGTCACCGTGTTGGAGACGTTGTGGGTCAGACCAGGTGAAGACTCGGGACGCGCCGTTCCAGGGATGACCCAGTTCTGTTGCGTCGACCGGATCATGTCGAGGAAGGGTAGGGCCGTGATGTCGTCCTTCACCGTTGCCAGAGCAGGCGCCTCGACAGGGAACTCGATCACCCACTTCCCATCGGGCTTCCTCACACACATGTGGGGATTGATCGCCCGGAAGGCCTGGAAGACGTACTCCATCTCGTCCGCAGTCACCCGGCGGATGTAGCGGCGGGCGTGATGAGCGTGATGCCCAGAGGCAACGCAACCCAGCTCCAGGGAGGTCGTGCCCGAAGGCTTGACACACGTCGTTCGGGCCGCGGGCTCGATCCCCAGACGAGCCGCATACTCGGCGTTCCACTGGACGACCTTCAGCGCCACTTCCCGCTGGTATTCCGGGTTGCAGGCGATGTGGGGAGCATCGAGCATCCCCGTCATCCCAATGCCAAGAAGAGCATCCCTCTTGGCAATCAGCTCGGAAATGGGCCCAAGGTAGGGCATGTTCGTGTAGGTGGCCTGAAGCGTCCCGATGAGGGTTGCTGCCTTTGCCGCTGCCAGGAAGTCTTCGAGACTCGTGAACTTGGCGGCATTGAGTTCACAGAGGTTGCAGAAGGCCCACCCCGTGACGGTGTCCCCCACTTCCTTGAAGGTGAACACACGGGCAAGGAGTTCTTGGATCGCGGGCGTGATCACGAGAAGGGGGTTGAGGCCGATCTCACAGCAGGGATTGGTCCCGTAGTCGTAGTCGCTCGTGAAGTAGAAGCCGGGCTCGCCCCATTGCTTCGTCATTTGGAAGATGCGCTTGAAGCTCTTCTTCCGGACATCATCCCTCTTGAGGACGACCGAGTTGTTGGAGTTCGCGAGCCAGGGCTCACGGACATACCAGTCACCCGTCTTGACGTTGATCATCTCCGAGTCGTCCAGGGAGAAGAGACAGATCATCGCCGATCGACGGATGCCCCCCGAGAGGACAGCATCCGCGGCGTGACACATGATCATGTGACACTCGACAGGACGCAGCTTCCGCCCCTGCACGGAGTTCAGAACCCCACGGATGTACTCCAGGGAGGCCTTGAGCTTCACATGGCCGGGAGCACGTCCCCCAGAGGTCCGGAGAGGCGTCCCCGCCGGCCGGATCTTGTAGTAGCTGAGTTCGAGGTAGACCCCATCGATGTAGCTCCGAAGCAGAGCCTTGAGAGCGTCGGCCCAGCCCTCGATGGTATCCTCGACGACGTGATGCCGGATCTTGGTGGGATCGATGTACGGGATCGTCGGGAGCTTCTCGACGTGATCGAACTGAACCGAGTAGCCCACACCACACCCCGAAAGGAGTAGGAAGAGAGCTTCGGAGAAGACGTCGAGCCGATCCACGAGGGAGAAGCTGCAATTGTAGATGCGGTTGTGGTTGGCCAGAATGGCGTCACCCCCAAACTGCATCGAGCGCATCGACGGGAGCACACGCTTCTCCCGAACGAGGTCGAAGGCCTCCTTGATCTCCTCGGCGAAAGCAGGGTGCTGTTGGCTGTGCATGCCTTCCACCCGGGCCACCGTCTCAGCGTAGACTTCTCGCCGCCGTTGCTCCGGGAGATACCGAGCGTACTTGCTGGCGTGAATGTACCCTGAGATGGCCAGAGGATCCGGGCCCGTATGCTGGCGAGCCAGACGAGCCTCTGCCCGCTGATGCCGGTAGAGAATGAACGACTTTGCCACGGCGAACTGACTGTGGCGCATGAGGGCGGTCTCCACAGCATCCTGAACCGTTTCGACGTCGACCGTCTCCTCGGTCAGAGCATCGGTCACGGTGTTCAAGACCTTGTTGAGGGCCTTCTCGTCCGTGGAGCCCGTGCTCTCTTTCCATGCTCGGCTGATGGCATTTTTCAGCTTCGAGACATCGAAGGGCTGAAGGGTCTTGCCATCCCGCTTCCGAGTTGTCTGCGTACGAATCATCTAGGGGAACTCCTCAAGCAGAAATCGACAGGACCGCGAGTTCGACATGTGTACGTTTGGAGCGCGCCGAACTCTTGACGTCAGCGTCCAATTTGCAGAGACGGCTCATGTGCCCGATGAGCTTCACCATCTCGTGCCGTCGCACGAGGGGGAGAAAGTGATTCTTGAATCGCCAGGGGTGCATCCCAAGAGCACCCGCGATGTCTTCTTCAGAAGCTCGTTGATCCAGCATCCGGCGAGCAACAACGAGCTTCTCGACCTGCTTCATGAGGGCATAGGTCAAGGGCACGTTGACCTCCTCACCCTGGTTCCGGTACAGAACCGAGAGGAGGTTCATCGCCTTCTTGGTGTTCTTCTCGATCGCAGCTTCAGCCACTTGCCAGGGCTCCGCAGCCGGCGAAGGAGAGACCACGATGTTGAGGTGTGCCCCTGTGACGGTCTCCCCTTTTTTGGTGATGACCCGGAGCTTCTCCAGCTCATTCGCCAAGCGGTGAAGGTCAGGCCCCACAAGCTGGAAGAGACCCGGAGCGATCCCCTTATCCAGGGTCAACCCCAACCTCTTCGCTTCACCCTCGACCCACTTGACGACCTCGTTGTTGGTGTCGAAGGTCTTGAGCTTCTTGTGCTCGATGAGGCGACCCTTCTTTGCCGCTGTGGCCCACAGCTCAGGAAGCTTTTCCCCTCGAATGATCGCCACAAGGACCACAGAGGTGTCCCCCGGGACCTTGTCCGCGATGTACCTCTTGAGGTACTTGTCCCCCTTGATCTTCCCTGCATCGTCAACGACGACAACTCGATCTAGACCGTCGAAGGATCGTGACTCACAAAAAGACACGAGGTCATGATCAAGAAGGCCATCTCCGTCAAGAAGAGCAACGGACTTCCCTTCCCAATGCCGTGCTCGTTCGAGGTCCTTGTCCAGGAAGTAGGGCTCTCCCCCATAGGAGACAATGAATGACGCGACGTTCTTTGCGGCGGCCATGTCAGACTCCGAAGACGTCGAGGAACAGAGACTTGACGTGAAAAGAGAGGTTGATAGACGTCGTCCAATGAAGAGTCTGAATCTCCCTCAACCCTTGCCGGAGCTTCTGCCAGACAGCATCACTCGACGCAGCGCGGATCTTCCCCAAGGTCTCCAGGATATCGGAGTTGATAGTGCTTTGGGGGTCCAAACGAAGCATGAGGATATCGTGCAGCAATTGCCCTAGAAAACGGAGCGCCAAAACGAAGTCTTTGTCAATGGCGTCCACCATCGAGAACAAGCGAGGGTAGTCTTTTTCAAGACCCGTTTGAAGGAGCACAACGACTTTGTCGCGAAGCGCAAGTCGGCCAGCCCCGCAGAAGCGGACCGAACGACCCAACGATCCTTCACCCATCCGGGCATATACAAGAGCTTTAGTGGGGTCCTCCTCGAACTTCTGAACCACAGACAGCACGTAGGCCTCGGACAATCGCTTGTAGCGGATAAGGCCGCAGCGCGAACGGATCGTGGGGATGACGTGATGAGCCTCTTCCGCGAGGAGAAAGAAACGCGCTCGACTCGGGGGCTCCTCCAGAGTCTTGAGGAGCGCGTTCGCGGCAGCATCCGTCAGACGGTCGGCCCCATCGATCATGAATACCCGATAGGGTGCCATGGTCGGGTAGGAGCCGGCGTTCACGATCATCTCCCGAATGGCGTCGATCCCGATGTCTCGATCATCAATGGGAGCGAGAACCATGAAATCAGGGTGATTGCCCTGATCGATCTGCGTGCAGTCGAGACAGGTACAACCCGTGCGTTGGGTCCCCGTACAAAATATCTCCTTGACTGCCTGGAGGACAGAGAAGCGACGTCCCACCCCTTCTTCCCCCACAAGAAGGAGCGGGGACGTCAACTTCCTTTCAACTGAGCGCCGGAGGTATAGAACCCCCTCGGTCTGCTCCCGTACCTCCTCCAACATCCTCATGCTCCATCAGGGCAGCTCGCCGTAGAGGCTCGACAGGTTCGAGCCTCATGGCAGCGAGGAAGTTCTGCCCGCAGTCCTCGCAGATGAATCGATAGGGTTCTTGGCCACTCGGGCTCAACGTCCCACGGCATCGACTACACCGCATAAAACCGACGGGCACTGAATCTTCAGGCATGGGCTCAGCCGAGGTTGAAGTTGCCACCCGTGGCAATACCCCACGTCGTCTTGCAAGCGACGCAGGCATACATGTGAGCCCCGACAGGATACCCAGGCGGAGTCACCTCCGTCACCTGGATCGAAGGGCAGTTCGGGGCCTTGCACTTCATGTGGACGACCTTCGGCTTCTCGTGCTCGACGGGGGGAAGTCCAGGAGTCGTTCCAGTGTAATCGATGGGCATGCTCGTCCTACAAATTTGAGAGAGGGAAAGCCGTGGTGAAGATCCCCTGAAGCGTCCTCAAGACCAGAGCGTAGAAAACGGGATCTTGAAAGTCCGCCACCGAAGCGTCTGAAACCATGGCCGAAGAAACAGCCGTGGGTTTGAACGTACCGTCTTGAAGGAAGGGGACGATGAGCTTCCAGTCCTCATTCAAAACGGTAACATCCACACCCAAGCCGACCAGGCGCACAAATCCTACACCATGGCGAAAGTATTGTGCCGCTTTCGCTTTGCCCCGGACCTGAGCCACGATGGCCAAAGCCACCCCAGGCAGATCCGATGTTCGAAGCCTTGCCGGCAGTCGCCCATGTACGAAGAAGAGCCGCTCGTCCACGCCTGAGCTGGAGCACAAATGAAAAAGGCCGGACCCCCTTTCGGGAGCCCGGCCTTTGCTGGGGTCGATCAAAGAAACGAAAGGTCTACGGGAAGACCTGCGTCAGCGACGTCATCGAGAAGATGGCGTAGTAGTTCCCGTCCAGCTCGCTGGACTCGTGGGTGCCGCCGCCGGTATACGTGCTCCATTGAGCGTCCGCTTCCGGGCGGGTGAGAGGGTCAGTGGAAAGGACAGTCCACCCGTCGTAGATGTCCCAGTAGTAGATGGCAAAGGTTTCCATGCTCTACGTGAGCTATAAAACCTTCCGTGATCTCGACTGAGAAATCAAGAATTTGCCACCCAGCACTTAGGTCCATCGAGGGTCGTTCAGCTCAACCTTGTCTTCCGGCTCATGTTGGCAAGTCGAGAGCCCCGTGAACGTGGTCAGGCTCTCCTGTTGCGCATTCATGTGCGCTCCGAACTGCACTTGAATTTTGCGAAGAGCACCACCCTTGTAGATGGCCGCCAGCTTGTTCACATACGCGCCGTACTCACGAAGAAAAGCCTCGTCGTGGTAGAAATCGTCATGGTCCACAACATTACGGACCACGATGTGTTGCACAGCGGTTTCGCTGTGCTTGCCCTTCTTGCCGTAGGTAGGGACGCGAAAACTGAATCGTAGGGAGATGTTCATGTCTCTCCTACAAAGCGAAGAAGTCCCTGATCAACCCCTTCTTTTCGTCCCTCTCCGCTTCATCCGGGCGGCAGCCGAAACAGCATCGGCCGCTGCGTACAGCTCGTGAAGGTCCTCAAACGCCAAGTATGTATCGGCAGCCCGCTCGGCACTCTCGGCGAACGCGTCCAGGTCCTCTTGCTCGAAAGAGGCGGCGAGATCAGGGGTTCTATGCCGGTAGGATGAGCGTGCTTCGCCCACCTCCGGCTGGAGATGGTTCATGCCTCTCCTACATGAGCACCATGAACGGGATCAACCGAGGGGAAGCGAGGCCACCCGAAGACAGGCCGTCGTGAGCTTCCGCACCCCTTCGAGAAGAGTCTCGGGGGTGAACGGCATGGGTCCGAGGTGAAGGAGCCCCAAGGGGTCGATCTCAACCCCAAATTCTCGAAGGACCACCATGGTGCCGGAAGGAAATGCCCAGGTCAAGCCATTGATGTTCCGGCGGTTGACCGCTGCTTGATTCGTCTCGGGCTCGACGAGGTGCAACAGGCCGTCCTCAACCCTTGCTTCGAGGTCGAGCCAGGCGCCTTGGGGGTACTTGCTGTGGGTGCGGATCGTCACCGGCCCGCCAGGTACGGCAGCCTCAAGCAGGCGGATTTGGGGGTGTTGGCAGATGACTGCTCTCTCTTTGCTGGAGAGAAAGCCTACCGGACCGACGCGAAGATCGTTGGTCCGGTGCGTGGGGAGGAAGAAGGAACGGAGAGCGTGTCCAAATCCCATACCCCCAAATACACCGATTTGGAGATATGGGACGGAAGACGGTCAGAAAGCGACGTCGGCCGACTTGTCGACCTCGGGCTTTCGTGTTGCACATTCCGTGGTGAGCATGATGCCGGCGATCGAGACGGCATTCGCGAGGGAAGCCCGGACCACCTTGGTGGGGTCGATGATGCCGGCGTCGATCATGTCCTTGCAGGTCATGTCCCGGGCATCCACACCCCAGGACTCCTCGGGCAGCTCTTCCTTGACCTTGTTGAGGAAGACGTCCGCCGATCCACCAGCGTTGCGGATGATCTGCCGGAAGGGCTCGTCGCAGGCCTGGAGCACCAGCTTGAAGCCAGCCCACTCCTCATCGCCCACAGGGAGAAGAGCCCCGGGGATCAAGAGGAGCTGGTCATCTTCCTCTTGCGGGACCGCCTCGATCACATGCGTCGGTTCCCGATCCCCATCGATCTGAGCCCCGAGTGCTTGGGTCTCTTCCACGAGGACCTGGACGCGAAGAGCAGCTCGGATGAGCGTCACCCCGCCACCGGGGACCACACCTTCCGCGATGCTGGCCTTGGTGGCGTAGAGGGCGTCCTCCATCCGGGCCTTCAGCTCCTTCATCGCGGTCTCGGAGGAAGCTCCGACCTTGATGACGCAGACGCCACCGAGAAGCTTCGAGAGCCGCTCCCGGTACTTGTCCGCGTCGTACTCGGACGTCGAGCGTTCGATCTCCGCCTTGATCTGGTTGACCCGGCCATCGACGAGCTTCTGATCTCCCCCGCCGTCCGTGATGATGGTGTCCTTCAGCGTCACCCGGATGCGACCAGCGGTCCCGAGGTGCTCCATGGTGATGCCATCGAAGGTCATCCCCTGGTCCTTCGAGATCATCGTGGCTCCCGTGAGCACGGCGATGTCTTCGAGGATCCGCTTCTGGTTGTCCCCGAAGGCCGGCGCCTTGACGAGACACGACATGAAGATGTTGTTCCGGAGGTTCTGGACGAACGTGGGGAGGGCTTCACCCCCGAAGTCCGGAGCGATGATGAAGAGCGGGCGCTTCTCCGTCATGATCTGCTCCATGAGCGGGACCAGCGGGCGAATCGCCGAGAACTCCCTGTCCGTCACGAGCACGTAGGCGTTGTGCAGGATGCTCTCTTGCTTCAGCTCGTCCGTGCAGAAGTTCGGACTGGCCCAGCCACGGTCGAGCTTCATCCCGTCGGTCACTTCGACCACGGTCTTGTCGTTGCGGCCTTCCTCGATGTTGACGACGCCGTCCTTGCCAACCCGAGCCACAGCATCGGAGATGATCTTGCCGATCTCCGCGTCGCCGTTGGCCGAGATGGTCGCGACCGACTCGATGTCCTTCTGCTCCTTGACCGGAAGCGTGAGACCGAGGATCTGCTCCTCCAGGAGGTTGAACGCCTTGTCCATCCCGCGCTTGAGCGGGACCGGAGCGAACCCCGCCTCGACGAGCTTCACACCGTTGGCGTAGAGGTAGCGGCCCAGAACCGTCGAGGTGGTCGTGCCGTCTCCGGCATCATCACTGGTCTTCGAGGAGGCTTCGCGCATGAGCCGAACGCCCATGTTCTCCCAGGGGTCCGATAGCTCGACTTCCTTCGCGACGCTCACCCCATCCTTGGTGACGAGGGGATTGCCAAACGCCTTCTGGATACAGACGTTTCGCCCCTTCGGGCCCAACGTCACCGCAACGACGTCCGCAAGCTGGTTGACCCCAGCAAGCATGCTCTTCCGAATCTCGGTCCCGTACTTTGTTGCCATTCAATTTCTCCGGTTGGTCTGCCCCGACCTATACACCACGGCGATCTCATCAGGGTCAAGATCCGCCGGGTCAGGCACAGGGATACCAGGATGAGACATCGGACCGGGTTTCGGAGGGGGCGTCTCGAAGTGTCGAGGCCTCCAGAAGGGACGCGAGGCCTCATTCTTCCGCGCCCAGAGCCACCCATACGCATCGAGCAACACGATACGAAGGTCGGGGTTCTCGCGAGCCCAGACAACCTTCTCATCCGCGTCCGTGTAGGAGGCCCAGTAGAAGCTCTCAACCAGCTCGAAGCTGAACCGCCAACCAGGAGGGAGGGCGGTATGTACCGCAGCCTCGATCTCCCCCGGAGTCCAGGCGGTCATCTCCTGGAGTGAGAACATCTACTTCCAACGTCCGCGTTTTTCGCGAGGCACAGGCCAGAGTCCTTGTGCCTCCAAAACAGAACGAAGCTCCAAGATCCGGATCTTGGAGCTTCGTCTCCAACGTCGAAGTGACCAGCGTAGCTTCAGAGCTAGACGATGCGCTCGTGACTTCCCAATCGACAGAGCCCACTCGGCTTCGTGCTCTTTTGAGACTGCCCGAGATTTACGACTGGGGGTCATTTTGGAGCTGACGAGGGGAGTCGAACCCCTAACCAACAGTTTACAAAACTGCTGCACTTCCATTGTGCTACGCCAGCATAGACCTCGCCCCACCTCGACCTAACATCTCTTTGATATGGTTTGTCGCCCCTTTGGGGAATGTGTGAAGAAAGGTTGGCGGAAGAAGGAGGATTCGAACCCCGAGGTTTTTAGGCCCCAACTGTTTAGCAAACAGCCCCCAGCCCTGCTGGTCATCTTCCAAGTCCCATCCCGCAGACCGTACCAAGGGCCCGCTTGCTTTTTGGTGGAAAGCCAGGCCGATGGGGAGCCTGAGCGGAAGAAGGAGGTCTTGATCCCCACCCCCATTTCTGGGAGCACACTGTTTTCGAGGCAGGTCCGACCCCCGGTCGGTTCTTCTTCCAAAGTGACCTCCCTCTGTTACACCGAAGTGTGAGGGACGGTCAAGGGTTTTCTACTTCCCGGCGTCGAGAAGCATCTTGCCCGTGGAGCTGGACGAAGACGAGCTGGAGGCCGTCGAGCTACCCGAGCTGGACGAGACCGAGCTGGAAGCCGAGCCGCCCGTTCCCGTGCTGGTCGTCGCGGTCGGTTGAACCGACGAGCAGGCGGACAGGATGATGGCACAAGCCAGAAGAGCGAGGGACTGCGTGAAACCCTTGAAAAGCATCGGGAAAGTCTCCAATTCCGTTCCAATAGAAGCGAATGGCGGAAGGCGGAGGAGTCGAACCCCAACGTGTCTAGCGCTCCCTGGCGTTCAAAACCAGTTTGCCTCCAATGGCGGCGCCTTCCAAGCGGACGTACTACCTACGTCCTTTCTACAAATCGATCAAGGGTTTGTAGACGGAATCTCGATGTAGCCCCGGAAGGTAAGAGAGATCCTCTCACCACACTGCACGGGGCTCTTGGGGATCCTGTGCATGTGCGTGTTCTGCATCCCGGGGGCCATGAGGGCGAGGGACCCGTGCTGGAGCTTCAGCCGCTCGGGATCGAGCTGAACCGGAAGCTCAGGGCGAGCTTCCATGATCTGCTTGAACCAAATCTCGCGCTCGAATACAAGCGACACGATCCCGATGGGACGGGCGTCGTCCATCTCGGGCGAGTCATCGGCGTGCCACCCAAGCTGGTCCTTCTGATCCAGGTAGCGGTTGAGGAAGCAGACCTCGAAGGTCGCCCCCGTGAGCGCTTCGAGGTCCTTCCTGATCTCCCGGATGACGGGATGGTACGGACGAGGCTCGTACAGCCGGCGTCCCTTGCCCCGTCCGTAGACGTAGGGGGTCGGGGTGTCGTTGCAGTAGTACTCGCACCTGGGAGCGTCACCACGGCGCTCCCAGTCCAGATCATTCCGAAGAGCCGCGAACGCCTTGTCAGGGTCCGAGACGAACTTGTAGGTGACGGGGGCCTTTTCCATGGGGTCTAGATACACCGAAGCGCTCCCCTTTGGGAGGGAGCTTGGACTCGGCGTTTGGGGGTCGTGGCGAGGTGAAGCGCGAGATCCCCATCCTATGGTCGGGCGGAGAATCCTGTTCGAGGCCTTCCGCGCGACACCGACCGGGGTTCCTGGTTGAGGACTCCCGGCTGTCCAAGCTCCCTTCCAGAAGGGAGCGCTGTGATCATCCTACAGGTTGATGCCGCTGGGGATCAACCCGTTCGTTCGTATTCTGAGAAGAGTCCCCGAACAACCCCTTGGGACCAGCCTCAAGGCTGTTCGGGACACCGGGATCTCACCCCCAATGCTCTCTTGCCACGTTTTTCCGTCAGAACACCTGGTCGCGTCCTTGCGGCACTCTTCGGAAGTCAGCTCGGTTTACGCCGAGCTGCTCCTCTCCGTGGGGACTGCCTTGTATGGCTCCCATCCCCATTCGAGAGCATTTCATGCTGACCGTGGGGTTTCCACAGTCGAGAGGACTCTTCTCAGAATACGAACGAAACAACCAAGGGCGGATTCGAACCGCCTACCAATGGCGACCCTTTTGGAGAGTGCCCACCGCACCATGCGATGTCCTTGGTTAAAAAACTGGGCGTCCTATCACTTAGACGACTCTCGTGAGAGAGGAAGGTGTCGAACCTTCATACCCAACGGGGTGCCCGATACCAACGGACAGATGGGACTCGAACCCACCTCGACCCCTACTCTAAGAAGTCCGAACACGTTGGAAATTCACAGGTCTGCTTTCCACCGCAGAGCAAGCTTTAATCGTGTTCAGTCTTCGGTCGCAAGCCAGGGAGTCGAACCCCGCTTCACATCGATCACCTTGGAAGGCTGGCCGCCCGGCCACTTTTCGTCGATGCCCTGCGATGAGGGTCCTACAACGGGAGGACCTGCCCGATCAACCTCAAAGACTTCTGAATAGTCGATCTGTGTGGCCGCTCAGGTGCAATCACGGTAGTCATGTACCGGAGGATTGCCGATCCCGCCGCCTGGGTCTTCGGTCCGGGGGTGCCAGTTCGCCCTCTACGCTGGCACCCTTGTCCTTCCACACAGAATCAGAAACCTCAAGTCAGACCTACGTGGTCTTGACGTTGGCCGTTCCGGTGAGTCATGTCACCGAGGCTGCTCCCGCGTTGGCGTTGGGGTCTTGGGTCAGTGTTGGCGTCGAGTATCTTACCCACCTTGGAGGCATGGGTACCTTCTGAGCGCGCTTCTGACTTGTCCCTGCCACGCAGGCCTGACTTGAGGCGTCGTACTATTCAGTTGTCAATGACCGAGTCGGCTTTCGTTCTCCGTCTCGTAGTAGTTCTACAGTCTGAGTCGTTCCCTGATCAACCTCGGGGTGTTTTTTCTTGAGGTTCGGGTTGAGCAGAGCACAACCTTCGTGCTGACTCGAACAGCCACACCCAACCTTGGGATACCGGACTCGAACCGGAATACAGAGGCTTATGCTGCCCCTGTGAGATACCCTTCTCTCCAGTTGTGCTCTGCTCAACCCGAACCTAGCGGAAGATAGAGGCGTCGAACCCCGGCAGATAAATCCGCCACACCGTTTTCCAAACGGGCCTCGCTCCGAGCGAGAATATCTTCCAAAACGTGGGGGAGTGTCCAGGAATCGAACCTGGCTAGCTTTTCAGCAGGTCATTGAGAGAAGGAGCATGTGGCCACATGCTCAAACCTCATAAAAACCCTCGTCTTCCAAGACGAACACTCCCTTTTTGCCGAGGGGAGTTGAACCCCCAACCTTCCCCTTGTGGGGGATGTTCTACCATTGGAACTACGGCTACATCTTGAGGGGGAAGCGACTCTGGCCTTACCCGCGGCCCCCAAGGGGGCGGGCCAGAGTCTTTTCACCAAGGCCGGCGACCCTGGACTTCACGGCCCCGCTGCCTTTGGCAGATTCGGGGTAGTCTTACTCGCCTTCATCAGGGGAGCCCGTTTGAGTTTTCCTGTGGAGGGGTAACTCAGAAACCCAGGGATGTTTTGGACGGCCTTATCCCACCGAGCCGCCAAGCCTCGCATTGTAGCCCGGTATCACCCGGGGGCTTGGTCTACGCGGTCTTTGTCCCGCATGGTCATCTGCATGTTTTCACTGTATCTCCTTCCGTCTCCTTTTCGTTTCAGCGTCTCGATGTAACCTCTACAGGCCGACCCCCAAGACGATCAACCGAATCGGATCTTTTCTACTGCGTCTCGGAAATGACGCGGAGCGTATGGTAGAACTGCGGTGCGTCATTCTCGTTCGGGATCCCGGCGGAGTTGCCGTCGTTGACCTCGATCACCCACCACTTCCCCTCGACATCCTGTGCAATGTCCAGGGCAGCGAAGGGGGTGCCCAGACGAGCCCCCACAGCTTGGAGCCAGGAAGCCGGGGATGCGCGTCGATGCTCTCGATGTAGGTAGCCCCCTCCGTCCAGTACCGATAGGTCGCGAAGGGCTGCCCCCTCAAGAAGAAGGTGCGGAACTCCTGAACCAGGGGCATCCGGCTCTTCGTGTGAATGCCCACTTGCTTGAGGTTCAAGAACTCGCGGAAGACCAAGCCTCCGTAGAAGTCGTCACCCTGCAACCGGATGAAGTTCGAAGCGACTCGGGTCACCTCCGTGGCGTCGCTCGCATCACGGATGAAGCAGGCGTCGAACCACTCGTGCTTCCGGCTCTTGAGGAAGTCCTTCACCATCACCGGCTTCGGGCCGAAGTTCATCTCCACAAGTGCGGCGACCTGCTCCATGGTCGGAGGCTTCTTCCACGAGATGATCGAAGACCTCGGCGTCAGCTCCTTCAGATCGGCGTACCACCGAGGGAGGTCGTGCGACCACATGTAGTTCTCGGGGGTCGTGAGAAGACCCGGGACCAGCTCGACGAGCTGCTCGAACTCTTGGGGCTTGAGAATACACCCCCGGTAGAGAGCCGGACCCTTGATGCCGCTCCAGTGCTGTCGGTTGAGTGCCTCGTTTTCGGGAGTCACTCGGAAGGGCTCCCCGAAGACCCCGCCGCTCAAGAACGCGATCTGAAATCCAACCGAACGCGCAACTTCGATCTCGCCCACCCAGGACGGGTCAGGAGTTCGGATCGTTCCGGGTTGTGCGGGGAATACCAGAGTGCAGTCCATGGGAGCCTCAGCGGGGGTTCAGATTCTCGCAGAGCATGTTCATGAACATCTCGCCCTGCTCGATCGCATCGTCAATAGCGACGTGCGTGTGCCTCTTCTTCGAGAACCAGCGCTTCGGCATGGTCCTCTTGGTCGTCCCGCGGTAGGGCAGGCGTAGGACAGCGCTCGCGTAGGACTTCACGTCCATGGCCGAGAAGCTGAACGGGCTCATCCCACCGAAGTACATGAGGTACCAGTACACGAACAGGAAGTCGAAGCCCGCCGGATACCCAACGAACACGAGGTTCGTCGAGGTCCCAGACGGAACCAAGAGGTTGACTCCCGGTAGCTTCTGGAGCCAGGTGCAATACCTGCCCATGGCCTCAAGAGGTTCCTCCTGATCCTTCTGGCAGGCATCCCACGCCGCGGGTTGCGTCTTCCACCAGGCCATCGTATCAGGATGGCCCGCAGCACCCAGTAGGGGTTTCAGGTTCGCGGAGAAGCCTCCGAGGAAAACCTTCTCGTAACGTCCGTTGGTCTCTCGAAGCACAAAGGCAGCGGAGCCGATGCTCAGCATCGAGTGAGGCCCGGGAATGGGGCCATCGGCCTCGATGTCGGTGCTGACGTAAATCTCAGTAGTCATTGACCTGTCAGTACACCAAAACACCCGCCGCCTGAGCAAGCGCGATCAGAGCTTCATCGACCGTCCCAGCATGCTCGTGCGTCAGAACGATGGTCTCCGACTTGGGGGTGTTGAAGTCAGAGCCGTAGAGCCGCTCCTTCCGGACCACGGACGCGGACACAGTGTCACAGCCGTCGAAGTTCAGGGGGTGGGGTTCGCACTCAACACGAACGACATAATCTTCCGACCGCTCGCGCTTCAGGTAGAATGCGTTGACGATCTTTCGGCACAAAGCCATGTATTCCATGGCTAGCCATACACCAGCGGAAGAAGGAGGAGTCGAACCCCGGGCAGGTTTCCCCACCCACTTCGCTTTCCAAGCGAGCCCCGCTCCGAGCAGGAACATCTTCCAAGTCTGCAACTACTGAATCCGTAACTGAAATTCCCTACTGAGGCTCTTTCTATCCCCACTTTCAAGTGGGGGGTATGACCATGAAACGCAGCAAGTCTCAAGACCGTCTACGCCTTCGAGCGACTCTCCCCCGAGAGCGCCAGGAGACCCTTCTTCCTTGCCCCGCGTGCGCTGGCAACAAGCTCCTCTTGAAAGAGACTCCCGACGGTCTCTACAAGATGAAGCCGTGCCGTTGGTGCGACGGTACAGGAGCGGTTGATCGCATCATTCAGCGCATGTGGGCCCGCTGGACCAAGATGCTCGCGTACAACCGCAACAAGGGTCACTGCGGCTAGTCGTCGTCAGCCAGGAGGTGCTCTTGCCAGGGACGACCCTCTACACGAGGAACATGCGGCCAGAGAAGAGCGAAGACACTCGGGCTGCACGTTGCCTTGCCGATGTCCCCGGTTGTGGCTGCCAACAAGTTCTTCTTCACCACGGCATCCCCATCCGAGTACACCTCTTCGATGTAGTACGCATGGTACAGCATGACCTTGGGCAAGTTGACTCCAGGTCGCCTCCAGATTTGAAGACGACACAGATCGGGGTGTACACCCCAGTACACCCCCGAAAACATCTTGTTGAGCTTCTCGACTGCCTCAACTCGAAGGGGGGAGTCATAGGGAGTCTGCTCTTCTGGTCTTGAAAGAATGCTCAGAAGCACCCCCGCGCGCTTCGCTTTCTCTGCGTACTGGACAGGATCTTCGGACATGAAAAAGGGGTACACCGACCCGAGAGTCAGCGTACCCCTTTCAGTCAGCCCGAGGCCTGGTTCTGCTGGAACCCCACGAGGAAGGGTTCCCAGAGGTCCGACTTGACGTCATGCCGGATCTGGGGAGCCCCCAACGGCAGAGTCTTCGGAGCGTGCGGATGCGCGATGCCCTTCCACGTTGCCGGGGGCTTGAGCCTCATGCCCGCTTCTGCCGGCGTGCGACCAGCCTTGCGGCCGTTGCACGGGTAGCAGCTCGTCACGATGTTCTCCCACACCGTCTTCCCACCCTGGCGCCTCGGAACCACATGGTCGTAGTTCAGGTCCTTCCGCGACTTGGTGGTGCCGCAGTAGCAGCACATGAAGTTGTCGCGAGCGAAGACGTTCTCCCGTGAGAACTTGACGCCCCGCTTGCGATACGGGACGACCTTCTTGAGCATGGCGACCGCGGGCATCTTGACGACCTGCCCATCACGCTCGCAGAGGACCTCGTCGTACTCTTCCAGGATTTGGATTTTGCCGTTGCAGAAGTCGACCATTGCGACCTGCCACGGCACGACTCTGTGTGGGGCCATCCACGAGTTCAAGATCAGCGTATGCGAGTTCATGGGACACCTTCGTGATGCGCCCCAACTTGGAGCGGCTACCGTTTCAATTGCATGGTGCCCGCCGGGGGATTCGAACCCCCAACCTTCCGTTTTTGAGGCGGACGCCGCTGCCAGTTGGGCTAGACGGGCATAATACAGGAAGGCCCTGGTTGCGATCAACCAAGGCCTTCCAATTCGAGAATTTGGAGCTGCCGGGAATCGAACCCGGGTCCGCAAAGCTTCCGTTCCGCTTTCGTTTACGTGCGTAGCCGCCATATCCCTGGCGGCTGGGTTCGCGGATTTGGCCGCGAACTATCTCGTCTGCTTGTCTCGAAGGGGTAGCCGCCGAGCACGCTTCCCCTTCCAGCCCTGTGGGTTGACACCGGAAATCCAGCTACTAGGACGATCTTGCTGGCCGATGGTCACTACGCAGCCATCTGCATGGGGACGAGAGCGTTGTCGTTCGCAGGTATACGTCTCGATTGATTACGGCGGGTCGAGAGCCGCCTACACGCAAGCTGGAACTTCCAATCCACGTCGAAACCAAGTCAGCCCCGAGTTGTGCTACCGATGAATTGAATCACCTTCGCCCACTACTTGGGTGGGTCAAGCGATGGTAGCTCGCTTTCGTGCCGTCGACAGGAGTCGAACCTGCCCTCCCTTTCGGGAACATGCACCTCAAGCATGCGCGTCTGCCAAGATCCGCCACGACGGCCTATCGTACCCAAACCGAGAGTGTGTCACCCCGGGATCGAACCGGGCTACCAACGAAGGTCCTGCTTATCAGGCAGGTGTGGTCAACCAGCTCCCTCGTGACACATGTGAGGAAAGAGAGAAGGAAAAAGGATGAAACAGAAGCAGGGCGTTTCCGGGCTTCACACCAATTCCGAGGTTCCTCGGGGTTAAGCGCTTAGAAGGAGGCAGCCACGCTGGGGTTTTACCGTTTGGGGGGTTAGTTCTCTTTCCTCAGCCCGGCTTTCACCGGGCCCGGGACCCGCTACTCGAAGAGCGCGGGGTCCAAGTTTTCGATTTCGATCGAAGTGGAGTTCGCCATTCCGATCACGGCCTGGAGGCCGCTGTGCTTCCTTCCAGCCTGGAGGGCCCGTCCCATCGCCGCCTTGGGCTCGATGGTGGCCACCATGTACTCCGTCCCATCCCCGATGGTGCGGGAATCGGGCATGTAGGAAGTGTCCTTCTCCTTGATGGCGGACTTCCACATCTTCTGGAGACGACCCATCCCACCAACCCGCTTGATGGCCTCAGCGAGGCTCATGGGCTTCCCGTCGACCGTGACGGGGACCGCCAGGTTGTACCGCATCTGGGCGGTCTGGAGGACCGCCAGAGCGTCCTCTGCGGTCGAGTACTCCTCGGCGAGGTTGGCGGGCGAGACCGGATCCTTCTCGGAGGGGTAGGCCTTCAGGGAACCCGAGAACTGCTTCTCGGGCAGCTCCCGGCGAAGCTCCCACATCTTGATCGCATCCCGAAGCTCGAATACAGTGACCTTCATTACCATCCTCATCTTCTCGAAGATTTCGTCGAGAAGATGAGGCCAGCTCTCCAGTCTCCCACTCGGTCCCACAGTGATTGCAGGTAGGAATGGGAAGATCGTCAGGAACCGGGTAGACCCCTCGACGATACCCGGCTGTGCGACCGGGCCCTGTTGTAGGGGTGACGACCCCAACGCCGCATTCGGCACACTTGAAACTCAACATGGTGCGGGGTAGGGGAATCGGACCCCTCTGATCTAGCTTGTCGAGCTAGTGCTCTCCCAGAGAACGAACCCCGCATGGTGAGGCGATTGGGAGTTGAACCCAAGACAGGTTCCTTATCAGAGAACCCAGGTGACCGTACCGTCCCGCCTCATGTTTCTCTTACACCAACTTGGGGGTGAACCTCAAGTTTTCTTCGTAGTCCGAGGAGGAATTGAACCCCTACACAGCCACCTATAATGAGGCCGACGCCGACCGTACGTCTTAGGGCTCGGCCCAGAAATGCGTCTCCGGACCCTTGTCGGTGCCGAAGTCGACTTCCCCTGTGGTCGCCTCCAGGTGTTACCTGGCTTCCGCTCAAGGGCTGCAAAGGATCTCACCGGAGTGACCCGGGCTCAATCCAGTGCATTGGTACCACGAACGGGAGTCGAACCCGTACCTCTTGCATCTCAGGCAAGTGCCTCTGCCGTTGGGCTACCGTGGCATTGTATCCGGACCCCATGCAACTGGGGCAACTCACAGGAGGTTGCACTCCAATGAGTCGAGAGTCCCGGATGGCCTCTCGTTTTTCTGGTGCTGACGAAGGGAGTCGAACCCTCACATTGTCTTCCTTCTGAGGGAAGCGCCTCGCCATTTGGGCTACGTCAGCGTATTCTCGATCTCTTTCAACTTCATCAAGACCTTGTGCTTCAAGTTCTGGAGTTCGACCCTCAGAGCGTAGGCCTGAAGCATTTGAGGTCCCTGGAGCTTGTTGATACGCTTCCAGAACTTTTTGGACTTCGGTCCGCTGTATCGTCTTTTCATCTTGAGTGACCACGAAGGGAGTCGAACCCTCAACATTTCGCTTCTAAGGCGAACGCCTCTGCCAGTTGGGCTACGTGGCCATGGTACGGGACTAGGGGATCGGACCCTACATTTTCTGCCTTGTGAGAGCAGCGCGTTCACCAGCTCGCTCGTCCCGCGTTACTTGAATCTCGAACCCAGAAGAAGACCTCCGCTGCACAATAAATCCCACCCGCCTTGCTTGACGACCAGGTAGCCCCGAGAGAAGGGCATCTCTCGGCATTGCGTCCCTCAAGGGAGGCCTTCTTCTACGTTCGAGGTGACCTCGGAGGGACTCGAACCCTCACACAACCCGCTTTAAGGGGGTCCCTTTGCCTTTTTGGTACGAGGCCGAAACACTGAATAGAACCCCGGGTGGGACTTGAACCCACAACAGCCAGCTTCAAAGGATGGCGTCCCTGCCAGTAGGACCCCCGGGGCAAAGTACCTCTGCTCAGCGTGCTCATTCTCCATGAGCATCTCCGAACGAAAGGTGGTCGCAGTGAAGGGAGTCGAACCCGACTGATACTGCTTGGGAAGCAGTCGCCTCACCACGTCGGCCTCATCCGCATAGAGGCGGATTCACTGCGCGATACCCCCGGCCGAGGATACAGTTCAGTTTTGTGTGAAAGGAATGCACCCAACCTTGCACACTAGCCCCTTGTCAGAGGCGGAGCGGATAGGGGGAATCGAACCCCCTGCTCATGCTTGGCAAGCACGAACCCAACCATTGGGTACCCGCATTGAGCGGTATATCAGGACACCTGTACCGCGTCGGTGCTATTGTTCCGGCACCCAGAGCAATTATGGGCTTGGTGCTTCACCGGACCTGGAGCGGGTAGCGGGAATCGAACCCGAATAGACAGCTTGGAAGGCTGTTGTCAGACCTCCTGACGACTACCCGCAGACTTCATGCGCCGATGTGTTCGTTCGGCATGACAGTTCGAACAGACCAACTCACACTTAGCGAGTTCAGCTAAAACTCGCTCAACCGAATAACCAGCCCGGTCGATCCGAGCTATGGAAACCATCTTCAGCGTTCCTGGAAGATGGTCGTGTTGCAAGACATAGTAAGGCCAAGGTTTTTGGCAATCTGCACACGTCTGGCCCGTCTTCAACTCTTGAATCATCTGGCGGAGCCGTTTTTGATGGTTCCGCGCCTGCGTGACGTACTTTCCCTTGTTCTTCTGGTAGTGTTCCTGATGGTACGTCTTTGCGCAGTCTTTGCAGCGATCCCTATACCCGTCACCATGACCGACCCTCTTGTGAAAGTCAACAACCGGCTTTGTTTGTTCACAGACACCGCACCGCTTCATATAAAAGCGGACGTATAAGGATTCCAACACAAACGCGGCTTGGAAGATTTCGAGGGCGGGCAGGTTGCAAACTGCTTCACCCTCTGAGCACCCACTTACGCCTGTCATTTGCGTTCGCCGTAAGACAGGAGACAGGAGACGTGTCGGAGCTTGCCATGGCACTCCGCACAGAGCTTTCACCCTGTGGGGATCTTGCGACCCCAGAGCTGGTTACGGGAGTTGAACCCGTCTCATTCCTCCATACCAGGGAGGCGTCTTCCCACGAGGACTAAACCAGCAAATTCGAGACGACAGACGAAGCCTTCACCTTTCAGTGACTACTCCAGGGTATAGACCACCTATCCCCATTTCCACGTATGGTCAAACGTGTAGCCTGCAACCTCTATTTTTGAAACTCGTCTCAGGACTCGACCCCTGAATCGGGCACGTCGGTTACGGGGTTCCCCCATCCCTTTCGGGATCCTAAGCACTGCTCTACCCTTGAGCTAGACGAATCTCGGTGGACCAGAAGGGAATCGAACCCTCATATACCGCTTGCAAGGCGGGCGCTCTTCCGTTGAGCTACAAGCCCATTTTTCGTAGTGGAGCCGAAGGGAATCGAACCCTCGTTTCAAGAATGCCATTCTTGCGTCCTCCCGCTGGACGACAGCCCCGTTTTCGTACCTTGTCAGAGACCGAGCCAGATTTCTCCGGCTCCCCTACCTTACACCAAGTCTCGGTCCTCGATCAACCGAATCGCTCTTTGTTGGAGAGAAAAGAGCAGAGCTGCTCGTTGCTGCTCCAAGGGGATGGGCCCCTTCTTCCTCGCCGAGAGGACCCCGAGGAGGCTGGAACGCTGCCATTCCAGCGTGTTCCTCAGAGCCTCCTCATCCCGCTGAAGCTCGATGCTGAGACCGTCGACCGCCGAGAGGACCTCCGCAAGGAAGCCATCCTTCTCGAAGGATACCGGGTCGATCCACTTGCGAGGACCGAACGGTATACAGCCCCGAGCTTGAAGGTACTGGTCGGAATCCCTGTCCCCTGTATTCGGAGGGCATACACATCGTACTCGACCCGGTCTTCCAGAGTGAGGGAAGACCTCTGAGGATCGAGCCAGCGAGGACCCCATGACTTCCACCCCCTTGCCAGGAGGTAGGCTCGCTCCCCCTCAGACAGGGGGCGAGGTTTCACCCGAGGAGAACTTGAGCTGTGAGCCATGTTTCATCGTACACCAAAAGAGCGGACCCGGGGGGACTCGAACCCCCAACTAACCGATTAAGAGTCGGCTACTGCTACCAGTTGAGTTACAGGTCCAAAAATCACGACTGTCTGCCCAGACAGAACGAATGCCTCGCCGATTCGAACGGCTTGTTCCACCATTCTGGGAGGGATTTGAACCCCAGATCGGGAGCTACCCGAAGACCTACTCAGACATCCTCAGTCGTGGTGTATGATTCGGGAATCGAACCCGGTGTTTTTCGCGCCTGTACGGCTGCGTCGCGTTGTCCCTACGCGCAACATCACCCATGGGTGGACCCGAGGGGAATCGAACCCCTACAGCCGCAGTGCGAGTGCAGCGTGCTCCCATTATCACTACGGGCCCAATTGTCAGTACGAGCACGGCTCTGACAGCCGGTTGACTTCTCGACGCTCGCTGTGAGTCAACAGACCTTCTGTTGTTAGTGGCCAACACTCCAAAGAGTCCCCGTCTGTCGGCCGGGGGTACGCCGTTGCTGGTAAAGACGAGTCTTGCGACTCCGGAAGGAAGCTACCAGCTACCCTTCTCCCTGGCGTTTCAGGCGAGGTCCTACCTCGCAGACCAAGCTACCCTCGCTTGTTGAGGTAGCTGCGACGCCAACAAGGCTGGCACATGTAGAACCGGCCCATGAGCGTTGCAGCGATGGTGCAGAATCGGCACCCCATAGAGCCCTCCTTTCTAAGAAAGAGGGCTCTATGGCGGCTTCACCTCATGCATCGTCGTTGTCTCCTGTCGAGTTAGCGGGCTCGGAGGGAATCGGACCCCCGCGGCCAGGTTTGGACCCCAGCGCCGCCCATTCCGTGGCTCGCCCAAAATCTTCGTCCCATTTGCAGGCCGGGAGGGAATCGAACCCGTCTAGTCTTGATTGACAATCAAGTGTCGCCACCAGACGACTCACGAAGCATTGGGCCATTTCTCGCAATGGCAGGCGACCCAAGATGACTTGGGTATGTAGCACCCCCGAGGGGAATCGAACCCCCCACACCGACGTGACAAGCCGGCCGCCTCACCAGATGCGTACGAGGGTATGCGCTACCAGGCCCAGACGGGCCCGATATTGGTAGTGAACATCGGACCCTTGTAAAGGGTGGCCGGGACCCACAACCCGTGAACGTTTGCGGCGACCCCGAAGTCCTTGTCCTTGAGGAAGGTCAAGTAGATGTTGCCCCCAGGAGCGAAGCCCGTCTCCCGCCCGCAGCGGGGTTCATTCGAGCACAGCACCATCGTGAAGAAGTCCACGCTCGGACCAATGTCGAAGATGAAGTGCTCGGAAGGCGTCACCGTGAACATGAGAGCGTTCACGTCGAGCAACCCCATGTTGGCCACGCTCTTGAAGGTCGTCAAGTTCGCTGAGTTCTCATAGGCAATGCCGATGGTCTCGTTGAACTTGACCCCAAGAAGAACGCTTCCCGTGAATGCGAAGCCTCCCGTCGAGTACTTGTCCCCCGCGATGAGCATCCCGAACCCCGGGTTGAGGCTCAGACGGCCCTGAGTCTCCGCGTGAAGGAGTCCAGGACTGCACAGAAGCGCGAAGGCCGCAGCCGCCAGGAGGTTCTTCACGAGCTACTCCTGGTCCGGCGAGTCACCCGAGCCAGGGCCGGGACCGGGATCGACCGGCGGAGGGAGCATATCCCCACTGGTGCCTCCCTTGTCGGAGTCGTTCTGGCTCACCGGGCACTTGGGGGTCGGGGGTTCGAGCTTGAACTTCTCCTCGCAGATGACGGACTGAACGTCCTTGATCAGAGGGTTCTGGCTCTTCAGCATCTCGATGAACTTCTTCTTGGCGATCTGGAGCGCCAAGCCCCGGGCAGCCTCGAAGTTGGTCGGCGAGAAGAACCCGCTGTAGACGTCCTTCATGACGAGGTCGATGAACCCGCTCTTGACGGGAATGGACCCATCGGGGTTCTTGAGCGACATCACGTCACCTTCGCACTTGAAGGTGTAAGCGTGAGCCTCTCCATCGGTGTTCTTGACCCAGTCCTGATAGTTCTTCGAGACGACGTCGGCGTCTCCAACGCTGCATCCCTCTCCAACGACGCAGCCCTCCAGGGAGAAGGACGACGAGAGGAGGGCGATGAGGGCGATGATTTTACGGAGCATACGTGCTTTTCTATTCCATTCTGGGAGCGCGATAAACGCTCCGGCATCCCCGGTAGGAGTCGAACCTACCTATCAGGTTTCGTAGACCTGTGCCTCATCCGCTAGGCTATGGGGACATGTGCCCTCCGAGAAGGAGGGGTTTTCGACCCTACTTGGGGTCGAGGACGCTGTTCACGATGCGGAGCCGACCACTGGCCGATCCAACATTGTGAAGAAGCTCGGAGTTCTCAGGAGTTGTTGCCGGTCCCAAACGAATGGGCTGCAACGACTTCTTGATGTTCGTGAGCCGGATCTTCCAGCGCACATCGAAGTCTCGACCCTCGGCGAAGTAGCCGATGCTGAGCTTCACCGGGTCGTCATCCCCAAGAACAGGTTTCCCCGTCTCACGGACGTGAGACGGGGAAACCTGAACCATCTGCAAGAAATCCTCATACTCATGGAGTGCCATTCTCTAGGCACCCCACAAGAAGATTAAGACCTAGCTGGTAGGGAGGAAAGCCTCGACTCCTACCCTCTTCCTTCGCGCGTTGTAGAGGCACCGCGCGAAGCACCCAGCTCTGTCAGTGTGCCTGACGGGGATCGAACCCGCCTTAGTTGATTCACAGTCAACCATCATCACCAGATGACAACAGGCACCACGATACTCGGACCAAAAGAGAAGTTCGTACCCTCCTACCCCCAGTCTTGTCGAGGGAACAAGGATAGGAGAGTACGAACAGGACCACTGCCAGATGGTATCCTTAGAGGGGTATCTTGGAGTCGAACCAAGTACTTGTAAGAACCACTGTTTTGCCCCGTTTTTGACGGGGCGAGGTGTGGTACTGGGAGCTTTCGCTCCTGCGTGGAAGGCAGGTGAGGAACCGATCCTCTGTAATACCCCGAGATTTAAGGCGTCCGAGGTGCGGCCCTGGGACTGTGCAAGAGCGAGTTTCGAATTCGCCCCATCGGTGCTAAACCGATTGCCCACCAAGGACAATCTTGCGTGTAAGAGCCGCGAATTGAACGCCTAGTGCCAAACCGTGGAGTCGAACCACGCTTGCTTGTATGAGCCTCAGTTTTCCTCCACATGGGAGGAGAGAAGAGACACAGGGGATTTTGGTTTCCTTATGTGGGAAGTGGCCGCCCCGCGGCCTTGTTTGGCGTTTGCCGGCCCATGCCGGTCTTGAAAGATTTCCCCGTTCCCGAGAGAAGAGACCTGGATTTCTGATCGTTTTTCGGACGATTGCCTTACCGATAGGCTACAGACCCAGTTGTTGGCGGGTTTGGCAAGAGTTGAACTTGCTTGCGTGTAAGGTCTCGTTCGAGAGGGAACGAGTAGTGGGCCACCCTGGAGTCGAACCAGTGACTTGTAAGAACAACTATTTGTCCAGTTCACACGGGACGAGGTGTTGTACTGAGGAGCTTGCGCTCCCGCTCCGATTGCGGGTGGGGGACCGACCCCCTGTGATGGCACAGATGACCGTTTGAGACGGTCTCGTTTCGCTTCTATCTAGTACACCATCTCTCCGAGTTACGAGATGGTTTTTTCAGATTTCTCTCTAGAGGTGCAATGTAGTGCCGTACGGCGCGACGTTGTACCCGATCTTGCGCCCCTTGAGGAAGAACTCCTGGACGGCACGAGCGAGATAGGCTGAGGTGAGGGCGATAAACGGCAAGTGCTCGCCGTTTTCGCAGGTTGCTGCCCCAGCTCCGGGCTCATCGTCGATGGTGAAGTCGTGATCCCACCGAACGAGTCCGAAGGTGCCGTCTGCCGCCAGTCCCCCGTGGATGCAGGGAGTGTTGGTCCGACGAGCGAAAGCTTGCACAAGCCGGCGTGCTGCCCCGTTGTCGAGGCAGTCGACGATGAGGTCGGCTCCCGAGAGGAGCTGCTTCTCATTGTCGGACGTGAGCTTGTGCGGGATGGTCTCGATCTTCGTCCCGAAGAAGAAGTTCATCGCCTGCTTCAGCGACTCGACCTTGGCCTTGCCCACGGAAGGCTTCCCGTGGAACTGGCTGAGTACGTTCTTCTGCTCGACGCGGTCGAAGTCGATCACCTTGAGGTTCACCCCGGTGCTCCGGAGGAACTGTGCAACGTGGGAGCCGAGCGCGCCGACCCCCACAATGGTCACGGTCTTCATAGTGTTGCTCCGAAGCCGATCCAGTCCCCAAACAACCCCTGCTCGCGGACTGTGCGGACGGTTTCTGCGAACTTGAGCCACGCCTCCCAGGGCATGTCCCTCCGCATATAGTTACACCTGATGCAGGCCGGAACGACGTTCGCCTTCGTGTGACCAAGAGCGTTATCCACGCGATCCAGGGTCATCTTGAGCTTGGTCTCGCCGCAGTACTGGCACCCCAAAGCGAGGAGGTCTTGGACGAAAGAGAGATCGAGATCCGAGATGAACCCGTGCCTCTTGTCCCTCTTCTTGGAGTCCTCCAAGACCCAACGGGAGCGTGTTGTGGGGTCTCTCCGAAGAGCTTTCCGGCGATCTTCCCGGACGCGCCAGTTATCAGGCATGATCCGTGGAGGTTACCACAGATCCGCCCCTGCTGACAATCACTTCGTCAGCGGTCGCTGAGACCAGATAACAACAACGGCAACCGTCTTCTGGAAGGGCTTGCCATCAGCATCGAGATCAGATTCCTGCCCCACATGCACGAGCTTTCCACTGTGCGTGGTCAGATAGTGGTTGACGTGATCCTGCCACTGATTTGGCCCGGTGAAGCGATAGTGGTTGACGTGATCCTGCCACTGATTTGGCCCGGTGAAGCTGAAGTCCCACCCACATGTACAGCTTCCGCCGAGCACGTCGCTGTCGATACGAACGACTTCCTGAATCTTACCCATGGCTGCCTCAGTCGACGTCTCCGAAGGGGGTCTTCGGCCGGACGCTGATCCGGTTGTGGAGGTCCCCCGTGGCCGGGAAGCGGTCGATGACGAAGTCGGTGAAGTCGGCGTTCCCCATCGCGGGGATCCCGGGGACGCCGCCGTTGCGGATGGCCTCGGTCACCCAGGCGCGAATCTGGGTGTCGGTCGAGTCGTACAGGACCGTATCCGGGAGGTCCCCCTGGTTGCCGGAGTAGGTGATGTTGACTCGGGCCTCTTGTGCTGCGATGACCATGGCTGGTCTCCTTTCATTCGATGTTGGGGGTCTAGTACACCGGACCCTCAAGACGGGGTTGGAAACCCGGAGCGAATCCTCAGCTCACGGACCCAAGGGATCAGAGGAACCTCTGAGAGCAGGTCCACACAGGCCAAGCTCACAGTGTATCTGGGGGCTTGGTGCTCCTTTTCCCGGAGACACAAGACCAGCGAATCCCCCGAAGAGATCCACCATTCGAGATGCCGACCCAATCCACGTTCAATCGCGTCGAACGTGGTGATATCCTCACGGCTCGGACCCAGCTTCCCGTATCCGGGGTGGGTGTGAGCTATGCCCCGGAGCCGAGCGCGGTTCTCCCAGATCACATCCCAGAGGGGACGGCTATCCGGGATAGCTCCGCCAGAACGGTCGTTCGGCATGTGCCAGTAGAAGGGTTGACCGTCGAGGTCAAGGAGAACGGCTGCTTCCTTCATGGTCAACCCTTGCAGGACTTCTTGTGCTTGTACCAGACGAAGGCCGCGTCGCCGATCCCGGCTTGCGCTGCCCACTGCTTGAGCGACAGGCCTTGAGGGAGACCTTCAGCTCGCCAGCGACGCTTCAGATCGTTGCGCCACTTGCGACACACACCGTTCTCGTATCCCTCTTGGCTAGTCGTCGTCATCATCGTCGTCCCTATCGTCCCCAACGTGTCGGAAGACCACGAGCTTCCGCTCACGGTCCGCTTGTCCGATTACACCAGGCAGCGATTCGAGGGTGAAGTATGCATCGCCTTTCTCCCCCGTTGCATGGTCGTTGAGGCAAATCCCGGAATCGATGATCCGAAGCGTACGGGCATCGCACGTACACTCGAACTGCCGGTGCATGAACCGGAAGGTGACGACCATTTCTCCGCGAGACGTGGATGTTCTGTGGTCGAGGTAGGTCGCACCACCTACCGCCAGGGAGGCCCGAGCAGCCTCGCCGAAGTCCACCACAGCCATTGCCCGCCGACCGGCTGCATCTCCGAGCTGAGTACGAATCTGCTCTCGGCGTTCCTCAAGCTGACGTCGTTCTTCTTCCTCGCGGAGCTGCTTGGCGATCTCTTCGCGGCGCTTTTGGGCTTCGAGTGTCCGCCACATTTCCATGCGGAAGGCAGCATCGAGAGCCGGAGCCACACCCTTCACCGCATCGAGTGAAGGGGTGCGGTTGTAGTAAGCCTGGAGAACGTCTCCCTCGGGACCGAGGGGCATCTCTTGTCCCCCGTAGATGAGGGGCCCATCTTCGTAGAAGGCTCCGACCTGGACACGGGCGAACCGATCCAGGCCGGGCTCCACAAGATGTACGGGCTTTGCGTAGTCGCAGATCCTCGCCGGGTCCGGGTCGACACGGACATTGTCCGGAACGATCCAGTCTCCGACGAGATACCCGCGAACCTGTTGTCGAAGGAGCCCAGCGGTGGCTTCCGCCGGGCCTTTGAGCTTGGCCTTCCGTCCAGTCAAACCGAACGTGTACCACCCATGCTCCCTCGGAAGAGGGCCATCGAGAGTCCACGATCGTTCAGCTTGACGAAGGACCCTACCCCCGATCCAAGGAAGGACGATCGTCTCGTCCTTCCCCTGGAGAAGATCCTTCCAGCCCATTCAGCTCACGCAGCCCATGCCGGCTTCACCAAGAGCGGGGTCTTGATGATGGTGTCGACGAGGGTCACACGAGGAGCAGCGTTCACGACACCCGCCGTCTTGCCGACCGGAGTCGACGCCACGAGGGCCGCGAGCATCCGAGGAATCGCGTAGGGATCCGCGAATACCTTCGGGTCGATATCGAAGCAGGGGATACCCAGCCGAACGGCCGTATCCCTGACGATGCTGCCGTTGTCCTTCACCTTGACGAGGCCGAATGCCGACGGGTTGCCGATGTAGCGAACCATCGGTTCGAAGGTGCCATGCTCCCCCTCGTCTCCGACGAAGATGAAGAGAGCATCCTCACCCGGCTTGGGCTTGTGAGCCGAGAGGCTCATGATGCCCGCCGAGTGAGAGGTTCCACCTCCCGCCATGATGCCGCGGAAGGCGTTCGTCACTCCAGCCGCCGAAGCGTGCTGGATCTTGATCTCGCGACCCGCGGTGTTGAAGACCGCGACGTGCAGGCGATCCAGGGGGAATGCCTGGAGGAACTTCGCGAGGAGGTCCTTGGCAGCCTCGATCGCGCCCTCCATCGAGCCCGAGATGTCCACGAAGACGTAGATGCGCTGGTCCTTGAGGGACACTTCCACCGCCTTCTGCAAGGCGACGTCAGCGACCTGAACCAGGGCTTCCTTGACCTCCCGGGACTTCACCCGGGTGGCGATGTTGGCGGCCCGCATGTCGAGAGCACCCTTGCCGGCCCGCTCCCACCGCTCGCGGATGTCCTGTACATTGAGAAGACCGAGGTCTTCCAGCGTCGGAGTCGCGATGATGAGGTCCTTGTCGGACATGGCGCCCGCTTCGATGGCCGAAGCGACGATGGCCCTCGTGAGGCCGACCGAGCTGGGGACCATCCCGACGATGCGCTTCCAGTTCTGCTTCTCCTTCGAGATGCGCTGGCAGATGGTCGCCTCGTCGAGGCCCTCCCACGAATCCGCCGCCTTGACCTCCAGGCCGATGGCCACCGTGCGACGGCCATCCTTTGCCTGAGCCTGCTTCCAGCGGAGGAGCTGGAAGAACTGGGGCGTCACCGGCTTGTAGCCGGTGAACTTGACGAGCTTCGCGACGGTCGTCTTGAAGCCGTTGGAGATGAGGCCCGCGAAGACCTTCGGGTTCTCCTCACGGTAGCGGAGCCACTTGGTGACCACCGACGTCCACCGACCGAGGAACGGCCGGCGAGCCGACTTGCCGAAGCCCAGCTCGCGGTTGATGTCCGCGATGCCCGGGACCGTCAGGAGCGTGTGTATACGGACGAGCTGCTTCGCATCGAGGTCAGGCTTGTCCTTCACACCCTTCACCGGCTTGGTCGAGATGAGCATCATCGCCTCGCCGATGTCCCTGAAGTCGTCGTCGAAGAAGGCGACCTTCCCCGCGTCGAGGACCGGGTCTCCCTTGCGGGACTGGACGAGCATGAAGGCCGCCATGACGACCTTGAAGTCACGGTGACCCTGCGTGAACGCGTAGGATGCCCAGTGGGCCGCGAACTCGTTGTCGAGCTTCCAGACCTCGGCGACCTGTCGGTACAGGTAGACCGCGACCTCGGGGAAGATCCCCGGTGCCCGATACTCGCCGACGATCCGGCCCGCTGCGTCCTTGACCTGGTTGGTATCGGTCATGACCCCGAGCAGGGTCCGCACGTTCTTGGTGCCGTTCTTGGAGAGCGCGTAGACGTTCTTGACCGTCTGATCGCTGTCCTTGACCTTCTCGACCTTGTGGGTGACGAAGACCCACTTGACGCCGAGCGGCGAGGAGGGGTCCTTCGAGACCATGCCAGGGCGACCGTGAAAGACGTGATCGACGAATGCGAGGCTGGCCGCGATGATTCGCTCTGCCGGGCCGAGGTTGCTTTGTTCCACAGCGATTCCATCCCAGCTCTCGCAGAAGAGCTGCATTGTGCGTGTGCAGTGCCGAAGGAACACGAGGAGTCCCCGAGCTTCTGCGAGCTGGAGACTCCGTGTGCTGGAAGGGCGTGCCTTCCTTGTCCTTCTTGGTCGGGATGACAGGATTTGAACCTGTGACCGCGATCCTCCAAAGATCGTGCCTTACCTGACTAGACTACATCCCGTGAAACTTGTGAATGGTCGGGGTGACTGGAGTTGAACCAGCGGTCTCATGCTCCCGAAGCACGCGCTTTACCAGGCTAAGCTACACCCCGATGAATCGTACCCAAATTGGCGGATGATAGACCTGTCCTTTGGTCGAGAGTCTCCTTGCGAGAGACTGCTGAGAGTCGAACTCAGCACTACATCCTCGTGGGCCCTGTCGGGATCGAACCGACTTAGCCGGCTTTTCAGACCAGTGCAATCACCAGACTTGCTCAAGACCCGTGGAACACAACTATGGGCAAGCTCCCAAACGGAGAGGGGAGCTTGTATTCCATCTCCGTTGTTGTGTAGTGCCGAAGGTCGGAATCGAACCGACTACGCTTGGTTTTTCAGGCCAACGCTCTACCATTGAGCTACTCCGGCATGTTCGCCAAGTCCACTCATCTGTGTCGGGACACAGGGGGTGCTCGGCTGCAATCGAACCAAACTACGCAATCACATGGGAGCAACCCCAAGTGCCCGATGCGCAGCCCAATTCAACTGTTGTGCTCCCAGGGGGAATTGAACCCGTATCCCCAGATTGAAAGTCTAGAAATCCTGAACCATTAGACGAACGGGACGAAATTCGCCCTCCATATCCTTGCGTAGGGGCATGGGAGACTTCCTCCTACTACACGAGAGTAGTCAACTCTCCACTTGTATGAGGCACATCGCAGTCGAAAAGGAAACTACCCTAACCTCTGCGATAATAGTCGGGATGGAGGGATTTGAACCCCCGATCTTCTGTCCCCCAGACAGACGCTCTACCAAGCTGAGCCACACCCCGAGAACAATCGAGCGAGTATCTTTCGCTACAAGCTCGACGTCGCCCTCCGCTTTTACACGGAGCACTTCAGGTCCCTTCAAACTCCTTTCGAAGCCTTACAGGGGCCCACATTTAGGACGCGAACGCATACTTTTTCAACAGATTTCTGCGTACGTATCCCAGGAGCGGGAGCAGGATTTGAACCTGCGACCTAGAGGTTATGAGCCTCCCGGGCTACCTGACTGCCCTATCCCGCAGAGCCCACAGCCGGAATCGAACCGACTTCTCCTCATTACGAAAGAGGCGCCTCACCATTTAGGCTTTGCGGGCAATAACCACACGAAAGTTTCTCATGTAGTAGTGGGGAGCTAGGGACTCGAACCCTAGTCGATCGCGTTTACAGCGCGGCGTGCCACCTTGGCTACTCCCCATTGGACCAGATTTGCAGGATTCGAACCTGCTTGCATCGTACCCTGGACCAGAGGCGATGCAATCCCAAATCGGAATCCGGTCACAACCGGCTGTTACACCGGATGTTGGCGATGTGTGAGGGAATCGAACCCTCCATGTCCCGCTTAACAGGCGGTCGCATTCACCAGATTTGCTTACACACCATTTGTGAGATTGGGCCGGAATCGAACCGGCACCTCTTCCCTCTTGCGAGGCGTAATAACGGGGACTCCCCGTATGTGCTCCCTCTGGGCTGTTAGACCCTTACACCACCAACCTCGGGTTCTTGTACAGAAAGAGACCCGAAACGATCAACCAAAATCGTAGCTCCGGAGGCAGGAGTCGAACCTGCGATAGTCGAGTTAACAGCTCGGTGCCTTGCCTCTTGGCTACTCCGGAATGCGTGAGAAAAAACGGGGTGGGGCAAGAACCCTTGTGAGGCGCAAGCCCCACCCCTACACGGACGTTAGGAGAGGAGGGCGACCGATGCCAGGCGCGTGCGAGAGACCCTTCCAGAGCATCATCACGCGGACATTCACCCCCACATCGCAGGGAGCACGGTGCCGTTCCAAGTCCTACTAGGTTGTCAGAGATCAATCCCCCGAAGAGGATTAGCTGAGGCGGAAGGACTCGAACCTTCGTGAACGGTGTCAGAGACCGTCTGCCCGCCTTGGGGCGCCTCAATGGGTGGGTCTAGAGAGAATCGAACTCTCGCTGTCGTAGGGTAAGAACCTACCGCTCTACCACTGAGCTACAAACCCATTCGTGAACCTGGAGGGAGTCGGACCCTCTACGCGCGGATTAAAAGGCCGCCGTTCTACCGTTGAACTACAGGTCAACGTCTGCTCCTTGTTTTGGACTCTGTTTCATCTGCTTCCTCTTTCTCAGTAGTGCCGCCGTGTGGAGTCGAACCACCTAGCCTAAGCCCGACGTTTACAGCGTCAGTCTCCTCCCGGGAAGAACCCCGTCGGCATGATTTTCGTACCCAAACGTTTGAAGGCCGCTCCCGGTTTCCCGAGGCGGCCTTCTTGTACCCGAGTGGGTGGTGTAGAAGGATCCGCCTCTAGGGCTTGAACTCCGGGTTCGCGAAGCGAACGATGGGGGCCAAACCGCAGGAATGATCGAGATACTGCTGTCCGAGCACAGACCAGATCGCCAGCGTTGCCGCCGTGCGTTCCGTTTCGGTCTGTTGATTCGTGGGTTTCATTGCTCGGTTCTTCGTGGTCGAGAGCACCGCTGCTCTCTGTCCCACATCTAGTACACCACCTTCGACGGTCAAGCCAAGAAAAAAGCTCACGGGGTCATCTTTTTCTTGCGTGGGCTTCAGCCCTCGATGGCGTCGAGGATCTCGGCGAGAATCCGGGCCGCTCGGTCGTCACCACCAAAGGCAGCCCAGTTCGAGTGTACCGAGGTCCCAGCCTCCCTTCCCCTCTCCCAGCCGCCACGGACGAATCCGTTGGGAGTTGCGAGAATACAGGTGGCCTTCGTGAGGGAGGGCCGGATCCGTGTAGGTGATCTCCAGGAGGTATTTGTCCCCGTCGATCTCGAACTTGGTTTCCATGCCGTCTCTACATAGAGTCGAGCGAGACGATCAACCAGAAAGTTCCTTTCGGAAAGCCTAGCAAGATGAATGAGATCCCGGAAAAGGTGAGAAGCTTCCTCAAGGGGGCCTCCGATGCGACGCAGCCTCAGCAGAGCCGGTTCCGCTGCCGCATCTTCGGGAGCGAGTGGAACGCGTTCGTCGAGGAATGGGCCACCAAGAGCTTCATCTTCGTGGGGCACGCGCTCGGGCCCTACGGGAGGCAGCCCTTGCCTGAGATCCTCCCCCTGCCTGACGGGATGCACTCCGCCGGGGCCACGGCGAGCTTCGACATGAACAGCGGCCAGATGTGCCTCTCCTCCTCAGTAGAGGGGAAGGTGGGGCAGACGTTGGAGAAGCTGACGCACGAGCTGACGCACGCCTCCCTGGCTCAGTTCCCCGAAGGCGACCCCTTCTACGAGGAGAGCGTTGTGGATTACTCCGTGTGGGTCATGGCCCATGCCCCACTCTGGGGAGAGCATCGGGATCCCATGATCGATGCAGCCAGCTTCAACATTCGAATGAGGCGGGACCGAGCCCTGCACACGCACACGGATTACGATGCGAAACGTTGGATGGGAGGCCTCTTCGCGTCGTTGACGTACGGCCCCTACATTATCTCCCGATTGAGGATGAAGAAGCAGTCGGGGGACTATTCCTGGTAGCTTATAGCAAGCCCTTCTTCTTCAGGTTCTCGTACCGCCTTCGGGTGTTCTCAACGAATTCCGCTTGTGTCTGAGCCCTCTTCTCCCTGTTACAAGACGTGCAACATGAGACACAGTTGTCTGACACGTACCCCTTCAGGTTGTCCACCCGATCGATCCCATTGCGTTTCAACCCCAGCATTCCGATCCCTTGCGGAGTCTGATGGGGCGAACGTCCACAATAGAAGCATTCGGAGGTCACCAACTGAATGTACTCATCCAGGTTCAACCTCCAAATAAGGGAGGGGTGCTCAGAATGGGGCTTCCCTGGTGCTGCCTGAAATTGGTTGGAGCCCAGTTTCCCTGTGACCTTTCGATTTGTGCGGTATCCCAGTTTACGTACGTAAAAAGACATATCCGCAAGCCAAGGTTCCCGTTCGGTTTTGAGGGCCCTGTTAGAAGCTGCAAGCTTCTCCTTGTGCAGACATCCACACGAGGTCGTGTTTTCAGTGCGTAAGTTTGTGCCCGAGTAGAACCTAACCGTCCCACATGTACACAAGCACTCCCACATACACGGCTTCGTTGCCTTGCGAAGCACCTGCAAACGACCGAAAGTCTGGCCCGTGATGTCAATCAACTTCATAACTTGTACGACATATAAGGCGAATAATACCGTACAAGCGATGCTATCCAGGGGACCCTTCCTGATCCCGGGCCTCCGGCAGAAGAAGATCGAGCAGAACTTCACCTGGTGACCCTCGCATGCTGAAACTCTTCCACGAGACACCCTCTTCCAACGTTTCTCAGATGAGAGCCGACGGATTCTTCAAATCCAACATCTATTCCGCCAGATGGTACACATTTACCGAAAGCTTCGAGGGGGCCCTTCGCTACACAGGGGGGGACCACGATCGGGTAGTCCTGGAATTCCAGTTGCCTCCCGCTGCGGTGAAAGAGTTTCTGTGGAAGTACCCCGGCACCACAGACTTCTACGGTCGCGCCTGGGCTCTACGGAAGCCCCTGCCCATCGAATACCTCAAGAAGGTGCATCCGGTCCCGAAGGACTTCGAGATGCCCGACCATGGGGAGCCACTACTTTCCTACGATCGACGTTGATCCGAACCTCGCACAGCCTGTAGAAAGACTCCCATGGCATACTCCTACGATTGCAGGGCTACCCAAATCTCACCGGAACTCCCCGACCCGGAGCTGTTTAGGCGTATGGCCATCACCGCTATCAAGCGAGTTGGTGCTGGTCTTCGCCCGTTGGGGTTCGACCGGATTACAAAGTACAACTCCCAAACGCGAATCGATAAGGATTCCCACGGCATACACGGGACTTTCTTCCTCCAATTTGCAGACGCCAAAATTAATTCGGCATACCACCCAGGAATCAACTTCTACTGGGACTTGTCGAAGGAACTGGGAACAGTCAGCACCTCCAATTTGGTCTGGCCGAGCAAGCGTTATGAGCATCTCCCGCTGGCCAAGATGGCGGACGCGATGCTCGACGCCGCAGACGATATTGTCAAAGACCTCAAACGACAGCTCAACAAATCGGAATCCGAAGAAGCCTGGTCCGTCGTTACTTTGGGCAATAGCCACGGATACGCGACCGAAGTTCAGACTTTCGCCTCCAAGGCGAAGGCTGAACTTGAGGCTCAAAACCTTGGCAACTGCTACCTTGTGAAGGGGACTCAGATGTGGAACGAACCCCTGGGGCAGGTCGAGGAGCATGACCGACCTGCCCCCTCCAAGTTCTTCCCCTAGATATACAGAGAGGCCACTACTTTCCTACGATCGACGTTGATCCGGACCGCCCCCGAGTTGTAGGACACTCCATGCGTATCAAGTGGAAGTTGTCCCGCAAGCCGACGAACCCGGCGATGCTCAAGCTGGGTCGCGTAGCGATGCTCTACGTGGACGGCGTGTTGAAGGGCCGGGTCTTCCAAACCAAGGATGGCCGTTGGGGCTCCGCCCTCTACTCGGAGGGCATGAAGACGACGGAATCCCGTCATCGAGTCGATGCCAAGATGAACCTCGAACTCAAAGTAGCATGACGAACATCGAAACCCCCTCCTTCTCAGTCGAAGACTACGAGCACATCGCAGGGTCGAGCATGCCTCCGGAGCGGCTCGCCGAAATCTACGGCGTCACCCACCAGACGGTGAACAAGATCCAGATGGGCAAGATGACCTACTTCGAGGTGCTCAACAGCCTCAAGAAGCCGGCCACCTGACCATGGCTCGCAGCGTCCTACCCTGGTTCGTCTACCTCATTCACAGCGAGTCGACAGGTCACCTCTACGTTGGGGTGACCACCGATCCCACTCGCCGCCTGGCAGAGCACAACGGGAAGGGGAAGCGAGGGGCAAGGTACACCCGCAAGGGCCGCCCCTGGATTCGCCTCTACCTGGAATCTGCGATCGACCGCGTAGCCGCCATGAAGCGAGAATACGCGATCAAGAGGTTCCACCGGCCCAAGAAGTTCGCCCTGGTCGACAGCCCGACGAACATCAACGAGGCCTTCCTCAAAAGTCGTCTCCCAGCTTCCCCCACGCCGGAGAACGAACCACCGGAGCCTTCGCCTCCTCGTGATCATCCTCCAGCCGGTGAAGCAGCTCCAGGAACAGCGTCGTCGACTTCTGCTCCGCCGTGACTTCCGTGCGTCGTGAAGGAAACGGAGGACCCTCTTCCGATCGCTCCGCTCCAAGCTCTGAAACCATTCAGTCGTTTGCATGGGATGTCTTACACCATCCCACATGTAGGTGCTAACGATTTCGGCTAGAATTCCTGATCCAGCTCTGCCAGGAGGTTGAAGGTCTCCCTATCCCTCCGCTGGGCCAGCTCTTCCGCAGCAACGAACCGTACGCGCTCCGAAGAGATCCGGGTGTACTCAGCCTCCCGCTCGATGCCAACGAAGCTCATCCCCTCCTGAAGAGCCGCCACGAGCGTGGAGCCGGAGCCGGAGAATGGATCCAGGACGATGCCTCCCTTCGGGGTGACGAGCCGGATCAGGTAGCGCATGAGCTTGAGGCTCTTGACAGTTGGATGCGTGTTTTTGCTCAGGGATCCGGCCGTCTCTTCCCACTCGGGGTTGGCGCACACGCAGTGAGGCTGCCCGAACTTCACCCGATGGCAGAGGGTACAACGCCGGTTGCTCTGGGTGCTGATCTTCGAGTCCTCGATGGAGTGCATCGCACGAGCTTCCGACGTGAGCCCCGCCTCCCTCTCGCTCCGAGCTGCTTTCGCCACGTAGAAGAACGGGGGGTCGTGCTCGAACGTCTTGAAGAACCTGGAGACGCCGCCCGAATCCCCGTGCTGGTTCGAGGGACCAGATCGTCCCCGAAGGAATACAGTGGCCGAGTCTCCGTCGTAGGCCTCGACTTCCACCTTCATTGCCCCTGAAGTGGTCGTCCCGTTCTGCTCGTCGAGCATCCTCACGGGGCACTCGGGCGAGCACTCCCAGTTCGCCACCGTCTCGTTGCCGTTTGCGTCAGCGAGTCGAGCTTGCGTCGGAACAGCCTCGTCGAGCTTGTCGTCTCGGTAATGAGACCAGAGGCGTCCGGCCCCTTCCTTGTTCGCGGGCACATCTCGGGTTCCAGCTCGGACGCATCCAGGCGCGTGGCTGAGGACGAGGTTCGAGGGCCAGCGTCCCGAGGGATGACATGGGACGCCATTGCCAACCGGAAGCCACGTCTTGACTTCCGCATCTTGGGCGGCATGTCCGCTCCTCTTCCAGGACTCGGGCCGATCGGGCTCATTCCAATCGGTATAGACCCGGCACCCGTCGATGTTCATCGCTCCGGTCCCGGTCTTCTTGACCTGGTTCGCGACGGTCGACTCTTCGAGAGGCTTCCGGCAGATCCACCAGACTTCCACGGCCGGCTTCAGAGCTGTCCCCCATCCTTCCCAGAGCTTGGCCTCCTCGGTTGAAGGCGCCGTGACTTGATTCGCTTCCTGCCAGTTATTTCCTTCGACAGCAAGCTGAGAGCTTCGAGACCGTGCCATACTAGGCCCCAAAACCGTATTGGACGTCCCCACCACCTCACGAACGGCTCCAGCCATCTTGTCGAGAGCCTTCCCGACGGAGAGAGACTTCGGGAACCCGCTGCCGAAGAGGTGAAGGAGGAACTCATCTGTGGGCGAGCATCGCTGGAGAAGCTCGTTCTGCTCCGGAGATAGGCTCGCAAGGAACGCCTCGATCTCCAGGCTTCGGGGCTTCACATGGTAGATGCAGTCGCGGATCTCGAAGCCCGCGTTCTCCAGGGCCATCGCCGTCCAGTGTGACGTTCGAGGAAGAGCCCAGACGACCGCGTGTCCTCCTGGCTTGAGAACTCGGAAGCTCTCCCGTAGGACCTTCTCCATGAAGGAGATGAATCCCGTTCGCTGTTGCAGCCGGCGACTCGTCTCTTTGGTGTCAGTGTCCCCTCCAAGGATGGTCGCGTTGTCCCAGTCCTTCCCCATGAAGTCGATCCCAGCAGGTTATGGGGGGTCCGTGACCACAGAGTCGACGGACCCCGCGGGGAGAATACGTAGAACCTCCCGGCTATCCCCCTGGTACAACTGGCCCCATTCCTCATCGATGATGTGTTCGTGTCCCATGATTACCTTATGAATCCCTCTAGGCATGCAGAAAGCTTGCCCTGTTTGCTCCTCGATCTACGAAGCTGACCCGAAGAGACTGCTTCACGGGAGACAGACGACATGTAGCAGGTCATGCTCATACAAGTATCGACAACCCTCACAGGCCATCGAAAAAACTTGTACGTCATGTGGGCGCATCTACACCAGAAGTCCGAGTCACGTGAAGGCAAAACACGGAGCCGAATACTGTTCACGTCCTTGTCATTTCAAGGGAAGAACCATGGGGTTGACACCCAGAGAAGTAACTCACCCATACGAGTACACACCAGAGTCAAAAGCGAAACAGATTGCTTCAGCGCGAACTCCTCAGGGTAAGCGAGTCTTCCACCCTCTAACGTGCCTCAACTGCAAGTCCCTATTCGAGGATCCCAATTGGGGCAGGCACCGCAAGAGCGGTATGATCTTCTGTTCTCTCCTATGCTGCAACAACTATCGCAAGGGTGAGAAGAACCCTGCTTGGCGAGGAGGGCACCCAAGTTATTACGGCCCCGATTGGAGTAGAATGAGACGCGAGACTCTGCAACGCGATAACCACACATGCCAGCGTTGCAAAGCTACCCCAAAAGGGAGACGACATGACGTCCATCATATCAAGCCTGTGGTTACATTTGAGAACCCAAACGATGCACACACGATAGAGAATCTTATCACCCTGTGCCGTCCGTGTCACATGCGGGTAGAATGGCACGGAGTAGATTGGGATCTACCCCAGCTCTAACCAGGGCATTATGCAGGACAAGTTTTTGTCTATCAGTAACGAAAAGAGCACCCTCAGACCCGTACGCTTCGTCCCCTGCTTCTTTTTGACCCAAAACAAAATTGTCAACGCCCCGTATGAGGACGTAAATGGAAGCGATGCTGGCCAGAGTCATCTGTATTCCAACATGCATTGTCGAAGCATAAAGGACGCCCGAGAGCCCCACAATTAGTTCGATAATTGCGTACCATGTTCTACGGAAAGTACGAAGTGCGTACAAGAGGATACTCCCCATCACGAGGATCAAAGTAACTACTGCTCTTACTGCAAAAGGCTGCGTTGAAGGGCCCAAGACCCAACGCGCACAAATACAAGCAACCCCCAGCATGAGTCCGAGCGTGAGTCCGACCCAAACAAGAAGAGCGAGACGGGTTTGGCGTACTATTACTACAAGACTTTCGCGCACTTCACGCAAAGCAGTCGGTAGCCCAAGAACAAATCTCTCTGTTTCGACTGTGTGGTTCCACAGGGACAAGAATTTGTGGGCGGGCACGTAAGATTTAAAAAACAGGCTCAGTTTTTTCATAGGGTCACCCGAGAGACATCGCGAACTCGAAGAGGTCCGCTTCCGTGACAATGGGAGGAGGAAGGTGCTTCACCACCGGGATGAAAGCTTTTTTGGCCTTGGGGATCATGGGGAGATCGCGCCCCGACACGATCATCTCGTAAATCTGACGACCGACCGAGAAGGCTGAGAAGCCGTCATCGTTTCCGATACCCGCCGCCAGAAGAGCAGCTTCCGCGTCGAGCCCATCCGTCGACATCGAGACAGCCACCTTGTGCATGAGGAGCGAGTGCGTGTGTTGCTGCGTCGTCCCACCATAGACAGGGAAGCGAACCCGCGTGGGCTTGTCCTGCCCAACGCGATCGATACGGCCGTCCGCCTGACGCTTCGTCACCGGGTTACACGCCGGGTTCTGCATCCAAATGGACGTAGAGAAGTAGATCAGGTTGTTGAGCCCTGTCTGCACACAGACAGGGTTGACGACCAGGACCCGAGCCTTCTTGGCCACGACCTCACGGTTGATCCAGCTCTGCCGCTTGCCCGTCGAGACCTTGTCCGGGTTCAAGATCGGAACGACACCCCCAATACGCTCCTGAATGATCCGAGCGAGCCGGGGAAGAAGAACCGTGTGCCAGCCGAAGACCATCACGTTCCGGCCTTCCTTCAGCTCTTCCTCGATGGTGTCGAGCATCCATGCCTCTTTCGGCAAGATGGTTGACGCAGGGAACGATGCGACGCTCGCAACCAGGCCCCCACCACACGATTCAGGGTAACGGATTGCGTAGGAACCATCTTCCTGGTTCCCAGTGTCCGCCGTCGCCAGGTCAAGGTAGCTCGGAAGCTCCGAGAGGGCGCCCATAAGCTTCCCCGCCTTGCCTTCCTTGCTGTAGCGGTCCGCCTTGATCTGAGCGATCAGAACATCTTGCAGATGCTTGTACCGCTTCATCAACTCCGAATCCGCCTCGACGGATTCAACCATCTCGGAGCACGTCGGGATGTTGATCCCAAGGTCAGACTTGTGGAGCGTGACGGCAATCGGGAGAAGATGCTTCAGGACAAGGAGCGGGAGGACCCCAGGCGCGTTGCCGATGATCCGCTCTTTCCGATCGACACGATCGGTGACACTTCCGAACTCGACGACCTTTTTATCCTCGCCTCGATCCTCGACGATCCGCTTCCGGTAGCCGTAGCGCCCCACAAACTTCGTGAGTTCGTCGCGAGAGAACTCTGCCCGGAAAGCCGGAGAGAGCGCCCACAGGTTCGTGAAGAGACTCGCGGCGTACCCATTCATCACGGTGCCCGTCAGGAGCATCGTAGGGATACCCAGGCCCGTCAGCCGATGAGCGGCCCGTTCCTGTGCGGATCCATCCGTCGCGTACTCATGCCCTTCATCGAGGGCGAGAACATCGAACAGCCAAGGGAACTTCTTCGAGATGTAGAGCGCCAGGGGATAGCGCATGGGAGTAGGCCGTGCCTCGAAGAGCTGCTCCCCACACTCATCAGGCTCTTCGCCCTTCATTCGCTTCTTGAAGGGCTTGTCTTCCATCAAGGCAGCGACCGCAGAGACCACCGCTTCCGGGATCGTCGGGATCTTCCGCCACAGGAGGGAACCCTCCGTCGTCATGGTGATATCGGGCCATGAATCGTAGAAGGTAGCAGTCTCCTCCTTGTACAGAGAACTGTACTTGGCTTCCACCCGCGTCCCGTAATCTCGCGGACCCGAGTAGTACGACACGTGGGCAGAGTCTTTCCCAGGGTACAACCCCCAAAGAACCGCCGTCAACTTCTTGCGATCCTCCTCGTCATCGATCAAGAGGGCAAGGCTCACGAGCCGTTCACGAACATTGGCCCACACCCCCCAAGTCTCCTTGTCCTCAGCGAGGGTGGCCACGTACATACGCTCAGCCACCGTTGCGATGAGCTGCGGGTCAGGGTTCGCGATCAGGAGGTACTCAATTGCCGCCACGACATTGAGGCTGGGGAGGAACGGAATGAGCCGGTTGATGATACCGGGGAGAGCAGGGGCCGCCTTCTCCCAAGCGTCAGCCGGCTTCTCACGACGCCGAAGCATTGTCGTCCACTTCCGAAGGGGACGGCTCCAGAGCAATTGCCGAAGCCGAGCGGCATCGGGGAAAGCAGGGACCATTGCAATCGCGAGGTCCTGGAGAATCTTCCCGAGATCACTCACGATGATCGGGACGACCTTGCATCGAGCCCGTTGCTTGGCGAGGTCCTCACCAACAGGAACTTCCCCACCACATTTGGGGCAGAAGTTCTCGACCGACCCCCAAGTGTGCCCGAGCTTCGCCGTCTCACGCGAGAGAATCGAGATCACCACGTCATCGCTCTTGTCCCGAGCGAGGGCCTGGACATCCGACACACTCGTCAGAACAACGATCCGGGCATGAGGTGCGACCGCTTGGATCTGCTCTTTCCACCCATCGAGGAGGTGAGGCGGGCACATCACGAGCATCCGCTTGGCCCCGATAGACAGCGCCACGTAGATCGCCAGCGTCGTCTTCCCGGATCCGATCTCCCCGAGAACGAAGACAGTCTTCCCCCGACGGTGCTCCTTCTTGGCATGGACACCCCCAAGAAGCTTCACGGCAGCTTGCGCAGCTTGATGCTGCGCATAGAACATCTCCCGGTTGAGCTGCGGCAAGGCGATCTGATCCTCGGCAAGACCAGGGTTGTGCAACACCGGGCATTGCTTGAGCATGACCTCCATGAGGCCCCGCCCGTAGTATTCGAGGAGGTCCGCCATGGTCATCTCAGCGACCTTGCGGGTATTCGTCTTGTCCGCCGACGCCTTGATCGTGACGTACTGGTACGTCGAGAGATCAAGAACGGTCGTGACGAGCTTGGGTTGCTGGACTTGAATCTCAGCGACCTTCTCTCCATCCGAGTTGTGCTTCTCGTCAACCGTCCGGTACTCCCGGTCAAAGACCCCCTTCACGAGAAGGGAAGGGAGACCCATTTTGGGGTCGTCAGGGTGAACAACAAAGCCGTTGAAGATCCCAGCGGCAAGACCACTGGCGATATGTGCCGACCGCGGGGGCATCGCGAGAGGGTATCGCCGGATCAGCAAGTCTTCTGCGGGGACATCCGGGAGAACGCCGGGCGTGGGGAGAAGCCGGCCAGCTCGATTGGTCGTGTGCCACGGGCGAGCCTTCATGAGAATCCCGTAGTAGTCCACGGGTGTCATCAGCCAAGACGAGAACCCCACAGCGTGAGACTTCTCGTTGGAGAGAGCAATCACATGGCGAGCCTCGGGATCAGCCACGAGCGCTTCAACAGGATTGGCCATCCCCAGGTGAGACCCCGGAAGAATCGGAAGAGCCTCCGGATGCGCAGCCCACGCCTCGATGCGAGCCTGGAGATCCAAGTCCGGCTCCAGGAGCGATGTAGACTTTTTCGCAAGGATGACGATCTGCTTGTAGGCCTCATAGTCCGGCGAGGGGAACCGGAAGCAGTGCAGATTCGTGTACTCTTGAGCGAGAGTCACCGCCGACTTCTGAAGAGCCGTCACGGGGATGATGTAGACCAGGACTCCCCCGGGCATCAACGTCGAGCTGAAGCGTTGGAGGAAGGCTTCCTCCTGACGCCCGACATCCCGGTTGATATCGTAGGGAGGATTCAACCAGAGGAGGCTCGCACCCTTGTGATAGTAGGCGTTGTAGTTGTTGTCCCAAACAACTCGAAAAGCGTCCCCCTGGACAATGCCCTTGGACCAGGAGCCATAGTCCATCTCCTTCTGGCAACGGGCCTTCAGCTCCTCGAATCGAGTAGCCTCCATCTCCGATGCGTAGAGGTCGAAGTTGACGCTCCTATCCCTGAGATCCCCCAAGAGCCACCGAGCACATGCGATGACCGCTTCCCCGTCGCCAGCGCAGGGGTCAACGAACGCATACCCCGAGTCATGCACGTACGGAACATCGATGAGCCCTGCGATATAGGGGATCAGATGTTTGGGGGTCTTATAATACCCCGCGATTGCAACAGACTCAAGCCTTGCCATTCGTGACCTCGAAGTAAATACGAACCTGCTCGGCGAGGAAAGCCTCCAGAGCTTCGTGGGAGCACATGCACGAGACCCCAACGAAAAGTCTCACGTCGTCAATCCCCACTTCGTTCATGTGATAATAGGAATGGCACCCCCACCGATTCAGGGTGTTCTCCCGCGTCCAGGCTGCGATCCCTTGAGCCAGGGCTGCGCAGAACATCTGGAGATAGAACCGCACATCCGAGATGAGCGGGCAGCGACTCCGACGATCCAGAAACGACGCGAACAGGACTGCCACCGGGACCAGCTCAGCAAGAGCTTCATCGGTGAGAGGAACCCCCACCTTTCCGTAGGTGGCACGTACATGGGCCACTGCGGGCCCGGGATCGATTGTTGACGAAGCCACCCATTCGCAGGTAGGCAGCAAGCAGAATCGAACCCCGGCAAGGTCGACCATGCCAAGGTCCATTCGGAAGAGATCGGGCAGGTACGCCGTGACGATCGACGTCACATCTGGCTTCCCATCGGGGCGCTTCTCGACAACCCGTTGCCAGTCGAAGCGGTACTTCGACGACTTCATCAGCTCGATGACCGTGTCTTTGCGCCCCTTACCGAGGATGGCCTTGCGCCCCAGCATCAGGTTCGCGACGAACGGCCGCATCTCAGCTTCCGTGCCCCCAACCTGCAACCATACCGGCCGGATGGAGTCCTTGGATGTCTGGCCCCCAGGCCAGAGGCTATCCGCCTCCAGGTGAGCAAGATGCACCGCAGAGAAAGATCGGCCCTTCCCCTCTTTCTGGGGGGCGATGATAAGCTCGCGCATCCGTCTAGATTACACCATAGGGTGTCCTAGACGTCAGAAATCGTCGTCCCAGATCACCTCAAACGAGGTCCGGCGGAGGACAGGTACGCGAGAGAATTTGAGAGCTTCTGCCCACACCTCTCTCAACCTCTGTGCTGCCTTGGGGTACAGCTCTTCAGCATGATGATCAATGCCCAACCAACTCGAAGATGGGGCTACTCGCCGTAGCAGATCCAAGTTGGTGCCAATTCGGCACATATACACATTTCCCCATGGCTTCTTCGCAGCCTTGCTTTCAATACGGCGAAGATACATCCCTGTCGTGCCACCGAGTATCTTTGCATATTGTGCAGAATGCCCGAAAAGCTGCACGGATACACCCTGTGTCACCATAGACACGGCTTCCACAAGCATGCGCGTCGTACGCCCTGAACCAGGTCGCGTTTGAACCTCGGGCCAAGGGCGGATCCCCAGAGCAATGCGGACTTCTTCAGGAGTCACGACCCGTCGAACTCCGCCATCAACTGCTCCATGTAGTCGAAGTCGTCCTCGAAGTTGGACCTCTCGGAAGCATCTTCGAGAGGCCCACGGAGCCGGGCCTCGATGAGGGCCTTGTACTTGGGGTTCAGCTCGATCCCGAGGTAGCTTCGACCCAGCTCCACAGCCACCGCCAGCGTCGTCCCAGAGCCCGAGAACGGGTCCAAAACAACACAGGGGACAATGCCTGCGTCACACGTACATGTCGGCTGCCAACCCGTGGTGACCGGCGGATTCTCATCGCGAATCCGCTGTTGCTCCCAGCCGAATCGCTGATGAGGCGTGTTGTCGGGCACCACGTTGGACTCGAACCGAGGGGCGTCAGGGATGACCCGTTCGAGGATGCGAACCCAGGGAGCACCACAGGATGAACACGCTCCATGCTCGCTCGTCCCGAGCTTGATGCAGCGCTCCGGCAGCTTTGGGGGGAAGACCGCGAAGTGTGCACCCTTGTACGGCTGGGGGTTGATCTTCCACACGGTACGCAGGTTCCGTCCCGCGGGATTACCCACAGGGACCCCGTCATAGCGAAGGATCATGTTGGGGTCACGATCGGATCGGTATGTCTTGCTCTCCCCCGAAACGAAAGTATGGCGTCGTTGCACATACTCCAATTTGTGGGGCTCTCGCTCCGCATCCTGGTCGTAGAAGTAGTGCGGGCTCTTCGAGAAGAGAAAGACCTGCTCGTGAGAACGCGTCGGACGATCACGGACGCTCTCAGGCATGACGACGGCCTTCTCCCAAATCTGCTCTCCCCGCAGATACCAGCCCTCAGCTCGAAGGGCAAAAGCCAGCGCCCAAGGGATGCCGATGAGGTCTTTCTCCTTGATCCCTCCGACGGTCCCACGCGAGTAACTGTCCCCGATGTTGAGCCAGAGGACGCCGTCCTCCCGTAGAACCCGGCGAGCTTCAGAGAAGACTTTCGTCAGGCGCTCGATGTACAACTCGTGGGTCGCTTCCAACCCGAGCTGGCCCTCAACACCATAATCACGAAGCGCGTAATAGGGCGGCGACGTGACGATGCAGTGGGCGAAGTTGTCGGGGAGTTTTTTGAGGAGATCGAGAGCATCACCAATGACGACTTGATTTGCGATGAGGGAAATCAAGTCCCTGTAGAGCGCCATGCCGGCGATTCTACACCGCGTCGAGCTGACGCTTGAAGAAGTCGAGGATCTTCGGCTTGACCTTCTGGTTCCAGTTCTGGGGCGAGCTGCTGTAGTTCGGGAGCTTGCCCTGGAGACCATGCGCAGGGTCACCCACGATCTCCTTCTCGTTGTACCCCTCGGTCAGGTACTTCACGTAGAGACCCGCATCCGGGTGAACCTTCTGGGACAGCTCCCTGAGAAGGGACTTGAGCTGATGCTCAGGAATCAGCTCAGCGATATCCTCGAAGGCGTGGGGGTCCGAGATATCGAGGTTCGTCTCTTCGCCATCCGCGTCCTCTTGGGTGATCGACTTCTCCCGGTGACGCTGCTTCGTCTTGTCGTTGACGACGTTGATCCCCTGGCGAACGACGCCGGTCATCACGTAGCCCTGCGCTTCCTTGAGCGGGCACTTGTCACGCAGACCCTTCGATCCCCCCTGAAGGGTGAACCGGATCATGAACTCGACCATGGCGTTCTCCGCCAGCTCGGGATCTCGGAACTTGCCAATCAGCGTCTTGTAGACGCGGCTGGCGAAGTCCTGACCGTAGCCGCGGGGCAACGTGTCGGCCGGTTTTGAACTCTTGGGGTTCCAGCGTGGTCCCGGGTCGGGCATCTCCGTCACCCCGCGGAGTAGGAACTCCGCGAAGATCATCCGGCCGAAGGCTTCGGTCGAATCCGCGGCGAGCCGCAGAAAGAGATCCGCAACTCGAAGACCCCACGGAAGGGAGGCGTAGAGCCTTCGAGCGAGATTTTGGCTGGCGAGGATGAGGGTGGCAATACGATCCATCAATCCCGTGAAGGGATAGAAGGATCCTCTACCCCAGGGTTCGAAGGGCTCGCTGAACACTCCGCCGTGTCTCGGCGGACAGGTCGAGCTTCTTGACCGCTTCGATGAGCGTGTAGCCGTCTCCGAGGAGATCCGTCAGCTCTTCCTTGTGGGCAAGCAGCTCGTCGGCGTTGATCGAACCCATCACAGAGCTGATATCCGCCGAAGCTTCCATCTGCCCGTGCGCGTTCGGATCTGCAACCAGCTCTTCCCACGCGAAGGGAACGACACCCTCCGGACCCGCGAAGGTCGCTCCGAACGCATCCGCCGGGCGTTCCTTCTCACGCCGCTTCCGGGTCCGAACCCAGTTCGCGAAGTGATTCTTCACCGCTTGCCTCAAGTAGTTCTTGAAGTGAGTGGGCGAGGCGACCGGCGTCGGAAGGCTCACGAACACATTCGAGAACACACCCATCTCAGCGAGCTTCAGGACTTCCTTGGTCTTGAACTTCGCCTTGGTCGACGCGGGGCCTCCCTCTTCAGGGTTGATGGGCGAGGGCATCCATGCAACCCAGCGCTCCCCCTTGGGAGAACGAAGCCGAGTGACTCCCCGCTGCTTCCCTTCAGGAGCATGGCCGCCCATGACGTCCAGGAAAATCTTGGAGTAGGACCAGTGGGCCGACCGCCACACCTGGTACGTCACCCCCAAGAGGGCGCACGCCTCCAGCATGGTGACATGGTCCGGAACCGTGTGATTGCTCTGGAGCGAAGCAACGTACTTCTCCAGCACCTCGGAGCTGATGATCTTCAGCCAGATGTGCTGAAGAAGGTCCTGTGGTGTTTGATCCACACGGCCGAAACGCTGGACGGCGTAGGCGATGAACGTCCCGTACTCCTTCTGGAGTGCGGTGTAATCGCGCGGGATTTCCGCGGGCCATGTCGAAATCGAAGTCCGTTCCATATTCCACCTACAATCGCGCGCGCCTCGCGATCAACTACTTCATACACCAACCCCAAAATCTGTCCCGCACACGTCCCGAAGGCTTTCGCCCTTCAGGGGTGAGGGTTCTCCCGGCAGCCCATCGTGGGGCCCGCCACGGAATTCGCGTGTATTCTCGCATTGATCCGAACGAATCCGCGGTGTACTACCTGAAGATGCACGCGAATCCTGTTGCCGGAGCTTGTGTCCTTCAGATGGTGCGCCGCGGGTACGGCCCGCGGTTCTCCGAGGGAACCCCCATCGTGCGAGAGCTGCACGCCCTTCAGGACGCCCTTCGTGTGGTCGACGGCGGAGAGGACCCGGGGAAAGCCAGGGCAGCGGCGAAGAGGGCTCTGGCTTCCCGGCCTCGCCACAGCCCGCCCCTCATCGACCAGGTCATCCGCTGCTCGATCGCCAAGATCGCAGGGGAGCCCATCCCCGCCCGCCCGCTCGGCAAGCCCACCCAGTCCTCCTCCGAAAACCACCTCGTCGAAACCGCCTCGCTCGCATGGACCGCATGGGTCACGGCGAGCGAGCCCGGACGTGCGGCGAGCGAGTGCCTCCGGATCCAATCCGAGAGCCCGACATGGCTCGGACAACCTGGAGCACTGCATCGCACCACCACCACCTTCTGGCTCTCCGCCATCGAACGTCTGGAAGCTCAGGATGTCCCCGAAGCCCGTCGCTTGTGGCAACGAGCCATCGAGATCGGAGCGAGCCTCGGAATCGAGAGCCACCCCGCCATCCTCTGGAGCTACGCAGCTAGCTTCTTCCCTATCTGAAACTGACGCGAGGCGTCGAGGGGATCTCTTCCACGAGGTTCCCAATGAGCGTCCGCTCTGAAGCCGAGAGCCCAGAGAGCTTCTCAGCGAAGTCCGGAGCGAAGCCGACGACGATCTTCTCCGTGAAGAGGGACGTCCAGACAGCGGGAGGAATCGCTTGCTTGAAAGCCAAGAGATTCACACCCTTACGCTCTTTCACCGAGGACTTCGGGAAGCTCACCTGAGCTGATCCGTGAAGCCCTTCTAGATCCACATTCGAGGAGCCCGTCCCTCCAGCAAAGAGGATGAGCTGCTCCTTCGCAGCCTGACGGAGGAACGGCTTGACCGCCTCCAACTGGCGCGAAGCGCCTTCCATCTCGCGGTGAGCCTCGATCGCATAGTCCACGACTTGCTGAACCGAGCCCGAGGCGAGAACCTCAGAAGCTTCCTTCTTCACTCAGAACTCCGACCTTGAGATGACCTTCTCGAACTTCGAGGTGAGGCGATCCACAGGCGAACAACCCACTTTTACCTGAAGCGAACCAGCGGGTTCAACTGAAATCGTACCGGACGAACTACCTGGAGCTGTTGCTCTACTACCTGCTGAAGCTGCACTCGTACTTGCTGCTCTACCTGAACCTGAACTCGAAGAAGCTGAAGCGAGAGAAGAGATTGACGAAGCTGAAAGACCAGAACGAGAAGAATCTGAAAAGAGAGCTTTTTGTTGGTTGATGATCTACTCAGGCTTCCGCCGGACGGAGGATCTAGGATCCTCTGTGAAGGTCTTGATTCGTCGGGAGGACGACCTTCTCTTGGCGTACTTCAGGGTAGCCTCGGAGATCCCGCTCTCTTGGCTACCTCTTCGGTGAAGCTCCGACAGGAACGGCTCCTGGAGGACTTCTACCTACCCTCGGAACCCAGAAGGCTCCGACCTGAGAATCGAACGAGCTTCCTCTCGTCGCTGATCGTTCCGGACGACCTCGAAGAGAAAGCGGGTCGAGCATATACCAGGCGCAGATCACGAAGCAAGCACGAATTTCGACCTCGACGTTTCTTCGTGATTACCCGTAGAAACCCGTGTTTTGAGAAAGATTCGATGGAAATGCAGACAGGGATGCTCCCTGCTTCCATCCTCGAACTCGCGGACGTCTCTGGGCAGCCGAAGGTCAAGCTGGTCCTTCCAGCTCCTCTTCGACTTGGAGACGTGCTCAACCTCAACTTCCGCCTTCGTCGTCAGACTGGAGGGCGCACGGAGGCCCTCGAAGTCAACGGGAGGTTCAAGGTCACCTCTGTTGGCTTCGATGCTACTCAAGGGCTACCCAGGCAGCTCCTCGTGGTTGAAGCCACAGGGGTGACGCCGATCTGGCGAGCCATCAAGAACACCCCGCCCTTCGTGCGGCAGCTTTCCCCCACGCATTACCCGAGAACCACCGTGGCATGAGCATGACCCCCATCACCTTCTCCGCCGAAGCGTTGGAAGACCTTCCCGATGCCATCTGGATCCCCTCGCCGGTTCCAGTGTTCTACCGCGGCGCTCCACCGGAGATGATCCAGGCGATGGTCTCGGGCAAAAGACGCCGGAAGCCTCTCCGCCAGAACGTGAAGTTCCTGCTCGAAGAAGCGGGAGATCCTTCTGGGCCTACCGGGCAACGTCGATGATGACGCCCTCGCGGCCATGTTCATCTTCGCCCTCCTCGATGTCGGCGTCGCCAAGGTCGTCCCCATGGCCTAGAACGACGAGAGGCGGGTCGGACGGCTCATCGCCTGTCCCCCGCCTCTTCGCCTCGCCTTGAGGCCTTCTAGCCCCTCAGCATCCCTGCCTGATCCGACCGGAGCTTCCTCGCTCCGAAGCCGATAGCCAGCGTTCCGACGATGTAGCCGTGGCTCTCATCGGTGCAACAGCGGCCGTCATGGATCTCGACGACGCCTCCCGCCGATTCCACCAGCTCGCGGACCTGCGAGATTTCTCCCACCAGGCTGAGAAGGTGAACGGGAGCCGGACCAGCTTCCGGCTTGCCTGACTTCTCGACGATCATTCGAGCCGTTTTCTTGCGAAGCTTCTTGCGGGTCATGCCCCGTCTACATTTTGACGGGGCTCAGGATCAACTATTTTCCGATAAGCGGGCGAAAGGTATGGACCTTCGGCACATCGTCGCACGCTTCAACCAACGTCGAGTCGCCCAGCGCATCCTGAATGCGTTCGGCGTGAACGACATGAAGAAGCTCTTCCGGCTTGGTAATCAGTTCGGCGTGCTCTCGGGGTATCGCGCGGAGCTGCACAAGCACGAGAACCAGGACCGCCACGGGGACATCATGGGGGACCTCCAGAGCATGGGGTACAGCCGGCTGATCCCGCTGAAGTCTGCCTGGGAAGACATGGCCACGAACGTGGTCCACCGCGAGAAGTCGATCCTCGTTCCCGGGATGCACTTCGCGGATTGCGTCAGCCTCATGGCCCGCTACAAGCAGGACGCCATCATCTACAAGGACCCCACGGGGACCATCGGGATCTACTTCGGCAATGGCGAGGCGATCATGGCCTACGACGCCACCGAGAAGGACTTGGCGGTCCTCACGCACCACGGGTACAACGAGTACTCGAAGGGGCGGAACTTCTCGTTTGGGCTCCAGCTTGTCGACGACAAGAAGTTCCACTGGTCGGGGAAGCCTCTCGACAAGGCCAGCTTGCTCGCGCAGCTCGTCGCCTAGTTCCGGGGCTTGTCCTTCGCGTCTTTCGCGAGAGCTTCCGCCGTCGCTTGTTCCAGCTCTTCAGGTGAAGAGGCTTCTACTTTGGGGCCGATCGCGGCCACCTTCAGCAGGTCTTGTCCTCGGTGGACGAAGAAGGCTCCGTACCGTCCAAGCGGACTGCGTACGGGCACGCACTTGTTGGGTTTTCCGCCTGAGCCCATGGGTAGTTCCTCATGTGTGTTCTACAGGGGAACCATGTGGGTGATCAACCCTTTTTCTTGAGACCTTCGAGGAAGGCCATCTCGTAGATCATCGCCGAGAACGTATCCGTGTTCCCCTCCCATGTGCCTTCTCCCCGATGCCGGCCCTGGGTGTACGTGTGGTACTCGTCGCCCACGACGCGGACGATTCGGACCTCGCAGTCTTCGAGGATCCCCGTGAAGAGGACCTCGCCGAGCGGAGGCTGAGCGCCGGGTCCGATGAACGTGCAGCAGGGACAGTACTTGCAACCGGGGGCGTTGTTTTCGCTCCAGTCGAAGTGCCGCTCATACGTGTGCCCGCACCCCTCTTGGATGCACTTGGCGTTCTGATCATGCTTGGGGTCGAACTCGTGCGGATTCTTCATACTACTTCTTCTTGGGGGTGACGGAGATGCGGGACATGGAAACCGCCATGTTCTTGTCCCCGTCGATCACGTCCACCTTGTAGTGGGGGAACAGGTACGACGAGGATCCCTCGGGGAAGCATTGCTTCACGGTTGCGAGGACCTCGCCGTCAATCAAGACCTTGGCACCGTGAGGGAAGTACATACGAGGTCTACAGGGTCAAGGAGCGCAGGATCAACCCCAACCCGTGGGACGCGCCAACAGCCCGCTCGAACGTGGACTTGATCACGCGGTAGAGATCGGCCGGGGCCCACCCCTTCCGGGCCGTACCCGTCGCGTGGAACTCCTCCGCCTTCATGTGGCAGGACGCACAGAGCGCGATGCCGTTTTCCTTCACGTAGCCCCCATGCGGCATGAGGGTCCTATCCGTGATGTGGTGCGCGTCCCGCTCGTGTTCCGCGTCCTTCTCGGTCGACACGAAGAGGCACCCGGGCCCATGGCAGCGGTACTTCGCCCGCTTGAACACAGCCTTGCGGAAATCAGCCCGCATCGTCTTCTTCGTTGTACTCATCGTTGTCTTCCCCCGATCGTCGTAAGCCCCATACCTCGTTTCTTGGAATCGAGTCAGGGCCTCCCGATATAGCTTCATGCGCCACAACGACAGAGGGATCTTCCCTTGCCGAAGGAGCGCACCTTTTTCTTTTTGAAGGACAGCCAGGTCTTTGGACGTCGATTTGAAGAGCACCAGACGTGCCTTCAAGGACATCCATTCACCCGCGCTCAAGTCATCGACACGTTGGAGGAAGTACCTCGTCTCCTGTCGCATGAACTCCGAGATATTTCCCGCTTCACGGAACCCGTGCCTTCCGCGTCCCCGCAGAGGCGAGAGGGTAGCCCACATCGAGGGCAAAATCCAAGGGCCGACAGCTCAACCCGCGCAGGTTCCGGGAGGTATCCCCACTCTTTGGGAGTCTCTCGTACCGCCCGTAGCCGGGGTCGGAGAACCTCCCAGTAGGATTCCAGCTCGTCCGAGTCGTTCATCCCTCCGTAGTACACCGACTTGGGGGACGACTGAATCCCTGGAGCCTCTACAGTCAGAGGGCTCCAGGGATCAACCAGCGGGAATCATTTCCAGGTGAAAGGGACCTCGCCTTCTTTGGGGAGGGGGGACGGCTCCAGTCGGCGATGAGCTTCGTGAGGGTCTCGATGTCCTTCTTGAGGCTCCGGAGCGTGCTCTTCGTCTGGGAAATCTCGCTGTCCAGGCGCATCTTCCAGCCCGCCGAAGCAGACGTCATGGGTTCACGGTTCGTCATGCGAGAAGAGAGCGTCGTGATTTCGCCCGCTTCGAGCTTGCGCAGGTACTCCGTCTCGGACACAACGCGCTCTTCCAGGAAGACTTTGAGGGCCTTCGTGCCCTCGCAGCTCAGCTCGAAGGGCGGGTACTTCAGGCCGAAGCACTGGCCGACCACGTAGCCCCAACCGGGGCGCTGGTAGCCGTGAAGCATCATCTGGGGCACCGTCTTGCCCGCGAGAAGCCGAAGCTTGTGGTTCGCGAAGCAGCACGAGCATGTGCCCGTGTTATCGCGCGTTCGGGGCTTCTTGTCCGCCTTCTCTTCGTCCGGGGTCTTCGTCCGGGGTCTTCATCCCGAGGGCGTCACTGACCTGCTTGATGAGGTCCGTGTTGGCGACGAGCCAGGGCATGACCTCGTAGATCCGGAGGTACTTGAGGGCGAAGACACCGTTGTTGCCGTAGCGGCTCTGCAACAGCTCGAACACTTTGCCGTTGGGCGCCGTGAAGCGGTAGGCTTCCGCCGCCTGCCACACTTTGTATTCCGTCCCGAAGAGCGGGGTCGTCGAGAAACCCGGCGTCCACGAGCGGAAGTCCTCGACTTCCATGAAGTACTTGGTGCCAGCCACCGGCTCCGCGGGAAGCTCCGAGAGTTCTTCCCTCTTGAGGGTCTCGTACATCGAGCGAGCGACGCTCTCATCGCGTTCGCCGAGGATTTCCTTGGCCTCGGGCGAGCTGAGGTGGCCGTACATCTTGATCAGGCCGACGAACTTCTCGGCCTTCCAGCCACCCAGGAACTCCAGGGCGCTGATGAGCTGCTTGATCGAGACCGAAGCAGTCGCACCCTTGCGGATTTTCTCCAGGAGGGCGGTCATCTTGGGGGTTAGCGTTTTCATGAGGGTCCTACAGATGTCGCCCGGTCCCGATCAACCTGATTCTCAGATGTTGACCTTGTAGATGGCCAGAGCTTCAGCCAGCGGGAGAAGATTGAGGATCTTCAGCGCCTTGAGGGTCTGCGCGAGGGTGGGGTAGGCGAGCATATCTTTCAGCTCCTCGGCCTTGTAGGTCTTGGTCTGGAAGATGCCCGCCTTGCCTTCCTTGGTGAAGAGGATGCGCTTGCTCGGGGCCTTCTTGAAGTCCCGCTCCACGATGCTCTCCGTCACGAGGGAGCCCACGAAAGTCTCACCCGTCGGCTGGAAGGTGAAGAAGCCCCCGGGTTCTGACCCGTCCTTGATGTTGGAGACGAGCTTGGGGAGGGTCGCCGCGTGGGCATTGAGCTGCTCACGGCACTCCCGGGGCTCGATGTGCGTGGCCCCGCCGTGCCCGTCGTTGTGGGCCGTGCCGAGCTTCTTGCCGTCGAGGTAGATGGCCCCCTCGAAGCAAGTGGTCTCTTTCGAGGCGAACGCGGAAACCTTCAGATTGCGGATCTCGAACTTCATGGGGGGTCCTTGGTTTTCGTGATTTCCAGATCAACCGAGAACGTCGTCAGACTTCTCGGACGTCGGAATCGCCTTGAGAGCAATGTCCGCCCCAAAGAGGGCCGACACCAAAAGGACGGTCAGAACAATGGGAAGGGTGAACATGGCGGTCCTACAAATTGGAGACCCGAGCGATCAACCGAACACAACCAACAAAATCTGGTTGATCCAGGGGACCCCCAAAATGTAGATGACCCCCATGATGAAGACCAGCACGATTGACCCCCGCGTCGAAGAGGCTCAGAAGGTTCTCCAGGACGGAATCGCCGCGCTAGTCGCTGGTGCCGACTGGAAGAAGTACCTGGAATTTCAAGCGAAATTCCACAACTACTCGCTCTGCAACACCTTCTGGCTGATGGCTCAGGCCATGCGCCGAGGGATCGAGATCAGCCAGTTCGCCGGGTTCAACACTTGGCGTGACGCGAAGCGCCAGGTCCGCAAGGGCGAGAAGGCGTTCCAGGTGCTCGCCCCCCTTCGCTACAAGCGCGAGGTCGTGAAGGACGGCACCAAGGAAAACGTATTCGGAATCCGTGGGTTCCGCGTCGCATCAACCTTCGACATCTCGCAGACGGACGGCCCGGCCCTCCCCGAGATCGTGTCGCAGCTCCAGGGAACGAGCGAGGAGATCGAGGCGGTCTACGCCTCTCTCGTCAAGTTCTCCACGGAGATCAACAAGGTGCCCGTCCGTCGGGAAGTGCTCCCGGCCGGCACCAACGGGTACTACAGCCGCGAGGGCTTCATCGTGGTGTCGAGCACCATCAGTGGGCTCCAGGCGCTCAAGACGCTGGCTCACGAGATCGCCCACTCGATCCTGCACGAGAAGCTGGCCGACTGCCATGACCAGGTGTACCGCGAAGTCGAGGCCGAATCCACGGCCTTCGTGGTGCTCCACTCCCTCGGGTTCAGCGCGGAGTCCTACTCCTTCGGGTACGTGGCCGGCTGGTCCAAGGGTGACGCCAAGATCGTCAAGGAGGTCGCCGAGCGTGTCCAGCGGGCTGCGAAGACCATCCTCGGCTCCCTCGTGAAGCCGAAGACCTGGCAAGAGCACCTCGACGACGACATCCTCGAAGACAAGGCGGCGTGAAAGAAGGGAGTCTGAGAAATCAGGCTCCCTTCTTCATTTCCGGTTGATCGACAGCTACCCCAGTCTGTAGTCTCCTTGCTGAGACGGCGGAGGTAGCTGGAACGCCCTGGAGCCTGCGACTTTCCTCGGAAGACTTTGGAGTTGCCCGCGTCGGTGACGAGATTGTCTGACCTCGGAGGGGGACAGAGGACAGGCCAGCTACGAGGGTTCGATTCCCTCTCTCAGTGCCTTTTTCGGGATGCCTCGATCACCAACCCCTCGGTGAAGCCATCCTTCTGATTCTGATTCCCACCCATGCCACTCGGAGATCGATATGGACCAGCCTTGTACGATTATCATCCCCTGGGAGCCCGACGTCTGCATCCGCACCGTCTGGCATCCCAAGGCACCCACGGGCACCTTCAGCACCCTCAGCCGAGGGCACTTCGACACCAAGGCGGAAGCCCAGACTTGGGCGGATAGGCACCTCGGCCCCAAGGCGACCTACACGATCGTGAACATCGCCGACCTGCCCGGAACTCGCTGAGGATGCCGTGAGCAAAGCGAACGGCGGTACGAAGAAGAGACGGTGGGCGAACATGAAGCACGCCCACGAGATGCGTTGGGCATGTCCAGGGTGTGGGGGGAGCGTACACACTCCCCGCCAGCCCGTGTATGGCCCCTACTCCAGGAAGCTTGTGGAAGCTGAAATCCCATACCTTCCCTGGGGAAGCCCCTGCGCTGCTTGTATTCGAGCGTGGGGTGGACGACACCGCCGCCGCCGCCGCCCCACGCGCTGATCACTTCTCGAACTGACGCCAAGCCTGGCTGGCAACAGCCCCCTTGGCGTTTTCGTTCGTGTAGTGTCCGACCTTGTCGTAGGTCTTCCCGACGTGCCCCGAGATCGTGTGGAACCGGATCTGACAGATCCTCATGCCCGGGTAGACCTGGACCGGATGCACGCAGGTGACCTCCAGGGTGTATTGGCCGTTGAAGCCAGGATCCCCGTAGCCCGCCGTCTCGTGGACCTTGATGAAGAGGCGTCCAATCGAGGACTTCCCGTCGAGGACCGGAACGAAGTTGTTGGTATGCACCCGCTCCCGGGTGTGCATCAGATAGCCGATACCCGGCTTGAGGACCCAGCCCGCGATAGGGTCCATCTTGTACTTCGCGACCTCTTGAGGTGTCTTCGCGTCGAGAATCCCGGTTCTCCCTCCGTAGATGAAGCATCGCCCATCCTCAGTGGAATACGGCGACACTTCATTGTGGTAGACCACCGACGTGTAGACGGCGACTTCGTCCCCCAGGGTGAGGTCATAGCTCGCCGGGTTGAGCTGGTCCTTGTTGTAGGGGTCGATCTGAATACCCCCCTCCTCGACTTCCCCGCTGATTGCGTCCCCGGATAGAATCCCTGAGTTCATCATCCGGGGCCACTACACCAGAAACTACCAGGTGAGCACGATGCTGTAGTCTCTGCCCTGGTAGTCTTGGGCGTTCCTGGCGATCTTCACAGAGAGCCCGGACTCCTTGAGTTTGTCGAAGACCGCCCGGCCGATACCCGTGAGAGTGGTGGGATCCAGCATGGTCCAAGGGGAACCCGAGACCTTGGTTGGCCACGCCTTGAAGTCGTCCCCGTAGACGAGGTGCATGACCAGGGATTGCTTCTCTCCCTTCGCAGCCTTCTTCCGTGCGGTCTCGGCGGACTTGGCGATGATCGTGTCGACACGCTTGAGTGCCGCAGCCCGCTTCTTGTCAGCCTGTGCCTGCTCTTTGAGCTTCTGCGCCACGGCCGCCGCTTGGGTCAGGGCTTGAAGCTCCTGAGTCGTGAGGGGGACTCTACCCGTTTGCTGGGGCGTAGTCGTGGCTTTGGGGGCCGGCTTCTGAGGCTTGTCCCAAAATTCCTCCAGGGGGTCATCGTCCAGATTGGGCATGACCCCCTAATACACCGGAATCAGCCTCGTTGCCCCGCGAATCCGCTGATCTGCTCGTGTCCCGAGCCGCCGTGGCACTTGCTCGAACCCGGGCCGAAGTAGCGGTCGTTCGAGCTGGTCCGGACACCGCGAACCTTCCGCGGGGGCAAGCGCTCGATCATGTTGAGCCCGAGCTTCTTGAGGCCCTGGATCACAGGGGTCGCGATCGAGTAACCCAGCTCGAAGGCCAAAGCCTCCGCCTCCGCGAAGCGGAAACTGGTACGGTCGTCTTCGAGCAGCTCATCGCAGAACGTGCCAAGCGCAGCGGAAACAACCTCGGCTTTGGGGGCAACGTCATTCATGCCCGAGGTACAAGACCCCAAGGGTCAGGATCAACCTGATTTTTCTTGTTGATCCTGACCCTTCATTCTCTGTAGGACCCCCATGGACAGCATCGACCACAGCGAAGAAGGTTTCAACGTCGGCACCACGTTCGCGAACGATACGTACCGGATTCACCGTTTCTACGGGTCCATCAAGATCACGCACCTCGTCAACGCCGGGAAGCGTGGCAAGAAGTGCCTCGAAATCTCGGTCTCGGGTCGTCGTGACGAGGTGGGTATGGAGTCGCTCGCGCTGGAGTTCAAGCTCCACGCGCTCCGAAACTGCCCGCTGGAGCGCATGCTCCAGGCTGTCCAGGAGGCCGTGGAAATCGGCTGCCAGACGTACCAAGAGGAGCTGCGCGGCATCGACGTGATCCCCGGCAACCTCAAGAGCTTCGAGATCATCGGCGAGCACGTCTACATGAAAGCCAACGGTCTGGACTTCCTGGTTCGTAACCGGGACGACCAGAACAACGACCCGACCTCGATCCCCACCAACAAGAAGGCGGCCCCGCTTTTCTATGCCTGGGTCGTCAAGAACGAGGCGGCGATCCCCACGATGTCCTACCATGACGTACTGAAGGCGATGGACGCCCTCACTGTCGGATATCGTTCTTACTGCGCCGTGTATTGAGATGTACTCCTACAACCGCACATCCTCCGACACCGGACGCGTCTCGAAGGCTCTCTCAGAAGTCCTTCGAGCGCTTCCGCAATTTCACGACATGGCGACCAAGCTCCGCCAAGACGCCAAGACCTACCTGGACGCGGCGGAAAGCTTCTCCTCGCACGACCAAGAGGCCATGAAAGGCCTCGCTGATGAGGTCGTCATCGGCCGGGTTGGCGAGATGGTGAAGCACCTCGCGGCTCTCGAAAAAGAGCTGGAAGTTCTCCAGCGGATCAATCCGCACGAAGATCGCTGATCTGGTTGATCGGGGGCCGACCCCCCGTGTATTACCCTCACTATGAAGGCTCCCAAGAATCGCACCCAGAAGGGTGCCCGGTCGCTCATCGTCCTCGGCATGATCCTCACCCGCAAGGGCGGCACGATGAAGCACAAGAACGCCCCCCGGGGCGGTGCCAAGAACAAGCAGGCCAAGTACCTGTCGGAGGCGTGAAGAAAATGGCAACGGAACACACGAACATTCTAGGCGGCTCGCGGGTTCTCCCCGTCAAAATCGCGACGGTGCTGAAGGCTCTGCTCCCATCCGAGCTTCAGCAGTTGAAAGACTACGTCGACTTCGTGGCCCAAGAGGCACACGAAGAAGGCTACGAAGAGGGAGTCAAGGCTGCCGAAGATCGGTCTTCGCGACCCTTGGTTGGCGAAGGGGACTGACATGAAACGAACCCTGGTAATCGGAGACGTCCACGGGTGTCTCCACGAGCTGCAAGACCTCCTCCTCAAATTGGGGTACACCCAAGGGGAGGATCGTCTCGTTTTCCTCGGCGACTTGATCGACAAGGGGCCGGATCCCGTTGGCGTGGTCAAGCTCGCTCGCCTGCTCAAGGCGGAGTGTATCCTCGGCAACCACGAGGAGTCAGCACTCCGGTGGCGTCGTCATGAGGCTCGCTGCCTCAAGGACCCGAAGTACAAGAACCCGATGAGAGAAATCTCGGATGAACTGCGAGAGCAGTGGTCCGGCCTCTCAGAGGAAGATGACGCCTGGCTGCGAAGTCTGCCGCTCACCCTGGATCTCGGGAACGATATCGTCGCGGTTCACGCGGGCTTTCTTCCTGGTCTGTCGATCGTCGAGCAGCCGGCAGACAAGATCCTGCGTCTTCGCTGGGTCGATGCCGCCGGGAAGATGGTCCCGCTCCAGGAAGACACCATGGCGGCTCCCGAAGGAGCCCGCGAATGGATGGGCGCCTGGGATGGGAACCACCACGTCATCTATGGGCACGCAGTACACAGCCTGGAGGTGCCGAAGCTCGTCACAACCGCACATGGGTACGAGACGATCGGAATCGATACGGGCTGTGTTTTTGGGGGGCACCTGACCGCTGCGGTTGTCGACAAACCCAAAGGGGAATCGGCGCGAATCACCCTCGTCCAGGTGAAAGCCCGGCGAGCGTACCGTGAAGTCCCCCCCGGGACCTTCAACCCGTAGCAGCCAACTTCCGAGGCTGGAACTGGACTTGAGGCTGAGGCTTGGGTTCCGGAGGTGTTGAAGACCTCCGGATGACCTCCGTGTAGAGGGCCTCCGTCAGCATCTTGGTTGCAGCGGTCGTTGCAGCCAAAGCCTCCATCGAGTCTTGTTCTTCACGGCTAATGCACATGGGTTTACTCACAGTCTCGCCTGTTGTAAGGGTTTACGGACGCGGCGGAAGTCGAGGCTGAGGGATATCCAGGGCAGCCATCACGCCCCGGAGCATTGCGTTGACGGCAATGATCTCCTCTCGGAGCCGGATGATTTCCTTGGCGCGCTCTTTCATGTCCGTATCGTAGTCCGCACGAGACACGTAGTCATCGTCGAGGCCATCCTCAACGCGCTTCGTCCTCTCGGCCACGGTCCGGATCTTGTTCTCCAGCTCCTCGACGACTTCGAGGTTCAAGCCAGATTGCGTACGGCTCCGAGTCAGGAGCTTGGAGACCCACGTCGGAGGGGCATCCTCGAAGGCGTCAAAGTCCTTCCGGAGACGTCGGACCAGCTCTTCCACCGTGTAGAGGGCAAGAGACATCCCCGTCCGAGGGTCGGTTTCAACCCCAAGACGTTTCTCCATGTCCGAGACCCTCTTCTTGAGGTCCGCCTGAGTCCCAAAAAACGTCGTGCCCGCGGCCGTGCCTCCAGCCAACAGGCCGGTCACAATGCTTTTGACGAGTTCTACCGTGTCCGACATAGCCGTTACCCACCCGGTTGGAAGCAGCGGAGACATCGAGGCTCGTACGCCTCAGCACCACCGACGAGGACCGTTGCCTCACTCTGGATGAGGCGATAAGAGCGACATGCGGAATTTCCGCAGACCGCACAGCGGGATCGCAACTTTCGAACCTCATCCGCGTGAGCCATGAATGTAGGGAGATGTCCGAAAGGCACCCCCTTCCAGGTCAGGTCGAGCCCTGCAAGGACTACGGAAACCCCTGATAGGATCACATTCAGGACAGCCGGGACTGCTTCGGCAGAGAGAAACTGGGCTTCGTCGATAGCTATGATGTCGGCACTTGTGGGTAGAGGGAAGGCATCAGGGGAGAGCCAATTCGCGTGGCACCGGATCCCCTCGTGCGAAATCACCTCGGCCTCAGCATGCCGGGTATCTGTGATCGGCTTGTAGACTTCGACGCTCTTGCCCAGTTTTTCCATCTGGTGAACCACAGCAAGAAGCGCCGTGGTCTTCCCAGCGAACATGGGGCCCGCGATTACAGTAAGTCGGCCGATTCTCATCTGCCGAAGACGGGTCACAAAAGGAAACCACGGAAATCTACTCAAGATCGTCGAGGAGATGCTCCCAGCCGGTCGGTCTCTTGTCCGCCAGCTCTTGGAGCATCCCGATCTGGAATTCTTTCGCTTCTTCCTTCGTGATGTTTCCACTGGCGTACTCGTACTCGACGCAGGGACACGAGCGGAACATGATCCGCCCGTTGCAAACGGGGCAGCGGACGGGAGGGCAATTCTTCCGTCCGTCTCGCATCATAGCTGCTCCCACACCGTGAGGGCGGGCCGCGGAGCTGCCGCCCACGAAGGGGCCATGGACTCCTCGATGAGCTGCACACAGACCTCTTCCAGGCCCGCACGGTCCGGTTGCTGCGGGAGGAGGCTGGTCCTCATCAGCTCCGACAGCTCCGCATCCTGAGCCACAGCCCACGACACGAGTTCGTCGTAGGTCCACATCCCAGCTCGGATCTCCAGAAGCTCAGCAGCATCCGGCTTACGAACGAGTACGCCTTTTCCTGACAGGATTTCACGGCACATCCGGAGAAGCCTGACCAAGTGCATGGCGTGTTTGGTGTCGTACCCAAACTTCTCTTCCAGAGCGGCCCTTGCCGGGTTCCGGTTCTTCTTCCACTCCTGGTACTGAGACCAGGTCCGATGGGCCGCCGTGTACCTCCGCTCCTTGTCGAGCAGCTCGATGAAGTTCGTGTCGTACCCGACACTTCGAGCAGCCGCTTGCCAGGTGTTCACTTCGACGTCATCCCAGGACCACTTGGTGACCTCCAAGAGACGCTCGGTGAACAGCTCCCGCATGCGGATCCGGGCCGGCTCGTCGAACTCCTCCATGTCCCGCCACCGCCAAGAATCGAGGACCTTGGTGATGGCAGAGGTTGCCGCTGCGAGCTGGTCGGCGGGGATGACCGTTCGCTCGGGAAGCCCGAACTCGGATCGCAAGGGCTGAGCCTTCGGGGGATCCTTGAGCCACTTGTAGTGTATGTTGATCCTCTTGAGCTGAGCGGTCGCGTACCCTGAGAACGTGTGTTTGGCCTTCCGCGAGAGGAAGCTGTCACGCTTCTCCCGGATGCGCTCCCACTCGGGGCTCAGGACCAGGTGATCGCTCGGGTCCGTGTAGAGCAGCTCCAAAACGTTGGGGTTGCAGTCGCACGCGAGGAGGAAGAACTTCCGGATGTCGAAGATCGTGAAATCCGGCTCGTGTTGCTCCGCTTGCTCGAAACGGTTGTGGGGCTGGAAGCCGAGGTAGTTCACCTTCGGGGCAATGCAGACCCCACGCAAGTCCAGGTCACTCGTCGGCAAGTTGGTGCCGTAGGCCTGGCTCCCGTGCCGAGTGATGAACAGGGTCCGCTGAGGAAGCCAGCCGAGGTTGCCCTTGTAGATGTTCCAGTCGAAGCTCATCCCCCATTTACACCAAGAGCTAGAAGCTCTCGTCGAGGTATTCCCACCACGACTTACGAGGAAGCTGGGGGCCCGAACAAGGGATCCACTTCTCATGGAGATCGCGGCCTTGAATGGTGATCCCTCGTCTGCTCGTGACCCACATGTTCCAATGTCGAACGATGGCCCGAGTCCCCTCCCAAACGGAAGCTACTTGAGCGTAGATCCGCTCCCTGTTCTTGTCCCGGCGGAAAGCCCACACCCCAGGCTTGCACCACTCGGGGATAGGGAGAGGCGGCTTCGGGACATGAATGAGAGGATGCCCACCCTCACGAACGAAGGAGATGTCGCGGAAGTTGATCTCGTCGTCGTAGTAGACCGCGTGCTCGGTTCGGCCTCGAATACGCAGTTCGGATCCCACACTTGTAGCAAGCTCACGGGAAAAGATCGGGAGCGCCCCATTGGGCAACTGCTCAACCTGGAAGATGCGTCGAGCAATCCCCTGATAGTCACGCGCTCGGAAGATGGGCGCGGCCATCGATCTGGCTAGGCTACTTCGCCCCTCTGCCGAGTTCATGAAGTTGGAGATGATGCTCTCTCGAAGGGACTGATGTAGTTGGGTTCCCACCGCAACAGCGCTGTCCGAGAGCATCCGGAATGGGACTGTGCATCCCATCGAGAGACTTCGAGCCGCTGTCTCGAAGTCCATAGCTATCAGCGACACAATTCCCGGAGGCATATCGGGAACACGGATCGGAGCTGGGGGATTCCCTCGGCGGTAGGCCCCGTTGTTCGTTCCGGGCCCGAATTCTTCGAGGGTGCTGAGAAGGTTCCGGTCTTTGGGCCCCGCTTCACTCCAGAAGTAGACCTTGGCACGGAAGAGGTTCGCCGAAGGCTTCAGGTTGTCGACTCGCCGGGTGTTTGGATCCAGGCGGAGAGAAGCGACCCCGTCTTGAAATGGAACGCGACTTCCGGGGGCAGCTCAGATCCCACACCAAAGGCATGGGCGGAGCTACACCAGAAATCTAGCCGAGGGCCTCTTCGCTCTGTTGCCCGCGCTGCTTCTTGGCCACGACGTGGAACCCGAGCTTGACCTTCCCGCTCGTGAGGAGCGCGGTCATTCTCTCTTGCTTCCCCTCGCGGGAGATGTAGGGGGAGAGCCGGACAGCCTCGAACATCGTCGCTGCTTGCAGCTCGGTGAGCTTCGCGATGTTGGCGGTGAACTCGGCGGTCATGTAGTCGCCTGCCACCTCGACGGGGGCATAGAGCCCAGCCCCATCGACCACGTAGGCCTTCCCATCGCGGCGCTCGACCCGATCGATCCCAAAACGGAAATCGAGGATCCCCTGGGGAGTAAGGTGTTTCTTTCCGGTAGTTTGGCGTTGTTTCGTCACGGAGCATTCTACACCGGGACGCCTTCCACGATCAACCAGTTGATCCCCTGCTCGATCTATTTGTAGTGAGGGGATGACCTTTCAACAGATCACCGCCCGGGCAAAAACCCAGAATTTCAAGGTAGAGAAGACATCTGGGGGACACTGGAAATTCACACCCCCAACGAAGGGGGCCGAGATCGTGATCACGTCGGGAACCCCGAGCGATCATCGATCCATAGACAATTTCCTGGCACGCATGCGTCGGAGCGGGTTCAACGACGGCCGACGTCGTCAGCATCACGGCTGAGTCTTGGGGGATCGGTGTAAGATCCCCAAGATGGACAAGATGCGCGTCGTGCCATGGCAATCCGTCCGAGACGGATCGGTGTCCTGGAAGGCGGTCAAGTGTAGAAGGTGTCACGTCTGGGACGGAACCTCCTACGCGGGCCAGCCCGAAGGGCCTGAGCTAGCCATCATCAAGCTCGAAGATCACTTCCTGGAGATGCAGTGCCGGGCCACGCTCTTCGATGGCAAGTGGGAGTTCCTGTGGAACTTGCATCTGTTCCTGTGGGCCCCGAAGACGGCTTGGGAACAGCTCTAAGGAGTATGTGTGTTTGGTACCCTCGTAGCGAAGTCTGGGAGTTTCAAGATCGGTTCAGGTGAATTCGAGTTCACTCGTGTGGAGACCCCCACCCGCAAGGGAGTAATACACTGGGATCGTGTTTCGTGCGAAGTGCTTACTTTTACTGCGGCGGGGGAATACTTCTTCCTTGGGGGAAAGGAGGTTTCAGCTTCTCTCGACGAGTTCTCCGCCGTCGCGAATGAAGAAGACGAGTTTTACGAGGGCCCGTTTCTGCTTCTTCGAGGAGAACAACCTGAAGTCAGGGAGGGGGCAACACAGATTCTTCATCTGGTGCTTGCGCGTGTTCTTACGTACCCGTCGGAAATGTCCCAGACGGAGTTGTTTGACGCTGTACGATCGGTTGATCGGAATCCCTCTCGATCTGTAGGAGACTGACCATGTACGACATTGTCAAAGGCACCCGCATTCGGGCCGAAGTCTTCAGAGCAAAGGAGCTGGGCACGTACTCCATCGCTGGAGCCCAACCCAAGGTGATTGGCGACTTCATCACCGTCGTGGGCAAGGTGACGCACATCTACGGCGACCACCCCACGGCTCCGACCAAGTACGAGATCCACGTCCAGCCGGATGACGGTGGGCCTGAAGTCGTCATCGGCGAGAGCTGCATCCGCGCGATTCAGCCCGCGCGCGATTCAGCCCGCGGTCGGTTGATCCGAAACCTCCTACTCCTGTAGAGACGAACATGCGATTCCCCCTCTCCCTCGACTGTACCAACCTTCCCAACTGGGGTGCCCGTGAGGGTATCCGCAAGCTTCTCCAGAACGGGGTCGACGCCGAAACGGAGTTCTCCGCTCCCCTCAACGTGAGCTACCGCAAGGAAACGGCCAAGCTCGTCATCAAGAACGACGGGACCGTGATCCCGCTCAAGGCTCTTCTCACGGGCTTCACCACGAAGCGTGGCAAGAAGGGTCTTCGCGGCCAGTACGGCGAGGGTCTCCCCCAAGGCGTGCTCTCGCTCCTCCGAGCGGGGCATTCGGTGAAGATCCGCTCGGGGTCCGAAGTCTGGGTCCCCAGCATCGAAGCTCACGAGCAAGCGGGAGCGGACGTTCTGGTCTTCAACATCTCGAAGGGGCACAAGGACGAGAACCGGGTTGCCATCGAGATCGGCAACATCTCGGAAGAGACCTACAAGGCCCTTCCGGAGCACTTCCTGTTCTTGTCGAAGGAGACGACCAGCGACCGCGTGAAGACGTCCATGGGTACGCTCCTGCTCGACAAGCGCTATGCTGGCAACATCTACGCGCAGGGCATCTGGGTCTGCAACGACCCCAAGCTCACCATGGGCTACGACTTCTCGGACATCGAGACGGATCGTGATCGGAAGATGGTCGCCAGCTACGACCTCCAGCTCCACTGCCGTCGCGTCTGGCAAGAGGCTCTGGCCACGCGGCCGGACCTCGTGAAGAAGTTCATCGTGCTCCTCAACGAGCAAGCTCCGGACGTCGAGGGTATCGACGCCTACAGCACCTACGCCTTCTCGGATGAAGTGAAGACTGCCGTGGCGGCCGACTTCACGGAGAAGCACGGCAAGGACGCCGTCCCGGTTCGGTCGCTTCTGGAGAGCGCCGAAGTCGAGCACCTCGGCCGCACGGGTCGCATCGTCCCCATGCCCCTCAAGGCGATCCTGGAGTCCGTGCTCGGGACGGTCGAGCAAGTCAAAGAGCGGTTCCGCTCGGAGGCGCAGCGGCTCTACGGCTGGTCGGAGCTGGGTGTGGTCGAGAAGACGCACCTGGAGCAGGCCATCGCCCTCGTGACCAAGGAAGAGGAGGTCACTCTCGGGGACATCGACATCACGGACTTCCGCGATCCGGGTCTCCGCGGCCTCTACCGCGACGGGAAGATCCTGCTCTCGAAGAGCATCCTGGCGGATCGGGATCTGACGCTTCGGGTTCTCGTTCACGAAGTCGCGCACCGTTCGGGAGGCGACGGCGAGAAGGGTCACGTCTCCGAGATCGAGCGCATCTGGGCCGGGATCACTGGCCAGCTCCGCAACCTGGTGGGTAACGTCTGATGCTGATGTACGTTCTTTCGGGTGTGATCGGAGGGGTCATCGGATCCCTCCTCACGGGGGCGGTTGCCTACTACCTCATCAACAAAGTCCTCGCAGGGGTCTTGAAGGCCTTCGGGGACATCAAGACGAGCGCGAAATGAAACCCGATAAAACGTGCAACGACCCTCCCGAGGTACCGACGGAGCCCGTGTTTCAGACGGTGCTCTACCAGAGCTGGGAGGAGAGCGAGCGTGGCTGGGGGAGGCGGCCTGATGGGTTCTCCCTGCATCTCCCTGCATCTCCCTGCATCTCACCGCAGCCCATCGGAAAGAGTATCTCGCGGCACTCAACAAGAACAAGCTGTCCTACGTGCCGGATGAGTACGAAACTCCGGCCGGCGAGCCGATCGAAGTCGAGGTCCCTGTCGAGGTCGTGCGCTACCTCCGCGAAAAAGGCGGGAATATCCGCAGCTACGAGAAGGTGGCGATCGTCACCCGCCGGATGTTGACGGGCTTCAAGATCGGCTGACGAAATTCTCAGAGCGAGGTTGATCGGTGGCAGCCTCGCTCTGTAGAGAACCCATGAGCCGCAACCTACATGTCGAGACCACCATCCTCGTTGACCGTGATGGTGAAGAAGTGGAAGTCACGCTGAAGGGCGAGGTTTCCCCCGGGGTTGCAGGCCGTTACACGGGCGCCCCCGAGAACTGCTACCCCTCCGAGGACCCGGAAGTCCAGGACTACTCGGCGACCGTTGATGGCCAGCCCTTCGAGCTGGACGCGGACGAGAAGAAGGACGCCGAAGAGGCCCTGATCGATAGGGCCAGCGAAGACGACCTCTGCGGTCCGGACGGCGATTCGGACGACGCCGACTACTGAAAGAAAGAGGACGCGAATGCTCGCTCTACTACAGTTTGCCCCGCGCTGAAAACGGGGCTGAAAGGGCTGACAACCCCGGAACCTACGTGCGGCGCACATGTAGGCCCGACGATGAAGAAAGCCGGGAGATCGTGGGATCTCCCGGCTTTCTTCATTTCCAAGGGTCCGCCGCAGACTTTCGAAAAGTATCGCGAGTGAGTTGATCGGGACGACCCACAAAGTGTACAGGAGACAAGAAAGACGAGGATACGAAAATGACGAAGCCGACCACGAAGAAGACCAAGACCTCCGGCCGCTCCGCGACGCAGCGGATGACCGACAGCAAGATCGACGCGACGGCGGGTTCGATCGTGAACGTCCCGGTGAACGACATAACGTTCGCCCCCAAGGGTTCGGCTCTGGCCCACCCCCGCGAGCACTACCCGATCAACGAGGCCCTTCGCGACGACATCGTCAAGAACGGCGTGCAGAAGCCGATCAAGGTTCGCGACGACGGGAACGACTCGAACGGCAAGCGGATCCTGACCTTGGTTGACGGCGCTCAGCGGACCATCAACGGCAAGGCGGCTCAGGCCATCCTTGTGGAGCGCGGGCTCCTCGCGAAGGCTGGCAACGTCCTCCGCGTCAAGGTGGTGTTCGTCACGGGGAGCGATGCGGAGTGCCTCCTGGAGCGTCTCCGGAGCAACACCGACCCGCTGAAGGTGGCCGACAGCCTCAGCGTGCTCTCCGCCACCTTCATTCAGCTCGACCTGCTGGGTGTGTCCGTTTCGGAGATGGTCGCGGTCGCCCCCAAGGGCATCGGGCCCCGGGAGATCGACGCTCTCCTCCGCTTCGGCAACCTCCTCCCGGAGGTTCAGATCCGGTTCGACAACGGCTCGGCTCCGGTCGGGCTCCTCTCCGCGGTGCTCGATGCCTCGCGGAACGAGCAGGGGAAGAAGCTCGACGAGCTGCTCTCCGCTGGGGTGAAGACCGGGAAGGGCGCCACGCGGGCCCAGAACAAGGCGGATGGCAAGACGGAGCGCCCGCATCCCGCCAAGGTCCGGAAGCTCATCGCGGCTCTGGAGGCTCTCCCGGGTAGCACGCAAGTCGAGGGGATCATCCTCGGCCTCAAGCTCTCGCTCGGAGAGAACTTCCCCCTTCACCTCCCCAAGGACGTGAAGGACGCTCTCTCGGGAGTTCTGAGCAAGTGAACGGAAGAGGGGTGCGGAGGTTGATCCTCCCACCCCTCTTGGTGTACGTAGAAGTAACGCTCCCGTAGCTCAATTGGCTGAGCAGCGGATTTCAAATCTGTTGTATAGGGGTTCGAGTCCCCTCGGGAGCATTCGGAGAAGACAATGAGCGCAACGACGGACGACGAAGATCGAAAAAAGGCACCTCTCCGAAAGGTCTTCTCGATCTACTGGTACGTGAAGGCCGAGGGGGTGGTGTTCGGCCCTAACTGGGGGGACTACACGGATATCAATCCTGCGGTACACGACCATGGCTCTGATCCCATCGTTGAGAACAGACTCGGGATGTACCAACCCTCAGATATCCTCGAAGCCAAGGAGATCCTGCGATCCAAAGGCTTCAAGAACGTTCGCGCCGTGAAGGTCACGGTCTATCGGAAGCAGCGGGGCTAGACCAGCGCGAGAGGAAGTCTCTGAAGGAGCTTCCTGCCATTCGGCTCGATGGCAATGGCCGTCATCTCATTCTGCCGATCGGGTTCATGGAAGACCGAGCACTTGATGTCTCGGTCTTCTGCCTTTTGTACCAGCTTCCTGAGCGCCATCTCATCCGGCACGGCCTTGAGGATGAGGTAGTTCGAGGTCTTGTACCACTCCCGATCGATCTCGGGATGTTGGTCGACGAACTCCCGGAAAGCGTGAGCCGCTTGAATGGCCTGTTGCCCGGCGGGAAGGTCGCTGCGTGTGACGAGGAAGAGCTTCTGATTCACCTGAACACCTGTAGGGAGGAAGAAGGCTTCCTCTTGGCGGCCCGCTGGAGAGCGCTATCCTCTGGACATGCCCTCAACGTGGACCGAATACGAAGTCGAAAACGAGACACCCAACCGCCGTGTTCGGCGAGCTATGCGCAAGCACAAGGCTCGCCCCGGAGTGACCGTGATCGTGTGCTCGCGACCCTCAGCTCCCCACGCACAACCTGACCACCCACCCTCAAGGCGGTTCGGCGATGAATGCTGCCGCTGGGAAGAAGCCATAGCTACGCAGCCGCCTCAGCAACCGAGTCCTCGGCACGGAGGAAGGCCTCTGCTTCCGTGATCAGCGCCTTGAGCTTGCAGTCTTCGGCGTGGCCGAACGTGAGCTTGCTGCGACGGCTCTCGTTCGTGGAACCAGGCTGAAGGCCGTCGCACGAGGAACACTGCACGATCGAATCGGAGCAGCACCCACGCCCACAAGGAACCCGCACGTCGACCCACTCGTGCTCGACGGCGATTTCGAGGAGGTCCCGGATGATGTCCGCGGTCGTCCGGACTTCTTCCATCAGACCCGAGCCTCCTCGATAGCCTGCGTCTCCGCCGCCTTCATCACGAGCCGGGCCAGATGCCAGGTCATGGGGGCGGGGCCGCCAGCAAGCCACGCGGTGACCGCTGCCCGCGTCCAGGAGCCAGCCGCGAGGCTGGCATACTCCTCGATGGCCTGGAGGATGTTCGTGACCGAGGGGCCGTTCTCGGGGCCACACAGAGCGCCTCCATGCTCTGGTACGTCCGACCCCGAAGAGCCACGTACGCCAGCATGAGGTAACGAGCCGTGTCGCCTTCGAGCCGCTTGTTGTCCCAGAGCGCGTACCGCGCCGGGCCCGTTTCCGGCCGGTGGAAGGGCTTCAGGTCCTTCTTACCGGGAGAAGGGTAGTTCGTCCCGCGGGTCAATTCCCGACCCTGACGGACCTTCGCCAGCTCCTCGATCCCGCCAGCCTTCCACTTGAGGCTGTTGATGTCGTTCCGGATGCCCCGGATGACTTCGTTCTGGTTCTTGATGTCCTGCTTCAACGCCGCCGCATTCATGTTCTTCATGATCTCTCTCCTGTAATTTGTTCGGAAGTGACCGGACACGAACCAGGAAAGGGCGGGGCGCGAGCGACTTGGTGTATTCAGGCTTCGTAGAACTTCATGGTGGACCTACCTTACGGAGTTTTTGGGGGCTGTCAAGAAAAGATATCGTCTTCGAGTAGGACTGTCCAAGCGGTCGGCCTGTGGGTTCTGTCCCACTCCCACAAAAGCTTGAGGTCGAGGTGAATGGGCTGGAAGCCCTGCTTGTCCCGCTGCTTGCTGACGAAGAAGCTCATCGTGCTGGAGGACGGCATGGGGGTGTCTCGATGTAGACGGACCACCATTGAGGTGTCGTACAAGATCGAGGCACCGCCCGGAATGCGGTCATTCTGGTTAGGCACCGATCTCATCCTCTTTCAAGATTACAGCCCAAGCCGTCGTAGACTTCTTGAGTGGCTTCTTGGGCTTACCTCTTCTCGGGAGGAGGTAAACGAAACCCCCTCGGGGTCCACCTCCAGGAAGCCGTTGAAGCTCCTTGCTTTGGCAAAGGAGCCTGAGACATGAAGACACGGACGCGACGTTCCCGCCGATGTGCCTTGCGATCTCTGTGGCGGTCCAACCTTCATGGACTGCCACAGAAGCCAGGATGTCGGTCCGGATGCTCACGCAGAACCGACGGTCTGGGACCCGCCGAAGATCCTGTCGTAGTTCTGCCGGTATGCCGGGGTGGCGACCTGCGCCGGGCCGTGACGGTACTCATCGACGACCTTGAAGCCGGGGCCGTTCTCGCGGGCCTCCAGGGTCATCATGGTGGCGCCTTCCGGGATGGGCTGTCCATCTTTGACGTCGACCACCGTCCCGAAGGACACCTCGCAGCCGGAGGTGTGCCGAATCGCAGGACGCATGCCGTTCCCGAGATCCGGGCCGAGCATGACCACATCTTCCATCGGGCACTTTTTCTCGTCGTTGCTCATGCTAGTAGAGTACACCAAAGCCCTTGGTGTAGAGGCGGTTGAACCACAAAACGACCACCCGAAAGATCACGATGCCCGAAGGTAACCCCCAACTCTGTGAGATTTGGGAGACATCCGATGCCCTGCGAGGATCGACAATCCGTTGTGTTGTCGGTGATGTAGCTCCGAACGCCATCACGTTCGTGAGCCTGGCAGGGAACCGTACGCGCATCCCGGCGATCCGCATGGCCGGCTGGCATTTCGTGCAGAGCCCTCCCCCCAATCTGATGTCCTGCTCGCGTCGTGGGTGCCGCCTCCCGGGGCTTCTACGTTTCGAGCGAGGGATAACCCCCGAATGGGTCTGCGCTCGGCACATGCCCGTTGGAACCCGAGCCACGCTCGACCTCGTGCCGCGTCCCAACCAAGACCCTCCCACTCTCGAAACCCCGATCATCATCTGCGCCGCCTGTGAGGGTGACAACCCCGTCCAGGATGCGAACGTTCTCATTGGTCGGGACGACATCGAGATGTGGTTCTGCCAGCGGTGCAACAACGTCTGGGGGATCGTTCTCGAAGAGAACACGCGCGACAGGGCTGTACCGCTTACATCGCGTGAACTCGCCACATGGTACAGCTCCCGAGTGCGGCTCCTCGTGGAAGCCATGGAACGGGGCGGCCGACACCCGACCCATGTCGAGGTGTCGGCGACTGTGTGGACTTTGCTGTATGATGCACACAACGAAGCCACTTTCATGTTGTACGGGATTCCTGCCCGGCGAGTCCTGGACTTTCTATCTCCAGACACTCGGCGCGCAATGGTGACGTTGCAGACTCGGGACGCGATTCGCTCGGCGGCTCTTCCTGTGTCGCGGCTCGGCAGCGTCCCGAACCGCTCTCCAGAGATCACGGGCAATAACCCGCTCCTGACCTGGGTTCAGGAGCAACGCACCATTCGAGCCCTCCCTCAGCCGACCCCTATGCCCCCTCCCGAGAAGACAGTCAGGTTGGAAGAACAGATGGGGATCCCTACGATGGGGTCCACATGGGTCAACCGTGGGACTGGGGTGCTCATCGAGGTGACGGGCCTATCGTTTGCCGAAGGCACACAACAGATCATTCAGTTCAGAGCCGTTCTGGTGGCTGAATCGAATATCCGAGAACCTCACTCGCGTCTTGGCTATGATGACTTCGTCACGCTGCATCGCGTCTGGCACAACGACGGAAAGACCGAGATGCCCTACTTGGACCTCGGTCTACAGCTCGGCGACGAATGGATTCAGAACCATAATCGGGTCGTGGTCGAGATCCTGCACATCGACCACAAGAAGGAGACCGTCTCGGTCTACGAGAAAGACACGAAACGTCGCTCCGCCCTGAAGATGCGAGAGTTCGCACCTGGCGGTAACTGGCGGAAGATCGTCCGTCGCACGGCCTTTGAAGCCCTGGAGGATGACGACTTCGGCTGAGCTACTCGAAGTCCACGTCGAGCTGGTCGAGCAGGGTCTTCCTCGGCGGCTTAGCAGTGGATCGCCAAGTGTCGGTTTGGGGGAGATCCGCTTCGAATACCGTACCCGCACCGAAGACTCGTTTGACCTTGCCTCCTTTGATCGTGCATTCCACGACCTGTGCCGAGGAGCCATTGACCGTCAGCACGTAATACAACTTGCCGTCGGGGCTCTTGTAGACAGTCTTGGGCTTGATCTCGTCTTTGGGCATGGCAACCTCAAATCGGAATTGACTTCCTACGTTCCTGTTCAGCAATGATGGCCTTCTTGGCTCGCTCCCAGTTGGTGACGTTCATCATCTTCATCGAGGTGAACATGGGGTAGCCGTTGACGCCCCGAGGGAGCGCCTGATCGTAGTTCTCGTAGAAGACACCGATGGTCTTGAGGCTCTCGATGTTGTACGAGTTCAGCGCACCGAAGACCAAGGGCAGGAAGATATGCCCGATCATGTTCGGATCCTGTACCTGAGCCGACGTGAAGGTCCGACCGTCGACCACTCCGTTGATGAAGCTCCGGAGGTCGTCGTCGCTCATCGGGGCCCACTGTATGGCCGGCTTGTGATCGTCCCAGAACTCCGAGAGCTGCGCCGGATCTTCAGGGTCCTTCGGGTCGAGAAGAATGTCGTCTTCGTCCATCATTTCGGGCACTCGGCTGCGGGGTAGGAGTTGTGGTGGGTGACCGCGGTATTCAAGACGACGCGAGACTTCCCCGTGTAGCGCTCCTTGCCGTGCTCGTTCACCTCGACCTCATACTCGGCGTAGGAGTTGCTCGACACATGAGAGCGCTGGACGAACCAGTAGGTCTCTTTCACAGATCCTCCACAAGAAGGGCTTCCCAGGCTGTGGGTTGGATCTTCGTCCAAAGGCCCCTCTCGACCGAGCCTCGCCGCAGCCCAAACGTCTGCCCGGTTTTGAGATTGACCCCTTGGGCCAAGCCTCCGAAGGTCCCACCCTGGTATTCCTGCGTGATCCGGATCGGTCCCTTCACCCTCTCCTGCCACAGCTCCCCGATCTTCGGCTCATCGATGCCAGGGATGCCGGCGGAATTCCCCGCACACTTCGCACACCAGATGTTCTCGAAGTCTCGGATCCTGGGGTTCAAGCTGAAGGTGATCTCCTTCGGTGCCCCGCACGCATTGCAGTTGGGGGAGTGTCGAGGCAGCTCCGGGATCGAGTCGTGCTTCGGGGGGTATTCCCGGAAGGACTTTTTCACGTCGTTGACCATGCCCTCTCCTCGAACAGCTTCCGGTTGTAGGTGCGGAACGTGCAGCACTTCTTCAGGAAGTTGCGACGGCTCTGCCAGGTGACCTTCCCGGCCTCCCGCTGCTCCGGAACGCCTTCGTACCTGTACACGAGGTACGAGATGACGTGGCAGCCCTTGACGTCGATACGGCGGAAGACCTCTTTGGCCTCCAGCACCTTGAGCCCAGTCTCTTCCTCGACTTCCCGGACCATGGCGTCGTAGGGGCTCAGGTCTGTGGGCTCGACCGCGCCCCCCAGGCAAGCCGAGGTCCGTGGGGTCGGTCTTGCGGGATACGCTCAGGACGCGGTCTTGCGCGTCCAGGATCAGAGCGGTGACGGCGGATACAGGTCTCACGGGATACTCCTGAAGTTGCGGGATCGGACCCAGAGAGAGCGGCCCTCGAAGCGGACGACCATGTTGCAGTCGAAGAGCATCTGGACTTTCTCCACACACCCTTCCCGGCCCGCCAAGATCGGAACCCCGATGATCACGAGGGGATTTGGGGTTCCAAGACAATCTTGGTGCGCGACGACACGATCGCCTACTTGAAACGGGCTGGCTTCTCTCATCCCAGGCTATACAGGCCGACCCCGAAGGCGATCAACCTTCTGCGGGCTTCTTGGGCTTCTTGGGCTTCTTCTTCCCCAGCTTCTTGGCTTCCTTCTCTTTTTCCTTCCGATCCCATTCGCGGGACTCCGCCCGGTCCACCTTGTCCCGCTCCCGACGCTCCTTGACGGGCCCCATCGTCAGCTTGTAGAGCTTCCCCAAGAACTTCCGGTGCGCCTCCCACTCCCCACACTGAGGCCCCTTGTAGGAGCTGGGATGCCAGATGTACCGCACCTCGGACAGGACACTCTGGATGAGTGCCAGCTCACCCATGGAGTTGAGGTAGTCGGTCACCTCTTCCTCCGTGAGCGTCTGCTTGAGCATGAGCTGCCAGTGCGTGTTCAGCCCCGCGCAGGAAATCGAGGGGTTCTTGCTGATCATGTAGGAGATCGGGTTGAACTTGCACTCCAGAGCATCCTCCATGAAGATGCGGCTCGTCAGCCAGTACGCCGCACTCTCGCGCATGCCCTCCAGCTTCGACTTGTCGGCTTCATCGCCCTTGGCCTCCAGCTCAGCGATCTCCGCCTGACGCCGGGCATTCGATTCGTCCGCTTCCGCTTGAGCCTTCTTGCAGAAGTCCCACGCCTCCCGAGCGGCATTGTGGTAGGCCTCGACGTCGGACATGACCCTCTTGTACCCCGGCCCGTAGGTCTCGACCTTCGTGCCGGTGAGAGCTTGCCAGACATCCTCCCGGATCATGGCCTGGAGGATCGGAAACGTCTTGGGGCGCTTGGACTCCGACATCAGGGAGAAGTCGTGCCCCTGTTGCGTCTTCGTTCCCATCTTCGGACGGATGTTGAGTTCCCCGTCCACCATGGCACGATCCGTCCCACACGCGAGCATCACCGCGTATCGACGACGGAGCTTCTTCGCGAGGACCTGGAGCATCTTCTTCGTCTCCTCGCCTCGCATGTACCCGCCGCAGCGGACCCGGATCTCACCGTGGCGGATCTGGTCGACGATGAAGCCGTACTGCACGTTGCCGAGCTTCAGCGGGACAACTCCCGTGTCGCTCTCCATGGCAGCATCCGCAGCTTCATCTTCAGCGAAGTCCGCAGCTTCTTCCTCTTCGGTCCGATCCTTGGTATGCAGACCGTTGCCCTGACGCTTCCGATTCCGAGCCTCGCGAAGATCCTCGTGTTTTTTCAGGAGGGTCGCATCGGCCATCGTGATCGTCAGCCCCGCCGTACGGATGATGTTCTCCACACGTCGCAGCGTCGGGATGCCCTTGGGAATCACGCTCTTGGGCATGAAGCTGAACTTGGGGCGCTTCCGTTCGAGGTCTCGGACCTCGATGTGGCACTCTTGCGTTGCATCGAGCAGCTCGTCGAAGGCCATTCCCTTCCTGGCGGGGACATCGTGAACGGTGTTGTCCCCGAGGCCCTTCTCGACCAGGTCAAGCTTGAACGCATCGAGCCACAGCCGTTGGATCGAGGGGTCTTTACAGTCCTCGATCGAGCCGTAGTCGTTGTACTCCGCACGGATAGGCGGAGTACGGATGTACCACTCCTCCGCCCCATTGGCGTAGTCCCCTCTCTCGCTGAAGGGGCTCGCTTGGAGCAGGATATAGCGGACGGGGTCTCCGGCACCGATCGGCAACCCCGAGACGCAGCATGTGTAGTCGAATGATCCCATGACCATCTAGTACACCAGTGACCCCCAAATTGGGGGTCACTGGTGGATCTTATCGGTCGGGATGGCCCACACCGAAACACCGCGAAAACGAGCAATGAGACGCTCGTTCAACGTCGCCACTCCAAGAGACCCCAGGAACGAACTCTCATCCGTCGGGGTCTGGCCTAGAAAGACCAGGAAGCCGTTGGACGTGTCATCCGTGAATGCCGTGACGTCACCCTGCGTACGGAAGGTATTCAGCGTCAGGGTGATGGCTCGGAAGGACTCCCACTCGACGCGGCAATCATCGAGCATTTAGATATGGTCCTGGGAGAGGGTCGGGGTATCCATGCCCCTCCTACAACTCCAAGTATATCAGGACCAACCGTTCTCGGGAGGCAACCTCGCTTTTCTCCGAGCTTCCGCGCGTTCGTGTATGCGGGCTTCTCGTTCGTCGTTGATCTCGTTCAAGCACTTCCAGAGGAAGTGCTTGAACGAGATCCCGGCGAGCCACTCCAGGCCCGCGTAGCCGTAGTGATAGACGGCTACGACCAAGCCCACGGTGAAAACGAACAGGAGAATCAGGGGACGGTTCATCCCGCCAGTTTACACCGGGAGGTTCTCTTCCGTGTAGCGGAATTCCTCGCGCACCCTCATGGAAGAGGTGAACGCCGGCAAGACGGCCATCACCCACATCATCTGGTGCATCCCGGCTTTCCCTTTGGCGCAGGACTTCTTGAAGATACAGGCAGACGCGCCCTTGCCGCGTTGCTCGATGATACAGCCACAGGGGAACGTGTACTTTTTCATGGGGATTACCTGAACAAAATAGCGAAAGGACGATCCGTTGGGCGCTCAGATGGGGGGACATCGAGCTGCCGGGGGTCGTCCCTTCATCTATCTAGTACACCACGGACATCTGAACTTGAACAGAAATCGTCCGAGGCGATTCGAATCACAGCTCGTCGTCGAGGCGGTCCCAGGCAGCTCGCGGGCCGTTGAGTTCCGCTTTGATCTTGTCCGTCCGCACCGCAATCTCATCGAGTCGGGCCTGAAGGTTCTCCGCTCTACGGTCAAAGTCCTCCAACCTCTCATCGAGAGGTTCTGTGGGAGTCTCCAGAACCGGCGGGGCAGGGATGGCGCAGTAGTGGGGCTGGACACGGGGCCACCACTTCACATTCTCGTGTTTGGCGGCCAACCCGACAGTACATTCGTGGCACTGCCACCCATCTCTTCGAGTGTGCTTGTAGTATTCAGCACGCTGTTTCACCCGGGCGATATCCTCGTAGCGCCCGTATGCCCAGGTGCCAAACCATCCCAGAAGGAACACCCCCAACACAATGACGAGATACATTCAAAGTCTCCTTGCCAGCTAGGCTCGCCAAGTGTAGAGCTTCCTCACTGTCCCCGGGCCACTCCTCTCCCAGGCACGCGCTGCTCTTTACAACGCGCTGCTTGGTGATGAACCCGGGGTTTTTTGCGTTCAGGTGACCCTGGAGAGGTCCTCGATCGAGATCGCCACGGTGGTTGCGTGCTTGGTCGCCGCCAGGAGTCTTTGGCAGAGAAGCTCCTGACCCACGTAGTCCCGAATACACTCGGGTTCGAGACAGAAGACTTCGAGCGACGCCACGTACTCGATCTCCTTGTCTGACGGGAGAGTTGCCCCGAAGTACCGCCGCTTGAGCCGGAAGATGTAGTCCTCTTCGATCTTCTTCCTCTCGGCTGCGATGATGTCCTTCTTGGACTTGATGCGGGCTTCCTTGATGACCTCGATCATCTTCTCGCAGAGCTGAGCCAGCTCCGGAGAACCCATCGTGATATGTGAGCAACCTTGCGACATGATTACCTTTTCCGCGGCGGGGGCATGACGTAGACTTCGACACCCTGCTTCTTCGCGAGCTTGATCGCCCGGCTCAAGGCCGCGCAAAAACGGAGCCTCCCTCGCGGTTCCCGCAGACGAAGGAAGTAGGCGAACGCGATGTCGTTCGTGTAGGAGATCGACTCGAATCGCTTGGCGTACCCAGCGACAGCATGAAGCGCGTCGAGCCAGGGCAAGCCCGTATCGAGCCAGGGCAAGCCCGTATCGGGCACGGGGCCTTCGTTCCACGACCGATTCAGGTATTGGCTGTGCCAGGTCCGAAAAGCGACGTAGTCCTGAACCACGTCGTCAGGGATGTTCTCGAAGACCCGAGTCCCATCCGGGCTCGTCGTCACCTTGAGTCCCTCCCACCACGTCCATCTCTCGTCGATGCTCCCGTCTTCAAACGGCTCACGAACGTCGCACTTGGGGAAGTGTATGGTCGGCACCAAGCCATGCCGAAGCTTCGAGGGCTTTCGCTTGCGATGGGGTGATTTGCTGGAGTGCAGAAGGCTGATGTTGTACAGGACCTTCGAGTCCCCTTCCTCGCTCTCCCAATACCCCTCCATCCCTGTGGACTTCCCCGGGGGCGTGAACGCCGGACGAGCCACAGGCAGAACGCTCTTGGGGAAGCGAACGGTGAGGAGCGCCCTCCGTCCGAAGAACGTCCCTGTGCGCACCCTCATCAGGAGCTTGCGGATCGTTCGGGCGTTCATCGCTTCTCAGGGCACTTGCAGAGAACGATCAAGCCATCTTCGACCTTCTGCGAACCTTGCCGCCCGCCAGCTCGCTCTGTCGGAATGTAGAACTTGATCTCGATCTTCGTGCCCGGAGCACAGTCGATCGGGAACGAATCGTCCTCGAAGTAGCGAAGCATGCTCTCCTGGCAGGCCGGCGGGTCTTTGGGTATTGCCCCGATTTGCTCTTTCAGCTTCTCGTTGTCCGAGCTGGCGCTGAAGTACGCCAGAAAAGAGATGAGCATCAAGCTGATGCTCAGCCCGAAAGCCACACCACCAATCCGCCGGGTCGTGGTTGATTCGTTCATTTGGGGGGGAAGTCCTGTAGGGGTCCATGTTACACCAATCGCCTAGACCCCCATAGGGATTCGGCGATCGATCTCCTGAGCTACGGCGTTGCGCCGGGCTTTGAAAGCCGCACTGCGATCCACACCCTTCCACCCATCGAGCAGGGCGGTCCGCTCCTTGGAGTCCGGTCCAAGGTAGGATACGAACTCCGCCATGAGCGCCGTGGTGGCCATGCTCTCGACGGGGGTTTCAGGGAGAGACTTCGCCGCGTCCTCGGCAACGAAGTGGGATTTCTCTGCGTTGTCGTACGACATGCCCCATTTACAGATTGGGGCATGTCGCGATCAACTAGAAACGAACCTGCGCGAGGGCCGCAGCGACCCCATCGACGAGCGTCTGATTGCGCGTGAGCTTCCCCTGGGTGAGGGTGCTGTGGGGGTCCGCGCCATCACCACCGAGGTTCTTCGCGATGATCGAGCCGACCGTGGTCGTCTTGAATCCGAGCCCGAAGGCATCCGAGAACGCGTCCCCGGGGAAGGTGATCCCGGTCGACGTCGCGAAGCAGGTCTTGTTGCCGTGGTAGACGATCGCGATCACCGCGAGATCCAGGATGACGTCCCCACCGTAGGGCCCGACGACGCCGGACTCGATGCCGATGTAGAGGTCCCCATCCTCGGGCCCGTCGAGCTGCGCCTGGGTGGCACGGTGCAAGGCACCCTTCATGGTCTCCTCGAACCCGTAGGGCTGCTCGTTGACCGCCGAAGCGACCTTCACCCCGACGACCTCGACACCCTTGAAGCCGACCCGCCCGCAGGCCTCCTGAACAGCTTGAATCTTGATCTTGCTCGTCGTACCCAAAACGATCTTCATGCTCATCTCCATCAGGTGTGAAAGGCTGCCTTCAGACGGGAAAGCAGGGTGTAGTCTTCGACCCCCGCATCCTTCATCAGCTCAAGGAAGCCAGGGAGTTCCTTGAGGTACATCTTGAACTTGGACTGATCCGCAGACTGCCGGCTGTGCTCGCCGTTCGCGATCCGGTCCGCCAGCTTGAGGATCGCTGCCTTCTGGATCAGCCGGATCTTCGCGTAGGCCGAAGCGTTGCGCTCCTTGCGGTTCTTGCCGACACCCGAGACAGCGAAGACCAGGAGAGCTACATCAGCTCCGAACTCCTGTTCGAGAACTCGGAGGTCCGCACCCTCGACATCCTCGTACCAGTCGTGCAGCCAGGCCGCGGTGAGGAAGATATCCCCATAGCCGGCATCCCAGAGGATCTGACGAACCGCAGCGAGGTGGTGGCTGTAGGGGAGGTCCCCATACAACTGCTTCGCATGGGCCTCGCAGGCGAAGTCTCGGGCTTTCCGTTCCTGGTCGCTAATCATGGGGGTTCTACAGGATCGCGGGGTTCGCGATCAACTGAAGAGCTTCACGAGCTTCCGGAAGACGTTGAGGGTCACCTCTTCCGGCTCGCCACCCGAGAACTCCACGGCGAGATCGAACGCATCGTTCGCCTTGGGGTGCTCCGAGACGCCGAACTCCGCGAAGAGGTCGCGCTTGAACTCCGCGTTGAGCTGTTCCTCGCGAGCTTTCCAGGCCGTCTGCTTCCTGGCGTTGTTCACGACCTCGCCCCTGATGTAGGTCGGCTCCGGGTTCTTGTAGTACCCAGCTTCGAGCTTGTCGTAGATCGTCATCGGACTCACCCCGTCCCAAAGTTGGATCGTCATTCTTCGTTGTCCCATCCCACGACGCGGATTGCGCCCTGGTCCTTCTGGGTCTTGCCCTTGAGAACACTCGTTCGCTTCGCCCCGATGCGCTGTGCCAACAGCTTGCTATCCGCCAGGACCCGGACGATCCCGAGGTTGAGCTTCGCCTGATGGGCCACGCGCTCCAGGGGGACATCCTTGACCTCCCCATTCTTGGGGCCGCCCGGGATGTACACCAAGATCGCGACGGCGATCCGCGTGATGGCTTCGGACTTCGGGATGATCAGGAGGATGGTGTTCATGGCGATTCTCCTACAAGACGAGGTCCTTCTGGATCAATCTCGTAGGAGAATTTGTAGTTCACCCCACGGAGTAAGCCGCCCCCATTTCTGGTAAGGCACCCCCGGAGATCACTTCCTACGGAGACGGATGGCACCCTTGTCCGAGCGCTTCACGCCCTTGATGAAGGAGACGCGGTCGGCACCAACCAGGCGAGCGAGCACCGTGGACTTCACGAGGAGCTTCACTTCCTTGGGGGTCAACTCGGACCGCCTCACGATCGAGGGGAAGTCGATGTTGCACACATCGTCCTCCGTTCGAGCTTCTTGGGGTCCATGGGGGTCCTACAGTCTGAGCCACTTGGAAATCAACCCCAACCTCCTGGTTGATCCCCAAGGCCTCGCTCCTGTAGGTACACCATGCCGAAGAACCCATTCGATACGCTGAATCCCGAGGAGAAATCCGCCCTCGTCGCCTACGCCAAGGAGCACGGACGCACCTGGAAATCCAGCCTCCGGGACGACTGGTACAACGCCTCGGCAGAGTCCATCCTTCACCGGCTCCGGAACAAGGAAGACTTCGGTCCGACGGGGCTCATCAACGTCCGGCTCCCCAAGGAGAAGTGATCATGGAACGCTGCATCTGGTCTCCAGGCAACGCGAAGTCACAGCCGAAGTTATTCCGGCATGACCTGTGGTATGCCAAGACCTCGTTCTTCTCGACGATGGGTCCGTACACGCTGGCCGTGTATGTCTACAGGGACATGGTCGGGGGCCACATCTTCAAGGACGACCCCGTGAGCATTTACGACATTCCCCACAACATCGCGCTCAAGGCTTCCGTCGAGGAAGCCCAAGCTCTCCTCGAAGCCCAAGCTCTCAAGTACCTCAGCAACGATCGGTGACCCCGGTGTAACCTTGTCCCCATGGGTTACAGCATCTCGGTTCCGACGCGATCCCCCAAGCTCCAAGCGAAGATGCTGAGCTTCCTGGAGACGAACTACAGGAGGTGGCCCGACGTCAACAACGACGGGAAAAGCCACGCCTACGCCAGGGGTCCCACGGACGACCTGTCCTACGGCGCTGCCAAGAACCGGATCGGGTTCGACTACGGGCCCCTCAGCGGCGGGGAACGTGAGTACATCTACGCCGTCCTCCGATGGATGGCGATCCAGGTCGGGGTGCGCAAGGCGAAGTTCACCAAGAACGAGATCACCCCGAACATCCTCCCCCGCCACATGCCGTACACCCTCTACGACGGGTACGACGCCATGCCCATCATCCTCGTCCCCAACGTGACGGCCGCCAACAAGCTGCCCAAGAGACAGCGCTGGGCAGCCACCGATTGCTGGGGGATCCGGATCAGCAAGGAAGCCGATCAATCCTCGCTCCTCTTCGACATGCCGTCGGAGATCCTCCAGGCCGTCAATGATGACGTGAGGAACACGATGGGCATCTGAGAGAATCTCACCCACCAAGAGCGCAAGGCCTGGCACGACAAGTACAAGGCCATCTGTCTCAAGCACATGAAGCCCGAGCTGGACAAGATCATGGGGACGATCCGCGATGAGACGAAGCGCCTCCAGCTCCTCTGGGACCAGCTCTAGATCATCTCCCCCAACAGCAGGGCGCCGTTGAAGCTGTCCCGAGCCTGAAGCTCCTGGAGCTTCAGCTCGCAGAGACGCTTGGCCTCTTCCGCCGAAGTCTTCTTGCGAAGCTCGCGAGGGAGATACCATTCGGTCCGAGACCCGACGAAGACCTCGGTCTGCACGTAATCGCCCGTCTGCCAGGCGTCGACCGTGACGGACATCGTGTACTGCCCATCGAAAGCCAGGTACACGGCGACGGTGTTGAAACCGAAGAACTCGGCGTGGGTGTCTTTGGTAACTTCGATCCAGGTAGCCATGGGGATCAACCTCTTGCCGTGAGGGCTACGATGGCCTTGGTGTGGAGCGTCTGAAACTTCTCCTGCGCTTTCAGCTCGGCCGCCTTCGCTTCGCTTCGCAGAGAGCCTTCGCATCTTCCAGCTTGAGGCTCTTCTCGACAACCCAGACCCACTGCCGGTATATCTTCTCCGTGCGGACGCTCAGGGTCATCAACCCGTCAGTCGCCTCGTGAATGACCAGCGTGTATTCGCCCTTGGTCGACACGAAGACTTCCTTCGTCATCTTCCCGGTGAAGTCCGGGTCCTCCGAAGATACCCACATCAAGTCTTTGCTCATGGTCCCTCTCCTACAGTCCAAGCCACACCAAGATCAACCGGGAAGGTTGATCCCAAAGCCTCCCCTTCTGTAGGAGAGGGACCATGAGCGAATTTCCCTTCAAGTCCGAAGCACACCGAGCGGACCACCTCAAGCACTGCGCTGAAGTGGAAGCCCGCTTCGCGGCTCGCCTGGTCGCCCTCAAGAAGGCCGAAGTCGAATCGGCGAAGTGGGCGGCCAAGTTCGCCGTCCGTCCCGTCCCCATGTCCAAGGAAGTCCTCGAAGCCTTCCTCGCGGGCCTCAAGGCTCGCAGTGCTGAGCTGACCCCCGAGAAGGTTCGTCACCTCCTCGGCTGTTGAGAGGCCCCGGGAAATATCACTCCCGGGCCAAAATCACCGCCCCCAAAAAAATCCCCCAAACGAAAAATGACCCGGGGCAAAAAGATGCCACCGGGTCATGATTTACCGCGTCAGCGGAACTTGACGATCACTGAGATCGTGCGGACTGGATACGTCCATTAACTCCCCTGGGGTGTGCCAGGGGAGTTAATGGAGCGGTTCTACTTGGAGCGGATCTGGACTGCCTGGATCGCGATGGCCGTCGGGAGCGGGATCCAGTTGGGTGCGCTCTTCAGTGCGTGCTCCGAAAGCTCGACAGTGTTCGTGCTGAGCCGTGCGAAGACGATGCCTCCGGGCGTGCGGCCCACCACGAGGAGCACCTCTCCTTCGGGCGTCTGGAGGGCTTCGAGCTTGTCGAGTTCTTCTTGGTTCATGGGCTCGGGCTACACCGGCTAGAGGTCGTCTTCCTTGAGGAGGCGCTTCCAGGCGGAGGCTGGGACAGCTCGTTGTTTCTGGAAGCCCCCGGGCATGACGACGTAGATGAGGGCCTGATCACTGTCGTAGAGCCGGGCCATGGAGCTGTTGTAGGCGCAGAGGTTGGCGACGTAGCCGAGGGCCACACGGTTGAGGTCTTCAACTTCGGCTTCGAGCTGGGCCTGTGTGAGGGGCGACTCGGGCTGCGTCTCGAACTCCACACGGAAGACTCGGGCCGGGACATCGAGGGTACAGCAGACGTTGGCCATTATCCTCGAAGGGCCTCACGGATGAGCCTCTTCCCTGCCTGCCTCACAGTGCGCTCGATGGCTCGCTCTTCCTGATCGGGCCGCCCGTGGTGGTAGCAGCGGGCGATGTTTCGCTTCGCTCCCCGCCTCCCCTTGAGGGCCTTGTGGCTGGGGGCTCGGAACGACCAGTTTTGGGGTGCGCCTGCTTGGGCCATGGGAAGAGCTTACACCAAGATGAGGTCGGCGTAGTGCTCCTCGGCTGCATCGGTCGCCAGCTCGGGCGTCGCGTACGAGCCGACATGGTGGCGTTGCCCCGGCGGCCGGTAGGAGACCGTGTGCCACTCGAAGCGGTGCGAGATCACGTAGTGCCCGCTGCACGAGAGCGGGGCGCAGTCCTTCGAGCCTTCGATCTCTTCCCAGACGAGCTTGCTCACGGCTTCTCCTTGTCGAGGAACCGGATGCCGCTCATCTCGTTGAACTCCAGCGGGAGCCCCAAGGCGCTCAGGGCCTTCTTCGGGTCGCCTGTGCCTCCCTGCTGAATGTCGAGCAGGATGAGCAGGGTCCGCCCGCGGTCGCCTGTGAGCGTCAGCCCTCTCAGGATCGAGAGCTGAAAGAGGCGCAGAAGGTCGAAGTGATTCTGGGGCGTCGAGGCCGCTTCGATGTGGGCAGCGGCCTCTTCGATGGTCATGGGGGGGGCTTGGGCATGGGGTTCTCTTGGTGGGGATCAGAACAGCAGACCGTCGTCCACAGGGGCGGGAAGTAGAGTCCGGCGAGCGTTCTCAGCCGCCTCGTAGGCCGCATCCTTGCGAGCCAGGTCGGCGAGGAACTCCGCCTTGGTGCCCTGCCAGCCGGCATCGGCCATGGCTTCGAGCGTGCCGTCGATGATCTCTCCAGCGTATCGCTCCGAGACAGCGTCGGAGAAGTGGTCGTCCCAGCGGGCGTCATGTTCAGCGTAAGGGTTGCACATGGTCCTTCTCCTACAGAGCCGAAGCCCCTGCGATCAACCGCGTTCGATGAAGTTCTCGCGGCGGATACGACGGGGCACAGCCACCGCGTTCCGACCACGTAGAGACACCCGTCGGTAGACCCGGCGTCGGATCTTCTCCTGGTTCTTGCTGTGCTTGAATCCTCGCAGAATCATGGGTCGTCCTCAGCTCTCGAAGTTCGTCTTCTGATCGAGCCGGCTCAGGCGGACCCGAGCCAGGCGACGCGAGACCTTCTTGAAGACCCCGAGCGTGGCGATGTCACGGCAACAGGCGCAGCCGTAACGACCCCGCTTGTTCTTGGAGCCGTCCCCGCACTGCGCTTTCTGCGCCTTCCGAAAGATGTCCATCATGCCTCTCCTACAGCTCGACCCCTCTTGGGATCAACCCATAATTCCGTGCCAAGCTGTCCGGAGTTTTCAGACATGTTGGCAAGAATCCGATCCATATACGTGCGCGGCCGGTTTCGAACGCCGTGCCAGCCAGGGCTTGGGATCCCGGGGTGAGCCCATCCCTTGCTGGTCTCTGAGCTGCCTCTCGGTGTACTCTCTCCCCATGTCCATCATCGACGATCTCTTGGAGCGTGGCGTGGGGTTCATCCCTGGGGAGGGGCTCATCGAGGAGGCAGCTCGGGTGCTTGCTCTTGCTCAGGGCGTGCTCTCGGGCTTGTCTGCGTGTCCACCTCTGGAGAAGCGGACGATGTTCCCCGAGGCGCTCTCCAGCGTGCCGGGAGCTTCTCGGAAGGTGATCCAGTGCTTCCTCACTCGGGAGCCGGACATCTCTTCACCCGAGCCTGCTGAGGTCACGGCTGTCCGCAAGGAGATGAAGTCTCTCCGTGTGCGCGTGGCGGATGTGGCTGAGGAGATTCTGTTCCATCTCGGCCAAGAGTGCGATCTGCTCTTCCCCATGATGGAGGACCTCTTGGCTCCACAGGAGTGGGTCTTGAACGCGGTCCACTATCCGTACTCTGGGGAGGCGGGCCGGCTGCTCTTCCCTGCGCATCGGGATTGGGGGACGCTGGCCATCTACCCGCTGATCGAGGGCTCTGGCTTGGAGATGTCCATCGCTGGGGGCGAGTGGGCTCCGGTCGAGGCGCCTCCGGGGCACATGCTCTGTTACGCGGGGGACATCTTGGGGCGGGTGACGGACGGGCTTGTGAAGCCTCTCTTGCATCGGGTTCGCCAGCCGGTAGCTTGGGCGGGTTCGGATCAACCCCAACTCGCGAAGTGCCGCAGTTGAGCTTCCTCGGTACAGCACCCTTGGCTCTCGTAGGCGTCGGTGAACCATTGCACAATGGCCGCCAGGTCGGGCAGGTTGGGGTCTTCGAGCTTCACCGTGTAGTCCGGGCTGTAGAGCTTGTGGAACTTGGCCTCGTAGGTCGTGTAGTTCTTCTTGACGATGCCGTGCAGACCGAACTTGGTCTCGTCATTCGCCAGGAAGTACTTCACGTAGTGCCCGAGGATGTTGGCTCCCGGGATGGGACTCAGGGTGACGAAGCCCGCGGCTTCGAACTCTTCTTGGGTCGGGGTGTTCATACGAGCTGATCCAGGTCTTCGACGGCGCAGGAAAGCAGCAAGGTAGCCTCATCCGCCTTGCCCGAGTGCAGAAGCGCCAGCACCTCTTTCAGGCAAGTCGCAACGATCCGGCGATCGGTGCCGAGGATGCGCTCCAGCTTGGCCCTCCGGTCGGAGTCGATGCGTTCGTACATCTCCGAGACATGCTTGACGGGGATGATGTGGGAGACCATGGATCAGCCCTCGATGAGGTTCTTGGGGTTGCGGGCCGCCTTCTGGGTGGTGTCACCCTGGCGACGAGCGAGCCGGTTTCCGCCATGCTTGCCGAACTTTTTGAAGAAGGGCGAGGAAAGGGTCGAGCGACGGTCTTCGAGGTCGGAACACCTCCCGTAGCCCTTGCTGTTGTGTCGAGCCTGGATCTTCTGGAGGGTCTCCTCCGGGGCCGTCGCCAGGTCCGAGCGGTTGGCCGCGTAGTGCTCCCCATCGGCCGAGCGGACGGCCTTCTGGTAGCAGCCCGTGACTTCCGCTCGTTTGAACGGGTCGGGGTACTTCTTGTAGCCGGATTCGAGTAGATTTTTGGGGGTGATGGTCATGTTTCCCTTCCTACAGCTCGCTCCCGTCTCGGATCAACCCTGGGAAGCGCAGATCGTCGATTCGCTCGTGTCTTCCACATCGGCGATCGACGCGATGTATGTGTCGAGGTCCGCCTGGCTGAGGTCGTTTGGGAGGGCCTTGCAGGGCTTGGCGCAAGCCTCGCCCATCTGGCGGGCGACCGCATTCGCCTCGTTCAGGGCGGTCAGGAACTCCGCGCGAAGCTCGTGGTGGTCGCCGAGTCCGAAGGCCAGCTTGTGGGACGCGCCGGAGAGCTTCATGAGAGTGATGGCCTGGTCACGATGAAGCGGGCTGTGAGCGAAGTTGGGGGTCGGCATGGGGGATCCTTACACCAACCACGTCGGCCGTGGAATGTTTTTGGGGTCGGGAGGGGGGCTTCCCGGGTCTTTGGGGGTAGCCACTTCCTTCACGGAAAGCAGCCGCATCCGGTTCACGCTTTCGAGGACGCGGGCCGGCTGGATGTGACGGAGCCGTCTCACGATGTAGGCGAGGTAGGTATGGGTCAGTTGGTCCGTTGCCTCGACCAAACGATCCAAGACATCGTTCTCGATCTTCATATCGTACCAGGCGAGCAGACCGAGGAAGATTTCCCGACGTTCTTCCGCATCCGGAGGCGGGAAGAAGACGGGCTCATCAAGCCTGTCCGGCTTCAGCATCGCAGAGTCGATCTTGCTCGCGTCGTTGGCTGTCACGATGAGCGTCGTCTTCGGGTGAGCCCGCTTGACGTACTCCGCCATGAACAGAATTCGAGCGTTGGTGTCTTCGACCGGAGCGCGATCGAAGTCATCGATGATGAGGAAGTTGGGGCGCAGTGTGTCGAGGAGGAAGCCCAGCTCATCGATCGCCAGTCTCGGCAGAACGGCAGCATCGATGTTGAGGCATTTCCCGCCGAACTCAGCCGCCAGTCGCGACGTGGCGAGCGTTTTCCCCGTGCCCTTCGGCCCCAAGAATAGGTACGAGATGCTCTCTCCGGCTTCCACCAAAGGGCGGTGTCCGTCAATCAGCTCCTTGAGCATCACGACAGACTTCGGCGAAACGTATCCGGGGATCCTTGCCGGGATGGGGGTGAAGGTCATCTCTTCGCGCCACCCCTGCTTCACCATCGAGAGGTAGATACCCTCTGTGTATTCGCCCCACAGCGAGTCGACGGCCTTTGCGAAGTCGAACCCTTGGGAGTGATACAGATCGCCTGTCACCCGAGGGCCATCCCCCCAGTTCTCTTCCTGGAACAGGACGACTTCCCCATCCGAGCTGGCGATCTCCATGAGGTCCAAGTGCTCATCGATGTGGGTACGCTCCAAGGGGTACGCGCGTCCGAGACTCGTCCCGAAGAAGAGCTTGACGAAGACTTGGCCTTGTCGTCGCTGGAGCTGCCTCTCCGTGGTGATCTCCCGTAGGCGGTTTGAGCGAGCGTTCCCGGTCCCGTAGTGCTTGTGGACCGAGTCGAAGATCGCGAGCGCCTTGACGAGGATCTCGAAGACTGAGTCCTCTTTCCGAGGGACCTTCGTCAGAATCTCCGACGCGAATCGAAACGTGGAGAGCGCTTTTTGCCAGGAAGGGAGGAGAGTCTTGATCCGCATGCGCCCAACCTACACCAGATCGGTGTAGGCTCTGGGGGTGGACATTCAGGTACTTGTTTCAATGCGGGCGTGGTTCGACACCGTGTACGATGTCGTTCAGAAACATCCCGGCGAATGGGTCCGTTGGAAAGACCCCAAACTGAGGCTGAACGGGATCTGCCGAGGTAATGTCGCTCTGGCCTTCACGGTCGGCTGGGCCTTCAAGCGGCCCCATCGTTCTCACGGCTTCGGTGACTTCGGTGACTTCGGCCATCCTCATTCCTGGAGGTGCTCAGCTCATCGACCCGACCGGGCTCACCTACGAAGTTGGAGTTGGGGGTAGCTACACCCCTGGAGACAACATCCCCATCCTGTCGACGGATACAGGAGCGAGCACCAACCTCGCAGAAGGCACGGTCCTTCGTTGGGTGAGCCCGCCCCCCTATGTCACGCCCACGGCGCTGGTTGGGGACGGTGGCCTCACGGGTGGTGTTGACGCAGAAGACTACGAAGGTCTGAGGACTCGGGTTCTCGGTCGCAATCAGAACCCGCCCAACGGAGTCAACTGGCCCAGCATCGTGGAAGCGGCTGAGAAGTCCTCGACGGCTGTACAGAAGGCGTTCGCCTTCCCGGCGGCCAACGGACCTTCAACGGTTCACGTTGCGGTGGTTCGGTCCCCCACGTCCACGAACAAGAACCGTGACGTCGATACCCTCGTTCTGAACTCGGACATCATCCCGAGCATCCTCGCGGCTTTCCCCGAATTCGTGGAGGTCGTGACCACGACGGTAAGGAACACCCCCGTGAGCGTCAGCTTTGGGGTGGCTCTCCCGCTGTCCAAGAAGGCATCTCCCGCTGGTCCTGGCGGGGGGTAGAAATGGACTGTGAGGTCGCTTGTTGTGCAATCTGTTTCAGTTGCATTGCGACCTCTTTGGGGTTTGCGGTCTATGTCTGTGCGGGCCTTTGGAGGATCAGCAAGCGTCTCAAGCGCTTCGAGGCGAAGCTGATCCTTGCCGAGGGCCAAATAGACAGAAGCCGATCGAGGCTGCTAGAGCAGCTCCATTTGGTATCCGAACGGATATCCAGTTTTGGGGACCGAACCTAACCACCAAGAGGACGCCCGCGCACCCCAGCAAGGCGTAAAGCAAGAGCAGCCCTTCCTCAAGAGCCAGCTTCCTACCTATCGAGCGGGCAACTATCAAGCCCGCTCCCACCAAATACCACGACAGATAGACAGCCTCGTAGAAGACGATGAGGTTGTCTCCCCTCAAGCTCGGGTAGCTCCACGCCACGAAGGCGAACGAGACGACCCAAAGAGCCAGCCCTGTTGACCACTTCGAGACGGCCCCGAGAAGGACCGCTGGGAGAAGCAACATGAGTGCAGGCTCGGGGAGCCAGAGCAGGAACCCGTGCCCCACGTAGGGCTTCGGGTAGAGGCTTCTCCACGCCTGGAAGGGCATCCTCCCGAGTTCATAGAGGACTCCGGCGACCAGAAACGCCGCAGCCCTCTTGAACCCTCTACGAAGGCACAAGAGGGCTGCCACGGCCCTGATGATGATCAGAGCGATCACGAGTCAGCCCGGGTCGGGAGGACCGTCAGGGAAGGTGACGAGCACCTTGGACCCGAAGTCCAACCACTTGCGCTGGTCCGTGGCCGAGAGACGGTCGAAGCTCGGCGTGTTGGCATCCCCAAAGACTTCGGTCCAAATCCCGTACACCCTCTTTGCAAAATCCACTTGTTTCTGTGTCATATTGATATCTGAAACCTCCGACGAACAGGTTATCATGTCTCCCTCGAAAAGTGCCCCAGTTGAAATCGACCCGAAGATCGCTGCCCTCATTCTTGCGGGTGTAGTCTCCGAGATTCGAGACGGGAAAGTCCACGTTATCTGCGCCGAGAAGATCGATTTCCGGGGGATACGACACTGATTGTCAAGTTCCGCCCGATTAAGGAGACATCCAAGTGAAGATTCTTCAGTTCTTTGTCGAGAAGTACAAGCAACTACAGGCATGGGACGAGAGCTGTAGGCGGCTTCACCTGAAGCATGTGGAAGAGACCCAAAGACTTTTTGAGGCGTTGCACGAGCTTGTGCAAAAGTCGCGTGATGCTGAGCAGGGTGGCTCCTCTTATCGGAAGCCCCCTGCTCCGGAGAACCCCCAGTGAACAACGACTTCGAGACGAACATCTCCAGGGAAGAGGCGAGGGGCATCGGCCTCGCGGTTCTCAGTGCTGCTCTGATTGCAGTGGCTCAGGGGATCGCCCAGCTCGGGGTTGGGGAGATCCAGAGGTGGCGCGAAGAGCGTCGTACCAAGAAGAACGAAGAGGACTCCAAGTGAGCCTCTCCGATGTGATGACGCTCTTGAAGTTCTTGGACGGGCTCTTCTCTCTCGGGGGAAAGCTCGTTGAAGCTGCTCAAGGGAGGCATCCCGAGCTGGTCATCACCCCTCTGCCGGACCTCGCCGCTCTCGACAAGGCTCGGCAGGACGCCATCAGGCGCGTCAGTTGAAGCAGCACCAGTGGGTCGTGTGCTTGATCACAACAGCGTCCCCCTGACCCATATTCTGACAGTCCGGCTCGGACGAGGGCTTGTGGGGGCCTTCCAGCCCATCAAGACACACCCACTCCACTCCACTCCTTTCATGTCGTCACAGAAGGTGCCACCAGATGGAGCAGGCACCACGATCCAACTGGCGAGGAAGCAGGTAGGGTCACTCGCACCAGAGGGCCCACCACTGGAAGTCGAGCTGGACGAAGAGCTTGAAGTCGAGCTGCTCCCCACCGAAGCGCTCGACTGTGCTTCTTCGGCACACCCCCCGCCCACACCTTCGATCTTCAAACCAGCCCCCTCGGACTGGTAGTAGTTGTACTCACAACCAACCCCCAAGAGACTGAGGAGGCCGGCAACCGAGAGGATGACGTTCTTCATAGTTTCCATAGTACACCAACAACCCCCAAGACGGAAATACATTTAGGGGTCCTGAGATTCTTTTTTGGGGTGTGGGGTCGGGTAGGAGTTGGTCCGCGTGAACGTCTGGGCGTAGATGGCCATGGCTCTCCTACAAGAGCCGACCCTCTCGGATCAACCTTCGGACAACCCGTGGATCTCTTGCCCCATCCGACAGCCTTCGGGGTTGAGGCAGCTGGGGCAGTTCCCGTACTTGGGAAGGTCGACGTACCCGCATCCGATGCAGACATGGTCGAGCAGCTCTTCGATGAAGAGCGCGACATGCTCGGGGGGCCACCCTCGCAGCTTGGACATGAGCAGAAGAACTTCGTCCTTCACTTCCCCTTCGGTCGGGATGAGCTTGTCTTCAGGCATTTTTCAGGTTTCCGATCGTGGTGTGGAAGCACTCCGCCCCATCCGGAGGCTTCGTGTACCAGTCCGAAGGGCTGAGTCCCAGCCATACTCGGATCCCTTGGAGCTGAGGGGAGTAGACGTTGAGCCAGTAGTAGACCTCTCCGACTTGCACCTCGGGGTCGTACTCGAATGGGATGGTCTTCCCTGCCAGGGACATGGAGCGAAACGAGAACGCCCCTTCGGCCCGCACGACCGTGATATGGGGCGCGAACCTCTGCTTGTTGAGCCTGATACTTTTGGGCGTCAGAGCCCTTGCCAGGGCGGTGATCTCGGGGTCTACAAGCAACACCAAGCGAGACGTCCCGTCGAGCGAGATGCTGATTTCGATGGTGCCTTCGCTCTGGATCAGCACTTGGGGTCCTCAGACTTGGCGTGCTTCTCTTCCCAGTGCTTCGCGTACTCCACACCCGACATGCTCTCTGCATCCTTGGGAGTGTGAAGCACGATGCGCTTCTTGCACACGGGGCAGGTAGCGACCACTTGCTTCTTCTTGTTGATGGAGCGCATCGCGTAGGGGATTCCGATACTCATGTCTCTCCTACAGGCTGAAGGCCTCGCCGATCAACAGTCGCAGGGGTTCGATTGGATCAGAGGTGCGGGGACGTAGACCGGGAGCAGCTCGCCTTGGGTAGCCGCGAGGATGAAGCATTCGACTCGGCGCCAGGTGGCATCGGACTGGACATCCTTGACGGGCGTCTGGAGCTTGATCGCCGAGAAGTAGGCCACGGTGTACGTGTCACCTCCTCCAGGTCCCGTGCTGAGGCAGACGTCGATCGTGGGGTCTACTCCGACGAGCAGAGCGAGAAGGTCTTGGACTTTCATACCCAAGACCTCTCACAGAAAGTCTAGGGCTCGACGCTCATGGGGTGGTAGCTCCGCCAGAGCTTCCTCCAGGCGATGTAACCCAGCGCGATCCCCACTCCAGCAATAGCGCTCCAGGCTCCCTTCAGAGCGAAGTACGTGAGCCAGCACAGCTCCTTCACCACGAAGAAGTACCAGTAGTGCCGAGCGCAGGGGACCGAGGGCTTCTCCCGAGCGGCGTCTTTCTCGGTCATCCGGTCGCCCATCGACGTGCAGACGTGACCACAGAAGACGGCCACAGAACCGAACAGCTCGATGGGCTTCATGCCCGTCACGACCCACACGAGGAGCAGGACGGCCACGACGACGGCGTTCTCGAAGTGCCAGGTGCGGAGCTTCACGGTCCCTCGAAGCGGGCGAGGAGGATCTTCCGGGCTTCCACGATCACGTCCTCGATGTCCTCGCGGGTGATCTCACCCTTCGCGTAGGCGTTGGCGATCAGGCTCGTGCCGGGGACGTTGAGGAGGGCCCCACAGGGGCCCTCCTCGGCCAAGATGTACTCACAGAGTTGGCGCTTCATCGGGTTCGAGAGAGGCATGATGCAGTCCTTTCAGCTCTTGGGAGTCCAGGGCTTGTTGCTCAGGGCTCGTTCGCGAAGATCGAAGCCAGAAGCCACGAGTTCTTTGCCGAGCGTGTTCGCGATGACGTCACGGTCCTCTTGACTCAGGCCGACACCCCAGGAGGTGACGGCTCCGCGTATACCCGAGAAGGAGATGTGCCCACCGCCTGCGTTGAACTCGGCGATGTGCTTGCGGGCCCCTTCGAGGCATTCCGCGATGAGAGTGTTTCGGTAGTTGGCATCCATGATGGGACTACAGCGCGAGGGGCGTACCGATCAACCTTGATATTTCTCGATGCTCTCGCGAGCTTTGACCTCCAGGGCATTCAGGTCGTTCTTGATGCCCTGGTAGAGTTCCCGCACATCAGGGTCGAGAAGGTCAACATCGGACTCATCGACGGGGTCGACCAAGGCTTCCAGAGCGAGATGCGCCACTTCGAGGACGGAACGGTGAGCGTTCCTACGTTGTCTGTCGGACATCTTCAACCTCCGCAGACCCGGCCGCGAGCCGTGATATAGGTGGTCCATCGGTACTGCTCCGAGCCATCCGGCATCATGACGATGCAGATCGAGCCCTCGTGCAGGACCTTCTTGATCTTGAACCCGTCGATGACGCGATCGGTCCCGTCCAGGTCCCCAACCAGGATGATCTGGCCCGCCTTGGGCTTGTCGCTTCGGCGGGCGATCGTCAGGTGCTCGTTGAGCGTCCACAGCGGGGCGATGTTGAGGGGGTGCATGTCAGCCCTCGATGAGGACCATGGCCCGCGCGATCACGCGATCCATGTGGGGCTCGAACTTCCAGCCCTTGGGGGCTCCGAACAGCTCGGGAGCGTCGCACGACGAAGAGTAGGTTGCTCCCCCGTCGTCGCGATTCTTGAGCGCAGCCAGGAACGTTGCCGCTCCCTCCACGTCGTCGAGAGCGAACGTCCCCATCGAATCCTCTCCGAACTCGATGACCAGCCGACCAGCTTCGATTGCGATATACATGGTCCCCTCCCTACAGATCGAGCGCTTCTCGGATCAACCGATTAGGCCGTCTCCAGGAGCTTCTTGACGCGAGCGATCTCTTCCGCCGAATGAACCACCCCACCCGCGTTGATGAGGAGGTACAGCTTGAGGACTTCGGCACGCGTCGCAAGGTTCATCACGCGCCAGTTGAACGACGGCCCTGAAGTGTAGTTGAGCTTGCCCTCGAACTCCGAGTAGAGCTTCCCGAACGCCGGGACCTCGTTCCGCATGAAGCCGAGGGCCGCAGACACGCGCTGGAGGCCGTCCACAAGCTCGTAGGGGCCTCTGTAGTCGCCCATCCATCCGGGACAGTTGGTCGTGATGTTCATCGAGGATTCGCCACCCATGAGGGCGTATTCGACGAAGGCCGTCTTCTGCTCCGGCGTCCAGACGTGGCCGCGCTGATAGTCCGGCTCCAGGTTGAGCGGTAGCTCCTTGTCCTTGTTGATCTGGTCTTCCAGATAGCGCCAAGAGACGTGGACCTGGTAGTGTGCTTTGGGGAACTGGGGGATCTCGGAGAACTTCATGCCTCTCCTACAGAGGTCGGTCGGATGGGATCAACCGAATAAATTCGGGAGTAGGTCGGGTCTTCCTCCCGACCACCTTTCACGGCAAAGCCGCGCTCTACCGCCTGTTCCAGAGCATACTCCGTCTCGTTCTCGTACATTTTCTCCCAGTCCTCCGTACTCTCGTCGAGAGCCTTTTGGATATCGTATGTGAGCATGGGCTCGACAGTGAGAACGTCGAGAATGAGACGGAGATTTCGCTCTGATTTCATGATCCTCCTACAAACGTAGGGTCATACCGATCAACCGACGCTTGGGTGATGGCTCGCGCCAGTTCAATTACTCTAGCCTGATCGAATGTGCCCTTGAGCCTGTTGACATCTTTGTGTAGCCACTGAACGTTGCCTACCTCGTATCCCTTGGCATTGTCCACACGATCCAGGGACGCAGTAGATTCTCCGTGCTTCTCACCGTGAACGCTTGCGGCGAAGCCGATATCAAGCCCAGACATCGCACAGCGCTTGTTCTGCGCTGACAGCAGTCCCAGGAGGTACTCTTTGGTGACCCCCAGATCGAAGTAGATTCCGCGCTTGCTAGCGGATATTTGCAAGCGCCTCAGATAGTGGTGGGAGAGCTGGCCGTTGAGTTGCTTCGCCCGATTGGCGCACTCACGACACGACATCAGCGCCTTCTTGCCTTTCAGCCGAAATCCGATGACGTTGTACACTTTACCGCAGGCGCAAAGCACGTCCCATGTGGGGTGCTTTTGAACGTACCCAGCGTGTGTGTAGAGCTTGTCAGGACCTCTCGTCAAAACGAGAAGTTGGCCTGAAATGTAGCCTTCCTGTACTTCCACTGATTCACCTTGCTCCGAGCGTACCAGGGACTACAACTTCACGCAAGCAAAAGTTTCTCGACGCGGTTGTTACTTCTCGGCGCCCTCATCCCAAGAGATGCCGCAAGGGCAAGAGAAGTGGCCGCATCCGGGGTGACACTCCTTCATCTTCCGATGGTCGCAGAACGCCCCCCGAGGTGGGATGGCGAGCGTTCTGCGGGGCGGGTCGTCCTGGACGACCTCGATGATCGAAGGCTTCACGCTTGCACAAATCCCTGAGCGATCAGCGTTTTCCGTTCGACGCCATCAAAGACGGCGTCGAAGACGGTCAGGCTTTCGTCGAGCGTACCCGCTCGTTCCATGCCCGCATCGTCGTTGCCCCACACGGTGACGCGCCAGAGGTTCTTCGCATCCTTCACGACCGACACGGTCAGAGTGCCGTTCTCGTCCGTTTGGAAGTGGTGCATGTCGAAGTAGACCTGGACCTGGACTTTCTTCTCCTTGCGTTTCTTCTGGGCTCGAATCGGTTTCATGCAGCTACTACAGCCGAGCGGAGCTTGTGATCAACACACGAATGCGTGTTCTTTGTCCCCGGATTCCCCGGCACACGGAACGAGGTGGTCACGGGCTTCATCTCGGGGCCCATCAGGATTTGGTGCCGAAGGCAGCCGCACTGATTGCACCACTCGTGGACATGAGCGCCTATGAATCGACTGCGCCCCCCTTGGGGATCGTGCGGGCGTTTGTGACCAGGGTGTAGGCCTGCTTCTCCCAGATTTCTCGGTAGTCGACCTGCTCCCATTGATGCTCAGTCATAGACTTCCTCGATCTGCGCGACCGTGATCCCCTTGACGATCGACCCGTCCTTCAGGCCGCCGTGGTCGTAGATGGGGTCGTTGTTGAGCGTGCCCGTCAAGAGGCCGCCTTCCAGGCACAGGACGAGCACCCACATGTGCTCGTTCCTGGAGACGCCGCCGTCGGTCTTGCCGACGAAGTTCATCTTGACGTACTTGCCGACGAAGCTCGTCGGGTCCTGTCCGACGAATCCGCCACCTCTGGGGGCGTGGGCTTCGCAGACGTTGCCGATGTTGCTGGCAGGTTCTTGGGCGGTGGTCGTGTAGGTGAGGGACTTCATCCTTGACATACAAGCCGAGGACCAGCCGGATCAACTCGGATCTCGCCAGCGGTTGGACTCGGGGACGAAGGACTCGACGACCTCTTCAGGGTTGACCCTTTTCTTGGCGGGCCGTCGAGTCTCCGGGAGGTCGTACCAGGCGTGGACGGGGTTGGGCGAAGCGTAGAGCTGAATCATCCCTGTCTTGCCCACAGTCCACATCCGATACCCCCAGCGCTGGCATGTCGCACAGAGGTATCGGGTCACCTTGCGGTTGGAGGCGTCCGGCTGGATCTTCCAGTCGTGTGTGCAGGTTGTGGGGGTCGTTTCAGGCGTGACCCCCAACCTTACACCAGCAACCCCCAAAAGCTCAGACGAAGGAAAGCGCCGTCAGGGCCCGGCTAGAGAACTCGGGGGGCGTGGATGCGAGCATGGGGATCTCGACGAGCCGCGTGAACTTCAGGCTCTTGACGAGGGTGAGAATCTCGTATGGGCTGGAGTAGTGGAGAAGCGCGAAGACAGGGAAGGGCTCGACGAGCTTCCGGATCAGGATGGCACCCTGATCGTAGTAGTTGACGGCATTCCGGGCGCTCATGTCGCCGCCCGTCCACATGGTCCAAATCGCCTCTTTGCCATGGTACGCCGTCAGCAGGTCATCGAGAGCCAGCGCAATCCCATCCTTGGTCGGACAGGGATTCCAGTTCTCTTGCCAGCCCGTCTCATCTGCGCAGGACGCGGGCCCAGAGAACGCCCGCGGGTGGGTCTCATGAAGACCCACAGTTCGCCCGCAATGCGTACATGTGTGTACGACGAGATTGACCGCCTTGAGGGACCCGTCGTCTTGTTCGACGTAGTTCTTCCCTCCCATGCGAGGTGTAGGCCCGGGGTCCTCGTGCATTCCCCCCGTCAGATGAGGGCTGAGAACATCCCAGTTGATGCTCTCAGGGATCTTCAGCGGATTATCGAGGCTCGCGATGTCCTCGTAATACAGGCTACCCATTTTATTCCACCACTTGTTGTGGAATAGCACGGTTCCGGCGGGTTCTCCGCCATAGCCACCCACGCTGGGCAGACCATCGGAGCGGGCTCCCCGGTAGCATCGGGTCCCCCAACGGAGGCCAAAGATGGGGAGAAGGCTGTCGATCTGCTTCTGGCGGTCATCTTCGTGGGTTGAGCCACACAGGAACGGTCCGCCAGGAAGCCGTGGATCGAGAGGGTCAATCCACCAGTAGGTGTTGCAGCCGGGGTGCGAGCACTTGACCTCGACAGTTCCCTTCGGGCGTAGATCATCCATAACCAAGGTTGCACCCGAGAGGTTTATCGCTTGATGTCTTCGGAGATGGGAGCGTTCGTGTGCGCCTTGCCGTCGAACTGCCGCAGCTTCTCGGGGTGCGGGGGGGCGTTCTCACCGTTGATACGCGAAACATCTGCGTACCTAAGCCCGGAGAACGAGAACTCCACACCATCCGTGGCGAGGGGAGAGGGCTTCACCATTCGAGCGAGGATCCGCTGGAGAGCGCCGATGGTCCATTCGACGACGGGGCCCCCGAGCGGGAAGCTTGCCCGCACAGAGTGGCCGAAGCTGGACAGGACAGCCTCGAACTCCCATTTCTTGGAAATGTGGGAGGTAGTTGACCCGTCCTTCTTCGCCAGGACGGGCGACTCCCAAGTATGGGTTTGCTCGACGATGTTGAGGGTCAAACCTCCATTGTGAATGTGGAAGTACGAGGATTCGATGATGTTGGAGCTTTTCATCCCCCGCTCTACACCGATGTCAGCCCGCGTCGACCGAGCGGAACTCCGGTTCGTCGATCTCCCTGCGAAGCTCGGCCATCTGCTCCGGAGTCACTGCTTTCGCTACCCGCTTGCAGAACCCCCAAATGGCGAGGTCCCCCGTGTCGTCGGGAGCTTCGGCCACGGAAGGTTCCATGAGGTCCACCACAAGCCCCAGGGTGTGCTTGTAGATGTCACGCTCGCTGCTCTGCCCGGAGATGCTGCCCGAGGGCATGTCGGGGTCAGATGCCACGCTCGCGTCAGGAATGAAGCTCGTGAACTCGATGTAGGGGGCGTCGTCGCTTGTGGTGCATGATCGTTCTCCTTCTGCGGGGCTGGCGTCACCAGCGCGGTCAGGAAGAACGTTTTCGTGGACATGGGGAGCCTCTATACCAAGGAGGCCCCTCTGTCCAGAATCACCCTTGGAACTTGAAGCCCCGAACCCTGAGATCGTCCTTCGAGATGATGCTTGGGAGACCCTTGACGACAGCGACGGCCTCCTCGTAGCACGAGGCCCAGTAGACGTAGAAGTCGTCATCCCCTCCCGACACCGAAACCACACAGGAACCCACCTGGTACTTGTCCGAGTGTTTCGCCATGGCTTCGGCCATCTTCTTGGAGACGGGCTCCGTGATGTGGATCCCGACGAGCCCACGATCGAAGCAGGGGTACCAGTAGTCGGTGGTCGGCCGGAAGCTGTAGCCAGCCAGGGCGAGCCGTTTCCTGTAGTCATCGTTGCCCGCGAGACGAGCTTCGTAGGCATCCTCGAAGCAGATGCCGCAGCGATCCCCCGTGTAGTAGCCGTGCATCTCGTGGCAGCCCGCCGCATTCGGGTGAGGGTCGCGAACGGCGCACCATTTCTTGGTTTCGGGGGGAGTCATGGGGGTCCTACAGGAAATCCGAGTTCGGGATCAACCGAAAGAAACGTCTACCCCAAGAGCCGCATGGTGTAAATTGGACCCATGGCCAGAGATGAAGACGGGCTCTGCGGGAAGTGTTTCTTTCGCGCGGACAGCAAGAGGCGGGTGACCGAGTTCGTGCGCCTCAAGCTCGAACGAGGGCAGGATGCCACGAAGGGTCTGCTTTGCGACCCTCAGCCCAAGCACGAGTGCAAGCAGCACGAGGGCTACGGGGTCGACCCGGCGGAGACCCGCATCGAGTGCCGGGACTTCTCCGCGACCGTGACGGTGTAGAAGGCCGCATGGCCATCAAACCGCACGATTACGGTGCCGATGGGGGTTGCAATCGCTGCTCCCACGACTCGTTCTCCTCGTATTCCTATGGGTGCGAGGAGAACCCCAAGAAGATTCTCGACCGGCGTCTAGGGATGGTCGAGAATCCCAAATATCAAGCTCCTACTGTCTGGGAGCGCCTCGACAAGGACCTCTCCGACACGAAGGAATGATATGGCAACCCCCGGCATCCGCAACGTCTGGAAACGCATCGTCGACCTCTGGTATGAGGGGAACACACAGATCATGGGACACAACGGCATCACCATGGCCGTGGGCCGCATGTTCGATGAGTGGTCTTCCGCGCACGATGAAAGTCGTGCATACCCCGCGGAGGGCAGCACTTTCGCTGGTTGGCTGAACCCCAACTGGGAAACGTACGTGCCTCCCCCGCCCGTCAAGAACGAAGAGGAGATTCGCCGGCTTCTCATCTGCTGTGCTGAGGGGTGGGCTGTGGACCGCCGAACCCAGCAAGTGGTCTCGGGGATCTACGACCACTTCAAGGGAGGCGTCTACATCGTGCTGCTCCCTCTGCACAAGTGGACGGGAGACGAAGGGGGTCAGGTGGTCCTCTACACGAACCTGACGAGCGAGGTGTTCGCCAGGCATGTCGACGTCTGGACCGAGATCGTGAAGTGGCCCGACGGGAAGTACCGGCCCCGTTTCGTTCTTCGGGGGGACCCGAGCAAGGAGCCCTCCTTCAAGGTCCTCGCATCGAGCGGCTTGCCCCGTACGGCTTGAGATGGGCTCGTTCAGCAAGAAGTGCCCTGTCTGCAAGAAGAAGCGTCGCTTTGCCCCCACAGGGGCTCGTACGACTCCGGGACATCAACCGAAAGAGGGTTGGGTCAAGAGTGGCACTCTCTGGGTCTGCAAGTGGTGTGTGCAGTTCAAACGATTCATCTACGTGCCAACCCCATGACTGACGATCTGGACGAAGACCGACTGCCTGAGCACAAGCCCGAGGAGCTGATCGGAGACCCCCACAAGTGGCAACTCTTGCGAGAGAAGCCCTACCGGGGGACGACCAAGCATCTCTTCGTCTGCCTCAACTGTCGTCGGCATATCGTGTGGGTCGCCGGGATGCTGACTTGGGGGGCTCCGAATCCCATCGACTGTCTGCCCCCTTGGGGTGTGCAGGAACTCCCGCGAAGTGGAAGTCGATGTCCCACGAAGCTCAAGATCGTCTTCGCAAGTGTATGCTCTGGATCCCCGAAGAGGGGGTCGACGAAGAGGTCTTTCGAGAGGCAATGAGGCGATGGGAGCTGGGCCATGAAGCCCCCCAGCATCCCTATGACAGCGAGTGGCCCACTTGGGACCCTCGTCCGGAGAAGTTCTGATGACTGTCTGGGAGGATATCAGCCGGCTCGACCCCGACGGCTCAAGCGAGCCGTCGGGGTCGAGCCCGACTACGCGCCATCTTCAAGGAGATCCTCGCGGACCCGAGCACGAGCGAGATCGTCAAGCGGACAGCTCGCTCGGCTGTGGAGCGTCTCGACCACATGGACGCTCTTGGGATTCAGGGGATGGCCTAGCGTCGCTTGGGGCGACGGCCAGGGACGGGAGCCGTGATGGCTTGGGGCGGGTTCGCCGCGACCTCTGCCTTGTATTCGGGCAGCTTGGCCCTGAAGGCATGCTCAAACGCCGCAGCCCCATACTTCTGACTCAGTTCGCTTGAACTGTAGGCCCATTTGAGCTTGATGGGGAAGGTCACCACATCTGCCGAGTAACCTTGAGGGTCTTTCTCCCACTTCCAGTCCACATCAACGACGGCTCCGGTCTTTTTGAAGGTCGCCTCCAGCTCATCCTCATGGAGGTCGTGCGTGGCGGGCACCTCTGTTCGCCCGTTATCGTTGTTGTCGTCGTAGGTGTACATCGCTCCCCAAGCGGTGGTCTTCACTTCGATAGAGGTATTCTCAATATCGAAGTCGAAGAAAGTCTCATCTTCGGGTGAGAGATCAAAGATGGACAGTGAGGTGATCACATGATTGACCCATTTTGCGAATCGGGGTCGTTCGTGTTCGATGACGTCGGTCCATCGGAAGTCCAGCTCCGCCAGCGCATGCTTCACCAACTCGTCGTCGGAGGCGTTGGGGTACTTCTTGAGGGTGTCCTCTCCTATCGAGGTCTCCAACGCCACATCCTTCGCCCGTTCGTCGATCTTCGACTTGTTGACTTGGGCGATCTTGTCGAAGAGCTTCCAGATCCAGGGAGACATCTTCACGTTGGCCCGTCGGTCGTAGGAGTACATCACTCAGAGAGATCCATAAGAGCCCTACTGGGGGCCGCAGTTCTTTTTATCCCGAGCTTGGGGTATGAACAAGCTCATTTTCATCTCAGTTCTCGTTGGGATCCTCGCCTCTTGCAGCTCGATCGAACCTGTGGGGGTCCGCTCTCAGGCTCTCGGGTCGGGAGGTACAGGCGGCACGGGAGGGGCAGGGGGAGCCCCTGTCGAGTGCGACTTCTGCGCGAACGTGCTCGGGAACATCGGGTACGACGACATGCCGCCGCGGGTTCTCTGTGAGGCCTCGCAGGGGGTCTACGATGCCGCTGTGAGCTGCTTCTGTGCCCAGCCGGAGTGCGGCTCGACCTTCTGCCAGAGCCCCCAGCAAGTCCCCGACACGGACTGCAAGGTGGCGATGATCCTCGCCTGCTACGACGAGTTCTACGCCTGCGTGGACGATGGCCAGCTCCCCCCCCGGTCTGCTCGGACTACTACAGCACGACGTGCCAGGGTGGGGCTTTCTGCGCGGACGACGATCAGATCTTCTGCCCTGAAGGCATGACCTGTACGTCGTGCTGCAACTCGGACGGGTCGTTCGGCTCCCCCGAGTGTCGCTGATCAGTCCTCTTTCGCCCGCTGCGTACTCACGTAGATGTCTACATGCTCGTCCAGCGGGCACGAGTCCTTGACGATCACACCCTCCTTCTTGAGGATATCGAAGAACACCGGAGACATGCGGTGCGACGAGACGCCTGTCATGACGAGGATCCTCTCCCCGTCGTGGTGCGCCCAAACCTCTCCCCGTCGTGGTGCGCCCAAACCGCTCCGCGTTTGATGCTCTCCCAGAAGGACGCGACGTCCTTCCAGGTGAAGTACTCGGACTCATTGAACGTTCTAGCGAAGAAATCCATGTTCATCCTCCAGGTGAGCCCCTTCTACAGAGGGGAGGGGTGCGGATCAACCCGGCAACGATCAGTCTGCGTACTCCCGCTTGAACTCCTCGCGCAGCTCGATGATTCGCGACTCGGGGAACTGCTTGGGGGTCATCGAGAACGTATCCCAAGGACGAATGACCGGGGCCAGATAGGTGGTCCTGTTCCGGGCGCTCATCCCACAGAGTGCCCGCTCATCTGCCGTCATCTCTCGGTACTGACGAGCCCAGCCCGGCCGTGATGTCAGGAAGAGCGCGAGGCACTCGTCTTCGACGTCCAGCAAGATGGCCATGTGGATCGACTGCCCATCCGAGTGCGCAGCAACGCGGCCGATCTCCAGCTTCCGAGCTTCTCTGAGCTGGATCTGTCGTTCGGCTTGCTGCTTCTGCCAGCGCTCTTCTTCCAGACGCCGGGCCTCCTCAGACCTCTGTTGCTCCAGAGCCAGGCTTGCCCGGGACTTGTGCTTGTCAGCTTGGTCTTGTCGGACTTCAGAGAGTGCCCCGCGGTACTTCTTGAGGAGCACGTTCCTTTTGGCGGCAGCTTCCGATGCCTTCCCAATCGACTCGTGCTGTTCGAGGACCTCGACCACGTCGATAGGGGTCGGATTCCCCGTGCGAACCAAGAAGGGGATGAGCTGGTTTTCTTCCCCGAGCCCAACTCCATACGTGTACGTGATCACAGGAGGCACTTCGGGGACCGTTCCGGGTGGTGGTACGCCTCGCATCCAATCTTCACGGCTGTACTCTTCATCGGAAGGCATGGCTTTTCTACAAGGTTGGAGGGCCGCGGATCAACTGGTGTATGGGCAAGAGGATGACAGGACGTGCGGGACAGGTCATGGGCGAGACGGCAGAGCTTCTCGCGTCGCTCTGCTTCGAGGTGTGTCCCAACAGGATGCCATCCTGTGTGACTTCAGTACGGCGTGCAACACAAGAAGAGGACCACCAAGGGATTGACCTCGTGGTCGTCATCGACGCCGGCATCTTGAATGTTCAGGTGAAGTCGAGCTGGAAGCGAGCCCAAGAGTTCAAGAAGAAGCACCCCGACATCCCCGTGCTTGTGGTTCACCCCGAGGACTCCGAGGAGCACGTTCGCAGGAACCTCTTGAGCATTCTGGGGCAAGAGCGTGCGAAGCTCGTTCCGGGGTACACAGCGAAGCCGCCGCGTGGGGACAGAGGCAAAACGACGAAGGCGATCCCCCTGATGTTCTCTTTGGGGGATCGCCTTCGTCGTTAGAAGTCGTCGTCTTCGTCGAGCACTTCCCACGCTGTGGGAGGCTTCACTTCTCCGAAGGGGCGCCAGAGGATGCGTCCCTTGCGGAAGACCGCAACGTCAACAAGCCCGAGATCCCATCTCTGATACCACAGGGTATTGCCGAGAGTCTGAGCCTCCAGGAGGAGGCTGAAGCGGCCCATCATCTGGGGCACCACCAGATCCCCATAGTCGAGGCCCACAGACCTCCAAGGAAGACGCCCGACAAGCAGTGCCCTCCCTTTCCCTTGGAGGCGGACTTTGACCGAGTAGCTTCGGATGGGCATGGCCTCCCCAGCTACACCTCGATGCGGGGGAGGATCTCGATCTTCATGCCCTTCCACCCCTCGAAGCGAGACTTCTCCGACATCAGGTCTTTGAGCACCTCGATGGGGAGACCTTCGAGTTCGAGGCGCGAGAAGTACTTCTGCCCTTGGAGGGAGGGCTCGACTCCTTTCATCATGAGCCGGTAGGTCACGAAGGCCTTCCCATCCCACGCCTCTTGGATCCGGGTCGTGACTCCCTCGGTTCCCAGGTCCTTCGCCGAATCCCCCAGCGGGAAGCTGTAGTGTCCGCTTTCGTCGGGCACCATGAGGAAGCTGTTGAAGTCGTTCGACGGGACGATGACCCGGGTCTCACGGACGAAGAAGAGCGAGGCACCCTTTGAGAGCAGCTCGAAAGGGAGGGAGAGAGGGAAGGTGATGGGGAACAGGAAGATGTTCATCATCGCGTTGGCCAAGCCAGGGCCAGCCCCAGAGCCTCCCGAGCAGGGGTTCAGAATCTTCTCGGCTCGGGTACGAGCCCAGTGCCAGACTTTGTATGCGATTTCTTTCATGATTTCCTCAGAACTGGTTCAAGGTTTGAACCAGAGGTACACGGCGACAATCAAGCAAGGAGGCCCAGTCAGGATCATCACCATGCATTGGGTGGGAGACCATCCCGCGGCCTTTCCGATGAGCCATCCGAACAGAAGCTCGACGCCCACGATGGTGAGGAGAGCGAAGACCCAGCCACGCAAGACCGTCCAGGTGAGGGCATTGGGCCAGCGGAGCTTCCACGACTCCAGCTTGGGGTCATGGGTCAGACGGGTTCTGTACATGATCCCTCAGAGCGTGATGAGTTCGTCGGCGAGGAGCATGAGAGCACGGGCTGCCTGGTAGGTTTGCCCGTCGATGCGATCCTCGAAGCGGCTGGCGAAGAGGTCGAACTCTTCTTGGGGAGATGGATCATGTCTTCCGTGATGGACAAGCTGCCCATCAGATCGATCCCTCGATCGACGATCGGGGGCAGCTCATGGGGGTGAGGGAAGTCTCCCGCACGATCCAGGTCGGTCACGAGGAGCCCGATCCGTCGAGCGAAGAGGGGGCGGGCGCTTTTCTTCGCTTCGACGAAGAGTTTGCCCAGCTCTGTACGCGCAACGGCAAGAGCCTTTTCGGTGTGCAGTTGAAGCATGGAGGTCTCCGATTCAATCGATCTGGGTGAGGGTGTCTGCGAGGCGGAGGAGCGCGGTGACGGCTCGACAAGCGGTGTTGGACAGCTCGGTCGGGCGCTCCAGCTTGACCCCGTCCTTGTCCTCTTCGAGGAACTTCTCGAACGGCGCCAGGGTGTCCAGCCCGGAGTGAATGGCAGCGGCCATGCTGAACGGGTAGTCGGCTGCCTTCAGCATGTAGGAGATCAACCCTGCCTGACGGGCGAGGATGGGCCGGGTCTCCTTCGCGTCTCGGCCGAGATTCCGCAGGGAAGCGATGGCGTCGTTCATACAGTTTTCGAGGTGGTTGGGCATGGTTCCTAGTACACCCCCAACAGCTCCACGATCAACCGCAGCGTGAGTTCCGTCCCCACGGTATGAGTGATTCCCCGTAGAGTTCCTCTTATTATTCCGTCCAGTCGTCTTCTTAGGAGGAGACACCACATGGGTTTCACATCACCGCCGCCCCCGCCCGATCGTATTGCCGCAGAACTCTGGAAGGTGTCCATCACGTTCGAGTCCCGCGACATTTCTCCTGACCTCGTGTGGGAGAAGCTCGACTACAACGAACAGGTCAAGTGGATCTCGATTGCAAAGAAGGCAATCGAGATGATGTACAACCCCAAGTCCTGATCTCCTTGCCTCTTTCGTGGCTTGCTTGGGTGGGGTATGCCATGCAAGGGGGCGTCGCCTTCTTGGCGTACAGTCACGCCAAGAAGGCGACGTTTCATAGACCCTTCGCGTATTATGCGCTCTGGGTAGCCCTTGTTGACTTCGGTCGGGTCTTTCTCGAAATGACGAGACCTCATCGAGGTCTGATGTTCGTCCTCGATGAGGTCTCGTTCCTCTCACTCCCAGCCGGCCTCTGCGTGGCGGTCATACGCACAATCCGAAAGCAGTGGAGTTGGGTTCCCATCGGAGCTTGTCTGGGGGTTACCGCGGCGATTGCCTTTGGGTATCCCTACTCAGCGAGCTCCTGGGTTTACGCCGTGGTTCAGGCTGTCAGCGTGGGTGTGGGCTGGTTCTATATCGGGCGGGCACTCTGGAGAGGGAAGTGCTGGTTGGGTCTCACCGAACAGGCCTTCATGGCATATCTGTCGGCGGAGACTGCGGTGCTTGGGGGGTACTGCTTTGCGAATTGGCCGGCGGCCTTGGGCTTGATGTTCGCGTTGAACATTGGCCTCTTGGCGCTTCATCTGGCCTGGGAAGCCAGCATGCGGGTCAAGTCTAGACAGTCGTACGACTAAACATTTTCAAAGATGTAGTTGAGGTGATCGCGGGGAGCTTCTGCCTTATCTACTTTCGGGGCGCCTTCAAGCTCATCGACGATCTCTCGGGCACGGGTTCGTGCCCATTCCAGAAAGAGCGCTGCTCTTTTCTGCTCGACCTCGACTGTCTTGATCTCTTCTTTGATCCGATTCAGATGCCCGATCCGGCTCCGTCGGATCATGGTGTGCGCTTCGGTCAGAGAGAACGTGGTTGTGGACTTGGCACAACATTTAGCAATACTGTAGTCCCGAATGTACTCGGCGTTCTTGGGGGTATTCAAGACAACGCTGGACTCAACCCATACCAGCTTGGGGTTCTTGATGTTCCAAGACTCCCGGTTGCTGCCTGTACACTCGACGAGCCAAATCGCACTGGGCTTGTCCCAATCGCCAGTAGCCACGAGGTAGAGTCGATCCGGCTCTCCCTTCAAGATGGCCCAGTCGGAGTCCAGGTCGACGTCGTCTTCCATGGCTCAGTCCTTGGACGAGGCGAAGATCCGCAGCAAGTTCAGGAAGAGGTTGAGGACGTCCAGGTAGAGGTTCAGCGCGTCCCCGATCGGATCGCTGTAGTCGGACTTCAGCAGGATCTTCGACGTGTCGTAGAGGATGAACCCGAGGAAGACGAGGACACCCGCGCTCGCAACTGCCAGGTGGAAGACCTCAGCCTGGACGAAGAACCCGAGAACGCCGGCTGCGATGAGGACGAAGAGCCCCGACATCAGGAAGCCGCCCCAGGCGGAGAAGTCCTTCCGCGTCGTCAAGACGTAGGCGGTGAGCCCGACGAAGGCACTCACCGTGAGCACCCCAGCGTGGAGGATGGGGTTCGGGGAGAGCGTGTGCCCGTGGCTCGCGGAGAGCTGGGCAATGAAGAGCGACGGCCCGATGAAGGCCCCCGAGAACGCCGAGAAGCTGAAGAAGAGCACCGCGTTCAGTCCCTTCACACGGCTGAAGAACATCGCTCCGAGGCCGAGGGCAAAGAACATCCCGATGGCCATGAAGGGATGCGCCTCCATGTCGGCGACGAGGTTCGGGACCATCGCCTGCTTGTCTCCCTGAACCAGGAGCCTCTCTCCGAAGCCCGTCAAGGAGTACCAGGCCATGCCGGCTGTGAGCATCAGGCCTACAGTCAACCAGGCGTACACCTTGCGGAGGTAGACGGTTTCGTCGACTTGGGGTCGGTCTTTGAGGTGGTAGTACGCCCGAAATCGATCTCGGTAGCCATCGTTGCTTTGCATGCGTCTCTTGTACACCATGCCCATGGTTTTGGCTGTGTCTGAAAATCGACGTCCTGAATTTCCTTCTTCGGGTGTAGGGAGGAAGGGTAATTTTATGCTCGATGAAGCCAGCGCAGACCGAAACACAGAGGTTATGCCCCCCATGACCATCCTGCCCCCGCCGCAGCCAACCCGCATCATCGACGCCTTCGAGGTGCGTGGATGCAAAACCCCTGAAACCCAGGGGACCTACCACATCTGCGTCACCGAAGACGAGGTCACCGCTCGCGAGTTTGCTCGCGGGAAGGGTGTGGGTGGGGGTGAAGGATTTGTTCGCCCGGTTCGCGTTTTGGTGGATGACGGGATGGTCGGGCACATCATCAAGATCGGCGAGCCGGTCGTTGTGCTGCCTCGCATCATGTCCGTGGACCAGGTGCGTCAGAGAGCGCTCTCCAAGCTCGATTCGGCAGAGCGTGCCGCTTTGGGGATCAACGATCCGGTGTAAGCTATTCCTCGTGTAAATCAGCTCCCGACAACTGCACGCGAACCTTCATGACCTCGATCGTCCCTGGCAGAGAGCCGCAGAGACAGACTTCGTGGATCTGAGGGGGCGGGGTCAACCGCTCATCCTGACCCTCCGCGAGGGCTGTGACATCGGCGCTCTTTTGAGCGAGCGGCCGTACGAGAACATCATCCCCGTGCGGGTCTGGGATAATTTCGAGATGGGGGAGGTTGCTCGGAACACTCCTTCCCTGCCCTTCTACTTGATGACGGCGTTGAATGCTGTCGTTGAGAGTCGGACTCGGAATCGCCGTTTCAATGACGATTCCGAGTCCGTGCGAGACGCCTGGCGGCAGTACGTGAACGTCATGTCGCATACGACCCGTGGCGTCCGTAGAGACCTCGACCCCGAGTCTTATGCCGTCGAACTCGAACAGTCGATGCGGGCTGCGACAGACAGCCACACGGTCTGGTACGAATACGTGAACACAGCCCCGGAATTTCTCGCGTCGGGGATGCGCGTCCGGGATCAAAATCCCCTGTTTGTCTTCGCGTTCGAGGACATGCACCTTGCGCCTCAATCAGAACATGAACTGCGGCGGGCGCTTCGACAACTCAGCCACCCTCGGCTTTGCTACGTCTTTTCGAGGACTGGGGAATACAGGGTCGATCATGGGTGCTGTCCGATCGAAGCTCCTGTGCAGGTTGCGACCCCGGCGAAGCCCGTCGTTCCCCATCTCTCGACGTTCGGCCGCGCGCTCTTGGGGGAGGATGAATTTTGAACATCTTCGCGATCTTCCACACGAAGGACCGGATGATCGTTCTCATCAAGGGCTTGCCGGAGACGCCCATCAATGTGGGGGACTTCCTGCATCAAGGGGATCGATCCTGGCAGCTCGTGGGGATCGACTTTCCTCGACACCCGAGACCGAAGGATGAGGTGGGGCTCATCCTTCGCGGGGAAGGCATCCCCAAGCTGGACGCGATCGAGTATCGTGGCTGAGTGGTGTAAAGGTATCCCATGCCCACACCCCCCAAGAGTCTCGAAGAACGTTGCATGAATCAGGTTCAAGAGGCGCGGAGCAGCTTCCTCAAGCTGCTCCAGGACCTCGACGTGAACCTTGCCCTCAGCGTCAAGCAAGAGGCGGACGATAGGTACGCCGAGCTGGTCGCCTCACAGTCCGCCGCCAAGAAGCAGGACAAGGCCGCGCGAGACGCAGAGGAAGCCAAGCTTCTGGCGTTGGTCCCGCCGGAGCTGAAGGACCGCGAGGCCTTCCAACAGTTCTGCTACGAGATGGAGACGGACTGCGGAGTCAAAGCGACCGCGTCGATGATGATGTACGATGACCAGCTCACGAAACACGAGTCGGAGAAGCAGACTCGCATGTGGGGCTTCTACGGGCTGCTCGTGAGCTTCGTTCCCGTCATCGGCATCCTCGCCCATCACGGATGGGGCCCCGAGAACTACCGCCTCTGGATCGTGATCGTCAGCATGATCGTGGCGTTCATCGCGACGGCCGTCAGCAACGACTTCTACTTCAAGGCGATTCGGCGAGACCTTGGGGAGTATCGCGCGATCTCTGCCAGCTTCAGGCTCCTCGCTCAAGAAGCGCAGAAGGGGTACAAGGTCGACGCGGTGACCATCGCGACCCAGAACGACCTTCTGTCCAAGATCACCTCTCTGAACAACAATCGTCGGGATCTGGAGAAGGTTTTCACTCCCACGTTGAACTTCCTCAAGAAGGCTCAAGAAGAGAACATCGTCTCTCAGGACGAGCGCACGATTCCGTCTCTTCGGCTCATCTGAACCCCAGAAAGCATCGAATCTCATGTGCATGACCCTCGCTCCCGCCACCCTCTCCAAGACCATCCTCTACGCTGCCGAGCTGCCTGACCCCAAGGGCGGTGTGCTGCACACGCTCGGCTACGGCAACACGGCCGTGAGCGTCGGTCCGAATGCGATGCTCTTGCCGATCCCCTCGAAGACCCCGATGGGCCCCGAGAACATCATCGACACGCGTTCGGCCAAGAACTTCCTCAAGGACATGGTGGAAGCCATCACACCCAAGACGCGAGGCTTCGCGCGTTCGTTGGGAGTCGACGGCCTCACCAAGGGGATCCAGGTCTTCGACAGCGGGTCCTACACGGTCGTGCTCGCGGAGGATGCGAGCGCCATCCCGTCCGCGCTCGGGTTCGTGCCCATGGCCAAGCGTCCGAAGATCAACCGGGACATCTTCGACGCCTACGCCCGGCTCTACCCCAACTCGCAGTTCGCTCTGTGTTGCTGGAGCGGGCTTGTGGACGCGGAGCCCCTGCTCTGGTGGTACAAGCCGACGGACACCGAGAACCTCTTCCTCCCGGGCCTGGATGGGCACGATGGCCGTGCGCCGAACCTCAATGCCGACGTGACCACGGACCACGCTCTCATCGTCGGAACGGAGCTTCGAGCGATGTCTCAAGCGAGCCCCGTCCACTACACGGACTGGCGTATGGGCTCGAACGTCACACCCTATCTCGCGACCCGCGTGGCAGGGATGAAGACCCAGCGCTCCATGCGCAATGGGGACTGGTACTTCCCCATCCGGAACTTCTCTCGTCTCGGCTACGAGGGGCAGAACACCAACCTGTTCGAGCGCGTCGTCCCCGGTACGAGCTGGGCCATCGAAGCGCAGTAGCAGTGCCTAAATCCCCCTACCGTGAAGCCCCAAAAGTCCCTCGGACTCCAATCCGATGCTGTTGGGGGTATCACAGATGGTACATCGATTCGCGTCGGATCGAGTCGAGGCAACCCTTGGGGGCTAAGGTGCAAGTGACCCTTAGATTGTGCATGTTCTGCACGCGAGAATGGAAAGAAGAAGTAGAACTGTGACGGCCCCTTTGACCCCCGAAGAAGAAGCGTCCTGTCACATTCACATCTGGCGGTGCAAGGGGCGAACAGCCTCGGGGAACGACTACGAGGGACACCTCCATGCCGAACCCGGAGGCTATGACGTCGGGTTCGGCATGATCCCGCTCAATACCCAGCTCCCCTTCGCAACCTTCGAGGAGGCAAAGGAGTATTGCCTGGCGTTCCAATTCATGCTGGGGGTGGTGATCAAGGCTCTCCGAAAAGGGCCTTGCGACAACGGCCTCCCTACGAACCTCAAGGACTTGAATGAGGTCGATATCTTCGGGGGACGTGACGCCCACATCGCAGCCGAGGAGTGGCTCAAGAACGTCGAGGGCTTCGACGCCAAATACCAGGTGATCGGCGACCTCCGGAAGTGTCGCTATGGGTGGATCGCTCGATGGGGCACCCAGGAAGCTTGGCACGAGTGGGGCGGCAAATCGGACTGGTATCGCTGGGAGGGGGAATGCCCTCCCTACAACAGGGAGCACAACTTCCTGTTGGTGGTGCCTCCCACGGGGAAGGTGTACCAGCTCACCTGGGGATTGACCTTGGAGAGCATGTACACGGAACTGCTGAAAGAGTTCCCCGAGATCACGCAAGTCTACGGGGTCAGTCCCGACTACGACCTCCTCATGACGGCTGGGATCGCGGATTTCCAGGCTTCCAATGCGGTGGCGGGGAGCCCGGTCTACCTTCGGCAAGTCCACGCGGATGCCATGCGGAAGAGCTTCAACCCGAAGTACCGTGTGGAAGTTCTGACTACTCTCCGCCGGCTCGCATTGGCCGCGGGGGTGGATCTGAGCATTCCCTGAAGAATTTGTGGTAGACCTCTTGACATGACTACCAAGATCAAGACCGACGTGTGCCTCAACTGCGGAGCCCCCGCATACACCACCAAAGGGGGCACCACGGTTCCCTTGTGCTCCTCGTGTGCCGGGAAGACGAGCCCGGCGAGAGGCGTCAAGATGGTGGGCACCCCCAAGACGAAGCTGCCCCCGAATCCGGTGTAGAGGGGAGGGATGCCTCGCTTCTACTGCGTCCAGTATCGTGCGTCCCGAGCTGGGTGGGTCGATCTCCCGTCCCTCGCTTCTGTGCATGAGCATGAGGCGATTCAAAGCAGCCACACCTTCTCAGAGATGAATGGTGTGTGTACGCGAGTGATTCGCAAGCCCCACGGTTGGGTGCCTGTCGTGACGACCCCTGCGATTGAAAGCCCCGTTCGAACGGGGCTTTCAATCGCAGGGGCTCTACGTCATCTGCGGCAAGAAGGCCTCACCTGTCAGTCGAGAGATCCTAACTTGACGGGTGTCTCTCTCCACATCATGGGAGGGCCACGTACCTCTATCGCAGGAGGCATCTTGTTGTACCATGATGCCTTCAGCATTTTCCAGTCCGAGGAGGGAGAGGACTTTGAGGTGGGCTTCGTTGGGGCGCAGGGACGACCTGACCGCGATGTCCACGTTGCTACTTTGGTTCAAGCGGTCGGCACCGTTCTCGAAGAATACGCTAACCGCCGTCCTCCTTGGGTTGACGGTGTCGAGCTTCAAGCTGCGAATACCCCGTCTCTCACAGACGCTCAGCTCCGGCGACGTGACGAAAAACTGCGTCGTCGAGCTGAAGCGGAGTACAATCGACGTCCCACATTTTGGGATCAGCTCGATTCCCCCGAGTTCGGTGTAAACCCAAAAGGTGACTGAACTGAACGTTCTCTATGTTCCGCCTCGGAAGCCGGCCCTCCAGATCATCGGGGAGTCGTGCGACAAGGCCGAAGCTCAAGGGATCCAGCTCGACCGCGGAGCGATGTTCGATTGGACGGGTCCGGACAAGAATGTCCCCGTTCGATGTACCGCTCTGGGCGCTGTCCTGTGGGCTTTCGATCTGGCCACGAGCGCACAGGCCTGGACGCATCTGAAGACCATCCTCAAGGTCGATGACGCCTGGCTCTACCGTTTTTCTATCGGCTGGGACAACCGGGTGGGGTTGCTCATCGTGGATCACGAGTTCAAGGTCTTGGGCAAGGATACCGTGAGTCACGCTGCGCTCAGCATGACCAAGGCCCGCGTGCGCAAGACCCCCCAGGAGATCGGATTGTAATGACTCTTTCGAAAGAAGCATTGGCGGACATCATGCAGCACTACCCCGCCCCGCTCGTCGGGCTCGCCATTGGGGATGCTCTCGGAGCGCCGTTCGAGAAGCCCTCCAGCAAGTCCCACATCGTCGACCAGGACCTTCTCACCTGGAAGGGGAGTACCGCGACTCTCGTGGGGGCTACCACGACCAGGAAGCCGGGGAGTGGACGGACGACACTCAGATGTCGCTCGCGCTCGCAGGGGCTTTGGTGAAGCGACGGGGGTTCGACCCTCGCACGGTGGCCCATTCCTACCTCGATTGGTTCCAATACACGAACTGTCGGGGCATTGGCGGGACGACGAAGAAGGCATTGGAGACCTTCGCCCGGGATTTTGACCCTGAGACGTGTGGGGTCATCGGCTCCGAGGGAAATGGGACGGCAATGCGTGCCACCCCGATCGGGATGTACTACTGCCATCGGCCCCTCGACGAGGGAATGGCTGTGGCTCGTAGGGATGCGGTGCTCACCCATCGCTCCCTGGAGGCCGAGGAAGGCTCGGCGGCGTCGCGCAGAACGAGACGAGCCTCATCGTGCGTCCGGCCATCGGCTGGGCTGTTCGCGACGAAGAAGCCGCGAAGTAGCTCATGGGCTACATCCTCCGTCGTGACGTGGCACCGGGATCCGACATCAGTTGGATCCGGAAATATTGGTGGGCGGGGGATACCGAAGGCTGGGTTGACGTGCGCTATCGGGCCTTCTCCTACAGCACTCGGGAGAAGGTCCGAACCGCTCAAGAAGCCCTGAAAATGCTGGCGAAGGTCGAAGAGACCGAGGGGAGATCAAGGTCTTCCGTCGCAAATGAGGGCTAGTACTCCGATGGGAGAGGTCGTGACCGAACGGTCCGCCTCCGTGATGATCCAGAGGGATCGCTCCTCTCCGAGCTTGTAGACGCTCAGGAGGCGGGAACCCTCTTTGAGGGCCCGATCGTTCTCGCGACGGTCATGGGCATACACGTCGCCCCAGTCCCCGGTCTCGTGGCGCTTGAGGCACGCGAGCATCTCTTCCTTGGTGAACTTCTCCTGGCACCCAGGGGTGCAAAGCAGACGGCCGAGTTCGAACTTGGACTTCATGCTCTGACTACAAAAAGGTGGAGAGCCGGATCAACCTGTCATGTCTCGCCGCTTGTGGCTGGGGGGTTGATCCGGCTCTCCCTCGGCATGTAGAACCCGCGGACAGATCCGCAAGAGGCGACGCATGGCTAAAGGAATTCTGGATCAGAACTACATCGTGGAAATCCGCGGTGGGCGGCCGACCCTCATGGGACCCTACCGTGACTGGGCGGATCGTCGTCGAGCTTACCTGGAGATGCTGGAAGATGGCCGCCAGGTCATCTACATCGACGCCACGGGTCCGCTTTCTGTGGGAACCCACAACCCTGAAGAGGAACACGGTTGATCCGTGGCTTCCTCACCCTGTAGAGCCGGCAACATGAGCACCAACACCACACGCAACATCGAAATCATCCGAGACCTCGGTGCTGACGCCCCGCGGGTCTTCGTCCTTGCCACGGGTGCCGGAGCGGGGATCCAGTCCCGCCTCTGGGCTCTCCCGGGCTGTTCCAACTTCCTCATCGGCGCGGGCTTCCCGTACGAACCCGAGGACACCGCCCGCCATCTGGGATTCACCCCCGAGAAGTACTGCGACGAGAACATCGCGCTCGACCTCGCCATGACCGCGTACCTCCGGGCCGTGAAGTCTGGATCGAAGGCCATCGGGATCGGGCTCGCGGCTTCGGTCGCTTCGACCCGCGAGCACCGGGGAGACCACCGGATCTTCGTCGCGGCCTTCGGTGATGGGGGCTGCTACGTCGCTTCCGCCGTCATCCCCAAGGGTGTGGGCTGGGAGCAGCGTGGGGTGGACGGGCTGATCGCCGACTCGATGGGGCTCAACATCCTCTCGCGAGCGATGGGCCTCCAGGTCGATCCCTACATCCTCGGCGTGAAGTTCGAGCCCATCGAGGCCATGGACAAGGCGAGGGCCCGTCTCTTCGCTCACCCCTACTTCAAGGCGAACGGCAAGCGTGGGACGGCTGCTGACATTGACCCTCTGAAGACTCTCATCTACCCGGGAAGCTTCAACCCCTTCCATGACGGGCACGACAAGGGTGGTCAGGAGGCGCTGTTCATGGCCTACAAGTACCACCAGACGTTGGTCCACATGACCACCATCAACCCGGTCCACAAGGCAACTCTCTCGGTCCCGGAGCTGATGCAGCGGGTGGCTGGGATGCAGGGGCGGAACTACCTCCTCTCGGAGAACGATCCGCTCTTCCTCGACAAGGCGCGGGCCTTTCCGGGAGCCGCATTCGTGCTCGGGGCTGACACCCTGGCGACGATGCTCGATCCCAAGTGGGGCATCGAGATCGCGCCCTTGCTGGAGGAGTTCTCGGCCCTGAGCACGCGCTTCTACGTCCTCGGTCGGCTCGTCAAGGGCGAGTACAAGACGTCGGGCGACATCATCTACGGCAACAAGGATGTCGATGACAGCCTCGACTTCCTGTTCAAGGATGTCCCGGGCCGGTGGGATATCAGCTCGACCGAGCTGCGCAACAAGGAAAAGAAATGACATGCCGACACAGCGCCAACGACCCGAGCTGTAGCAGCCACAGGGACTACGTCTCGCCCTACGAAAGCCCTTCCTCCGTGCCCAAGACACCCGACGCCAAGAACTACACGATCGTGGACGCTGTTGCGGGGGGGGGGGCCCCGGGGGAGACGAGGGGGGGGGCCCCCCCC